TGTGTATCTCCCAGGTAACTCTGATAAGGTACCGCTCGACAAAGGTAACTTTGGCGCTTGCTGCTCTACGGAAATTGTTTATGACCCTGAGGCACGTGTTACCATTCGTTATCAAGATATCGCTGATGATAACTTCGCTTTGCCAACAGCGGTAAACACTTATAAGAACTTACCGGTGTGGGAAGATCCTATTCGTGATATCCAGGTATCCCCTGTCCGCCGTATGTTAGACTTCCGTGTTGACATTGAATATCAGTCCGAAGGGATTGTAATGGCTAAGCGTTGGTTAGATGAACAACGCGCACGTGTGTCTCGTGGTGGGGCTGAACTTACACTCAAGCTCGACTACTATTACATGTTGCCTCGTCCACTGCAAGCTTTGTTGCGAGCCATGTACGATACGATTCAATGCAGTGATTGGCCCATCGAAGAAACTTTCCAGCAGTACCTGGATAAATACTTCTGGCAATCTAACACCCATGTCTGCACATTGATCATGACCCACGAGCAGCCTGCTATTCGCGAGCGGCAATTAGATGTAGTGGGATGGTTTGACTTTACCGGTACTCCTGATACTCCGGCAGCTAACTCTGATAAAGCCGGTGCTTACACGGTATCGGTTACATTCACTGTGCGGTTCGAACAACCAACCCACGTCTATGTACGCTATCCACTGGTTTGTCATCAGAACCCAATCCCTAATATGTTCTGGCCTAAGGTTCAACCTAAACGCTATCAACAAGTAGACCGTAAGCAGTCTTATCTGCGTGGTCCTTTAGATAAGCGATTCGTTGCCCCTCGGCCACGACACGTCCCGTACATCCAATATCCTGCAGCCAATGACTGGACTACGACTCAAAAGCCTTACGATGCATTCACGTTCTATACTGGACTGGTGAGTATCGAGAAGTCTGATCGCCGTAGTTTATTGGATCTGACAAACATTGGTGATTGGTTCTTTACTCCACACTTCATGGAATACTTTACTGATAAAGGTACTAATGCCATTCTTCGTCCAGGTGGGTTGTTTAACTTCCGTCTGTATAAGAACAACGAATGGATGGATCTACAGTTAGAACTCGAACCGGGTACTACAATGATTCGTGCACCTTTTGATCTAGACCCTACTAAGTACTATCACATCGAGATTTCTATTGATCGGAACTGGTGGGCTGTTCATGATAAGGTGTGGGATTGTCTACGTCGTTATCCAACCGTGTTCTGGACGGTGTGTAACCTGTTCAATGTAAGTGTTGGTCGTAAGCCTATGGACGAGATGAAACTACTAGGTGTTAAGCTACCTGAACGTTTACCGAAAGTAGGTTGTCCCGGTGAAGGCTTATCAAAGTGGACTATTGATGTTCCAGTATTCAAGACAGGTGAAGTTAAGATCGAAGACGTAACACGTGCCCGTCAAGAAATGGAAATGCGCGGTGGCCCTTGGTTTAAAGGTAACCGTAACCAGATCATGACTGTGTTGTGTGGCGATATCGTTTCAACGAGGAAAGAATAATGCCAATCGTAGAACAAATTAAAGACCCCGGTGAACCGTGTTACGATCCGGGACAAGGCCCAGTGCCAGACGGTGCAGTGAAGATTGAATCCGAAGTCTTTCGTGGTATCACGATCGATAAAGAATATGCTCCTCCTTCTAACCTGATGCAGTGGACCAGTGGTTCGAACTGGATTGTAGATTACTGGTCACAGATTCTTAAAGCTGACCAAGAACCTACACCGCAGAACGTAGCCCGTGAACCACATGCACAACAGTATCGTTGGTTGAAAAGGATTCCATTGAAGGTTAACCAATCTTTGAATGGTGATTCTGATGATGTACTGAACGTCTGGACTCGAACAGGTGGTGGTCACACCTATGGCTTCATGACTCCTAACCAGGGTGACATGTTTGCTGCCGGTATTGGTAATGGCCATACTGGTCTGTTTACCATCACTTCGGCTAAGCGTGTGACTATCCAGAAAGGATCGACGTATGCTATCGAGTGGAAGCAAGTCTCTGAGCTTACAGAAGAACGCTACAACGACTTGAAGCGTAAGTCTAACGAAGAGTACTGGTTCTCTGCTGCATCTGCTAACTCGGGCTGTGGTCCATTCATTTCGAATGAAGAACAAGCTCGTTCAACTATGTACGGTAAATTACTCCGCACATTGGTAGATCGTTACATCACGGATTTCTTCTCCAAAGAACATTCTACGTTCCTCGTACCAGATCAACTGTACAAGACTTATGACCATTGGGTAACCAAGGCATTCATCTCGATGGTTGATACTACGATGGATGGTCGGATGCGTAAGGTGAAAGCATTGAACGTAATGTCTGAACCAGTAATGTCTCAGCCTACTATCTGGGATGCTATTGTTCGACACGATATGGATAAGATCACGGACTCTACTGAACGATGCCATTTGGTTAGCACCAAGATCTCTCGGTGGCGCCCTGAACTACAGGCTATCGGTTATTCAGGTATCCCTCGATTTGTGTTTCCTATGGAAGCTCCGACCGATGTGGATTCACAGTACGATGGTGAAGACCGTGCACGTCCATGGGGTATTCCATTCCATGAAGGTCAACCACGTCGCCCTCTGTCGGGTCCACATAAGACCCAGTTAGATCGTGATCTGGAATGGTTCCGTCGAGTTAAACCGGAAGAAGAAAAGAACTACTTCAATCAGATGTATCGTGTACCCGCTGATATCCACCCAGTGGTTCGTGACAACTATTATGTTTTCACGGAATCGTTCTATCGCTGTGATACTCACCTTCAATCTAAATTGGAGATGGTTACTACGACGATGATCAAAGGTGAAGAAATCGACAAAAATCAATTTGACGCATTGCTGGAGAACATCCGGTATTGGGACAACCTAGAACGGTTCTACTACTACCCGGTGGTCATCGCATTGCTGAAGTATGCAATGTAGGTAAATCATGGAAAAGGCACTGATCACTCGTAACACCGCTGCATGGCGGATTTGGAACTTACGGTTCCATGTACAAATCCCAACTCTGGCCCAATACTCCGCTGAGTACCTACGCAAGAACTACATCAACATCTCTGGTGATCGAAGTCTCGATAAACTACGGATGAACCAACTCGTAGACGTTAAACAAACGTGTGCTGGTTTGGCGATGATTATTGCAGAAGGCTATTCGTTCTCTATCCTGAATCGTTGGGACTGTGTGCAGATGTATAGCGACATCCAAGAACACTTCAGGAATTGGTTGGACATGACGTATGGTGGTTATCCACCAGATGCATTCCCTCCTATCTCGGATATGCGCTTGTTGGAAACGGTTGCCTTAGAGATGCACTCAGAAGCACAGCGATTAGCCCCAGCGGATCGTGAGCAAGCTTCCCGTATCTTCGATGGCATCAATCGCATGAACCGTCGACGTAACTTAGCAGCTTCTGATAAGCAGGCTCGTGACCGTGTAATGCAGGGTGGTCAGTTGAAACCATACAACTCCATGATCGATCAAATTGAAAAGTATATCTTGGGGTGATTAAATGGCTGTTGATAATACACTACTCATGCGAGAAGTTGATGACATCCGGGATAATGGCTTAGGCAATTCTGGATGGCGGATTGATTGCCAAATCATTCTTAAAGAAACTCAATGGATCAAACCACGGAAAGTTGAATTCGAAGCACTAAACAGAGACTATGCTTCTAAGGAACAATTCTCTGATCGGCGGATGATTCAATTCACGATGCAGCAGGGGGATTTCCAATATGACATTATTCCTAACCGGGATAACTTAATGGTGGAAGTTGTTTACGTTCCTTTGCAATATAATTCGTCTGCTCCAGATACTACACGTAAGTCTGAAGTAAAACGTTATCGTGCTGTACTGATGTCTCAGTTCAACAATGCTCTAACGAACAAGAATGCTCAGACCAGTTCACGAGAAGCATTGAACCAACTGGGCTTGATGCCTGTAGCAATGCAACTGATTGATGAAGCTGCATTCCGTATTAACATGATGTCTTATGGCAATGGCTTACGTCAATGCACTACGATGATGGCTGTCCAAGAAGTATTAGCTTCTACGATGGGTGATGTTGGTACGCAGGATGCTAAACGAGTTAGCGGCATTAACTTCCAGGATGGTTTCAATACGGAGATCCGGACTGTTATGGATTTCCCTGATGGGATAATGTTGAAAGACGTACCCCATTACATCCATGAAGAAGAAGGTGGTATTTATCCAACTGGGTTTGGTAGATACTTACAAGACCAGCATTGGTACATCTATCCACTGTACGACTCTACTCGGTATAAGAAGAACACTAAGGTTCTGAAACTGATCAACGTTCCTAACGACCGTTATCAAGGTGCTGAACGTACGTACAAGATCGATGAGCAACATGTAACTGTGTTAGCTACAGGTGATGCGAGCTCTTTGGACAGTGGTTTAGCCGATAACCTGAAGCAAGGTAACGGTCTCCGCTTCGGGGACGTCACCAAGATGCTTGGGGAGTTCGGTACGGCGAAAGATAACAGAACCTTGATCGATCGTGCTTCTAACATCTTCGAGGTCTCTACGGGCCTCCTAGAGTCTGGTATGAACAACGTGCGCTGGGCGTATGATCGTGCTACCTCTAACCCATTCAAGCATTACTCCGAGATGGCTCGCCGTCGTGGTATGTTCTTGAAACTACAGTGGTACCATGGCGATTCTGATTTACTGTACCCTGGAATGCCTGTTAAGTTTATGACTATCAATGACAACGATGTAGAAACATACAACGGTGTGTTATTAGGTGTAGACGAACAGCGAGGACAAGGTGACTCTAACGTGGAAGTAACATCTCACGTTGGTATTGTTACCCTCGGTGTATTCATTAACCGTAAAGAGGGTGACCCGGTGATCGTAGATCCGGATGCTCCTCGCACAAACTAACGACATAAGTGCCTCCCCAACGGGAGGCGTTATGCAGGTAATCACATGCTGGGTATTAATCACTTCATTCGCATAGAACAAGTCTGGTCTTACAACATGGTTGGTAGCCTTAAAGAAACGATGGCTATCGACATGCATGTTATCAATGATCTGTTTACCAAAGCAGCTTCTTATCTGATGGCAAAGCATAACTTTTACTTAGTGCAAGACAACCAGCAGTACAATGGCTACATGAACCAGCTCAGAGAGCATCTAGAGGGGCATTACACCGTTACCCCTGACCATCTCATCTATTACTTCGAGAACATCTTCCGCATCATCTCACCGGCCTTGGCGCAGATCACTGATCGTATTGTTAATTGCACTACAATTACTACAGATCAAGGAGATATTGAAGGATTCGTGTTCGGTACATAAAACGTGGATTTAAACCTTTTGAAAGGCTATATTACTAACCTGAATCTAAGCCCTCAAAAGGAACTGACTTATGGATACAACGTCTAAAGTTGTGCTTGGTATTACAGGTAGTATTGCTTCAATATGCGTAGCTTCATTCGCACGTATTGCGCACCGCTCTAAAGAGGCCACCAAAGCTCTTGACCAAATGGGTGTAGAAATCAGGCTCATTCAGATTCAATTCAATGATGCCGATATTTCTCACATTCAAGCCGAGCGTGCTATCGATGTAGTTGTTGATAAATACAAGCACATCTACATGTGCTACACCTTGTCAGATAAAGCTTCAGCAAATGAGTTCTTTGAAATTCATCGCGCTGGTAGCAAGAAATTGTTGGGGTTCCCAGTATGAGTAATGTGATTGATGATTCCGTTAACGAGCGTTACCGTAGAATGGCTGAGGGTAAGGAACCCAAGGTTACATCGCAAGACATCCTGTGGATCACACCAAAACGACTGGGCGCACTATTCACAGTGTGTCTGGTTATGACCGTTATGCTCAATGGTGTTCACTGAGCTTGATTTAAAACGATTACAGGGCTATATTACTACAGTGATAATAGCCCACTAATTTAAGGAAAAGCATCATGAAAAATGCGCTGATGGCTTGGATGACAGTATCTGTTGTAGGAGTATCGATGTTGATGCTTAATGAAATAGGTCGTCGTATGCAGACCATCGACGCACGTGCTGCTAAAGCCATTTAATTAAATCTCTCGATGGAGCTCTACCATGAATAAGCTCGCTCTTAGTTTGGTTACTGGTGTTCTCGTTACCTGTGGTCTGGCTGCTTGGAAAATCAATGACGTCAGCAAACAACACACCGAAGCTTTGGAGTTGTTTACCAAAGAATTCGATGCACTGCACGCATTGGTAAAGTCCGGCATGCTGTCGGTAGAAGCAGGGTTGCAAGAGTACGAAATCCTGCACGCTCGTGGTGCAGAACGTTGCTTGGCCCATACCCTCGATCGTAGTGCTACTAAACAGTGGCTCGGCGATATCCACAAGGTCAATGTTGAATTGATCAAGACCGCTAACGTTTAACCATTCCATGGCGACTTCGGTCGCCAGTTATGCCATCCCACATTAAGGAGTTTCATCATGAGTAAATTTATCGTAGGCTTTACTGTGGGTGTCGTAGTTGGCGTCGCCGCATTCGGTGCATCGCTCTGGGTCCGTCATTATAAGACAGCTCAAGCTATCGATGATCTGGTTACCGGGTTTGAAGTAATCCGTAAAGACCACAAGGCTACAAATAACAATCTTACCTTGCGTGATGTTCTGATTCGTTATGAACTGTTACTCACCGAGATCAAGGCACGTGTTCGTGTATCTGCAATTGATCCAGAAGAAATTGAAAAGCATCTGGACAATATTGCTGAATCCCATCGCTCTATCCTGAACACCATGTCCAAATACTGATGCATCCATTAAAGGAGCCAATCGTGGCTAATGCACAAGTGCAGCAAAAACCAAAACCAGAATACGCTATCTACGGTTGTGAGATCGTTCCAGCTACTAAGCTGTGGCCTGATCGTGAACAATGCGTAGGTAAGTTCATTGCAATGGGTCGGACTCAAGAAGAAGTTGACCCTGAGTTGCAAGGTATCCGTACCTCTCTGCTGGTCAAAGTTGACCTGGAAGCAGGTTACGTCGAAACCCTGAATTCGATCTACCGCATCAAATAGTCGATTTAAAAGATTTAAACAGCTATATTACTACAGTGATAATCCCCCAGTAATCTTAGGAGTTGCATCATGCTTAAGCTTATTCATATCGCTGGTTTGGCCGCTTTCACCGCAGCTAATACTGCCGTGATCGTAGAAGAAGTTAAGAAGCCTGAGCCGTTGCGCAGCAATGCGAAACTGGCTGTTGGTCTCTCCTGTGTTGCTTTGGGCGTAACTTCGCTCATGCTCTCTTTCCGTAATACCTAATCTAAGGAATACAATCATGATCGGTTCCATCCTTCGCGTTACCCTGCTTGGCGTTGGTACTTATGTCTACGGTCGTAGTACTGTGGTTGAACTGAAAAAGCCGTCTGGCGACCGCAATAACCTTCAGCTTGTAGTAAGTGGCGCGATTGCTGGATTGTGTGCCTGTGCGATTGCTGAGATTGTAACCTCGAAATAACCCCTGCCAGGTTTGCGGCATGAGTTTATAGTCTTCGGATTATAAGCTCACTCTAATTTAAGTTATATCAATTTTCTTTTTACCAGAGGATACACATCATGCAATTTAAAGGCATCTTCTCCAACGATCCAGCTAAAGCAATGTCGCAGAAAGACATTGATCTGCAGTCTTCCCGACTGAAATTTGTGAGTGCCGCCGGTGGTGTAATCATCATGGCTTTGGGTATTGCTTTGGGCACTGTAAAACTCGCCAATGAATTGAAAAAGTAATCAGCACAATCTAATGAGAGGGATCATGTCCGATCCCTCCATTAACCAATTTCATGGGGGCCGGTTCAATGGCTGAATTTATTATCGGTAAAGATATCTTCAAGGAACCTGGAGATCTTTACATTGTCACAGTGAATACAATCGGTGTAATGGGTGCAGGTGTTGCCAAAGCATTCGCAGAACGTCATCACGATTTGTTTCTTAAATATAAACACGATTGCAAGATGAAGTCTATTACTATCGGACATCCTGCACTATACGAAGGTACGGATGGCAAGCGCTATCTAATGTTCCCCACCAAAGAGAACTGGCGGAACCCCTCAACCTACGATTACGTTGGATTAGGTCTACAGTGGATCATTGATAATATCGGTGAAGACGATGATCAGATCAATCCTAAATGGACAATGATTATACCACCTCTCGGATGTGGCAATGGTGGCCTAGACTTCGATATCGTCTCTGAGATGATCGAAGAAGCATCACAGAAGATTCCAAACAAGATGGTTGTTGTGTATCCACCTTGGATGAGCGGTAAACAGTGATACGCCATAAGCGCTACCCTACGGGGTAGCCTTTATGCCGTGACATTGAAACAGAATAAACACCTATATTACTACCTTGATAATGCACCACTAATTTAAGGATAATGATCATGACCGTTGTGAAGAATCTCCTTGGCATAATTGTAGTCTGTGCCACATTTGCAGCCACCACCTACAACCAATCCCGCTTGGATCGTAATGATGCCATGCGTCGTATCCCAAAAGAAATCGAAAGTGCGCTCAAGCACTTCGTCTTCAAGCCGACCTTCGATGAACTGAAAGGTCAGATGGAATTCTTTAGAATTTACACCGTAATGGGTATCTTCTTTCAGAAGCACAAAGATGAGTTCATTGCAGAACTCGACAAACAAATCAAAATGGCATCTAACGGTTAATTAAGGAAGTTTCATGAAGAATGCAGTTGGCGCAGTTGTAGCGATCGCAACCATTGGTGGCCTGGGTTATTTGGCATACTGTCGCTACATGACCAAAGTACTTGATGCTGGTACAGATCAAGTTGTCAAAGGAATGGCAAACGTTAATGTCAAAAACAATCAAGTGATTCACTTGGGCCACACTAAGGAGTAACACCATGCAGAAAGATTCACTCGCTTTCCAAATCGCTTTCTACACTGGATTGACCAAACGCATCCAAGCTGCTGGTTTCGCTCTCGGGCAGGAAACGCCATTGGTTGGCAAAACGTACAAAGGCTATCTGATCAAACAGATCCGCTGTACGATGGAAGTGCACGAAGCGTCTTACGCCGCAACGTACACCGACAAAGAGGGCAAGGAAGGGCATTGTGTTGAAGTGCTTCGCTTCGAAAATGACCAGGTGAAGAAATTCATCGCCCAACGTTTCAACGTAATGCTCTTCACTCGTGAAGTTATCGATGTAGCCGTAATCGGTTATGACGGCATTGCAGTTGATGGTGATCCAATCAGCTTGGGTGCAACTTCTGGTGAAAGCCAGATGAGCCCTGATGCTCGGTTGTTCTTCGATTCTCGACTGGTAGGGAACAAGGAATGATGGAAGTTAACAAATGGCCTACTGCATTCTTGCGTAAGTCGGTACAGAAGAAACTTCAGGTTAAGGAACACAACCTGTCGTACGAGGCTAGGAAAGCCACATTCGTTGGTCATCCACGGGATACTGACATCGGCCCACGTGGCCAAACTGAACTTGAAGCATCCACCGCTTTTGCTGAAACGATCCTTCAGTACAAAAGCAAATAAACTTGTGGGGACTTCGGTCCCCTATAGTTTCTCTATAATGCATCGTATCGATTTATTATAAAGACACTATCCCACATTAAGAGTAAACATCATGAAAAACCATATCTATTTCGTAATTGGTCTGACCATCGGTTCGATTGGTTTGGCTAACTTGTCTGCTCTGGCAGATGATCGTAAGGAAGTTGTAACTGTAGTTAAGAAGCAAACCATTCTCGGCCATCGCATTGGTCCTAATGGGCAAGAAATGCTGGTAGTTAAATAACCCCACCTGCAAAGGAATACCGACTATGAATCTGCTGACTCGCGTTGCTATCACTGCTACCGCTGGTATCGCTTCTGGCTTGGGTATCACCCTGCTGAAAGAAGGTATCAAACACGTCCACTCGGAAGACAAAGATGTACGCTTCGATGCCACCATCTTCGTGGGCGCTGGTGCGTTCTGCTTGGCTGCTGGTGTCACGGCTGTTCTCTCGACCGTCTTCGAGGAATGACAGGCTGGCAAACTGTGATGACACTGCTGCCCTACGTGGGCAGCATTTTATTGTCGTTCGGTGAAGCTTCAGTAAAAGCTTTCCAATCCCGTAACATTGCACATGGTCATGAGAAGCCGGCGTTCTACACATCGGTCCTGGTATCATCGACTAACGTTGCAAACATTACTTTCGTAGTCATGGGTGGTTGGTGGGTATTGTTACCTATAGCCATCGGTGGTTCATTCGGCACCGTATTCGCAATGCGCTTACACAAACATTTATTTAAGGAAAAGTCATGAAACTCATTCAAAAAGCACTCGGTGCCCTGGTCAAGATCAAATCCTTCATCGTTATCCGTGACGACAAGCAACAACGTCTCGTTGATACTGAAGTCGATGCGATCATGGGTCACATCCGTGCGCTCTATCCACAGTTCATGACCGCTGGTAGTGATTTCAATATCATCCGTACTACAGGTGCGATCGAGTTGGACTTCAAACAAATGTCCTTCTACAAACAATCTTTCCGTGATCTTGGTATCGCCTTGAGCAATGCCACGCCTGAAATGCAAGAAGCTGGTTTCAACATGTATCTGCGTTTCGGTAACAACATGATCCCAGTCAAAGTCTACAAACAAGTAGATATTGGTCGTGGTCATCTTTGCCGCATGATGAAGCCTGCGATTTAAAACATTTAAACGACTATATTACTGTTGTGATAACAGTTATCAATTTAAGGAGTTTCACCTATGTCCGTATTCGAAAATCTTGTTGCTGGTGGTTCTGCTGGTGCTGCTACCGGAGTTGGTGTCCTCTTCCTGACCGAAGGTAACCGGTTCCGCAAGGAAGGCGATAAGAAGAGTGCGGCCATTCTTCTAACCGCCGGTGCCATTGTTGGTCTGACTGGTATCTGCCACTTCGTTAATCTGCTTCGTAAGTAATTAACCAATCTAAGTTTAGGAGTATCCCCATGGGTTCTTTCGTCAAGATCGTTATCGTTGCAGTAACCTGCGGCGTAGTTCAACAACTCGTTACTTCGGTTTCCGAGGCGTACCGTCCATCTCCGAAGGTTGAAGAACCTAAGTAAGTTCTTCTGTAAGTCTCCCACCGAATTTCAAATTAAGCTAGGGGCAATAACCATGGGCAAAGCATTTATGGAAATGGGCGTGATTGGCAAGGTGATCGTGGTTCTGATCATTGCCAGTACCACCAAAGAATGTGTTCGGCACATTGCTGAAACCATTCGCATGAACAAAGAAGCATCCCCGAAGTAATCGGCGATTCCGCCTGCTGTACGTTTACTACCCCACGTAAGGAGTAACACCATGTTCAGTACTCTTCTGAAAGTTGCTGGTATCGCCGCTATCGGTTACATCGGTTTCCAAGTCGGTCGTCACTGGGATGAAATCTCTGCGGAGATGGAAACCCTGGACCCACCGACGCCAACTGAACCCACTGTGGTCGTTGATTCACCAATGCCACCGGCTGGAGAATAAGTCATGTCATTACTCGGTTCACTGATCAAGATCGGCGCAGTCGCCACCCTCGTTGTATTAGGTCAACGACTCTGGGACCGCTATCAGGTTGAAGACCTGTATGTGGAACTGGATGCGATCGTTGATCGTGTCCGGGCTGACAAAGGTCGGCGAGGAACTGTGCGTGCACATGTCCTGGTCGAAGCAAAAGAACTCATCGCGATGTATGAACGTAAAGTAAATTACGTTGATTCATTGAATGAGCTCCGCCGTAACGTTGAGATCTACATCGAGTCGATCCCTGACTGATGTCCGGGGTGGGGGGCTTCGGTCCCCCATCTCAACTTTCTTTTTTATACCGTATTAATTTTATTTAGGGGTTAACACATGTCCAACATCAAACTAGAAATCGCTGGGAAGATTGCATTCGCTGTAATAGCTACAGTAGCATTTGTTGCTATCGCGCAAGCTGCTGCACCAATGCGTGAGATCAATACAATCATCGAAGAAGTAAAGCTCGATTGGGTTGATGCTAAAATGCGTCAGTCCATTAATGACAAATACAATGCTGGTAAGTTAACTCGGCTTGCCTGGTTGGAAGCTATGCATAACGGTCCAGCTGCAACGTTATGGTTGCGCCTGTCTACAACTTATCCAAATCATACACACTACATCGCAAAACGTATCCGTCAAGAATATCCACATGCAACCAAATGGGTTTAATCATGCGCAAGATAGCTCTATCCCTGGCAATGTGCTGCGCCTGTATCATTGGCGTGGCTCAAGCCATGTGGGAAATCGAACAACCGGTTGGTGGCGTTTCAGAACAGTTCTGTAAGCGCCCTGATCGTCCTTGCACAGCTTTTAGCTACGAGGTGACCTATGAGTCAGTCGCCGCAACTTCAATCCCTACAGAGATCGTCCAGTGATCGTTAAAACGTTTCCAACTCATTCCCAGATCTGGCCTGCTGTACCGAAAGGTAAAGTGGACAAGCTCCGTAACTTGATCGTCAAGAACATGATGTTCCCTGATAACCAACCGGCCTGGCAAGTTTCAGGTCCTAAAGGTGAACAGGGTTTCAATGTTCGTATTCCTGGTATCTACTCTGCTGAAGAAGTAGAAGTGTATCGTCAGGAAATGTCATCGGCTGACTGGGAACTCCGGAAAGTCAAACACCATGCTGGGAACACAATTATCGTTCTCGTCAAAACAGGAAATGACCATGCTTGAGTTGTCGCCACTTGTTACACAACTGTTCCGTACCATCCCAACGAATGACACAATTGAGAACTGGCGTGAGCTGGCTCATTTATTCGTTACCGCGATGAATACGGAACAACCCGATTGGTTGGACGATTGCCCAGTGCTACTCGCTGGTGACCCCAACGAATGGGATTGGATGGCGTGGTTGATCGTTCTCAAGTGTCTTGTTGAGAAGGGTTTTAAGCTTCAGGTTGGTAACTGCAAGTCCTACTGGTTCCTAAAGAGCCAAACTTCCAAGTGGGCTACGATCGAAGGTGAACATAAGCTGATCGAGCTTTGTTTCGTGTCTCTATTCGGGGATACCTTCTCTGGCCATGCCACTGAGTATTACCCTTCATCTGATGCACTGCAGGCTATTCGTGCATTGCGTCGTCGTATCGTGGATGACCTGACTACGAAAGATTCTGGTTTCGGTTGGTCGGTTGAAGAAGCCATTCGTCTTAATGGGAAGAGTCATGTTGCGATTCCTGCGTAAACTGTTGGGTCTGTGTAATCACGAATACCAGATGATCTCCCGTGAACGAGTTAAGTCTCGTCCGGGGGCTACATTTATTTCGATTGATCGTGCTGGTAAGTACGACACTCATGAATTGTTCGTGTTCCAATGTGCTCATTGCTGCACTGTTCGTACACGACGTGTTGATTTGGTTACGGGAAAAGTGAAATGCCGTTAGGTATGGCCGGTGGAGTTATCTTCGCCATGACTGTTATGTTGATCATCTCTATTCTGGCAGCAATCGTTGTCATCAATAAAGATAGCCACGATCGCAATGGTCAGTTGATGTGGACCTTCGGGACAATGGGTGTAGAGGTACTGGTTATTTTCGTAACCATGACTAACTACATCAATCACGGGATAGGTGCTGCATGATGATCCCATGGATAACACTAGCGGTAGCCTTGGCAGCTCTTGTAGTTGCCGTTATCGCTCTTTACAGAGCAACTCATACCGAGCGTAAGGTTATGGTGATACCACCGCCTTGCTCTCACAAGTGGAGTGTGCGTGATTTCTCTAACCAGACTGATCGAAACTACCGCTGCACGGGGTATGTGTACATCATGCAGTGTGCCAACTGTGGTGATCTTAAAGACATGCATGTTAACGTTAACGGACGCAATCGGACGGAACATTAATGAAAGACGAAACTCTGTACCAAGCATTCCAGGCTTTGTTCTTCACCTGCTGGCAATCGAAAGATGCTAAAAAGAACTACACCGAAAAGCTTCGTGCTCTGTGTGAACTCGGTGAAGGGGTATGGCCTGAGCGTTTCGAGATGGTTCGAGGCAACCATGCCTGGCCCAACTGGCAACAGCGTTACAATGACCCTGAGGCTATTCTGCCTCAGCAGATCTGTGACGATGCATTGCTGCAACGTATTACGATCGAGATGTTGATGGACTGCTCGTTTCATGCTCGGAATGATTGGTACATCAATATCGAAGGTAATCGTCGTGTTGATGATGGCTTGGGTGCAATCAAGTTGACCTACTATAACCGTGTCTCGGAAGAGACTCTGTATATCGGTCAGTTCTTCGGTTGCGGTATTACCAGCAATGCCATTATTGAAGTGGGTCGACACATCCGCTTCATTGAAGGTGCTTCTAATCCAATGACGGCCGATACTGAATGATCCAGATAACTTCAATGGGTTTCTGGGCAGCATGTGCATTGATCAGTGTTGCCATTGCCTTCTTAGGTGGATGGCATCATTGGCACCTGGATGAACGCTTTCGTGAACTAAAGGTTCACAATGACAGTCAGGTTAAATACTTCAGTACAATCGTGCACTTGTTCGGTTGTATTGCATGGATAATCCTGGCTGCAATCTGTTGTGGAATGATGGTTTACATGGACATCAAAGCACGGGGATTGTAAAAGTACTGACACCCCCTACCTAATGTGGAGACAGGCTACTAAGAGCATAGGAGGGGGCTTTTTATCGCTTTAATTGGGAGTAGAGTCTTTAGCTCTACTCTTCCTTTATTCTTTTTGCTCTACGATAACCCAACAGGGGATTACTATGAAACTGGTAACGGCTTCATCTTCTGCACGTATATTTCTTGATGCCAAGCTGGCTACAACAATTTATACGGATGAGAACTCTAACAAGCAGACTGTTTACTCATGGCGTGTGATAATCGATGGTGATTATGTTGCATACGTGGCAACACACTCTCGCCGGCTAAGGGATCTGGTTGATGCTAAATGGTTCCCCTCTAAAGTTACATTGGGTGAGTACATTGCACTCATCTCTCTTTATGAGGATGGTGAACCTGAATCGGAAGATATGTTCACTGAGACAACGTCGGTATACTCGTTTGATGAGTATATTGCTTATCTAGATGAAGATTCTGTCTAGTAAGTCGGTACATTAACTTTAATACCACAATAGGGATTCACCATGTTCAAGTCTGGCGATAGTTATACCGTACCGGTTTTACAAATTGGCAATATCGATTTCCTGCGGGAAGGATGGTCAGAGGAGGCCGGAGTAGCAGGTGATCGTATTTGGTGTATTACCAATAACCCTAAGTCTGGTATTATCCGTGTACAGGTTACGAAAGTAAAACGTTTCCCACTGCGTACTGTTCAAGAACTCCGTAAGATTTCTGAAATGGTTAACTGGGCTCTTACTGATGGGTACTACATGGACGTTCATCAAGTCCATGGTTACCTGCAGAACAAGTACATGTGCCTGATGTTGAAAGGCAGCCATTGTCATTCGTTCACCAGAACAGAAACAGATATGGGGGTTGATTACATCATGACTTATCTGAATGCATCCAGTAATGGCACATGCACATCAGTAGCCCAGCATGTGACTAATCTAGCTGGCTGTGATCTTGACCCATGGCAAATGCGTGCATCTGCACGTACCTGGTATCAACGTCTGTTAGATGACATCGAATTCAAACTTAACCAACTAGAGAAGGAAGCAGCTTGATGTTGTCTAATATTGAACATGGCCTCCAACACTTCGGTTTCGGTAAAGCATACATCGCGTTAGCACCAGAAACAGTTCGTAGTGAATCTTACTACATTGCACTTAGTGATGGTAAGACTACCTGGTATCTTGGCCGGCATGAGAACTGGATAACCGTGTACAATGAATCCATGTTGCTAACCTGGAATCAAACAGAGCACTTCTGGCTCAACGAACAACGTCCTAGGTTACTGCAAGGCATAGCACTGCAGGTGGGTCACATTGCCAAGAAGTTCGATATGAAAACAGTTTGTCTTAATCTGGTTGAACTCGATACCAACGTTATTGTAGACTCGGTCTGGATCGAACAGTACATCACCAAACGTGCTCAGTTGGTACCTATCTCCATGGCGATGAACTTATCACCCGAACAAACCCGTGGTGTGTATGCCGTAGGACAACAGCAATGTCAGGTTTTCGATAACTACCACATAACAACTCCGGCTACGACAGAAGAAAGTGACTGGGCTATCCCGACAGTTGCAGAATTCCGTAAGCGTCAGAACATGGACACTGTTACTTATCAAGAAGTGATGAATGCTGTTGAAGCATTATTCGAAGATCCAAAGATGTGGGATCAGCGTTTGGTTAGCGATGATCGTTATTATTGGACCATCGGAGTCCATGGTCAGGTAAGCCAAGGACTCATGAACAAAGTAAAACTGGAACTTACTACAAAAGGCTGGGATGTCCTCTGGGGTCACAATTCAAGACACTGGGATCTGTCTCTGTATGTAAATAAGGAAAACAAGTAATGCACGTAACTAAGTTTATGTCTCGACACGTACCAACCATTCCCGAGGATCTCAACATTGTTGAATATCCATCTGCTGGAATGTTCCTGGTAGATTTGAAACGTCGTGCCCGTGCTGTGGCAGGACTCCGTGGTGTCACCAATGCAGATACCATGTCTCTCGATCTGAATGCTTTGCAACATGCTGAGCGTAAGATCGTTGATGGTTACAAAGGAAAGTTCTCGGTTGATGAACACATCATCGCTGAGTACGCAATTCACGTCGCAAACGAATCCTGCTATTGGAACTTCAAATAAAACTACTCTGGAGCAAACATTATGTTTGTCTTTTAGAGTGGTGGTGAAAATGTCAGTAATAGTAGAACAAGCAAGAGCATTCTGTGTAGGTGCCCATACCGCGGTAGGACAAGTACGCAAATATACTTTTGAAGATTACCATTGGCATCCGTTCGGCGTTCTAGAGATCCTGGAACTCGCTGCGGATGTCGATGATGAAATGCGTTGTGGTGCTTTACTGCATGACGTAGAAGAAGATACCGCTACTAAAAATGGTCACATTGCGTGGATATTCGGTACGGGTGTCGCTTCACTGGTCTCTGACCTAACTGACGTATCGAAACCAGAAGATGGTAATCGGGAAGTTCGTAAGGCCATTGATCGGGAACATACAGCAAAAGCACAACCGCGAGCTAAAACCATTAAGCTTGCTGACTTGATCCACAACTCCAGAAACATCATGGAGTGCGATCTGAAGTTTGCTAAGGTGTACATGCCTGAGAAACGGGCACTGTTGGAAGTCCTTACTGAAGGAGACCCAACGCTGTATGCTATCGCTAAAGAAATCGTAGATAACTATTTCCTGGAGAACCCTGATGTTTCGTAAACTGAAAGAAGCCCTCATTGGCGTTTGGTCTGATGATCGTGATCCAAACGCCCCACTGCGTCGTGAACGCGCTGACATGAATCGTCGCGTAGCGAATCTGGTGGAGCGGGCTATTGTAAGTGGCGCATACGCCGGCCCACGTTTAGCCGATGACGGTTTCATGTGTATCGTTCTGAGCAACACTGTCGATGATATTGAAGCGGCAAAGGTAGCAAGAGAACGGATCATGCACCGTATCTATCCGAAGGTATCTTTGGTGTCTTATCTGGTGGAACACGACGAGCTTGATCTTACAGACGACCAGTTTACAATGCGTATCCATGCCTCGAATTGGTACTGGAAATTTGTTAATGAACAACGCGGTCATGCAGATCGCCTTGAACAAAATTGCTGCCCCTTCCAATTTAATAAGGTTCTGTGATGCGTGAAGCTTTTCGTAATCTCTTTGTAAAGTATCTCCCTGGCTGTGACTATGCTCGTGGTATCGAATTCGAGCGTAAGCGGGATCAAGAAGTACACGAACTCCGTACTGCCGCTGCAACAATCAAAAAGATGTTGTGTAAAGGCTATTATTTCCAGCCATATTCTGCGTTCATGTGTGTAGCTGTGTCGCAAGCAAATCATCGTAAAGAACTCACTGACGAAGAATGCATTATCACCAGAAAGGTGATTGCAACTGAGTTGGGTGATGACCAGGTCCTTGCGATCCACATGCGTTATCGCGGTGAACGTCTCGAAGACGATTATGATGGCGATGAATTCGTTGCACGTATTGCCCGTTCCGTATGGTACTGGCAGTTCATCAAACGTCTGCAGCTCCGTGCAGCCCAACGCTCAGCACAGTTCTGGTGATCCCATGAAACTCCCAACTTCCCGAGACGTAGTCGGTATGTTAGTTAGAGAACAAATCGAAGCCTTCGAAAAAGAAATGAACCAGCAGATGCACACAGCTGGATCAGCAGCATGTAATTCTCGTACTGAACCAGAAGGGAAGAATCGTCGTTACTGGAACATCGGTGTTAATGGCAAAATCAATGTCACGACCTTTCTACACATTCGGGACGAACTACGTAAAGTAGGTTGGCAAGTCCTGGAATTGGTCGATCATGGCGCTGATCGCTACTCATTCAGAATCGCAGTATTGTGACATAACGCCTCTCCTTCGGGAGAGGCTTTTATTTCGTGTTTTGGATTTGGATTCAACTTTGTTTTAGCACTATATTACTAACTTGAATATACTAGGAGCAACACCATGTCTAACCTTATCCGCGTTTATATTCGCAATACCCGTACCTCCACTGTTTACTATCTCGTATTAGTAGGCGGGAAATGCGAATGGCGCGAGAAACACACCATGATCGATGCGGTCCGTGAAGCTATGTGGTTTGACCGCGGTAGCGAAACGTTCACCAATATGTACAAGGAAGTCGCAGATTTCATCAAAGCCTCGCCAGATCTGGCGAAGTACGTTGAAGTAATTGTCGAAGATAACAACCATGGTACTTTCTATCGCGGTGACCTCCAAGGGCTCATCAACCTCGAAACCACTTCCACTCACATCGCTGATGCAATGGCGAATATCCCTGCAGAACCTGCTGTTGAAAAAGTTCAGGTGGTAACACCCGAACCGGTCGAACCAGTGGAGATCCAACCCCCGAGACATATTGTCTCAACCGCTCAAGTTCTCGACGTTGCTAACGAAGAGATCATCGATGAGTTCTGTGAAGAGTTCAACGATAAAATGTCCAAAGGTCAATGGGTCTTAGACCACGCGATTTATGGGTCAGGCGGTAAACAATATTGGAAGTTTACCTACCCAGGTACTTTCAATGCCCGTACCATTGAAGCAATCGAGAACATCCTGAAGGAAGGCGGATGGCACATTATGGACGTTACCCATGGGGAAAGCAAGGGTGCGTTTATTGATGGTCCATTTACCTGCCTGGATGTAGGACGAGCCGCTTAACAAGGAGGTGCAATATGTCTGAAGCTATTGAACTGATGAAAACCGTAGGTGATCATCATTACATTGCAGCAGATAGCTCTATCGTAGCAGCTAGGGAGTATGGGTTGTCCACAACAGGCAATCCATTAAAAGGTGCTTGGGTGTTGCGTGAGTTGAACACCGGCAAGTACCTGGATCATGACTACAACCGACATGATCTATTCGAAAGAAATAAAATCAAAATACTGGAGCTTTAAGCATGTGTCGTAGATTGGGGCGGAAACATCTGGAATATACAGATCGCAGGAAAAATCTGTATATTCCCAACAAGGACGTTGGACGTGTCTCAACGGATGGGACATTGAATGTCGGTGCCAAGCTGGTAATGCAACGTGCCTACAATGGGCGTCGCATTGTTGAACTCTATGGGTTCAATGCGTTGAATGCTTTCACGGATCTTCGTGATAAGTTCAACGATGGCGAACAGTTCTCTTTGAACTTACGTCAAACACCAGCGAAGAGAGATCGATTGGTACATATCGCATACAGTCATGACCGTGTTGGTCCTGGCCATTATACGAATGTGCGCCGCGCTGATCACCTCAAACGCAATAACGTAAAAGCAACCGGTCGGGTATAAGGAAATATAATGTCACGTGTAATTTCTGCTGCACAGGCGCTCGGCCAACTCCGCGACGATCAAGTTGATGAATTTTTCACCGAATTCAATGACTGCATGAAAGATCCACAATGGGTCGATTCATGGCGTTGCGGCCTGCCTGATGCAAACTACTGGCGGTTCTCTATGCATGGGGAACACAACGTCGCCACGGAATTAAAAATCCGTAGTGAACTGGAAATAGCCGGTTGGAAAGTAAACGAAGTGGCGCGCGGGGTAGACCGCAATGCTTATACCTGCTACTGCGTTGCAAAAGCGTAAGAAACAAAACGACACTGTGTAAAAAGAGGAGCGGTAGAGGATTACCGCTCCTTCCACTAATTAAGGAAAATCATGCCGTACGAAAAGATTTATAAAGGTCAACGTGAAACTGGTGTTGTCAATACATACGACTACGTTGATGAGAATGGCGAAACATGCTTCATGAACGTACCGGAAAAAGAAGCCCATCACGAAATTGAATGGCGCACACCTTGGCAGCCAGAGCATGCCCCGGTTGGTTCTGTAGTCCGCTACAGGTCAGCAGCGTCCTTTGATGAAGATGCACCATTAAAAGAAGTGACTGTAACTGGTCACTACTGGAATGGCATTAAGTCCTGGGTTATCCTGACGAATGATGTCTGCCCTATCTTGGGCAAAGAAAACAAGTGTAGCTTCAATGGTGATCACTTGCGTGAAATTGTTTCTCGTGGTAAAGGTGGCATTCAGTTTACGAACAACCTAAACACCGTCGCCCATTACGTGAAGTCGTATAAAGATGAACTGGCCCAGTTGCCAGTATATGTGAAGCGGCCACATGAATACGCGGCCTGGAACCATAGAAACATCATTGGTTATGTGTTGACCACACACCCGAAGTTTGCTGGGTTCTTTGATGGCGTGCATGAGAACATCTCGGTCAGTGCTCTTACCTGGATGCTAGGTAATATTCCTGGTCTATTCACATTGACACGGTATACAGCTTATACCGGTTATGTGACAGTGAACAAGAAGAAGCTAATCAAAGCAATGTTGCGTTTGATTGCTCGTGGCCGCTCCAGTAAGATGCTTTCCTGGAAGGCGGAACAAAAGGCAGCACATGAAGATTACATGCGTGATATGAAATCTTTCTGCGACGACCTGTAACCTCGGAACGATTGTTCCTGCTAACTTTTGATTGACTTGATTTGGGGTAACGTTACAAAATGCGTATTACTAACATGTCCAAGAACTTTTCCCCTCCTGCGCTGGACCTGGTAAATCAACTCATTGATGCTAATGGGATGGTTCCGGTTTATCACAAAGCTGGTCTGTGTAATCGTTGGGTTGGTGATGGTGTTCGTGAAACACTCGATCCAACTTCTGTGTGCCATGACTTCATGGTACCTGCGGCGTCACTACAAGCCCGTTTGGGAACTGATGCTGGCGGTGAGTTCATGCATCTTACCTTTCCTGCAGCTTGTGGTAAATGGCACAACATCGTTCGTGCCGAAAATGGTCGCCTGGTAATGGGTGATCCAAAACTCCCAACCTGGATGTGCTAAGATGAATACTCAGTTCCACGAAGTTGATATAAAGGTCGTGAACAGTTACCACTCTCCGGAAGTGATTAACGCGTTCTATGCCTTAATCAAACATCCGACCGGTAAGGTTCGGATTGTCCATCAGTTCTACCCAGAAACGTGCACACGCCACGTAGAGATCATGGTTGATGATAAGGTAGCATATACCTGCGTCTTCGACATGATGGGCAATGAGATGGTTCGTGGACTGATTAACTATCAGATCCGTGAAGATCCAGTTCATTTGTCTCGCATGGCTCTACGGGATGTGTACAACTTCCTGCAACAAAATGCAATTCACCACTACGAAGCAATCGTAGAACGAGTATCTGCGGACTATCGTGATGTACACGATACCGACGGTCTCGTCAAAAACATTTCTTAAGGAGCGGTACATGCATCCGGATCTCAGCAGGCTGAAACTGAAGTACTACATCAATCGATACGGTGAAATCACCTACGATGAAGCAGTTCAGCTTGCGAAAGAAGCAGAACAAACCGCTACAGACTGTGGTCCAATGGACCCAGCCTTTATTTACTTTGCGCAACAAGTCCGCGATATGTGGAAGTTTGCCTCAGTTCGCAATGAAACCGAAAATCTGGAACGGAATGATCACCTGGATCGTAAGGTGTTCCTCTGTGCTTGGACGGATTCCCCATGGGGTAAACCAAAAGTCCAACGTACTGAAGAAATCATTTTTCAGGTACCTCGATACAATCGGGCGCTTTCGGAACAACGGTCATACATGGCCCAGGATATTCGAACACGCTTCGATGTATTGGTTTGTACGGATGATATTGAATTCATGGCAGTTGAAGAATAAGTAAGGAATAAAACATGTGCCGTAAATTAGGTAAAGGTCATCCAGACTACGTTTGTCGTAAAGACAATCAATATGCCATTGCTGAAGATGGTGTATCACGTATGCGCCGCATGCACAATGGTCGACGCGTTGTTGACCATCACGGCGCAAACGTTTTGAATGCTTATACCGATCTGCGTGATAAGCATTGGTCTTGGCATCCAGAGCTTCCAGATTCTCATTTGCTAAAACAAAATGCAGCAAAAGCTAAGCAACTCGCCCGGTTGGAGCAGCATACTAACCATGGCATGAGTCGCAACTGGGCTGCCCGACGTGCTCACCTGTTCCGTAACAACGTGTGCGTTGTATCATACATGCGTGACAACATCAGCTAATGCTACTCAAGGAAAGAAGTTGAAAAAGATCATCGCAGTGCATCGTAAACGACATGGGATTTCTTACATCCCAAAACACTACGTGAAAGACCTAGCTGATGGTGTTAATATCATCAGCATTATTTTGGAAGGTGATCGTCGACCAGCCTTTAAGCCAAATCAGAAAGTACTTGAACTGACTGATTTGGCTTTCGGTTTGAATGGCGAGGATCACATGAACGCGTTGGACTTTCTAGATGAATTGAATGGGGAAAACCTTTTCATTCATTGTGAGATGGGTATCAAGCGTTCCAAGAACCTGGCGCAGTGGCTACAGTATCAGCGACCACAGTACCGCATTGGTTGCCATACCACTGACTTTTGTACAGCTCTTCTGATTCGTAAGGATTAAAAATGCGATTTGATATACCTCAGCATGCTATTCCGTCTTTCTTGCGACTAGTTGAAAAAGATGAACTAGCGAAGCATGTGTGGATGTGGGGACAGTACATGGATTCATTCAGTACCCCATTGTACATTGAAACAGGTGTACCCCTCTACGAAACCCAGAGTGCCATGATGCAAGCTGGGTTTACCTCTGACAGCGATGTGATGGAAGCCATGAAATGGAGAATGGCGTTGCTGACAGAAATGTTCGAGGATGGCATACATGTCCATACTGGCGTTGCTGATCGCCTCTCTGTACGCATGGCCTCCGATTGTTACGTACTCAGCTACGAATCCATTGGGCGTATACGCGACTGGTGCTGGATCAATCAGAATGCAGACGAACAGTTTCGACTCGATCGTCCATTCGATGTAATGGCTGCATTAGTACGCCGCTTCCCTAATCCGCATGATAATACCACCACGGTTTAATTCCACATGACTTCCACGTATTCTGAACCAGTTAGCACCGCAGACGTACTGTACATCGAACACTACGGTAATCCGAATTCTTTCGGTATGTTGGCACAACGTATTACCGACCATTTTGGTCCAGACGTCAAACTCAGTCAGTTTGATATCGAACCAGAACGCCTGCAAGTTCGAGGGTGCATGTGCTGTAATGACTCCAGTGACTACGAAATCTATTTGGTGATTACCCGCCGCAACGATCTGTGTGAATCAACTGCAGATCAGCTGATGTCCAGCCTTACGATCTGATTTTCTACCCCGAGGGATTACACATGACTACTCAAGTGACTGATACTGAACTACTGAAAGCTATCTGTGAAGTTGTTTCCGGTTCCCCAACGAATCGGCTTGCCAGCATCCAGAACATGGTTGACTGCATGAAACGTCACCCAGAAGCATCTGGGACACTCAGTGATGCCATGACGAGTCATTGTGTGGACAATCTCGAATGGGTGATTATTGGCAAGTGTTCAGATTCCGATCTGACCATGCATGCTGCCAACCTGATCCGTGCTTACTTCTTTGCACATCTGCGCCGTCACGAACTTGTGTACATTCACAAAGATCGATCGAAGGTTACGGTGAGTATTGCAATGGTGAAAACCAAGCATGAAAATAATATCGCTTTCTATCGGGTATCTTCAGTGAATCCAGAAGGTGTACCTGGCGAAGAAGAATACTACATGTTCCCTACCTGGAAATTCCAGGCAGGTGTCTCACGTCGTTGCCGGGAAGCCTCCCCAAACAAGCGTACAGCCTTCGGGTTAGCTTCTCCTCACGATGCAGTAGACGACAACATCCAACCAGTTGAGCCACGCGTAAGACGGGTTGTTGAAGAAGACTAACTGCAATGACGACATAAAGGGCTACCCACTGAGGTAGCCCTTTCTTAAAAGATTAACGTTTTGTAAGGATACATGATGGACGCTAAGTTGATACAACACATCCGGGAAAACATGCCCCGGTTCAGTCATCACGATACAATTGAAGATCCACCGAACCCACCACGTGGACCTACGGTAGTGGTACGTATCGATGGTCCAGCACTGAATATCTACGGGGATGAGACACACCACAAACCATTCCCAGATATCAGTGAGAAGATTCGTGCCGATGGTGCGGTGTTTGCTCTACGGGATATAACGGCATAAAGCTATCCATCAAGGTAGCTACTTATTTAAGGATGAACATGAGCAATTCTAAAGTTACTAGCTTGACTGATGCAATCAAAGGTAGCATGGACGCGATGGCTAATACCCATCTGCTGGTAAGCAACTTGTTGAAAGAAACCGACCTGCGTGATGTGAACGAACAGTTCGCTGCAGAGATGGGTAAGTCTTTGCAAGCGTCGTTGTACGATCTGGAGAAAGTTCACGATAACCAACGGAAAGCAATTGCCCAACTGGCAGCTGTTCTTTACTACAAAGACATGGAACTCAACAAAGGTTCTAAAGGGGAATGGCGAGAGATCGCTACGGCGCAAAAGCATTACCGTGTGAGTCTGGATGCAATCCGCAGCCTGCGTGAAACCTACGGCATTAACCTGGTAGAAGCACGCCTGGTAGTAGAAGCGTACAATGCAGGCATGTTTGAATAAGACAACATAATGGCTACCCTTCGGGGTAGCCGCTATGCCTTATTTTTTTTTTGTTTAATTCGGTTCTCGACCGAGGTGCATCAAGACTTCATGACAAGTATCAAGATCATAGAAGACACGATCATATTCACCTGTGTGAATCTCTAAGTAATTCCCTTCGGTATGAGGGAATGGTTTCTGGAAAGCATCAATAACAATACGCTTACTGTAGAACAAATCTTTCAGCAGGATGTCTCTACGCAAAACAATCTCGGATTCACCGATAGTTGAATGATCCCACTCGATACCTTTAAGGATACTGTGTGCGATCTCCCCTGCTGCGTTTAGAACAGGGATAAGGTTCTGACTAGCCGTGAACACTACCACACGTGCCGAAAGTCCCATACGAGCTTTATAGACAACATGGTTACGTAAGGCTTCGATCAGGTGATCAATTTGTTTCATTTTGTACTCCGGGAATAGGGTAACGGAATAAATTCTCCCCGAAGGGAGAACCATTCCTGCAACCACCACCAAGGTTCGTTAGATAGACCAAGCATCGTCACCAGCTGCACCAGACATTCCTGGGAGCGCACGCATGCTGTAATCTGCTTCTTTGTCGATGTCCCATGGAATTGTTCCCACAGGTGCAAATGGAAGTACACAGTATTGGTCAGCTTCACCAGTTACAGTGTTCCGATGTTTACCACGCTGAATGGTGAAGTACGATTTGCCTGCTACCTTAACAATGTGGAAAATGAGTTCCAAGTCTGGTTCCTGACCAAGACGACGGCAACCATCATAGTAACCACGGTTAGCTACAATCTTCACGAAGTCTTCTGTGTTCTCACGCATGAGCTGCAACGCATCAGATGACAACTGGTGTGGACTGAAGAATGTAATGCCTCGTGGAGCCGTGTAGTTACGCATACGACGGAATAGAAGTCGAATGTCATCACCAGCTACCTTCGCATCCAAACCTGTCTTCGGCAACATGTTAAGATAGTCAACGCAAAGATATTGGATCTCGTAACCCTGAGCCTGCAAACCATCTAGCCAGTTAGTGAAACCAGCAATAGTAAAGTCAGTTGGGTCAAAACGAGTAATCAGAACTTTGAAACCAGATTCCTGCAAACGAGCAGAAATGTATTGGGTAGCCATGACCGGATCGATCAGTGTTTCATCTACAGCTTCGCCAGTCTCGTTCTCCATCAGATACTTATAAAGGATCAACAAGTTGTCAGACAGTTCGTTCTCTAGTGTTACGAATAAGCAGAGAGGCTTCTTGTTCTTATCTCGCATGAATGGTTTGTTGAACAAACAAATGTGCGAGAATACAGTCAGAGCAAAACCAGTTTTAAAGTTGTGCTGCAGACCACCACCTAGAATGAACTCACCACGACGGATAGCGCCCAGTTTACCAAGCATGCGGTTAAGACCTTTCCAACCAGTCTTAAATGCACCTTCAATGGACATAGTCTCTTTAACAGCTTCGAAGTATCGAGCTACGCCTTCTGGATCATCGAAGTCAACAGTACCGATTTCAGCAGGGTGCTTAGCTTCAGCACGAGCTTGTACAAATGGATCAAGCTTGGATTGCATCTCACGGATCAGACTGATGCTATTAGTAGAACCAGTAGCATTAAATAGAAGCTTGTGAGAATACTCCTTCATGATCTGAGAGATCTTCGTATCATTCAAGTGAGCACGCAGAACGTTACGCTTCTCATTGATACGCTGCATGATGGACAAGCCATCAGGGAATACTTCGTTTACCGCAGCCGCAACTGCTTCAAATAGGTATGACTCTTCACGAGCACAAACTTGAACGTTCTGAAGAACTTCCATGAGGCTCGGGAACTCGGTAGGTGTCTTGCAGTTAAGATCAACTACTAACCTACGAAGCTCTAAAAATGTTTGACGTCCATGGTCGCTATCGATCGAAGTTTCTTTAACTTGGATCGTTTCGATTACGTCAGAAATCAGCTCGGTCGAGGCCGATGCAGGGGAGTCGTCGCGATGCTCTAGGCAGAGCAAAGTGATGCAACTAACTAAAAGTTGTTTATGCGAAGACATTTTAGCGGTATTCCTGAAAGTGAATGTTTCTAATTATGTGCCGTGTATTATTAACTTGGTAGGTAGTTTATTACATATCCCTATGTATCCAGCTATAACGTCAACATTCAACGGGGTGTCCTCCAATGGTCAAACTGTTAGTCCTACCCGTCACCCTACTGGAACATTTCCGTAATGACGGCGTACAGCTTACTAAATTGCTTGACATCAACTATATGGCAAGCGTTGCGTCAGTCAGCGATCTCGCTGCGATCCATGACGCGATCAATAAATTCCCATTCAAGTTTTGTGAATCCACTAAAGTTGAATTAGCAGATAGTCCGGTATCCGGCCTTATGCAACTAGCCAGTGCTCCAGGTGTTACGAACCTTAAGATGCAAGATTTACACAATCGTGTAGAAGGACGTATTACTAACAACGCACTAACTAAAGCTCTGCATCCTAGCCTAGAATGCTATGAATACAGTCTTTATCCTGTAGATGAGAATCTTTGGGTTGCTGTGCAAAAGAGTTTGCACATGGGTAATGGCGATCCTGCTCGACTCTCCATCAAGGCCAATCGTGCATTATTTGATAGTATGATTGGCGAACTGATGCGAACTCGAACATTCGAGAGTGTCGCTTCAACAAAACTGTTCACTTATTATTTAGAGGCATTGTAGGCCAAGCTCCTACATCCCTGAATTTTGTAACACCACCAAAAACTCATCCCTTCGAAGGAATAGAATATGAATCTCGATTCACTGTTTAAACATAATGCCCAGAAGCAATACACCCGCTTCTCGATGGAAGACTTCCTCGGCGCACTGGAAGCAGAACAGAACTACGGCGACAGCGTTCTGGCTAAAGGTAAAGACCTGGTTGGTTTCATTAGCCAAGAAAACTTCGGTGACATCTCGGAAGTCCAACGCGGCACCGCTGGTCAAATGTATACCGACATCGGTACTACCATGAAGAAGTTCGGTTTCGAACACTTCAAAGAAGGCCGTGGCTACATCACCGAGAACCAACAGCGCGCTGCTACAGTAGCTGCTATTGCATGTGCTGATCCAGAAGCTTACAAACGCGCTCTGCGTGCTGTAGCTAAAGAAGTCATTTCCAACGAAGACAACGTTTACAACGTACGTCACGAATTCGGCGGTCCTGCTGGTGCTCTGCAAGTATTCCAAGACCACCTGGGTCTGGAAAACTACAACGAAAAATCTCAACGTGACTTCCGCGTCGTAACTGTTGGTTACAACCTCGAAGCTTCCCGTCAGGATGAGTTCGCTGAACGTCTGTACCCTACTACCGTTATCAACCCAGTTGAAGGTGGTGTTGTTCAGGTTCTTCCTTACATCGCTGTAATGAAAGACGTCTACCACGCTGTATCGGGTGCCAAACTGGCAAACGCAGAAGTAAACATGGTAGAAGCATACCGTGACCCTTCGATCCTGGATGACAACTGCACCGACCTGATCCCTGCTGTTGATCCAGATGGTACCAACCTGAAGTTCTTCACTGATCCTGCTCTGGTTCCACATCACGTTGTTACCAACGAACAGAACATGTCGGTTACCACTGGTCCTCTGCGTCCAAACGTTAAGATCGACCTGATGGGTAACTCGAACGCCAACCTGCTGATCAACAAAGGCATGCTGGACATTTCTGATACCATCGATCCAAGTGGTCGTCTGAAAGCTCTGTACGTCAAGTTCGATGGCAAAGTAATCCGTTTCGTTGTTGACCGTCTGCCTACCGCTGTGTTCCAGCCTGGTCTGGTTGGTGATACTCGTCAAGCTAAACTGGACTTCGTAACTGACGACCTGGTTGTTGGTGCTGACACCAAAGCAATCGACGGTTCGATCTCTGCTAACATGCAGGAACTGGTTAACCGTAAGTGGACTGCACGTGTAAGCGTATCGTTCAGCGGTCATGTATCCACTTCCCGTGGTGATGCTCGTTACGGCGCTGCTGGTATCGAAATCGACCGTATCGTCGACGAAGACCGTAAGCTGATCTCGATCGAATCCGGTGACGGTGCTGATCTGGTTGCTGCTATCGGCGATCTGGAAGTTGTAGGTTACGACCTGGACGTTAAGTTCACCAACACTAACCGCCGTCAGCGTGGTCACCTGTTGCAAACTCGCGCTATCCAGTTCCGTCACCCAATCCCGATGCACGCTCCGGTTACCCTGCCAATGTCCACCATGGACGAGCAAGGCCCAGGCGACGTCGTTAAGGCGCTGACTGTTAACACCAACATCCGTAACAGCAACAACGCTGTTAAACGTCTGTTGAACTACCTGGCACAACTGAAAGAAGTTGTTGGTAATGGTTACGACCGTCCTAAGTTCGGCGCTGTTGAAGGTGCTCTGAGCATCATGATGCGTCCAACCTACCGTGAAGGTTCGTTGCACCTGCCTGACCACATCGACACCCTGAAGTCTCAGGATCGCTGGCAGGACGTTTGCAGCACCATCTTGAACTTCGCTAAAGGTATCCTGTTCCCAGCATACCGCGAGTCCAACATCGAAGCTGCTTTCCGTGTGATCTCGGGTAACCAAGACGAGAAGCCAATGTTCATCTTCGCTACCGACAAAGAAATCGGTAACTACCTGATGACTCAAGGCGACGACCGTACCCTGGGCGCAATCCTCGAGTACGACCTGGTAACTACCAACAACGAACTGTTCGATGGTAAACTGGTAATCGTTCCTACTCGTAAGAACCCAACCGAAAACGACATCCTGTCCTTCGGCCAGTTCTTCTACGTATCGACCGTCATCGCTGACCTGCCTATCACCCGTGGTGGCAACCAAGTGACTCGTGAGATCGCAGCTGTTCCGTTCAACCTGCACGTGAACAACATCCCATTCGCAATCAACCTGACCATCACTGGTCTGGAAGAAGTGATGGGCAAATCGCAGTGGAACAAACCACTGATCGATGCTATCTCTGCTTGAAGGAATCCGGGTAACATCCGTCGACTAGAAGATGGATCAATCCGGTATCTGGAAGATGGTCCCGAGAGGTACCTAGAGTAGCAAACATAACTGCCTCCCCTAGCGGGAGGCTTTATGCCGTGTTAGACTGCAATTAATTTCAGATCTATATTACTGTTATACTAGATTCCCAACCCTCTTTAGATCTTGAGATCCTAATCATGAATTACTTTGAACGCTTTGAAAGAGTGCTCAACCAAAAGTTCAATGGAGACATGCAGGCTTGCCTGAGCTCCACTGGATTTGATAGCTACAAAGATCGACCCATACGTATCGTTGAGATTGATCGTCGTCCTAAAAAGGAACCTGTCTATGTGACAGTTCCAGTTGAAGTTGTAACCCCAGTTGTTGAACCAGAGGAAGTGAATGATATTGAGTTTGATGTAATCGATCTAGAAGCAGAAATGGAAAGAAGGAGAAAAAGTACTGAGACTAATAATCCTGTACAACCTGAACCAGCCATCGAAGATTCGAAAGCTGTTCCTCTTTCTTTGACCGTACGGGATTCGACCAAGTCGTTATCCAGGGGGTCGGTTTTACAAAAGAAGAAGAGTCAAGCTACCAAGACCTCGTTCACCGCAACCGGTGGCAATAGAGCCCAACGTAGAGCCGCCCAAGCCCTCATGCGCAAAGGTGGTAAAACGTCAAGTTCGAGTACTCGGAAAGACGATGAACGAAACAGTGGTGGTTCACAAAAAGCCGACGCACCGAAACGTGTAAGTTTGAGTGAACTGGAATTCGGGTTTAGATTGGAATAGCTTTATGCCGCAACGTGGGAAAAGCCCCTTCACAGAAATCAAAGGCCTAGATTACCAAGCCGGTTATATCAGCAAAGAATCAGCAATCGCAACTGCCCAGGGTAAATTGGGTTCTCAGATGTCTATCGGCGGTAGCTGGATTATCGAGAACTATACCGATACTGAGATCATCAGTTATAATCGGCTGGGCATCACCCAACGAGCTAAGCAATGTAAACCAGTCCGTGGGTATGTACGAATTGAGATGTGTATGTGGGTTGGCACTCTGTCAGCATTCGAAGATCTGACGCTTCGCACCACCACCAAGCATCTGACTGAATCACAACGCAAAATGATTGCAGACTACATGGCGTCGCCAGTGGCGGATCGACTGCGTCCTCAATCTGGTTATCAAGAACTAAGACTGCATTGGGATATCCCAGCACAGTTGTTGCATGACAATCCACATGGTGTCTATCTGGATGTCCTAGGAATTGTAATCGCATTCGTAGATCCGAATGCTAGCTCTTTCGCTGCACCACATGTTGACTTCGAATATCTCGAAGACGATGAGTTCGAACATCAGGGTGTATATGCATCCTTCAATAAACATGATGAACTAGTCCAGTCTATCTGGATCAATTATAAGGGGACAAGTGCCACCAAGCTCTGTAACAACCAGAACGATCCAAGCCAAGATGAAGGCCTGACTGTATGGATCGATGGCGAGAAGCATTTCTATAAGCTGTCTGAGATGGCTAGCAATGGCTACCACATGACAAAAGCTGCAGCGTATGCTGAGCATTCCGAATCTAATGCTGCCGCCTCTGGTGCGCACAAACAACATCTACAGGAGATGGAAAGAGATTACGATCGAAGGTTGAATGAAGAGAAGACGACTTATGAACGTCGAATGCGTGAAGAAGCAATTGCGCGAGAGCTAGAACAGAAAGAATCTGATCGGCAACTTAAAGAAGCTGACCGGGTTAATAAAGACCTCCAAATGAAGCTTTCTGCAGAGCGAGACTATCGCCTCTATCTGGACAATCGTGCAGATAAGAAATACGACCGGGATCAACTTATGGTTGACAAGCGGCCAACACGGATTACCTCAAGGCTAACTGTAGTTGCCACTGCCACCACTGTAATGCTTGGCTGTATCAAGTTCTATCAAGAAGTGAAGAAGATGTACGGCACAGAAGGGAGTACGTAGTGGACCCGAAGTTAATTGCAGGAATCAAAGCACGTATGCCACGGATGAATCCTATCCTGGCGAATGGTATCGCAGTCGAGCAGATGATGACTATCGACGAAGATACTGGCATCAATTATACCCGACGTGAAATTGATCGCATCATGGGAATCAACGCCAACATCTGGCCAGCTGATTTCAAATATGTCGGCAACACACTGGTAACTCCTTGGAAACACTTCGATGAGATTACCCGTGAGTATGGTTCTAAACGTATCGCTAACATTGCGAAGTCTACCACCTACATGGTGAACTTGAACTTCACGTATAAAGGCGAAGCGCTGTTCCCTCGTCCATTGCTCTTACCATCCGTTCAAGATGGTGGCATCGTAACACTCAACGGTGCAAACTACACCGTATCCCCAGTATCGAAAGACGTAGCGTTCTCTGTACTGAACGGTAGCATCTTTATCCCACTCCGTCGGACCAAGCTGACATTCAAACAGAAGTCGCACCACTACTTCTGTAATGGCAACCGAAAGATCATGTATGTGATTTGGTCTCAGATTCACAACGAGATGGGTAAACGTACTAAGAAGGATTATGATAAGCGTGAGCGAATCGAATCCAGTTTGGCGCAATACTTCTTCGCACAATTCGGCGTAACTGAGTCATTCAAACGCTGGGCAGGTGCAGATGTACAAGTAGGTTATCTGAAAGACTTCCCTGAATCGCAATACCCACGTGATCAATGGAACGTATACCAATCTGCCACGCTTACAGGTGCTCACCCAACAGGTGATCATGTCCTGGTCGTCCCAGCCCATCAAGAAAATGATCTGGTGAAACGATTGGTTGCAGGATACTGGTACGTAGTCGATACATTCCCTAACCGGTTTGTGGAACCACACTACGCTGATTCTATCGATCTCTGGCGCATCATCCTGGGCCACATGGTTTTCGGTGACTTCGAACACCAAGGCAAAGTGGCAGAGAACATCAAGTCCCACATGTATTCCCTGGAAACAACTCTCGATGAGATGACCATGGAAGAATTACATTCGGTTGGCATCAAAGCCAATAACATCTGGGAACTGTTCCATTCTATCATGACCGATATGGCCCACCACTTGTATGCTTCGGATATCGATGAAACGTCGATGTATAACAAGCGTCTCACAGTGCTGCCATATGTGATGGAAGACTTCAACTATGCTGTATCCATGTTCTCGTATATGTTCCAAGGTCGTCGGGATAAAACCGAATGGTCTCTACAAGAACTGAACGATGGCCTGAAGCGTTCGTTTAAACTGAACACAGCCATCCGTAAACTTACATCTGAACACGGTGAACTGGATACTCTATCCATGCCAGGTTCTAACAAAGTTATTCGTTGTACCTCTATCCTGGTTCCTCAGGATCGTGCGAAGTCTGCACTGGCACACAACAAGTCGTTGCTGGCGGATAACTCTCGATTGCTGAACGCATCTATTGCAGAAGTGTGTCAGTATCGAAACCAACCGAAGAACAACCCTGATGGCCGAGGTCGACTTAATCTGTTTGCCAAGTTCAGGCATGACGGATTGATCGAACGGCGTGATGAAGTAAAAGATCGTATCGATGTAGCACAAAGCCGCTTCAGTCGATAAAATCTCAGATCTACATTACTAGGGTAGAACTCACACAGAAGGGGTAAGCCCTAATTGCAAATACTCAAAAGGAAACATGCATGTACTCGCAACAAATGATGCAACAGCCACAACAGCAGCAGCAACACCAGCCGCAGTATCTGGCTAACATCTGCATCAACCAAGTGGATCACTCTACATTCAATCCAAACCTGCCAGCCGGGAATGATTTGCCGATCCAGGTTCCACAGTCCCAATGGCTGCAGAATCCACAAGCCGTACAATTGCTTGGTGCTGCGCTCGGTACATTCCGTCTGCGTCTGCAGGAACGTGCAGCTCGCTCGCCTCTGCATACCTGGGCATATAACCAAATCTCCCAGAACCGTTTCCAGAATCCAATCTGGCAACAGTGGTCGGCACATGTTGCAGGCTTCCTGGAATTCATCATGGTAGCACAGGGTCAGAACAACCCACCGCAAGTGGCAGTTCCGAAAGCAGCAGATACCATGTTCAAATGCTATCTGTCGAACTGTGTTGCAGCTCAGCCTTCCCTCGGTCAATTCGTAGCGCAAGATCAAGCAGCTATGATGGACCTGCAGAAGTATAGCCAGATGTTCGGTGTGATCATGCAGGACATCCAAGCATATCGCTCGGGTCGTGCAATGGCACCACAACAACAGGTTATGGTTCAACAGCCTCAGATGGGTATGATGAACAATGGTCAAATGGTTTCCATGCAGCAGCCAGGCATGGGTCAACTTCCAGCCATCGGTGTTAATCCACAATATGGTCAACCACAAATGATCCAGCGTGCACCAATGCATCTGTCTTCTATGGCAGTAGGTTCTCAACCACTGGGCGTTCAAGCGATCGCACCACAACCATTGCAGGGTACCGGCAGTACTGGTATGGACTATGGCATCCCTGCCGCAGAGCCTGCTCCAGCCCCTGTAGTGATCGTACAGCAACAACAGCAGTCGACTGCACCGTTGATGCCAGTTGAGTCCTATGGTGAGTATGTAGCACCTGTGACTACCCCTGTGGTACATCAGCCAATGCTGAGCGTGGAAGAACTGGATCGTCCGATCCCGATGTCTACCAAAGATGTCATCCTCGATCCGCACTATCACAACCCAGCTGGATTCGAAGTTGATATGGAACGTCCATTCGACATCATCCATTCTCCAGGTGGCGTGATTACTCGTCCAGCTTATCAGGTTCCTGATTGGAACGTGACGCGTAACGATACATTCGTCTATACCCAAATGGTCGATCCTTCCCGTTATATCCGTTTCTATACGAAGTGGCCAGATGGGATGGTTCAAGAAAGCATTGTCGAGATTACTGACATGATGAACTATCTGCAACATGAGATCGATGCTGATCTTCGTCAAGCTGCTACCAAGCATACCGGTGAAGTGCGTCGTACCGCCCTGAAAATTCACACAGAGATCACAGACATGAAGCCCCTCGCTGAAGTCAAAGAACTGCAACTGGCAGATGAATGCCAACCAGTTAAGATGTCGGTAGACTTCCAAGGTACCACTGACATGGAGAACGAAGTAGAGTCCCGTAAGGTTCTCCGCCAAGAACTCAGCCTGTCGAAAGAAGCCAAGCTGCCATCCCATGAGTATAGCTCCACTCGTACTCACCTGATCGATATCGATCAAGATGGTTTCGATGCTCTGCTGGCTAGCCTGGATACTAACGATCTGCAACAAGTCGCCAAAGACTTCGCTCTGCATAATCGCCAAGGTCTGCTATCGGCTCGTGTCTACAACTTCATCAACCAGCGCCTGACCCTGGAAACGAATTCGTTCATGAAAGATGCCATGTCTCTGGATGTGGATATCGATGACTTCATGCAGGACATCGGTCCTCTGATGGATCACCTGAACTCTGACTTCGATGCCAAGTATCTGACGCTGCTGAAAGAAGCGACTTCGCTGATCCTGTCCCGTGCAGTTCAGCTGTCCCGTACCGAAGATGATGAAGGTGAAATCACCTATTCGATCAATGACACATTCGTCAACCTGCAGACCGGTTGGTTGCTGGCTGATCTGACTGATGCCAAACTGAATACCGAAGCACAACTGGTATCCGGTTATACTCACCAGGCTCTGATCGATTCGATCAAAGGCATGTATGGTCGTGCATCTGCAGGCGAGCGCATTCTGCGTCGCTTCCGTGTCGTGACTCTGGATGGTGCTTACCTGGAAATCTTCAAAGGTGTCCTGGTTGACAAAGCGTTCATGTTCAAGCGTGTAGCGTAAGATCGGCATAAGCCCTCCCTTCGGGGAGGGTTCTATTTTGTTTGGAGCTGTTAATGATTAGCAAGTGTGTACGCAACATCAGTCGTGACAAAGGTCTGACCATTCCAGATTGGAAAAAGTTCTTCGAAGCTAACCCAACTCCATGGGTATACAAAACTCATGCGGATGCCAAGACTGAAGAAGTCATTAACACCGCGATGAATGCTAAAGCATACATCAGTAACATAGTGTTCCAAGACGATGGCTTCTCCTACGATCTGAACCTGCTGGATGGGTTTACCGAAGAAGACCAATACCATCACTTCATCGAACCAGTCTATGGAATCATCTTCCGTGGCGGTAAAGCAGTGCAAGCAGAAATCAAATTCCTGGAGTTCTCGCCTAGTGAAATCGCTCGGTAATAATCTCTACCAAATCGAACTACCTTATTCAGATTATCCAGAAGGGTTCAAAGAACTAGTTAAGGATGAGAAGGAATGGCAGAAGTGGGTAAGTGATGGCCCTAACTATTGCGAACCCTACAACTACGTCGATGGCAACAATGTCATCGGTCTGATGAGCGACATGTCGTTCCAGGAAGAAACCTTCACTTTCATCTATCAGGACATGTTGTGCAATCCCGATATAATGGACCTACTGAAGTTCTATGCCCGTGGTGTAGTCACTGCCAAGACTCCTGAAGAAACACCAAAGATACATCAGTTGTTTTGTTTCGATTGCACCCCCTCTGAATGGCCTGACCCCATCCGTAATATTCATGATGGCTCTAAAGCACTTCACTACAGAAATCCAGTCTAACTCAAATTAAAAAAGGAACGTTAAGATGAATGCCATTGTAATCTGTGACAAAGCTTTGAATGAAGTGATGGACCAAGAGTCTCGCCAAGTGCAGTATATCACTGGCAGTGGTCGGGTGGTTAAAACAAGACCACCTAGCCATGAAGAAATCCAGGCGATGCATAGCAAGCTTCAACTGGATCACGATGCTCTTGAATTACATGGCGCTGCTAATCCGTTACCTTACACTCGCGAATGGCAACGTCAGCGTGAGAACCGTCATAACAAAGACTACATGGAGCTAGTTGTGGAACCAATGGTTGAAGCTGAGAAACGTAAACATGAAGATGGCACGTACCACTACGTAGCCATGGACGACCTACCTGAAATGGGTTTTCCTGATCACATCTACAAAGTTACCAGCAGTGGCGATCTATTCAAGTTCGAAGATGGACAATATCTATCTTACAATCCATATGCGGATGAAGGCAAGCAATTGTCGGTACCACGTATGTTGATCGAAGATGATACTGTACATATGCCCACTGCCGGTAAAGGACCTCTGTCGGTCATCTACAATGTTCACGCGCTGCGTCGTGATCTGTACATGAAAGGCGTGATGAACTGGACTTATGCAGACATGGCTCCAAAAGGTCTGATCTCTCCCTCCTTTCCACTTGATGCACAACGCTCCATGTACTTCCGTCACAGTCACCGGGCACTTGCAGAACAAATCCGTACCCAGGTTCGCCGAGATGGGGAACTTCAGAAAGAATACGTTGATGCACTGGATCGTATCGGTGTAGAGATCTGGTATGCGGATAAGCGCTTTGGTTTCAAAGATGGCGATTTCGTAGCGGTGTTTGCGTGAACTGGACAGATGGGACAGACAACCGTAAACGCAATGCACGTATTGCAAAGAAAGTAGCGAAGTGGCGTAGGACCAAAAAGAGCCTTACGATGCTATTGGGCACAGCTCTATATTGCCCAGGGCTAACTCCTAATACAGTGCGTGCACTAAAGAAACATGCACGTGAATTACCAATGCGACATGCACGTAAGATCTTCGAACATCTTGCTGTGCATAAGCGTTTTGGTTATGACACAGTGAAACTACGCGTCCGTAAAGGAAAAGAAAACCCACCCAATAACTACACGACGGTTTATTCTAAGTTAGTATCCAGAAAGGATGTAGAATTCTGGAAAGGAATTTTAGACGTTTTCGATGTTGTCGATCCTCGGCATAAGTAATAAACGACATAATGGCTACCCTTCGGGGTAGCCGCTATGCCTTATTTTTTTTTGTTTCGGCGAGCTAGAAACTCAGTGTAACTGGGTTTGGTGGTAACCAACCGAGAGCATTGATCCGTGGAGTCAAAGTTACCGAAGTAGCTGTAGGTAGAATAGGATCAAAGAAGAAGTCTTCTTCATAAGCCACAATGCCGTAAACATCACCGAGCATCTTTAATACATCACTCGTGTTAGCGTAGTCGCCAGGTTTACCAATCAGCTTAACGTCCTTCAAGGCCTCATCGATACGGTAACGATTGTAATAGATCACCATCGAACCTCTGATGCGGTTAGAACTAGCCTTAGCTTGGATAGTCACCCTAGCATTACATTGGTTCTGTAGCCATACCCCAGCATTAACAAAGTCAACATCAGTAACTTGGATCGGAGGAACAATGTCATGCAATGCACTGAACTCATTTAAGAGCTTTTCTTTTGTGTCGTGTAAATACATGTCAACCTCAATCGTAGTGCAGGCGTAAGAAACCCGTCATGTTGGAAGTTAGATTACCGAGTTCCAATACTAGTACCCGATAGAAGTCAGAACGAGATGTCCACTTCGGTATAGTCGCCCCATTATAGAGAACCTTACAATGCTTCTCGCCATCTACCAATGAATGAACAATGTTGTTAGCTGAAACAACACTCTGGCATTGGAACTTAATACCCGAAGTCTGGAATAACGGATTCAGTAGTTGCTCAGGATTGTGGTACAACCCAACTGGAATGTCTTTAAGACTATCCCGATACTTACTGAAATCATAACCACTCATGTAGTAGTCGCCATTGATCTTAGTCGCATCGGGCTTCACTACTGCATTGGGAAACTCATTAACTGGGGTGGTGAGCGTGGAGATATCAATCTTAGCGGTGTTCGTTAGACGCACCTTTAAGAAACCCACGAACCGGAGAGACCGATCGTCAGCCTGGATATTGAAATCGTTTTCACCAATTGCACTGAAGTGATCGAATGTCTGATGCACGAAGTCATCTACCTCGAACACAATCTCATTGCGTGTACCAAGCTTCTTCAGGATATCGAATGTAGTAATCGGAAGCGTTAAGCCACGGATATCTACAGCGAATGTATTACGGAAGAATTCGGTGCAGTTCAACCGATCGTAAGTAAATACCGTTTCGGTAATCTTCGGCATCCTGTTGACTGGGTTAGCGGATCGATTAGGGATGATCTCAATCTGAGTCAGTTTAGGACCCAGTTTCGTCATCTCTTTCAACTTCGCAATACCGGGTTGGAGTTGGAAGTTATATTTGTCGTTGATCATGTCACAAATAGCTTGCCATGATCCTACCTTGAGGTAGTCGCGTGTGATATACATCTGATCACCTTACATGTCAGGGTAGAGAGGGTCGTCGGAGTTTTTGTACTGGCCGAGATAATTATCAACCGGTGGAGAATCGTCTGTAGTGAAGATTACTTTCTGCAGCGTTACACTCGGCATTCTCGTTTTGATCTTTATCGAAGACAAAGAAAGATCGTTAATGTAAACAGTCGGATCAATCTTACGATAGATGGTTCCATCAGCAGACAGGTTGATGTCTGGCAGAATTACCTTATCAGTAATCTTCGTCTTCACGAAGCCTTGCGACTTGTAAGCATGCACATTAATCTCGTCAACCACCACTCGGAAGTAGGAGCCCATAGAGGCACGATAATCACCTACCCGTACCGATGGCATACCAATGACATGGAAGTTGGTGTAGGCGACGTTACGGAGGTACTGGAGAGGATAAGAGGATAGACGCTTCATCAACCGCAACAGTTCTCGTTGAATTTCACCCAGAGTGATCACTTTGAATAAGTTTGCACCGGTAGCAATGTTGATGCAGTCAGTTACAAGCTGCTCATATTCAGACTTACGATAGCCACGAATGTCGATACCCTGAGGCACTAAGTAATCGTCAAAAGAAGTTGGGGTCTTAACCAATCGACAAGTGCGATTCATGTAGTGTGCCTTAACAGCGTTCTCACACATAGCTCGACCATCTTTGTGCTCTTGCAACGAATACAGTTCCCACAAACGCAGATAAGACTTATGTGCACGAGTTGCATCTAAGTAGAACTGTTCAGTAGAGATGTAAGACGTCATTGGGAATACACGGTCCTGAATAGCGGTCAGTACGTTGTCTCCAACAACCCGTGGAGATACGAACGTCTTAAGTTGAGCCAGTGTCGGGAGTGGACTACGCATCACCTCATACGCCACTACAGAAGGAATCATTGTGATATCTGATTCCAGTGTTTGTGCATAAGCGTAAAGCATTACGATGTAAGCGTCCTTAACCGACAGAGTCATCAACTCACCAGTCCGTGGGTTAGGGATCTGTACATAAGCACGATACTTACCACGAGCCGCCAAGTCTAACCAATGGTTCAACAGAACGTTCATGTGTGAACGAACAGAAGAAGTCGATCGATCAATTACTTCAGAATCCAGTATTTTAGTTGGCAGGATAGAGAACTGGTCAGATTCAATTTGTTCAGTGATCTCTTTCTCTGCATCGAAACGTACGAGTGGGTTATCACGAGCCAATCCATCTTCACGTTCTAGAATCTGCTCAACAGTGGCTTTGTCTTGTCCGTCATGAACGATAGGAAAGTTAACATCTAACTTGATCAGCTCAGCGGCAGGCTTTAGTTCGCCAGGCATTGCTGATGCATTCTGCTTGATGTTATACCAGATCAACGGAATACCACGAGGGGTGAGAATATTATCCACCAATCGTTGCCATGTCGATTCTTTACCCACGTTCCGTTCGTACCAGTTAACATCACGGTACAGATGAAGTTGTTGGCCTTTATCGAGATAAGGCATGAACTCATCCAAACGAGAGTTCGAACCTAGCCATTCGCGAATGAAGAAACTATTAGCCCGTCGAGTCTTAGCATTACGCAAACGAATAAGCATAATAGCTAATGGCAATTGCGTATAGAGTGAACCTAAGAAGCCTGCAAAATACAGGTCATCTGAAATGTTAAACTGTGCGTTGTACCAACGGTTGTAGAATGATGTGACCCAGTCTTGAAGTTCATGATCGAAGTTATCTTCGTTCTCTTCAACATACTTAGGATCATAGTACAAAATCTCACCATCATGTGAATCAATCGCACGATCGATGTCAATCGGGTAGATAACCCCATTGATCAAACCTACCTGATCAGGAAACTGAAGCACTAGGTTATTGTAATAAATGCTGCCTGGAACATACTCTCGGGCAGTTGCACGGTGAATTGCTAGATTATCCTTTGTGAAGTCTATCATTTCCAACGTGTCCATGGACCGCACTACCATCTTGCTGTCTGTCGAGTGATACTCGCCAGCCATGTTCATGTAGTACTTCCACGATTTTGGATCAAGCTCATCCGAGATGATACCTTCTTCCGCCAGCCGTTCATTTAGAATAGTGGCTGCTGCATCGAACTTAATTACCACTGTACGGGCTAGGCGCATTGTATCGTTTCGGTAAACTTCGAAATAAACGTTGCTCATGCTTTTTACTCACTTGAATAATGGGAGCTTCTCATGGCTCGAAAAACTGGGGGGAACGGTAAAACGTATCCCATGTTTGAACAAACCCAAGAAGGCATCAATCCATTAACGCCGATTGGCGGTGTTATTAATTTACTGCGTAAATCAGTAAATGAAAAGGGACAAAGTGTCAACCAACCACGCGTTGGTATCAACAAACAAACAATGGATCGCGTATCACGTCAGACGTCTCAGGACATTACTGACAACGACGCAATCATGCAGCTCAACCCCGATCTAGAACTTGTTGAGACCGTAATGGTCGGCAACATTCTTTCGCCTAAAGATCTGGGTGAAACGGAACTGGCATGGTCTGTTGACCCGGTTCTATTTGATAGCGAAATTGCACGACTACTGATAGAGCCAGTAGAAGAACATTTTAAACGAGACTATAAGATTAACGACCGTCTCGACCTGGTGCTTCGAGAGATCATGTTCCGTAAAGGTGCATCGATCCACATCGTTCTGCCAGAGACTGTACTCGACCATTTGGTTAACGGTACACGCAAAGTTTCTATGGAAGACTACGCTGGTTTCCGTAAGCGCATGGCCCAAGGTGAACCACTGGGTTTATTAGGTCATCCAACTAATGCTAACATCTCCTTAGAAAGTTGGAATGTTAGCAATGATGGTGCTAACAAGATTGCTGGTGATGGTAACTTGTTGGTAACTGACAACTTTAACATCCTGAAGTCCCCAGTTGTAGGTCGTCGTGTTCGTGAGATGCGAATTGCTGATCGACTCAATCGCCATCGTGTTTCTTTAGAAGTAGAGATGGAGAAAGAAACACAGAACTACAACTTTACTAATGCTGACATTGAAAGGCTGTATCAGCGGAATCGTAATGGCGTTACTGAACATGCACAGGTTGTAACATCACCTCAGTTCATGGATCGGAAGTCCGTAGGGCATCCCCTGGCATTGTTACCACCAATGGAAGCCGTTATCCCAGTATTCATGCAAGGTCGTCCACATGAGCACGTAGGCTATTTCCTGCTGGTTGACCAAAATGGTTATCCGGTATCGAAAGACTCTACTCGTGACTTTTACGGTGAACTACAAAGCTCCTGGAACTCTGGTGGTAATGGTAGTTCCGATGGTAACTCTGAGATCCTCCGTCTAACTCGTGAGGCAATGGGTGCTAATGCCAGCAAGCAGGATTATGAAGTAGATGAGATTCAAAAGACTTATAACTCGATTATTGTGAATGACCTACATAACCGTCTCCGTAACGGTGAGTACGATCAAGAACTTGAAATCGGTATGTCTGAAGAAATCCAACGGATCATGTTGTTCCGTAGCTGGGAACAGAAATGTACCCAACTCGTTTTCATTCCAGCTGAACTCTGCACTTACATGGCTTTCAACTTCAACGCAAACGGTGTAGGCGAAAGCCTGCTATCCCGTTCGAAGATGATTGCAACCATGCGCTCTACTTTGCTGATGGCTGACACTGTAGGTGGTATGCGTAACGCAGTAGGCCGTAAGAAGGTTAACATCACGTTAGACCCGGATGATCCCGATGCTGAACAAACCATCTCGAATATCCAGTCGTCTATCATGGAGCAAGCACATCGCTCGTTCCCACTGGCTGCTCCCGATCCTACTCAAGCAATGGATCACCTGATTCGTTCTGGCTTCGACTTTGCCATTAACGTTAACGGTGCAGACTATGCTGAAACGAAAGTAGAGTATGACGACTACAACACGAACCAACAGGCTGGTAACCCAGACCTACAGGATCGTCTACGTCGCATGCACATTTCCGGTATGGGTGTACACCCTGAGAAAGTTGACCCGATGTCTTCTCCAGACTTCGCTACTACTGCAACTCAGAACGACTTGGTATTCTCCCGTCGTGTACGTGCTTATCAGAAAGCTTTCACTGAGTACCTACAGAAGTTCATTCGTACTTACACCCACCACAGTTCGATCCTACGTCAGAAGATGGCTAAGGCAATTGTGAAGAACCGTAAGATGTTGAGCCCTGAGCAAACAGCACAACCAATCGATGAGATCATTGATGACTTTATCGCAGCATTGGAAGTATCGCTGCCAGCTCCTGATAACACACAGCATGAACGTCAAGCTGAATCGTATCGTGCTTACTCGGATCTGTTGGATTCGACATTGGAAGCTTACATTACTCCTGATCTGTTCCCTGATGAAGTACTAGGAATGTCTGGTGTAGCTGACAAGATTCTGAACCATGTTAAAGCTTACTTCAAACGTCAGTGGCTAACCAACAACAACGTCATGCCTGAACTGGGTGTGTTGTTAGAGATGGATGGCGATAAGCCTGCATTCTCATTGCTGGATTACATGGCAACTGCACAGTCCACAATGGGCCGGGCATTCATGGAGTTCATGAAACACGAAGTCGATAACAAAGATGCATTCGCCAGAGAGTTCAAGAAAGTTATTGAAGAATCCGGTGGAAGCGATGGCGGTTTCGGTGGAGACGATACAGGCGGTAGCTTCGGTGATGATACCGGAGGCGGAGATGACACGGCAGGCGGCGGAGATGACTTCGGCGATCTGGGTGGTGGCACTGATGATGGTATGGGCGGTGACCTCGGTGGTACCGATGACATGGGGCTTGATGAACCTTCTACAGATGAGCCAGCAGCAGATGAGGATTCCGCAGGCGATACAGCCGGCTTGGATGATCCACATGCAGCAGCAGCTAAAGATGAAGAAGAGGACGAAGAAGCTCTCAACAACCTATAACAACATATTAGCCTTCCCCAACGGGAAGGCTTTATGCCGTCAATTAGAACCAAGCACTCGGAAGAAAGCTTCGTCATGGGTAAATGGATGTGATGGGTTCCGACCACCATCTACAATCGCACTTGATTGCCACCGTCTGTGGTTAGCATCGTAGTCATGTCGAATGTTGTCAGTACCAACGTAAACGAAAGTATCAACTTCATGAATCGTGTGATAATCAAGCATCCGACCATAAGCACCTACGAGCGGCAGGTTGTCTCCAGATGCATCAATAAACCGGCCTGGTAGACGTAACCATTCAATTGGTTCGTAGTCCTGGAAGAACGATGGTGTATCCACGATCACAAAGAAAGACTGTGTCATAGTGAGATACTTAAGCACGACGTCATCAGAACGCATTTGCTCTAGTGACATTAGTGTCGGGTTCTTCGGATCAATGGTTAAACCCAAATGATCCAGATCTAGTTCTTTAACAGATTGGATATACCGATCCAAGAACATCGATGCACCTACTTCAATACGCCATGTCCGATCACCTACTGGTTTATATACCTTACCCAATACTTGCAGGTAACCCCCAATAACCAACAGAACTGTTTTGTTCTCGATGTTAATGTTATTGGGCATGCTGATATAGGACGCATCATTTAGAGGAGCACCTGGTCGTTGAGGTTTAATCATTGACGCAGTAATAGGTACCTTCTGGATGGCCCCAATCGTTTCGAATGAATATACACCGATCTGATTGTTGTTAGCTCGACGTACTGACTTGTTACCATCCAACACACGAATCCCATCGACTGTCCAATCCGTAATATGGAAGTATCCATTAACAGTAGTCAAGCAATATTTATCGTAGTCGGCGTACGAATGGGTTGGGTGGGTCAGAATCAAATCTTCTTTGACAAACTTAGATGCCGTAGAATTGATATGTAAGTCACGACCTTTAGGTTGAGCAATATAACCAGCGTGCCAAGCCTGAGCATAACGTACTAACCGTTCTGTTTCATCCGGCAGCTTAGCTTCGAAGGGTAGCGTTGTATTGCCGATAGAAGTCAGCCATTGGGTTACTGTGAATGTTGGATCAACACCATTCATCCAAGTAGTGACATTATCAAACTTGAGTGCTTTGAGTTGTTGCGTTCCTGTTCCGCCATAACTGACGTAAAGAATCACGTCACCATACGTTGTTGATAACGTGGTAACGATTGCATTACTGAGGTCAGCTTCTTGCCAACGACCTTTACGTCTATCGGCCCGATAGCGTGCACGTACTAGAGTGTACATTGATGAACCTCCGTGGGATTGAATAATCCTATGTGAATTTAAAAATACTGGTGTGCATACACATCATTAAGCTAACAACTGCGCACCAGCGCTACATAGGAGGATATATGTCCACCATGAGTACAACTGGTCTCTACGAAGAGGACCTGCACGGTACGAACCCTGCGAACCTCGTAACAGGTGAGATTCAGACGCTGCAAGTTCCTGGGCCTGATGATTACTACTTCATCATTCCAAAAGCTGCTCCGTACTTCGCGGACTCTCTCAAAGTGTACAACCACCAAACTGGTGCATTGTACGTGGAAAACGTAGACTACCTAATTGGCCACTACTTCATTGAAGCGATGGATTCCATCGGGCGACCAATCTGTGGTTCTATTCGTTTTATGAAACGTACCATCCAAGGTCAAGCTCGCTTAGAGTATCGGACTGTTGGTGGTCAATGGGGCTTTAGTGATTCGGCTATTCTGGCAGAACTGTCTAATCGACAGCTTAACCCACTTATCCGTACTTGGGCTCAGATCGATGTGCTCCCGGCATTGTTCCCTGTACTAGAACACAACCAACCAGTTAACTCGTTGATCGGTTCTGCACAGATCCTGGAAGCGCTGGAAGACCTGGCTGCTATTATCGAAGCTTCGGCTGAAGGGGCATCACAGTCCCACTTGCTTGACTTTCAGAACCCACACAAGGTGACGAAAGCACAGGTACTGTTAGGCTTAGTGCAGAACTACGGAATGGCTACAGATCTTGAAGCCAAGGCCGGTGTACGTGATGACGTTTATATGTCTGCACGGGCCGTCTATCTGCAGGTAATGGATAAAGCACTGACTCCGCTCAATGCTCACATCAATGCCATCGGTAACGTCCACGGCCTGACTGCTGCTGACATCAACCTGGGTCGTGTTCCTAACTTCTCTGCCGCTACCCCAACTGAAGCTATCGACATCACAAACAACAACACGTTGCTGACGCCGTACACTGGCGCACTGTTGATCGAGAAGCTTTCGAACGTACCGCGTATTGATGCACTAGAGAACTTGATCCGTAATCACATTGCGGATATCAACAACCCACACCAACTGACGCCTGCTATTTTGGGTATGTACTCGAATGCACAGATCGATCAGAAGCTTGCCGATATTTCTGGCGGTGGTGGCGATGCAACTACCTTCGGTGGTAAGACTCCAGCCCAATGGGAAGATGGTTTTACTTCGGTAGATGATGTTGAAGGTGTGATCGATAAAGTTCGTATTCAATTTGAAGCGAACATTGCCTTGATTCAACCTGTTGCTCTAGAGTCCCCTTGGACTCCAAGTAATGAAACAGCTTATCAGAATTCATTGATTGTTTATGCGACCCCACGCTTCGGCATGTATGGCGTAGGGAACACACTCAATTCGGTTGATCTGATTCAAGCATCTGACGTCCCACAGATTCCTAATTTGGCTACTCTGCGGAATGCTGCTGAGGGTTGGTCAGCCACTAAAGATGCAGTCTATGTGATTGCTCCGAATGGTTCACTGCGGGCTTACGGTTCAGCATCTGTTGCTGCTCCAGTTGGTTGGAAGGACGATGTTTCCTTTGTCCCAGCTAACGCATTGGAATCAGTATGGGCTACGAAAGACCTAGTGTATATCCGTAAGCGTGGTTCGGGGAGCGTAGTTGGTGATACGTACGTGTATGGCACATCTACCGCATTGACATTGGTTTCGCCAACGTCAGAAGGTTTAGTGACCATCCTTACCACTGCCCAACAAACCTACGTCGGTGAAACAACCGTATTGCAACTTGACGGTAAAGTTTTCAAAGGTCGTGGTTTGGCTGCATGGGTAACTGCGTTCAACGCCGTTGTCACGGCAGTGAATGCTGAGATCGCAGGGAAAGAAGCAGGCGATACTATTCGCGATGTGCGCGTTGGTGAGACTAACGTTATCATTACGAGCGCATCACGTGGGGAAGTCTATGTGTATCAAATCAACCGTACGGGTAACAACGTTACTGGCTTAGTCCGTGTTGCAGATCCATTCATCTACGACACCCATGGCGTCAAAGTTCCAGTAGGTACCATTACTGGCATTAAAGCACTTTCTGGCGCATACAAGCACTTCTGTCTACTCACTGCCGATAATAAGGCATTGTTCTTCGGTGATAACTCACAGGGTCAATGTGAAGTAGATAACGAAGCGGGTCCGTTCTTGTCGATTGCAGCTGGTAATAACTACACCGTTACGGTTAACGACAAGCATCAACCGATGTTCTGGGGAAATTCACCAGATAACTCAATGTTGTATAACAACCGTGGCACAGTGATCGAAGAGGTAACTCCATGATCAGTACAGCAAAAGTAACGGCCATGCTTCAACGTATGGCCCTATGGGCAGGCGAAACAGTTAGTCGTCTCACACTGGTGAAGAATCGGTTAGACGCATTAGAGTCGCTTACTCGTGACTTGAACCAGATGGACGCCGATAAAGTCGGCTTAGGTCGAGTCGCCAACTATGCACCAGCCACATTAACGCAAGCAGTTAATGGAGTTAACAACACATCAACCATGACCCCCCGTAGAACAGTGGATTTCGCTGAAGCTAATATCTACGGCCCCATTGGTGATGCTTTCGCTGCAGCTGCTGCACGCTTGCCATAAACCCACAAGACAGGACATGGGCAACCGTGTCCTCTTTTGTAAGCATTATCCAAACGGAGTAACCCATGGATAGCCCAATCGTACAGCTACCACTAGATCTAACGGGTACTAACCCTAATAACCATATTGGTAGCGAAGAACACCTACTGGTGGATCTTGATGGTTTCCCGTATAAAATCATCACCCTCTTCCATGGTGGTTTTTATACGAAGGGACTCAAGGTCTACGATGCAGACTACAACAAGCTTATGCCTGATGTAGATTACATCTGTACTTACAAACATCAACAAGTCAGTGATCGTACTGGTCTAGAAGTTTGCAGTGCAATCGTTTTCATTAACCCTGCCATTGATGGCATCGTTTATACCTCTTCCCAAATGGTCGGTGGTGATCTCGCATTCAGCTTTACTGTTGTGCAGGATTACATCACTTTCTACAATACCAAAACATCTGGCTATGTGCCTAAATGGGTTGACTACAATGGTACCGAACCCAACTGGGGTCCAGGTGAACTAGTGCAACAACGTTGGGGGTTGGACACATACCAACCATTTAACAATGAACTAGAAGTCATCTCTCGTCGAATGATGATTGGCGCTGACGCAGCTGAAGAAAATCTACGGGATTCTATTCGTGATCGACTGGATGTATTCTTAGCACGATTCAATAGTCGCCTACAGGATCACATCGATGACAAAGCTAACCCACACCATTCAGATGCCGAGAAAGTAGGTTTAGGTTTACTGCGTAACTTGCCGGTAGCTACAACGCCACAAGCAATCGCCATTACCTCCGATGCACTATACATGACACCAGCATTATCTTGGCAAGTCAGTGATCAATTAGCCGCTCTTCCGTTGAAAGCCCACACGGATCTGAAACCAGCTAACCCACATGACGTTAAGAGTGCTCAGTTGAACTCGCATGACAAAGCACAAGCTACCGCGATCATCAACTCGAAACATAACAAAGGGACAACCATCTCCAATACACGAACCATCATGTATCAGGGCGAATGGCACACCTACGAGGCATATGTAGCTAAGCTACGGAAGAACTTGTCGACTACTTATTTCCCTAATGGTGTTTTGCAACCGTCTAGATTAGGTGCAGGTCCATTAGAATGGAATGCAGTAATGCGTGGTGATCGTCGTTGGTCACGCGTGAGCGATATTCTTGCTGAGTACGTTACAGCTCCAGCTGCTTCGTTTAATGGTATCTCGGTTAACACGTATGATCCAAACGTAGCAATGAATATTGTGCGTTCTACTTGGCCATATGAACCAGTTGGTAGTACCGTATTTGCACGCTGCTTAGTGCAAGTATCTCAGGGTTGGGGTAACGGTTCACAGCAATACGACGTCGCCCAAGACTATGCCTTCGTTATGACACCATCTGGCTGGATTAAGGCTTAAGGTAAAAGAGATGACTCCACTACTACACAAGTTTCCATTAGACTGGACAGGTACCGACCTGCGTAATCGGACACGAAGCGAGATGCATGATATGTCTGCGCTCTATGACCTGGACTACCGCTGTGTAGTCTTGGATCATGGTTACTTCTATACCAACGATCTGTACATCATCGATGAAGCAGGCCGTGTATTAAAAGAAACCTTAGACTATCAACTAGTTGGTTTCAATACTGATGTAGTTGGTAAGACAGCCAGGACCGTTGTATCCGTAATAGTGATTACTAATAAAAAGGTAACCTCTAAGATTTACGTTGATGCACAAATGGTCGGCGGTGGTTATGAGAAGGTAGGCAAAGCAATCGATCAGATGGCTATGGGTCTACTCAACAACACCCGCAAAGTGCACTGGAACAACATCAAAGGCAAACCTGACCATTTCCCTGCAGGTGGTCATATGCACGCGCTATGGGAACTGTACGGCTTCACACCTACGGTTACTGTATTGAAACGGATGTCCGTTGCATTTGGTAAGAAAGTTCAACTGGTGTTGAATGGCATTTACAAAGACTTCGATGCACAAATGAAAATCATCGAGGGTGAATTGGATGCTGTGGAAGCTCGTTTGACTGCACACATCGCAGATCAGAATAACCCACACAAAGACTGGAAAGGTAACATCGGTTTAGCAAATGTGTTCAATGCCCCTACGGCTACACTGACACAGGCTCGCTTAACAAACGGTAGTTTGATGTCGACCTATGCAACTCCATGGTCCATCGGTCAAGCACTTGATGCTAACTTTACTCCGATCTTGCAAGAACACATTGCTAACAGAAACAACCCGCACCAGAATAATATTACTCAACTGAATATGTACTCCATTCCTCAGATGAATGATAAGGCCAGTCTGTATACCGATCTCAATGCAACGATGGACAAGTCTACTTTGGTTTATGGATTAACCTCTACTGCCCTGCAGCCACAAGTGCAATCGAACAACCATGTGGCCAACCTAACGATTGGTATGTACCCATTCCAAATCTGGGCACGTCCTTATATCGGTGGCCTCTCCCCAAATGCACAGGTATTTAAACCTGATGGTTATTGGCAGAACATCGCTGACGTTATTCAACGCGAGGTTCGTCCAAGCACTTTGATTACAGTTATGCAAGGTGACTTCGATAGTTATGCAGGATGTGTAAACACAGCAAACCAATGGTTGATCGGTTATCCAATAGGTTCATTGTGTTATTGCCACTACAACATCAACCGGCACTCCGGTAATGGTAACGGGTCTATTCAATATGCCCGGACACAAAACACCACGATTCTCGTTTACGCAGGTGGCCCCGGTTGGATTACTAGCGCAGGAGGTGTATAATGGCTAGACTTACATTTCTGCCCCTGGATTTAACGGGGCAGTCACTCGTCAACAGACGTACGGGTGAGCAACATCCACTGATCAAGGTTGGCAATAAAGTTAACCGAGTGTGTGTCCTAGGTCATGGTGCTTTCTATACCCAAGGCTTAATAGTACGTGATAACACAGGGCGATTGCTCTCACCTGTCACTGACTTCAAGACAACCTACCACTACGAACAGTTAACTAAACTGACTGCAAAAGAAGTAATGGGTTTGATCGTTGTTACAAATCCTGCAGTAGTGTCGCCACTGACAGTCCAGTACCAAGCGGTGGGTGGTAACTTTGCAGTCTCTGTCCCAGAACTGAAAGCACTATTGGATTCCATCAAGGAAGATAACTTCGACCTTAAATGGGAAGACATCATCGGTAAGCCAACTGCTTATGTTCCTGAAGATCATGAACATGAATACTGGCAGCTTTGGGGTATGGAAACCACAGTCACCGAAATCGATCGTATTGGTGCTGCATGGAAAGCCGGTTCCACCGCTATCGCCAAAGAGAGCAAAGACTACGGTGTTATATACGTTCAGAAAGGACGGGATGCTATCGATGCCTATGCTCTTAAAGTAAGTATCCACTTGACGGATATTAATAACCCACACTTGACGGATAAGACTAAAGCAGGTTTAGGTTATATCAACAACTGGACGATGGCTAGCCCTCTACAAGTAGTTGACCGCAATGATGCAACCCATTACATGCCTATTGGTGGGATGTACCGGATTCTGAATACAGGTCCATTACCAGATCTTTCTGCACACGTGAGTAACTATCTCAATCCACATGGCACAACTGCTGCAATGGTAGGCAGTTGGACTAAAACCGAGATTGACTCAGCTTTTGCTGGGAAATATCTGTGGACAGATGTCGCTAACAATGCAAGTTTGTATGGCGGGCGTGCCCAATCAACACTTCGTTACGATGTGACCACTAACCTGGACCCTCGGGATATTACGTTCGGTGGCTTCCCTCATACGCAGATTGGTTATGGTGGTGGCGGTATTGGTTCCGACACTTGGAACTGGGCATTGTGTGGTGATGGCGTTTGGAGACGTTGGTCTGATTTGGTTGCACCATTCAACAATAGCCGCCGTCGTTATGTATCACTAGGCAACTACAGTACGCCAGCAGCGCTTCAGAATATCGCTAACGTAGTCTATGCTGGTTGGCCAGATAATACTATCGCAATCGGTACGTATTACAACTTCCCGACTGAAGATGTCGAGTTCACACTACTTAAAGCCTTTATTAAATCAAACGGCTCCTGGATTCCGGTCTGGGGTTAAAAGAGGAAACAACCAATGTATAACAGTACAGTTCTTTCAAATCTAACCAGCGGTGTTCGAACACGTGCATTACTGATGTTCAACAAAGCAAATGGAGAATTCATTTCCGCAATCAGTTGGAATGACCCTGAAACGTTAGGTGGGGGAGACTACATCCTTTTCGTTGAAGCACAATACGACCTGTTGAATGATGTAGTTAAGGGTACTTATCCTGATTACGTAATCATGAATAGAGATGAAGGTCCTCAGCTTTATTACGAATCGCAAGCTGATACAGCCATGTCGACTAAGATCACTAAGAAATACCCAGTGGTCGAACAAGTAAACGTACTGGCTCGCGCCGTCGGTATCTTAGCAGAGAAACTCGGTATGACCGAAGATCTCACCGAACTGGCTGAGATGATTGAATACATCAAGCTCTGTAAAGAAGTGAACGCCACTACTAAGGAATTCCACCGTGAGTCTCCCGATTACATTTACGTCAGCAATAAAGAACTTGCAGAACAAGAAAACGCAAGATACGAAGGTGGTCTACACGAAGCCATTGGGCCAAGACCGATCACAGGTGGACGTGTTTTCGGCTGATACGGCTGAAGCCATTGTGGGGGCCCTAGAGGCCCTCCCGGTAGGTTACTGGTATCAACGCTCAAAGATCAACTCCATTCCCACTAAAGGGGTGACTGAGTGCGACTACGGGTTCCTGGGGCACAACCAGATGCCTAGAGAACTCCGTGAAGCGCTTTGGGACCTAGCTCCGTCTATCCCTAAGGCCATGTTAGAAGAAATTTGCGTTAACCGTTACGAAATTGGTACTGGGATGCCCGAGCATATTGACCTGGCTGAGTATCAATACAACATGGTTGTCGCTCTTTCTAACAATGGGGACGGTTGCACAATAATGGATGAGTTCTTTGTTGATGTGCCCGGTAAAGGAATGGTGTTCCCACGCAAATCGGAACCACACGCCGTACCACCGGTTAAACATAAACGTTTTGTAATCATTTTCCTGTATGCATAAGGAGTAGACATGTACACACGTCTGCACACACTTTCAGAAACAGCAGTAGCCGAACTCCGTGGGCTTAAAGACGAAGTTGTTTTCTCGAATTCGTACGGTGCCCGTCGGAGACAAGGTAAGAACGATGCCAACGCTCTAAGTATCTACAACTACTCTAAGTGGTTTAACTGGACTCACAAACAACGTGAAGTTTTCCGTAAAACCCTTCCGGAGAGACAAACCCAGAAAACTAAACAAGTCTGGTTCTTGGATATCCCAGCACGTACTGGTTTCCTAGATGAAATGACGTATTGGATCACCCATGCGAAAAGCTGTGGGAAGATCTGTGCTTATTCGTTGACTGATAAACAGACGATCTATCTTAACGGTAATTCGGTTACTCTCGAAAAGGGAGAAGGCATTTACTTTTGTCTATCGAACATCCATTCGATCAAGCCTTCCAAAGATGGTCAATTGTGGGCATGTGTGATGACTACCTCACCTGTCACTGACCTACTGTAGAAATACGTTTCTACTTAATAATACAATGCCTCAATCACAAGGACATCGAAATGTCGATCTTGGACCAACAAGTTGTTAACGTAACGCGTACCGCTATTGGTGCTCTGTTACAAACCGTTAAATATCTGGGGATGCCTACAAAGCTTGCCCTGCTGCTGAATACCACTCTGAACCAGAAGTTTGCTGTGCAGAATGGCGTACTGCCTTCCGATGCACAATCACTGAACTTCCGTTACCTCGTTATTGGTAACATGGGTCACTTCACTGTCAAAGCTGACGACGGTTCTGATGAGACTGATGTCCGTCCACACCGTACTAACCATAACGGGCTGTACAACCACATCCCGTTTGTACTCCGTGAAGTAACTGATGACCTGACCTCCCTAGAACGTGAGAAATACGCTCTCCGCACACCAGAGACACACAAAGGCAAACCTTACTTTGCTTACTACGCTCGTCGTATCAATATCTCTGCAACTGTACCACAGCTGTTAGAAGTAGAGATTATCAATGGCGTGGAAGTAACTCGTCCGTACGTACCAACTCTGGAAGACTTGAACCCTACCCCTCCAGCTATTCCGAATACCGGTATTGTTGTCGGATCGAACAAGTTCATTTCTGCTTCTGCCATTGTTGAAGTTAAGTTCACCAAAGAAGACATTGCCGAGATCGTTAACGCTCACCGTGTTCGCACTAGTTCTACCCGTTCTCCGGTTATCTCTGAGATTGGTCTGGTTACTGGTGTTGATAAACTGGTTCCTGGTCAAGCAGGCGGCGGTGGCTCGTTGGATTACAACGAAGTTATCGGTGCCCAGATCTCTGTACACGTAGCAACCAACCACCCTATCGCGTACAACTCTAATGGTCTGACCATGGTTTACGATATCGGTGCTTCTGAACCAATGTTGGGCGATCAAGCTCTTAACGTTGCCGAGTTTGCGAGCTAACTATGCTTAAGATGCCGGAGAACTCAGAACCGTTTAAGATTCTGTCTCTAGACCCTGGCTCTTCGCATCTTGGAGTTGCCATACTACTCGACTTGTTAGATGGTTCTGATGTAACAATTGATGACTCCTTCACTGTACACCTGAAAGACACCTGCCCAGAATATGCTGAGCTAGGTGATCTGCATGGTAACCGTGTAATACGCTTGATGCAACTCGGGGATGCTGTACTAAACCTCGTGAGAACGCACAGGCCACACGCGGTGATTGTGGAGGCTAACTACTTAGGTCGTTTCGCTACCGCCTTCGCAGCGCTCGTAGAATGCGTTGCGATGGTTCGTAGTGCTGTGTATATGTACGACCCTTTTATGCCACTCTACCAAGTAGATCCTTCAACCGCGAAGATCAATGCTGGTATGGAACGTATTAAAGGAACTGACAAGGAAGATGTCCGTCGTGCAATGAGAAAGCGTAAAGGCATTGTGTGGAATGTTAATCTAGAAGAACTAGACGAACACAGTGTCGATGCATGTGCTATTGGCATGTATTGCGCGGATCACATTACACCTAGGGTAATGCCCGCTGAACCTATCAAGAAGATCAAGGTGAAGAAGGACCGTAAGCGGAGAAGAGGTAAGAGACGATGAATTTTTTCAAAGGTCTGCAATGGTTTGAATGGCTCCTGATTGGTATCGTAGTTACGATGCTCGGAGTCTCGTATTTACTCTGGAACAAATACGATGAACGTACTGAACAAATCGGCGGTATTAAAGTCGAGAACAGTGTGCTCACGGAGACGGTGAAATATAAAGATCAGTCCGCTACCATCTCGGACCAGGTTGTCGCTGAATTTGTTCAGGAGAAAGAAGATGTGAAGGCAGAGCTGGAACAGTCACGTGAAGGAGTGATTGATGACTACATTAACATGGCAACAGCCCCAACGGTTGCGCCCGCCGCGACTGTCGTGGACGTCCCTAAAGCAAAGGTTACAACGAGGCCAAAAGCAACTCAAACTAGGCCCACCTCCGAAGTATCTGATGCTACTGGTGCTAGTGATCGCATTAGCCTCTTGGCTAACCGGATGCACGAGCACTACTGCGCAGCTGCCCCAGAGCGTGGTGTCGGCTGCAATGCCGTCCGTACTAACCAATGAGTGTTACGTTTCTCCGTCCCCTACTGTCGAAGATATTCTTAACGCTCCACAGCGTTATCGTGTAGCCGGTAAGATGTCGGACTGGGAAGCTCGTTTCCTGTTGATGTCTGATCAATGGCTCCTACAAACTGACGCACTTGGTGTATGTAATACACAGGTACGCAAATCACGTGAGTGGGTAAACAAACATCGTGGTTTGGAGAAGCCAAATGAAAATCTCGGAAATCCTGAATGAGATCGACCAGAGTCCGATTTCCTCTCACTCAACTGCAGCATTAATGATCGGTTATCTGAACAGTGAATTAACACTGGTTGGAGAAACCGCATTGACTTCGAGCTCTACGGGTGCAGAAGCCATTGCTGCAATCTACAAAACCCCACGTGAAAAACAAGATGTTATTTTCCAGAAGGACTTCACGTCTATTCGGAAGAAAGACAGTTACAAGTTCACGGTATTATCTCTGGCCGTATTGGCAGTGGTAGCGGGAGCAGGCTTCGCAGGAAGTGTAGCTAAGTTAGAAGGTGAGGCAGCAGCAGGTGTAACAGACGTGTTTAAAGTTCTGATCACCGGCCTGTTTGAAATTGCGAAAATGATGATTTCAGGTCAATAAAAACATACTGTCCGTCCCATTAAGGGACGGACTTTATTATGCTATGTGGATTAATCAACTTTGTAACCACAGGACCGAGGTTTAAACATGATCACTACAGATCGTTTCCCGTATGACATGCCTTCCCGCGACGCGCTCGTGGAACAGGTGAACCGTGACTTGCAACGGAACTACAAACCGAACCAAGTTAGTTTTGAAGACATGTTCTTTGCCCCTCTGCCTGCTATCCCTGGCCGTACGTTTATCGAGATGACTAGTCGCCTTACAGGCCTAAAGGAATTCTTTGTATATCGTCGGTTAGATCTGGCGAATCCTAAGGCACTGGGTACAAGCACTCGCATTAAGGTATTGGGTCGTCCGACTCCAGCCAGTATTGCAAACGAAATCAATCGTAGCCGTAAGATGACATTCGGCCCAGATGACCTTTCGTTCTCAACAGTTGTTATTAACAACTCTGAGGAAACATTCGTCTATCGCTTGAAAGCGATGACAGGCAGCTACGCATACTTCGGTGAAACAGATGTTATCGTTGAAGTGTTAGAAGCTAATCCGTATGCACGTTATCTCGAAGACGGTGATGCTCGGTTGATGGAAACCGGTGACATTCGTGAACTCGAACACGTCTGAGGTAAATGACATGGCTACTCAAAACGCTATACTCGATTCTATTCCCTTACCAAAAGCGAATAAGTCTCGTGCAGCAGCTATGCCAACCCTAGAAGCTATTGGCAAGATTAGCGGTATGTCTCCGACTATACTGGCTACCTTCGCTTCGATTGAGTCTGGGTTTGACTATACTGTCAAAGCATCGACATCAAGTGCAACTGGTTGGTTTCAACATCTGAATAAAACTTGGGATGATATCCTGGCGTTAACTAATGCCAAGTACAGTCTTAAGGATGATGCTCAGCGTGGTCTCCGGTTAGATCCTCGGGCTAATGGCCTGATGGGTGCAGAACTGTTGAAAGACAACGCTCGCATTCTTCGGAGTGGTCTGGGTCGTGAGCCTAACGATACGGAATTGTACGCCGCACACTTCTTCGGAGTGGGTGCAGCTAAGAAGTTCTTGCTAGCTGATCGTAACGCTTTGGGTAAGGACCTGTTCCCTAAACAAGCTGAAGCTAACATTGGTATCTTCTACGCTCGCGATAAGAAGACAGCTCTGACAATCGCACAGATTATCGACTTGTTAGATTCTAAAGTCGCCAAGCACCGCGGTTGATCAACTTTATGTAATAAAAGGATTTCGCTATGAGCACACCAATTACTGATGTGGTACCAAACAAAAACATGCTTTCCGGTATGGAATCCCTGCTCACTTTGAGTGGCGATGAACTCGTGGAAGTGGTACGGCTAATGCCGGATGGTTCATATAAGAACTATCGTACATTCGCTTCTAAACTACGTGTGGGTAAATCCGCATATGAGGGGGCTGTTCAAAATGGCTTCGTTGGTACAGAAGTAGAATGGCTTGCAACATTGGTAGGCGAATCAGCTTACAAGACTGCTGTACGTTTAGGCGAGTTCGTCGGTACAGAAACCGAATGGGTTCAGTCGGTGGCTCCGCTATATGCACACGATGTTGAAACTAGTGGCCAAGCTCTGGTTGCTGGTGTAGACGGTATCGGTGCATGGACGCAACTGACTGGTGCACACGTTGGCTTGGATCAAGCCGATAATACCCCGGACATGGAAAAGCCGGTGTCTGATCCGCAGAGGACTGAGTTTGCTCGGTACCTCTTGCGGTCTCGGACAACTACCGAAGTAATGAAGGTGCTATTGGCACTTCCAGGCATTCGTTATACTGACGACATGAAAGACATCATCTTTGATGAAGGTCGAGTAACGCCTGTTACAACACCATAACCCTAGAAGGAACGACGACTATGATCGTACAAGTCAAACGTGGCACAACAGCAGAAGCGGCAGCAAGACTTGGTTTGGAGGGGACACTGTTTATTGACTATGTTGCCAAGAAACTATATCTGCATGATGGCGTTACTGTTGGTGGCACTCTGGTGAATGGTGTTAGTGCGGAAACAGTTAATCAATTGATTGCTACTGCACTGGATGCTTTTGAAGTAACTATCGCTGACATCACCGGACTGGAGACAGCTCTGGCCGATACTCTGAAAACTGCAGATATCGGTGACAAAGTAGCATCTTTGGTCGGTGGCAAAGTGCCTGCTGAACAACTCCCTGATCCTGTTGTAGTGCCTGTTAAAGCAACTGGTGCTGAACTGATCGATGGTACAGACGATGTTAAGTTTGCTACGGCAGCTTCATTGGTTGCACTATTAGCTGACATCGGTTTTACCAAAGACGGTAATGGCGATTGGAAGCTTGACCCAAGTGTTGTAGCTCCGTAAAAACATAGGGAGCCTTCGGGTTCCCTTATGCCGTCTCAGTATTTTATTCTATTGTATGAGTCTTATTTACGTTTTAGTAAGACGACCGGTTGATTTTACTAAGACTCTCTTTAAAGGAAACATCGCGATGGCTGAGTCAAATAAGAAGGGTATGATCTCTGGAATGGAGTCGCTGCTAACAATCAGTGGTGAAGAATTCCTTGAGGTAATCCGTATGGAGACCGATGGCAGTTTTAAAAACTACCGTTTGCTGGTTTCCAAAATCCGTAACAACGCAGGTCTATCCGCTTACGAGATCGCTGTTCAAAATGGTTTCGTTGGTACCGTCGATGCATGGCTTGAGTCGCTCGAAGGTAAGACCGCATATCAGATCGCAGTGGACCTCGGGTTTGCTGGCGATGAAGCCGCTTTTATTGCCTCATTGAAAGGCACTGAAGGCGAGGTAGGTAAGTCAATCTACGAGATCGCAGTTGATACTGGGTTCGTAGGTACCGAAGCAGACTTCCTGAAAACTTTGGTTGGTAAGTCCGCTTATCAAACCTGGCTAGAGCAACCTGGCAACGCCGGCAAAACAGAAGCTGAATTCATCGCTTCGATTAAAGGCGTCCAAGGGGATGATGGTATCCAGGGCATCCAAGGTGAAGATGGTAAATCTGCATTCGAAGTGTGGCAGGCCTTACCGGGTAACATTGGTAAAGATGAGGCGGAATATCTGGAAGCACTGAAAGGTGACACAGGTGCATCGGCTTATGAAATTGCAATCTCTGACGGCTTCGCAGGAACAGAGGCTGAATGGTTAGCATCGATCGAAGGTCCTTCGGCTTACGAAGTGGCTAAAGCTGCTGATCCAGCTATCCCGAACGAAGCTGCATGGCTAGCGTCTTTGGAAGGTCCTTCTGCATTTGAAGTAGCTAAGGCTGGTGGTTTTCCTGGTACTCAAGCGGAGTGGCTCGCTACTCTGGTAGGTAAGTCCGCATACAAATCTTGGCAGGATGCAGGTAACACTGGTTCGGAAGCACAGTTCCTGGAATCTCTCGAAGGTTCGGATGGCGTAGACGGTACTAACGGTGTTGATGGTAAATCAGCTTACGAAACGTGGAAAGCTTTGCCTGGCAATGCCGGCAAAACAGAAGCTGAATTCATTGCCTCCCTCAAGGGTGTTAAAGGTGATGACGGCGTAGACGGCTTGGATGGTGTCGACGGTAAGTCTGCCTACCAAACTTGGCTCCTGCTTCCAGGTAATGCTGGTAAGACAGAGGCAGAGTTTATTGCTTCCCTTAAAGGAGCTAAGGGTACAGATGGAACCAACGGTACGAATGGCACTAACGGTAAGTCCGCTTACCAAGTAGCTGTCGACGATGGTTTCGTAGGTTCTGTTGATCTGTGGCTGGAAAGCCTCGTTGGGCAAGACGGTCAGATTGGTGCTGGCGTAAATGTAATCGATACCATCACTCCAGAAGAGTATGCAGATATCGTTACTGCTGGTACTTCCGTAGCTGGTGATGCCTACATCGTAGAAACCTTCCTCTACATCTACAATGGTTCCGCTTGGGTTAAGTCTAACTCTATCCAAGGTCCAGAAGGCCAAGGCCTGAACTATCTGGGCGAATGGCCTACCGGTATTGCTCTGCCTCTCGATGTCAACTACGTATCTGGCGACACTTATGTGTGGCGTAGCTCGTTGTGGACTCTGGTAGAAGAACCTACTCGTAAATGGGTAGACATTGGTGTTCCTGGTCCCGAAGGTAAATCTGCTTATGAGACGTGGTTGCTGTTGCCAGGTAACGCAGGTAAGACTGAAGCTGAATTCATTGCGACTCTGAAAGGTCCTCGTGGTGATGATGGTACGGATGGCATTAAAGGTGATGACGGCAACTCCGCTTATGAAATCGCCGTGCTTGATGGTTTCGTAGGAACTGAAGTACAATGGCTTGCCTCGCTGAAAGGCGATACTGGTGAACAAGGTATTCCTGCACTGGCATTCGAAATCAAAGGTACCCTGACTGACGTTTCTCAACTACCTCGTCCTGGTAACCCAGCTGAAGCATATTACGTTAACCGTGATCTGTACATCTGGATCGTTGATGATACTACCCCTGCGAACTCTGACTATCAAAACTTCGGTTCTCTGAACGGTGCTTCGGCATACGAGATTGCTGTTGATGAAGGTTTTGTTGGCACTGAAGCCCAATGGCTGTTATCGCTGAAAGGCACTAACGGTGTCGACGGTACAGACGGGACCGATGGTCGTAACCTGCAAGTCAAAGGTACTCAAGTTAACCTGGCTGCTATCCAAGCTCTTCCAACTCCTGTTGATCAGGATGCATGGGTAGCTCTGGACACTGGTCACCTGCATATTCGTGTAGGTGCTGCCTGGATTGATGCTGGTCCTTTCCGTGGTCAAGATGGTACTAACGGTGTTGATGGTACTAACGGTACCAATGGTCGCAACGTAACTGTTAAAGGTTCTGTTGCTAACCAAGCTGCTCTACCTGGTGGTGCTGTTGAACAAGATGCGTATATCACTCTGGATACCGGCACTCTGTTCATGTGGATCTCTGGTACTTGGGTTAACCTCGGTGTATTCCGTGGTCCTAAGGGCGACACTGGTGCCGACGGTCTCGTTGGTAACGATGGTGCTCCAGGTATCGGTATCATCATCAAAGGTGAAGTTGATGTAGTAGGTGATCTACCAAATCCAGCAACATTGGAGCCAGGTGATGCGTACTACGTGGTTGCAGATAACAAACTGTACCAAGTAAACGATGTTAACGTGTACGGTCCTGGTATTACTATCGTTGGCCCACAAGGCGCAGACGGTGTACAAGGTATCCAAGGCCCTGCTGGTAACTCAATTGCTATCATGGGTTCCTATGCTACTGAAGCTGCCCTGAAGGCTGCCCATCCTACTGGTGTGAATGGTGAAGGTTATCTGGTCGGTAGCGATCTATACCTCTACGGCGTAAACCCGGTTGGTGGTGCTACTGAATGGTACAACGCTGGTCCTGTCCGTGGTCCGAAAGGTGATCAGGGTATCCAAGGTGTCACGGGTCTCCGTGGTATCCAAGGTCTGACTGGCGAACGTGGTGCACTGTGGCTGACTCTGCCGAATGGCGTTGAAGAACCTACCTCCGGCTACGGTCGTGAAGGTGACTGGGCTGTTAGCGCTGACTTCAATACCTTCTACAAAGCTCCGGGTACTGGCTGGGTTCAGATCGGTCGTCTGGTAGCTGGTGACGTTAACTCGCCACTGGGTAGCTTGGGTAAAGTAGTTCGTCTGGGTACCTCGTGGGTTGCTCTGCCGGTTGATGAAGTTCCAAGTCTTGCCTCCGGTAAGATCTACGCTCGTCAATCTAAAGCTGGGTCTACCACTGAAGGTGAGTGGGTTGAAGTTGTCTTCCCGGATTCGTTCGATGAAGCTCCTGATGATGCTAAGCTCTACGTCCGTACTCGTTCCGTTGGTGTTGAAGATGGTAGCTGGTTCGAATTGCCGAAGACCATCGGTGATCTGGTTACTAAAGATACCAAACAATACGCTCGTACTTTCGAAGCAGCTGACTCTGCCCCTAAGTGGAAAGAGATTGTTATCCCATCAGTTGTCGTTGGTGAAGCTCCTACCACCGCAGGCAAAGTTTACCTGCGTAGCGGTCAGAATGCCAACTGGGTCGAATATGTAGCTCCGGCTGCAGGCGTACCAGAAGCTCCTACCACTGCTGGTCTTGCATTTGCACGTCGTGGTGACAACACTAGTTGGGTCGAAGCTACACCAGAAGTAACTGGTGCTGCCGGTACTGTCTTCGGTCGTAAGGGCGATAAGACTTGGGTACCTGCTGCTCCAGAAGCTCCAACTACAGCTGGTAAGTTCTACATGCGTCGTGGTGATACTGCCGCGTGGGTAGAATACGTTGCTCCATCGGGTGGTGTGGCTGAGGCACCAACTACTGCAGGTAAAACATTCCTGCGTAGTGGCCAGAATACTAACTGGGTAGAGTTCACCGATACTCCAACTGATACCAAGTCGTATCTGCGGAAAGGTGATAAGACCTGGGTTGAGTATGTGGCTCCTGCTGCTGGTATTACTGAGGCTCCTAACGACGGTAAACAATACGTCCGTAAGAACCAAGCATGGGCTTCCTTCGATCGTTATGATACCCCTATCACTGCGATCGTAGCCACCGCTACACTTGATCCACTAGTCAACCAGTTCTTCACCGTAGCTAACGCCTCGGGTGCTAAGACTCTGACCATCAACGCAGGCCCTGCTTCGCGTGCGATGACTATCGTTCTGGTAGTAAGTGGTTCTGGTGGTACTCTGACCTTCACCCCTGGTTCTGGCGCAGGTACTGCTGTCAAGTGGAACACTGGTACAGCTCCAGTCTTCACCGGTACTAAAACTGTTCTTACTCTCCTTTGGGATGGGACAGAATGGATCGGTGCACAAGGTGCAGTAACAACTAGCTAATGGCATAAAGCCTCCCTACGGGGAGGCTCTTATGTTATTTTATGATCCAATAAACAAGTCCTTAAGGAATCAACATGACCACAGTTAATCGTACTACCCGTCTGATTGAATCGGACAGCGGTGACTATCCTCTTTACTTAGCCGATCTTGCTTCACGTGTAAACAATACTTCCTTCCCACAAGTTGTCGACTCCGAAATCCTTTTCGAGTTTGGCTACGAAGTTGTACTAGACACAACAATTCCAGTTAATGACGTTGTTACAGAAGGTGCACCAGAACTACGCGATGGTAGCTGGTACCGGGTATGGAATGCTCGTCCTTTCAATGAGAACGAACTGACTGCTAATTTGGCGGCAGCGAAAGCGGCTCTGAAAGCACAAGCTGAAGCCAAACGCGTTACTGACTTCGAAAAGGGTTTCCCACACCAGTTTGGTGAAACGATCTATCACGTGCAGATTCGCCCTATCGATTGTCAGAACATTACTGCTCTGCGGATTATCGCAAAAGAAGCAGTGGACCTCGGTGCACCATTCCCAATTAACTTCCGTGTCTATGAGAACGTAAGCGTTGCTTTGACTGCTCCAGAAATGGTAGCCTTAGCTAATGCTGCTCTCTACAAGGTAAGTGAAGGGTATGAAGTTATTTGGACTTTCAAAGACCAAGTAGATGCTGCAACAACTATTGCTGAGCTGCCTCTACTCCCAGTTGAGTTGTTTACGTTGTAAACATAGGCCTCTCCCCAAAGGGAGAGGCCTTATGCCCAGTTAATACTATGTAATCATATTTTTTATAAACAGGAGTAACAGCATGTATGAATTGCTGCTGTCTTCCGGAATGGCAAGTGGTGCGAACTATTTACCTAATTCCGGACCAGGTACTAAAACTCTTAAAGCGGGCAACAGTACGTTAGGGTATTTCGGTGAAGTTACTACTACCGAACTATTTAACGGCTGGGAAGTTGCAGCAGCAGCTGGCCTAGAGACAGGGAACGAAGTTTCTACACCGTCAACTACGTGGTTTAAGTTTATCCAGAATGGTAAAACACTATATATTCCACGTACGCAGTTGCGACTACTGGTTAGTTGGGAAGAACTGTACCAGAAAGGTTTAGTTTACGGGACGCGTGAGTACGGACCTTATCCAGCTGGTGCAGGTGTATCACAGTTGGTCACTATGGCCAAGATGGAGAATGGCAGACAATGGTTACTGAAGCCTAGACTTGCACGAGGTTCGATTGTAGATCCACAAGCATACCCAATCCCACAAGCATCTCTGGATCTAAGTGAATTCTCTTTATTGGGTCACCTTACGCCTAGTGGCGCCGGAAACGTTACTGATAAATGGGAAAACTTTTCACTGGGATATTTGGGTTATACAAGTAACCTCCAAAGCTGGGTACAGGAAACACTTTCGGTTAACGTGACCAGTGCCTTCTATCGTGGTGATGTGTCTGGACCTAACGCCCACGCCTACGTGGCTAAGTCCACAAAGACATTACCTGGTGCAGCTTGGCGCCCTGTATTGGAATTGATCCCCGACAATGAATTGAAAGATCCATTCCGACTATATGGCTTGGTGGTTGGTACTACCCAACCATCGATTAAAGAAACAGCCCCTACTTCAGACGCTATCATTAACCTGAGTAATATTCGACAGGCTGAATGGGTTTCGAAGCAACCGGTAATCACAACTCAGACAACTTCTGATTCGATCTTCCAGACAGTGAATATTACTGGTACAACAACACCTACATTAACGCCAGTTGCATTATCTGCACAAGGTGTAGATCTGGTATCCAATCCGGTTAATCCAGTTTGGTCTGTAACCACATTGAACCCAGTCGCACTCAGTGCCATTAACATTGCATAAAGGAACTTCATATGTACCTCAAACTTAAATGGGAAAATACCAACGTCGGTCCCATTACCGTAAAAATCTATCGTGGCGACACGGCAGTTGATCGTGCTAACCTAACTGGTTTGATCGCTACTTTATCCGCTGGTGAAACGGAATATAGTGACACTACTGTTGTTGCAGGTAATTTGTATTACTATGTTTTTGAAACGACCAGTGCTACAGACCGGGTAGTCTCACAGAATATCATTCTCCGGGCAGTTCCTCGTCGGGGTCCCGGTGGTACCACGTTGCTCAATGGGGATTATAACTACGGTTACTATGGGTCAATCCCATCGTCTAGCTTTATCAACACTAACGAACTTCGTGCAGCTGTTGGATTTGTTGGTGGTACGACTTTCCAGGTTACTCCAGCATGGCATAAGTATGCACGTAACGGGAAGATCCTATTCATTCCTGAAGGTCAGTTGGCAACTGGTTGTACTTTCGATATGTTGTACACAGCTGGTCTTGTCTATGGTGCCGATAACAATGGACCATACACTTTTACTGTTCCAGTCAACCAAAAGAAACAAGTGAAGATCGGTGCAGATTGGTATTGGGTTAGATTGATGCGTGGCTTCAATGATGACTATGGTGTATTCCCTACTGCCGCTGTCGTTTCAGAACCACTGGAGACATTCACTTGTGAATGGGATGATTTTACTTATCCATTAATGACCTGGGTACCGGATCGTCAACGTATGGTTAACGTCGCCAATATCACGCCAACTACCATGTTGACTATTGGTAACTGGGTTCAAGAGAAAGTTGCGGCAGCAGCTGGATCACAAGCGCTCTTTCGAGGCACTAGTGCAAACACTCGGGTGGGCCTTGCTTACCGTACCGGTTCAGCTACAAACGTGGCCGCCGGCTGGTGGCCAGTGCTAGAACTCATTGAAACCGCTGGCTCGTAAGGAACACTATAATGACAGTTCGCATTAGTTGGGCTAATGCGAATGCTACTGCTGATTCGGTTATTCTCTACCGGTCAGCAACACCATTCGCACAAACTGCTCTACCCGCCCCATTAGTTACCTTGGCTGGTAACGCCACGACCTACGATGATACCACAGTTACACGTAATACGGTTGCATATTACAGAGCTAAGATTGTAAAGGGTACTGAGGAACTCATCACACCACTGATGACGATGGGTCACTTTCCTGATTCTGGGCCTGGGCCACAGACACTGCTTCGTGGTAACTGGGCATTGGGTTACTTCGGTAAAGTACCGGTCGCTAACATGTGGACACTCGCACAGTTCCGTACAGCAACTGGAGCTACCGGTCTACCTGCAGCTGCAGCCGAATCGAACTTGACCGTTTGGCATAAGTTCATCCGTAATGGAAAGATTATCTTTGTGCCAGGTTGCCCCATGACCAACGCCACCACCACTTGGTCGCAAATCTATGCACTGGGTTTGGTTTATGGCACCAATGATAATGGTGCAGTGCCATCAACTCTAACGGTACCACCAACGCCAGTGAACCAATTCAAGACGGTTACCTTAGGAGCATATACTTTTCTGGTAAGATTGCCTTTGGGTTGTACTATGCCAGTCAATGCTATTATTGGTACTGGTTTCACCACCACACTAGAGGGTAGTGAATGGGACGAAACAATTTCGCGGTGCTATACGAGTTGGGCTGCGGCTTACAACAGTGCACGGTTCGATGACGTCGCTATAACGGCCACCTCTCCAGTTTCTGCAATTACCCAACACGTGACAACCAATGGTAAGCAATGTCTCCGTCGAGGAACACCCGCGGCATCGCCGGAAGATCCATATGACGTTACCGGTGCATTTTGGGTGCCTTTCGTTGAACTTATCCCTTGAGGTTAAAACATGTCTATTCAAGTTGACTGGATTGACCGTAATGCCGCGGTGGATTCGTTTAAGATCTATCGTGCTACTACGCCAATCCTTGACGGGGCATTACCTGCCCCATTGACAACAGTTGCAGGTAACGTGTTTACTTATCTGGACACAACTGCTCCACGTAATACCGTTTATCACTACCGGATTGCTACTGTTATTGGGGGAGTGGAAACACTCTCTACTAATAAGCCATTGGCTAATATTCCGTACAGTGGTCCTGGACCACAGAAGTTAATTCGTGGGGATTATGCATTTGGTGTTTACGGTAGACTAAACATTGGTGATCTATTTGGTCCTGACGAAATGGTTAAGTTTATGGGCTGGCCTGCTAGCGTCGCCCTGGCTACCGCTAAGTACTGGATCAAGTATGTTGTGAATGCAAAGATTTATTTCATTCCAGATAATGCTCTTGCTTCTTCTATTCCAAATGGACTGCGTGGTATTTATGCGGCTGGTGCCATGTATGGAACAGATGCATCCAATACGTTCATGCCGACCCTAACGGCGCAACAGGGTATCATCCCACAAGCTAAGATGATTAATCGTGGCGAACATCAGTTCATGGTGCGGCTCCCCGGCAGCCGATTAGGCGCTGCACCAGCTACGCTAGATCCGGCTAACCAAGTTGGCGGAGAATGGGACTTATACATTGCACCTATGTTCGTATCACGAACTACACCAGGTACAATTCCACAATACGGGGATGAAGTTTTCATCACTTCTCAGTATTACTACACCAAAGATGCGCAGACCGCCACTTCAATTTATGTTGTGTGTCGAAGCGGCGGTAGCATTGATGGTGTATTCTCAACAGGGTTAGGTGCCGATCAAGGGGCACAAGCTTCCCATTTCTGGAAACCAGTATTGGAACTAACAATGTAATACAACATATTCGTCTCTCCCTTACAGGAGAGACGTTATGCCCAAGTAATGTTATGAGTTGTTAATATAAAGCAGGAGACTCAAATGAATGAATTACTCCTATCTACTGGAGCAATGGGGCAACAATATTTCCCTAATTCCGGCCCTGGCCGCAAAACTCTAAAAGCGGGTAATGAACAAATAGGTTATTTTGGGACTTTGTCTTCTGTCGAATTATTCCAGGGATGGGAAGTCAGTAGTGCTCTGGGCTTTACTGCTGGGTTAGTTAACAAAGAAGCAGATAACATCTGGATGAAATTTATTTACCACGGGAAGTTCCTTTTCGTGTGTAAAGAATATACCCGCTATAACTTGGCATGGGATGACATCTATAAAGCTGGCGCGATGTATGGTCTTAAAGGCAATGGGCCTTATCCCGTTGCTGGTTTTGCAAAAGACCAATGGACCGTAATGGTTAAAGAGGAATCAGGTGTAGCCATTCCTTGGAAACTAGTGCCACGCACTATTCATGGTACCAGTGTTGATCCTTATGTTGGCGTTGACTATACTGCATTTGGATTTGCAGAAGGAAACGAGCACAACGATTTGATTTTTCGTTTGTTAACAGATGGCGCAAACGGTCGCCCAAATACAGGTATCTTTGAAAAATGGACAGGGGCGGAGTTAGGTATTAATGGCAATACTAACTACGGTTTCATCCAAGAGACATCTGTGGCTAACGTAGCTAACTCAATGGTACGTGGACCAACAGGTTCAACACTCAACTCGCCAAAAGCTACTATTCGGGCAATGTCTGATGGTTGGCGACCAGTATTAGAATTGGTTGGTGACGATAATGCCTTCAACCCATATCGACTGTATCAAGAATATACGGGTAACCAAGGCCCTCTTAGCGTTGCTGGCCAATTCATAGATGTGGTATATAGTCCAACTCAATTCAAAGTTACTGATGGGGCTGCTATTTTGGCACCTGCAGTTCAGTCGGTAGCATTTGTAGACTATGCACGCAGACCACAGAACCTAACCGTGGTTAATCCAATCTATCCTGTAGCCATGTCTTTTACACGCACCTAAGGGGTGAAATATGAACTTGAAACTTATCTGGACTGACATCAATACTGTCGATGTCACGATCAATATCTATCGTAGTGAAACTGTGATAGATACAGCTAACCTTCCAGCGCCAGTAGCTACATTAACTGCTGGTGAAGAAACATGGACAGACCCAGATGCTGTCCGTGGTCGGTATTACTACTACGTCTTCAAAACTACAAGTGCTGTTGATACTGTCACATCCGCTAACTATCGCATCCAAGCAGTTCCTCGATTGGGCCCAGGGCCATCCGAACTGAAATATGGCGATTATAATTACGGTTATTTTGGATCTATCCCAGCAAACGAATTCATCAACACTGCTAATTTGCGGAGTGCTGTGAACTTCCAAGCGGGTGCAGGTTCTAACGCTGCTCCAACGTGGCATAAATACGTACGAAATGGCATTGTGTACTTCGTACCTAATACATGCTTGGGACAATCTGTTCAATGGACAGCCATCTATTTGGCTGGTATCATGTTTGGTGTAACTGGTCCAGGTCCTCATCGTAACGGTGCAGCCATTACAGATCAACGCAAAACAGTAACGATTGGCTCAGATACATTTATCGTGCGATGCATGAAAGGTTATAGCGATGATGTTACACGCATTGTGCCATTAGCTACGGTCAACGAACCCTCTGAATATTCTAACGAATGGAATGATTTTATTTACCCCCTCGTTAAATACGTTCCGGCAGCACAACGCTTAGTTAATATCACGACGCAGACTGTTCAGGAGACTCTACCTGGTCCATGGAACGGTTATACAGGTGCAGCTATCCAAGAACTTAGTGATAGTGGCGGAAACCCAGTAGTTCGTCGTGGGGGTGCTTTTGAGAACCGCTCAGGACTTGCTCAACGTTCTTGCAATACTGATACCTACCTAACTTCATGGTATCCAATTCTGGAACTAGTAGCACCAGCTATCTAAGTGAGGTAACATGTCAATTACAATTAACTGGCCTGCCACTAACGTAGGGGTAGCCACTGCGGTTCGCATCTACGTAGATACATCCAAGATTCCGGATGATACATTACCAGCACCAATCGTTACATTGGCCGGAACCGAGACATCATTTATTTGGGCATCCCCACCAACTGATAATACCGTATATTACTTCCGAATTGCAATTGATCGCGAAGCAGATACGTGGTTGAGTGATAATCAGCAATATGGTTATTTCGTTTCAACTGGACCAGGCCCACAGCAAGTTGTTCGTGGGGACTGGGAGTATGGTTACTTTGGATTTGTGCCGAAAGCAACGATGGTGACAATGGCACAGCTGTCGGTTATACTGGCAACTGATGCAATGACACCAGCACCAGAAGTTAACTTCACTGGGTTCCATAAACTGGCATGGCAAGGCAAAATCTATTTCTATCCAGATGCATACGTTGCCTCTAACCAAACATGGCAGACATACTACGGGAAAGGGTACATGTATGGAATTGATGGGAATGGTAATCCACCAATTTCAGTTACGCCAACAAACCAATTAAAAATTGTTACTATTGGGAGTAATCAATTTAAAGTACGTTCATTTAAAACACATCAAGCCTCAACTGATGTCGCCGTATCCAGTATTCCTAATGATGGAACATCCGAGTGGGACAAATTAGTTTGTCGCCTACATCTCGTTACTGCCTTGCCAGGAAACGCTATTCATTTGTCGGACGTAGCCTATGATCCTTATCGGAATAGTGTTGGTCAACACATATGGAACATCAGTCTTGGTCACGCACTACAACGCGGTCGGTCTGATATCGAAGGATCAACAAACGTAATCTTTGGTGCTGGTTATGGCTGGATTCCTTTATTAGAGTTACAATTTTGAGGTTTGAACAATGCCAATTAAACTAGATTGGATTGATCACAACGTCTCGGCAGATAGTCGTAAAGTCTATCGGTCGTTGACGAAGATTGATCAAGGCAACCTGGGTGTACCTCTCGCTACACTTGCAGGTAATGCCTTAACTTACACGGATAACACAGTACAACGTGGGGTAACTTATCATTACGTGGTCACTAGTGTGCAAGGTGCGGATGAAGCACCTTCAGCTGAATATATCATCGCTTACATTCCCTATACTGGTCCAGGCCCGCAGACATTGGTTCGGGGTACATGGGAATACGGTTATTTCGGACGAGTTCCATTAGAAGATATTTTCTCTTCAACCGAATTGATTAAGGGTTGTAATATCGCTTCAGGTATTACAGCCAACTTAACTGCTGGTAACTACTGGCACAAAGTGGTGTATGCTGGAAAGATCTTGTTCTTCCCTAACAACTCAATTGGTACAGCGATCTCATATCAAACTCTGTACAACGCCGGATTAGTTTTCGGTACTAGACCGAGTACGGAATGGCCAGCTGCAGTCAAAACACAACTGGGTACAGTAGCACAAAATTTTGTGATTAGTTCTGGTACTCACCGATTTGTAGTAAGATTACCTACTTCACGTTCCAACATGACTAGTACTAGTGTGGTGGCTACGGATCTGCGTGGAGGTGAGATCGATGCTATCTTTGCTGGTCTCTATATCGGTCGAGATTTTAATGACGCCAAGCTGGCCCAGTATGATGATTGCACCAGCCCATTGGCTGCCGGTAACTATTATCCCACTGCGGATTATTATGATGGTGCTAACCCTAGTGTTAATGCTATCTTCCGGATGTCGAACACTACTTCTGTAATTGATAGTTTACCAACTAAGTTCTTATTGACTAACGCATCAACTGCTTTCTATTGGAAACCAGTACTGGAATTAGTTTACTAAGCGGCATAAAGCCTTCCCCAACGGGAAGGCTAATATGTCGTCTCGTCATTGAAAGATAACATCATCCAATGGAATTTCGCCATGCGTGGGTTGTAGTTCAGAATCCACCTCTTGTGGCTTACTGGTACCTTTAACATCGATCAGACTAAAGTAACGAGAATCGATATAGTTGATATCCATATTGTGTTGTGTAACCAAACGGAAACGGAATAGATCTTGTTTACGTTCTTCCAGGGTAAGTTCTGCTGGATCACGATCAAACAACTTCGGATGGACTACGTTGAAGTCAGACATCAGCGCACCAACAATAGCTACGTGATGGTACTTAAACCATTCTGCAAATTCATAGATCAACATTCCCCCGAACTCATCTGCCAGCCGTTCAACAGTTAGTTCATGGAGATGATAGTCCACAAGCTTGACATTAAGCTCAGAGCCATACTTCTCTTGAATGATCCGCACTAGTTCCGCACGTTCATTAGGAGCCAGTACGTAAGGGGCTACGTTGATAGCTAAGCCTATTTCATCCGTATGCTTAGTCATGCCATCCATCATGTTGATGTCGGCCTCAGCGAGTAACCGGTAAAGAAATGGAGCCATTCCCGTTTCAAAGCTTTCATTCAGTGTCTTAGCTGTATTGGCCCCACCACGTAATTCATAAGCTTCGCGGAATTGGTCATTCGTTACTAGGCCACCAGTTAAAGCAAACCAGTCATCGTAATCTCTTTCCCAGTAATTAGGATTCATTACTAAAGCTTCGGCAGCTTTCTTATTGAGGTTAGACATGACACCCAAACGAGTATCAAGCAAGACATCAAGACTAAGCATAAATCGTCTGATCATCGGGGTGCCTTATTCAAGCCGTGTTTGACCAACATGGTCACTGTGTCGCGTTCTAACGTCGATGCAACACAAAGCATAAAGAGCCATGGGTTCTCGCTTAGAATGGTCGCCAGAGCGCCTACAGGAGCTTGACGGGACAATGTAGTGGCGTCAACAACATTAGACTTCCCATTGTACAGATCCGTACGGAAACAGAAGTGTGTAATGGACGCACCGACGTCATCTAGTTCCTGCATAAAGGAAGTAGTAGCGGACATCAGCAGAATATAGAACTCAGGGATGTTGCGGATGTCATCGTACACCCGACGGATAAAAGATTCATTCTTACCTTCACGTAGTAAGTTGTGAATCCGAATATTGGTAATGACTTGTATTAGGTTAGCGAGCATCGACTTTTCCCCGACAGGGTTCAAAGTGATAAACTCCTCTAACCCTTCCATCCAAGCATGTCGGATGGAATCAGTTAGACGTGTGGTCATACGAGGTTATTCCTCAGCATCATTGCCGATAGGTATACCGACAGCGTTTTGTTGGATTTAACAATGCTCGGAGTCTCAGCCATAATAGAAGCTAACGACGCTTCACCAGTTTCCATGATCTGACGGTTCATCTGGTTATAAGCTTCGGCGTCACCACCACGGAACTTAACGAGTTCGAGTACAGCAGTATTAAGACCTTTAGAAACGTTTACCTGAATCTCAGGACCAGACAACCGAGAACCTTTAGAGTCACCGGAAGCTTGACCAGACCGTTCATCCACTACGTGGTTAGAACCAGGAATGGAACGTTTCTTTGCGAGCATCTGAACTTGACGGCGGAGTGGTAGCATGCCGATCAAATGTTTGTTTGGTGTTAAGTAAACTTGCCCTGTGGCCTGGTCTGTCAACTTGAGTTGTTGGAACAGTTCAAAACCTAGAGCTTCAGCTACTTTGTAGTTACGTTCGATACTCAGCGTAACATCTGCCAAGTTAGGGGCGAATAATGTAACATACTCTTTGCCGCTCTCTAGATTATCAATCCAGGTGGCAAACTCAGCATCTGCCATTCGCTTGAACATATCTGCCAGGAGTTGCTTGTTAGGGCTTCCCGGCAGGAACATGTCAATGAAATGCAGTGCATCCTTTTCTGTTGCTTTGCGTGACATCGTATCTCTCCATTAATGAATACTATACGATTAGAGAGGATAGATTGGTCTGGCGTCTGCCATAGCCGGGGGCAATCGGTTTGCACTGAAGAATGGTAAGATCTGTGTACGATACGTGGTGCACCATTGCTCTAGTGTGTAAGGGCAATCTGTGATAAACCAGAATCGTGCCCAGTCAGCAGGATACTGACGGAGAATGCCATTCATGAATTCTGACATTTCTAGTGTAGTGGTAAGCGGTGTAACCATGCGTCGATTGAGATCTTCAGCTAGTTCAGGGTCAACAGCACGGGTCATCTCGAAGATGAATTGGTTATAAGAGTTCATGTATTGGTCCAGTTATCTAAAGCTCGCCGCAATAGTTAACTTCTGTTATGTTAGAAAGGAATTTGGTGATAAGGTGTCGGTGGCAGAATTCGCCTTCCCGACAGTAGCAACCGAATGCAATGTTTTCATGGCTTATCAACCAGTCGAAGAATTCTGGATAATTGTCGTAACGCCATTCCAGCATCGCCATGTATTGAGCTTCATATTGCTCAGGAGTAATGCGTTTACTTTTAACATCCATCACGATCTGCCAAGTGGGGGCTAACTGCCACATACCTGACTTGACAGTTGTATCGTAATAAGGGACATTATTAAAGAGTAGGTTCTCCAACTTACCCAACTGGAATGTGTATACGTTCATTTATTTACGTGTCGTGATGTTGATTGTGTTGTTGACTACATGCACTGAAACATCCATTGGTGCATTAATGATGACCTCACTATTTCTGTCAACAGAGATAGCGATCTTTTGACTCTCGAAGTAGTAACGTCCGAACCCAGCAATTTTAGGTGGGGCTGGAGGAACAACTTTAGGTAGCCGGTTGCGTGCAGCTATACGTGCTGGTTCATGTGGGCAATTGGGTATTAGACAACCAAGAACGTTAACAGAGAACTCACACCGATGTTTCCACCACCACTGCTTGAACAACGTAAATATATTCATTGGATTTCCTTAATGGGGGTGGCCCGCTAGGGGCTTTAGGTCTAGCCCCCTTTGGCATGGGTTGAGGAGCCTTAGCCGTCATGCGGCTACAATCTCCAGCGGTTTGATCTTGGCTTGGTCTTCTTTAGACATCCAGTACGGTTTGTATTCGAATCGTAGCATGCGGATCAAGTCCATAGTCGACAGGAACTTCTTCTCGCACAGATGCTCTTCTTCTTTAACCATCCAGTAGCCGCGGGTGGTCAACAGGATCTCCCAATCGTAACCCATCTTCACCAGGCCTTCGTAGAGGGCCGCTGGAGACGGTACATCGAGTTTACGTTGGAACTGAATCAGTTGTAGCATCTCAGATTGAATCTCTACCGCACGACGCAGGAGAGGATCACCATTAAGCTTCTGACGTACTTTGGTACGGGACAGGGCGACGTTAGGACGCAGTTCAACGAAGTAGTTCTGTACGTTACCACCGATACCGAAACCATTCTCTTTGCAGTAGTGGAATTCAGTCAGTGCTGGCAGTACGCCTTCGGATTGCGCAACGATGATCGGGAACAACAAATCGGAGATGCCGCCTTTCGAACGCAGGTTCTTAACTTCCAGGATACGGAGGTCAGAGTCACCTTGCATTGCAGTAGCGTTGTCAAGTGGATAGACAGGCATCTTATCGTTGTTCAACAGAGGCTTGTTCGATACCACGTCCCACACGTTGTTAGGCAACGAATAGAAACCAGACGATACGCCTTTCAATACGGTATCTTTCTTCATACCGGTCAAGTTACGTTTATCGGTAGGGTACATGTCCATGTTGATGATATCACCAACGTGAGCTGTCAAGATGAAGTGTGTACCAGTTTTAGCAGCTACCTGTGGCAGTTGGTTAAACAGCTGGTTCTTCGCCTTACCGTTAGTCATGGCATCAGTGTTGTTCTTGCCATCACCGATTTTGTTCTTCGCATACATCTCATCAACAGCAGATACGATGAACTTCGAGAATGAGTCAATGAACGCAGTGGTAGGTTGCAGACAAACCTTGTGCTTCTTATCCTTATCAACGAATGGAGTAGTTCGGATATGTTTCTTAGGATCTTTGGCTTTCTCATCCAGAGACTTACGCAGTTGATAGAAGAACTCATCACCGGTGTATTGAGACAGGTCAGTGAACATGAACTGTGGATCATCGTTGAAATCGATAGCTGCGATTTCGTCGAAGTGTTTAGCAACAGCAGAGAAGCGAGCAACTGGGTTCAGTGTACCCTCTGTATCGTAGACCATCGAGTGACTACCAGGCATAGCCCGACGTACCATCGACAGCATGTAAACACCGATCGCAGTCTTGAAGTTGTTTGGACGAGACACGATCCCGTTCAATGCGCCTAGACCGCCGTTGAGGATCATCTCCCCATATTCACCCTCTTCATAATGACCGGATGAAATGTCCATCAAACAGCCGACGTTTACTGCTGGCCGAAATGACGGTTTCTTAAACTCTTGGAACATGGTATTTCCTCTTTGATGTTATAGAGCAATCAATTAATTGAGTTCAAGCGTAATTTTATGTCTAGACTCCAAGAATCATTAACACAACAAGGTAGCTATCCATGTCTCTCTTTACTCGTTATGGCGACAATGAAGTCGTATCAAACGAATCTGTCGGTCAAACAACCGTAGATCCTATCCGTCAGTTTTATTTCGCTTGTGAAAGCATTTCCATGGAAGCTGCCGAGATGGGTTCCATCGCTGGTTGGTTTGCTCGCATGGGTTCCAACGTATCAATGTCTATCCAACGTGGTTTCGAACTGATGACCACTTACAACTGGGCACCTCTGACCACCCTGTATCCTTCTCAGATGGGTACAGTAATGCGCTCGCTAGATTACATGGAGATCCAATCGAAGTCCGTATCACAACCACGTGGCTTCTCAGGTAATCTGCATGACTACGTGATGGGTATGGCTCCGCGTATTCAACTGGCTTGTGCTATTAAAGCTAACGTTCTCGATCCAGCCATCCAACGGTTGGGCCACTACTTAACCAATCCTGGTGAACGTGGTGATCGTCGTGACTTCCCTGGTGGCGCAGCAGACATCGGTCAGATCGCTAAACTACTGGCTGATGAAGCTAAGTTCTTTAAAGGTGGGGCTGATGCGACTGCTTCGTTCGGTCAACTGTTCTCTAACAACACAGAATTCACTAAAGCTGAGTTCCAGATGGTGGAGTACGGTAAACTGTTAGCTCAGACGCCTCCAGCGGCGGTTAAGGCAGCAGTAGAACAATTAACAGCTGTAGCTAGCGGTTTGTTTAAATCGTTGTCCTCAGAGCGTGACCCGGCTTCTAAGCAATTGATTCAGGCTGTAGGTGCTGAGTTGACTACTGTTGCCAAATGGATTGAATGGTACGCTGTTCAGATTACACACTTGACTGAAACCAACGCTGTGTTCGCACAGCTTGAGAAAGAACTCCGCTGATGGCATAAAGGCTTCCCCTAGGGGAAGCCAATATGTCGTTATGCGATAATCACAGGGGATGCGCAAATAGCGAACACCCTTTGAATATCATTACGGAACGTATCTTCGTCAGAGTAACGCAGCCAGCAAGGGATTGCCTTACGGATGCTATTCCATCCACAGTCAGGTGAGCTTTTGGCTTCATTAAGACTTGGGATGTCTCTTAAGCAATGATCCGCAATGCAAGTAGGAAACTTCAATGCATTGCCATCTCGCACTAGACACATCTGGTCATTCAGTGCCATAGCTTTGCCGTATCGTTCACGAACGACATCGCCGCCCACCCACTTAGAGTGGATGATGGCTAACACACACATCCGTTTAAAATCATTGTCAAGCTTAGCGCAGAAGCGCAACCCGATTCGTGTAAAGAACCGGGCAATGACTTTCTGGAGATAGGTTAGTAGTTTCATGGAATACCCGCTATTTAGGTAGAATGAACTGCGTATACGGACTCTGGTAAATTGCAGAACCTTCGTCCGTCATGAACACAGTCGCGTATGTGTAGGCACGAGGCCCAACAGCAATGACCAACACTTCTACCTTCGTAAACCCAGCACCAATTCGATTAAGCTGGTTGCGAGTTGGAATGTCCAACCCTAAGCACAGCTTGAGTTCCACGTCTTGCCCGCGAAACTTAATCTTCGGATTAATCGACTCAGTGTTCTGAGTAATCGATTTCAGAAGTTGTCGGATCTCTTTTTTCCCAGACGAGACCTGTTCGAAGAATGCGGATGTAATTTCATATGTTTCAACCCCGTCACCTAAGTTTCCTGTTAGGTAATCGTCCAGTTGTCGCTGGAGCTGCTGGAATGTCGCTACGGCATCGTTTGCACGTCGCGGTGGGTTGAGAGTACGGCTGACCAATTTATAATCGGCAGTCGACAATACCATGATGTCTGTATGCTTCGACAACAGATCCGAGTTAGCCGATTCAATTCGGTTACGGATCTGTGCGTTGAACACGTTCGACAAGTTAAGAATACCGAGTTCCGGATTATCACTTGGGAAACATGCTGCATGCATATTGATTACAGATTCCAGATAAACATCTGGTTCGTAAGCTTTATAGACACCAAAGGTTGCTTCGCTGATAGGTCGTCCAATCAATAGATCAGCTTTCGCCAATTTATCTTTCGGTGTGTCCTGCGGTTTGAAACCGTAGTTATGCATACGACCGAGTGAATACATGTAATAGTAACCATCTGGTTCCTCACCTGTATTGAACCCGAACAACAAACGCGATTCCAATACTAACGGATTCACGGGTTGCTTCTTCAGCTTGTTGACTTTCTCGCCTTCTTGTTTGATCTCTACCGGTGCAGCTTTGACTTCATGTCCCGCACCCAACAAAGCGTTCGCATCTGCCTTGTCGTTACCCATGTCGTTGGAATGACCTTTAACCCAAAAGAGTTCAAGCTTACGCTTCGGTTCTTCCCACGACGTCTTCAGTTCAACCAGACGTTTCCAATAGTCAACGTTTGCAACTGGGTTCCCGTCAGACTTAATCCAATCATTCTTCGCCCACTTCGGAACGTACTGTGTTAGACCCTTACGAACATACTCGCTGTCCATTAACATGACCATCGATTTCGCAGGGGTCTTCAATGCATATTCAAATGCACCGATCACAGCTCCTAGTTCACCCGTGTTATTTGTAGGGTTCTTCTCGATTGCACCATAAGCATCGATATACTCGATAACCGAAACGGTTTCCGCAGCTGGTACATCTTTATACCCTTTCGCTGTCGGTTGTTGTTTCGTCGCTGCTTTAGACGTCATGGCAACGTTGCTATAAGTGTAACCGTGAATACCCCAACCTGCTTTATTCTGGCGGAATGAACCGTCAGTATAAAGAACAATACCATCCATTATGACGTCCTCTGAAGTAATAAACTATACTAGATAATTAACCTGGTCAGTCTTTTTACTTACAGGACTTTTTCCATTGACGATAAGCTTCGGACACAACTTCACGTTCCCGATTAGCATAGTCCTCTAAAGCTTTGATATGTGCTACCAAAACTAAATCCTCATCGACTTCAACCTGCGCATTAAGTTCAGGACTACTGAATACTGGACGCGATGGCATCTCACCAGCGGGTGGTAGAACGAAAGCCGCACATGTTGTATTTGTGGGTTGTACTGGCTTTTTAGTTACTACGCGAGCTGGTCTTTTAGCAGGGGTCTCTTTTATTGTTTTAGTGGGCACTTTGGGTGTGCTGGAGACTTTGCTGTTGTGAGTCTCAGTGATATACACGAAACTCTTTGGCTGATTTAAAACACAGCCGCTACTCATCACAAGTAGCAAGAATAATAGAACATAACGCATGGTGTACTCCCATTGGTATTTTACTTGAGAAGTTCATCTAATCGCCGACGCCGGGCGTCGACATCAGGAGTGCTGTGAGTAGCCTTGAGGTCCTCCAGTTCCCGAACGATTGCATGATTCTCAGCTTTAACAGCATCCAACTCGGAACCTACCCAGAAGATCGTAGCAAGCATAAGCATGATACAAAACAACATGAAAGTAATGTGCCGGTTTTCCAACAGTACCTCTTTTACTACGCGTTCACCGAAGATCGCGCGCTTGAGGAACGGCCACAAGGAGAGCAAGGCTTGAGTAGTTAAGGCGACCATGATAACCTCTAGTCTGTGATCAAAACTACGCCTACCCGTTAACGCACTATTGGCGTTTCTATCGCAAGACAGCTTTTAAAACGGTAGACAATATTCCCGTGGGGCACCCCCACTCTACCATGACGTTTATCGTTAACACAAGCGGGACTATCAATTTTATAGATGGCTTTACCATCGCCCGCTCATGAGGACCGTTAAATGTATAACTTGAAAGGTTTCATTGGATACCCTTCCATGGTCAGTAACGTACCTGACCAAGTCGCTAAGTTTGGAGAACTATCCAAGAACAGCTCCACTTACGCAAAAGATGTAACGACCCACACCAGCACGCCAGTACCGAATACGGTGTTCTTTTCCTTTCATAGCGTAAGGGATGAAACACCTGTAGATGTTGATTCAGCAACTAAGGACCTGGTCCTCAAGCTGTCTAAGTATCTATTGGATCAGGCAATCGTTGGTGCGATCACCCAAGACCCACAAGTCGTAAGACAAATGGTGCTGGCTGAATTTGGTCCACTACTGAAAAGCTTCTCTACTGGTAAGATGCTTACCAACAACACAATCTGGTTACCAGAGTATGTTGTCTTTGAGATGTCTGCGCCAACTGAATCGAACCGTGTACAACTGTGGTATGCTGACGATAGTTTTTCTGGTCAGTATGATGAATACTTCATTGAGATCATCCACCCACTGATTCCTTACGATGACTTCTTCAAAGATCCATTGACCGTGGTCAGTGCATTGAAAGATTACAACTTCGATGAGAAGCTGGAAGAAGCTCATGTCAAGCGTGCACAATACCCGTACACTAACTTGCGTTCGATGACTTACGATTATGTCCACCCGACTAATTCGGCAATTCGTCAACCAGCTCGTTGGCTTGCATTGCTTTACGGTATTGCGGCAGACAACCAAGACTTTATTAATGACAAGATCATTGAAGAACTCTTGGCGAACTCAACCCATACTCGTGAAGAATGGGAAAAGATCTTACCGGATCTGTTCAAGAAGACTGAGTTCATTATCACCCCATTCTGGGAGAACTATTCTGTTCCTACCGGTATCTTAGGTGCAGGCTTCTATAGTCCTACCATTGATCCACGGAAAGAACTGCCTCTGCTCCGTCGTACTGCTCGTGGTCCAGCTTATAATGATGCATGGGTCAATGCACAATATGAACTGTCGTCCCATACGTACAAGTCGTTGGCATTCGGTGTGTTGGGTAACCCGCAGAACCGTGAAGGCATCGTGCGCTTCTCTAAGAAGTTCCCTGACTATCTGTTAGTAACTAACGGCACAGCTGATTTTGACCGGGTCGATCCTTTGACTACCGGTGAATGGATGATGGTGTTCGCTAAGTTGCTGAAAGAAGCAGAGACGATGGATCGCTACACATCTGTGCCACTCGGTGTTTCCCGTATGATTCGTGATGGTGTCGTTTACGCCACCGCCATGTTCCAGCGCGTGAACTATCTGGTTGTAACGAAATCGTCTGTAGAAGAGTTCACATAACAGTGGAGCCTTCGGGCTCCTCTTATGCCCAATCAGATGATTCCTTAATTCACAAAAGGCTCCGTCATGGCTAGCGTAATCCCGCAAATCGGAATTAAAGGTCGCTGGGAAGTTAAGGCTCCTTTCTCAGTTAAACCAGGCCTTCTATATACTCTCGGTGCGATTCGTTCTTTTATCGATATCGAGAACAACGGCGTAAACGTATTTGAAACGTATTACGGCTCAATAGCTCTTACTCAAGCACAGTACAATGATGATCGTCGTCAAGGCATCATGTTGTTGACTCTGCTTTCTGATACAGATGCTCCGCTATATATCCCGTCGTCATTCGTAACTGCTTTCCCTTCATTGGATTCTGTTGCTTATCACCACTTGGTATTGTCTGCTTCATGTGGCGCATTACCCGTAACAATGTCATTGGATTTCTTGGTTACACAAGTAGCTAAGGTTATCTCTGATACCATCGGTGTTACCCCGACCATTAATATCGGTGTGGTACCTTTGTTAAGTGTTGTCACTCCTGAACAACATGAAACGAACGAAGCTAGACGAGAGGCGGCAATTTCTAACCGTACGACCGACTACGCTCGTCTCGCTGAAGAACAGCGGAAAAACACTTTGCTCTCTCAACGCTTGGCTGTCGCCGAGAGTATCATCAAAAAACTTAAAGACGATGGTCTTATCCCTTAGGAATTTATATGTCTTATCTCGATTCGAAGAAACTCAAAGCCATGATGGCTAGCTTGGAAGACAGTGATGGTGTTGCACGTCAAGTAGACGTTACCAATGCTTCCGCTTCTGCAACTAAAGATCATCCGGAATCACCTACTGCTGAAGCCGATTCTAAAGGCGAAGCTGCTACTGCTGCTGACACTGTAAAGGTTGGTGATGGCGACGGTGTTACTCCAACTATCCAAGACGCTATCAATGCTGGCGTTCAGGTTGGTGAAGACATCACTAAGATGGAAGAAGCTAAAGCCGCTGTTGAGCACCACATGGGTGAAGTAGCTAACTACATCGACCGCAATGAATCGGTACCACCTTCGTTGGCTGAAGTGATCAAGGTTAGTCTGCAACGCCATGATCGTAAGTTCTTTGCACAAACTGTTCCTGCTCTGGAAAGCTTTTCGGCTGTTACTGGTCGGATGACTACTTCCATCGATCTGTTGAACCGTCTGAAGAACAGTGTTGGTACAATTGATACCGGTCTTACCGCTGCCCGTGCACAACTGGCACAGCTTAAAGGAACTAAGTAATGGCCAAGATCAAACTCTCTAAGTTACTGCCATCTCTCGAATCTGAAGATGGTGTAGCAAAACCTGTTGACGTAAAAGAAGAATCTGCTGAACTCGGTAAAGCCGAAGTTCAACAAGTTGCTGATGACGGCTCAGGTAAGGGCGATGTTGCTGAAGCCGCATTTGAAGTAGAGGTTGATGGTAAGGACTTTACTGCTATCGATGAAGCTTCTAAACGTCAAGGCGAAGTTATCCATAAACAATTCGAACGTCTACAGGAAACTGAATGTTCGTTGGAAGCTTATATCGGTGTACTCCGTGGTGCAAAAGCTACCCGTAGTTCAATCGGTTCTGGCGCAGCTGCAGTTATTAAGTTTGACCTGGAAGCACGCTATCCAAAGTTCTTCACTGGGTTGATCCCCTCTGTTGAAGCCTATGATGGTGATAAGAGTCTGGTCGTTTCTGAACAACTGGAAAGCAACTTGGGTTCTAAACTTAAGGGCGTAGGTAAAGCTATCGGCGCAGCTCTGAAGAAATTCTGGGAATGGGTTAAAGGCATTTATGCTAAGGCTAAAGTATTCATTAAGAAACTTATTGATGCTGTGATGGGCGAGAAACAAAAGACGATCTACCTGTTAAAAGTAGAGAAGTCGATCACTACACCTGGCGGTAAACCTAAAGCACTACCTGCTCCTCCGGCTGGCGTCAAGTCCCGTGCGGCTAACGCGGTGCAACTACTGTTAGCAGATCACAGTAAAAGCGACAAGCCTCCAGCGAAGAAACGCACATTACCCGAGACCGTTAAGGTTACAGGTGTAAGTATCTTGGAATCCGTTGAGAACGATCCATGGGGCATCGGTCGTTACGAAAGCACTATCCTGAATCACATCTACGAGATGTGGATTCCTGTTGCTGAGCGAGCGATTACTAAACTGGAATCCACAGCCGACATCTACAAGTCAGGCAGTGGTCTGGATAAGCAGATCGAAGAAATTGCCTCTGCACAGAAGGCATGGCCGGCTACATCCGTGATGGGTGGTAACTATGTAGTTACTCGTGAAGGGGATAGCTACAAGATCGTTATGTCGCAGAAAGACGGTTCAGGTAAATCCCTAGAAGAACTCCGGCTGGAATCGCAAGCTGACATTCGTGATCACCTTGATCGGAACGAAGTTCTGTTGAGCAACATCGAACGTACCAGTGCTAAATGGGAAAAGATCCAAGAGAAGATTAACAAGCTTGAATCTAAGTTTGATAATGAACTCAAGGTCACCCCAGAAGCTAAGAATGCATTGACCAAGTATGTTACTCAGATCCTGAGTTCCGATATTGATCGCATCCTGAAGCACGCTGGTGCAGTTGCTGCTAAGCGTAACGACGTTCTCGATTACATGCTCATGATTCACGCCCAAGGTGGCGTTGAAGATTCAAAGTAAGCCCATCTACAGAAGCTTATAGTGAAGGTCCGGATAGCACATTTACGCACATGGGTAAAACCTACAGTGTGGATCGTTTACTAGAGGTAACACGGAATACACCGGTAGTTGATTTTCCATTAGACCGTGTCACATGGATGATTGACGACGACTACGATGTTAAGCGCATGCGTCAAGCCGACACATCAGTTCCAATTTGTGTTGCCCAGCTTCCTACAGGTGAATGGGTTACGATGGATGGTTATCATAGAGTCATCAAAGCGTTCTATGTGGAAAAGCGTAAAACCATCCCCGCTAAGATCGTTACGAAACAACTGTTTAAACAGCTTTAACTAAATCATTCGGTTGGTACTCAGGTACCAACCTTATGTAACTTTAATCCGCGGAGTAGAACAAACATGGCTAAGCCAGTAACTAAGAAACCAGCAGTCAAGAAGCCTGCTGTCAAAAAACGTTTTCAAGATGCAATGGGCTTCCTGGCCTCAATGGAATCTGTAGCTATTGCTGAAGACAAGAATGTATCCGTTGACGCCCCTGTTCAAAAGGACGTCAAGATCGAAATCACCGACACCGTTAAACCTAACGAAGAAGTTGGTGTTACCGTATCGAACACTCCGACCAAAGAACTGAAGGATACTACTCAGTCTGGTCAAGCACAAACTCAAGACGTTGGTAAAGTCTCTGTTAAAGAAACTACCGATGCAGGCAATGCTGGTGAAGAAGATGCTGTTACTAATAAGACTCCTGACGCTGTTAAAGTTGGCGAGAAAGATCTTACCACTGGTGTTGTTTCTAAAGAAGACGCTATCGAAGCGAATGAAACAGAACACCTTGAACCAAAAGAAGCTGACGACGCAGTAATGAACGTTGAGTCTGCAGTGGAAGAACTTGAATCGAGTGGCATCACTATTGGTTCCGATAGCGCACTGCAGAAAGCTGAATCGGTTGGTAATGACCTGGAAAACATCTCCAAGGTAGAAGCTGCTCTGGAACAATACCAGACCCTGTTGGTTGGTATGCGTAAGAAAGGTGTTAAGCCCACACCTGAGCTGGCTCGTGCTATCAAGATTTCTCTGGAATCGCATGACCGCAATTTCTTCCGCCCTATCGTTAGCTCGTTAGAAGACTTCGCTCGTCCTGACACTCGTCTGGTTGCTAGCCGTGGTTTGGAAGCAGCTATCGGTGACAAGCTGAAAGATCTGGGCGCTGCAGCTGGTAATGCTCTGCAACGTCTGATCGAAATGCTGATCGATGCTTGGAACCACTTCACTCGTGATACCCCTAAGCTGATCGAAGAACTCGACAAAACCATCAAAGCCGTACAGTCCGCTGAGCTTTCTGCCGGTGAAAACCTGGCTGTTAAGTCTGCTGGTCGTCTGATGATCAACGGCAACTTTGCTGGTGATTCGGTTGAGGTTGTTACTAACGTCGAGAAGACTGCACAACAGCTGTTGGTTGAATGGCCTAACGCTCTGATTAAACTCGTACAGACTATCGAAGCTTCCAGCAAACAAGTAGCTGTGTCTAATGAAGACTCCGCTGGTTCTAGTCATGGTATCGAAGAAGCAGCACAGAAAGCTCTCGAAGCTACCTTCTCTCAGTTCAAGCAAGTTGATTCTGGTGAGGCTCCATCCTCGATGGGTTCTTATGAAATCGTAACTCGTTCGCCAATCATGCCTGGTAACAAAGCCATGTTCATTGGTATCGGTTCCGGTACTAGCGCTGCAGAGAACGTTGCCGATAAGAACTTCATGAAGTTTGAATTCGCTTCTACTGGTGATGCTGAGTCTGGTGATAGCGAAGTTAAGATCCCTTCGAAAGAACGTGCTATCGCTGCACTGAATGCTATTAAAGGTATCGTTGCTAACCTGATCGGTAAAGATACTTCGATGGGTGCTCTGAAGAACCTAAGTAAGACTATCACATCTGGTAGCCCTACCGCTAAGGGTGCTGTTCAAGCTGCTCTGATGCAACATCGCATGTTCATGGGTTATCTGACCACTCTGGTTAAATCCTACATTGCTTTCTATAGCCATGTTGCTGCCGAAAGCTCTGGTAAAGGTGTTGCTGTTCGTGAGAATAGTGCTGCAGCCCATACCGATGGCAAAACCACAGATCGCACCAAAGAAGCAGATGACGAATCTGTAGTCTCCGTCCAGTAAGGTATTCCCATGGCCGATATCACTCTAACACAGGTTGACGCTGACCTGGCCCGACTGAACCAGTACAATCTGGCTCTCGAAGGTTTTCGGCGTGTGATGGAAGGTCGGGAAGTTATTACTGGTCCAACGGCGGTCGCAATGCGGATCGCCTTGGAAGATGCTACTGTCGATCAAGATGACGACAAAGGCGTTACCGGTAAGGACATCGCGACTGGCTTCAAGAAAGTAATGATCACTGTGAAGAACATTATCCAGTGGCTGTTACGTACCATCGGTAAGTTGGTTGAGAAACTAGGCTTAGGTATGCAGAAGCTTGGTGCCAAAGGCAAGAAAGTTAAACAAGCTCTTGCCGAGATGCCAGAAGAAGCTCGTGCTGCTGTTGGCAAAGGCGAAGCTGCTGAACTACCGAAAGAAGTACTGCAACCAGAGATGCTTGCAATTGACGGGCAGTTTGTTGGTAATGATGTTGAAGCAGTAAACAACGTTATTAAGATGGGTGCCTGGATCAACAACGATTTCCCTAAGATGTTTGATAAGCTTATGGGTGAAACGGAACGATTGGCTCGTGCTCACATGAAAGATGATACGTCAGAAGCTTTCTTTAAAGGTCTTGCTGGTGTTATCAAAAGTGGTGCTTCTAAACCACCAGTTCCATTCAGTTCCGAAAACTTTGCACCTAGTGTGATGGTTGATGGCGAACACACCAATACCATGCCGCTCATGGGTGACCAAGGTTTAGTATTGCTCAATCCGAATGGCGGTAATGTACTGAACGAAAACAACCCAGTCGAAATGCTACGTGGTTGGTTCGTTATCCACTTCGGTGAGTTCAATACCAAACAAACTGGTGTTGAAGATATTCCTGTTGCTGACTTCAATACAATCACAAAGCTCTCCGATATGGTGAATGGTTCTATCGATGCACACATCGATGCTGCAGGTGACGTAAGTTCTTTGATCAACAAGCGTATTGGCTCGATCAACTCACTGCTAGACGAAATGTCGAAAGGTGGTGGCCCAGGTGCTCAGGGTGAAATCGCTATGGCTCTAGGCGTCATGCTGCAACGATTAACCGAATGTCTTACCGCAGTTCAAAGTTGGTACGGTCGCACTCTTAACCAAGAGCTCGGCTATCTCGGTCTTAGTATCGAACACGCTACCAAGCATTAACGACATATTAGCCTTCCCGTTGGGGAAGGCTTTATGCTGTCTTATGCAAAGCACGTATGTTTGGGGTCACCAGTGGCCTGGTCGTTACATGTAGCACGCATTCCTGCCAATACCACGGGAATGCCATTGATTGTAAAGATTGCACTCCCTGTAGGCATTACAGCGCTTGCATGTGAACCACTACCATGTCCTGTTACGGATGCACCCACTGTAGCAATAGGAATACCATTGATTGTTGCGATGGATTGAGTAGGTTGGATAATACCACCAGCCGTATCAACACCCGCTCTTGAAATACCTGCCATATGTCACCCCACGATAGCAAAACCACCAGATGCTTTGATTAGTACCTTACCACCACCGATAGTGATGTCAGGAGCCGCTATGTTGACCGTTGAAGACTTACTGGTAACATTGGTGGTCTGCGTGCTTACCGTGTCAGGAGTGAGCTTGTAGACGGTTCCACCTACGGTTAACGTAATAGATTCCGATGCAAACAATTCGATCGTGTTTCTTTCGATCTTAATGAACGAGCCATCGGCATTCTTCAGCTGGATTCTATTCTCACGAGATACGATTTCAATCTCATTACCAATATCGTCAGTGATAGTAAACTCGCCTTCACCGGTATTGAACTGTTGTGTCCAAGCGTAAGGTTCACTATTGGCTTTGGATGTGCCAATGGTAAAGTGTTTGTCATGTGCTGATACAGCTAAGTAATAACACGTAGTAAAGTCAATACCACCACCCGCAGGGTTAGGGGAAGCGTTCCAGGTATAGACAACTGATTCTAATGCCCGTAGTTCGTTCTTTAAGGCCAGTGAGCGCCAATAGTATTTGTCCGAGTCTCCTAGTCGCCACACTTCCACGAGTTCGTTACGACGTATGTCAGGAGGTGTGGCACGGTTGTCCTCGGAAGGTAACCATTCACATGGAACGGATCGTTCTGCTGTTGTTTTGACTTGATGGGTTGCTCCATCAGTGTCTTGCCATTCTCTCGTGGTTTCTTTAGGGTCGAATTTAATCTCTCCGTCAGTAGCCATCGCCTTCTCGTTCATAAGAACGTTCAGTGTTTTAGAGTTACGGGGCTTGTTTTCTTTAGATGTGCCGACCGAAACTAATCGGAACATCGATGCAGCTTGTCCGCTAATTGGTTTATCTTTTGCTTGTTCCATTTTGGTATCCTTGAAGATTATACTCAAGTGCCAGATCTAATGTAGACAACGGCGCTAAGAATAAGGAAGGGGGCTTTTTACTGTGTATTTACAACTAGTGAAACTAGTGCGCTACAAACGATTGATGCTAAAGAACATCCAAAGTTTAGAGTGGACACCAACAAAGAACCTGATGGTGATCATTGGATCGAACGGTAGCGGGAAATCGTCATTGTTAGATGAGCTATCTCCACTTCCATCTCATCACACTCAATTTGACAAACCTGGATCTAAAACAGTCCACTGCTTACATCGTGGTTCACGCTATGTATTGCATTCGGATTATGACCATGGTACAGGTCGTCATTCATTCATCCGTGATGACGTAGAACTAAATGAAGGTGGTACTTATCAAATCCAACTCGATCTCTGCAAACAAGAGTTCGGGATTCAACAAGACATCCAGGATCTGATTACAGGGCGCACCAAGTTCTCCCAGCTACCGGTTAACAAACGTCGTGATTGGTTGACACGGGCATCACCAGTAGACCTAGGCTTTGCTTTTGCCCTGCTATCGAAAGTTAACGAACAAGCTAAAGCACAGAAGAACGTTATCGATCACATGACGAAACGTCTAGCTAACGAAAACATCGATATGTTGGATGACTCGGAGATCGCACGTCTGCGTCAAGAACGCCAACGTTTGACTGATCGTGTCAATACATTGTTCTTGCATCGTAATCCTGGAGCTAAGCCTTACTTTGAAAACGTAGATCAAGCACAAAACATCCTGAAAGACATTTTGTTCCAAGCGCATGTATTGGTTCATGAACATCCACGATTGAATGATAGTGTTCGTGTTGCTAACAAAGGCGAATATAACCAACTGGTAAACCAACGACTGGCTAACATCCAAGCATCACAAGCAGTTATTGATCGGTTGATTGAAGAACTCGAAAGCATTCGTCAAACTACCCCATCACAAATGGAAAAGATTTCTCCTGAAGAGATCCAAGAACTAAAAGACCGTTATGCTGAGCACATGAACATTGTTACTGAACGTAATGCTGTAGTTCAAGCATACCTCGGTGAGATCCCTTTATGTAAGACTGGCCTGTTCGGTGATCAACAAGCTAAACTCGAAGATGCCTTCGATCGAGCTTATACTTCGGTTATGTCTATTCCGAATAACGAAGATGGCGAACTGGCTACTAATATTGCACGAGACAAAAAAGAAAAGTTAACTGAGTACAAAACAAAACTACGTAGCGTTGAAGAGTTCATCTCCGAGACTATGCGCCGAATTGCTACACTGAAAGGTTGTGACCATGTTCAATGCCCTAACTGCCAACATACGTTCGCACCTGGTGTCGACCCTAAAGATATTCCGCAACTCGAAGAACGTTTGCAAAGAGCGTCTATCGCTGAGACACAATTCCAAAATGAGATTAAGTCCATTGAGGAATACCTCGAACGTTTTACTGATTACGCTGGATATGTTCAGCAATTTCAGCAGATCGCACGGGACCATAGAGACTTCGCAGATGTTTGGGCGTGGATGGTTGCCGATGGAAGACTCTACCGTTCGCCGAGAACTATTGCACAAGCAGTGATTGCCTGGCACTCGGCACAACAAGCAATGATTGAAGCCGAAGTTCAGATAGAACATGCTAAGCAAATCGAAGCACGTTTGAAGATGATCGAAGCAATTGACTTTGATGCTGCTGGTTATATGTTGAAACGAGCTGCAGATTTGGAAGCAGAAGTTAACCAAAAATTGTTGTCGCAACAATCAACCCGTAGCGCTATCGAAGAGTATGTTCACTCTGGCAATAATGTGGACATGTATATCGAACGCGTAAACAAGCTGTTGACTCAATATGAACAATGGCGCGATAAAGCAGAGAAGCATTCCGAGTGGTTGTTAGATCGTGCATTCGAATCTGAGATCGATGCTACCCATCAACAACTGGCTACCATGGGTAATCGGTTGCGTGAAGCAGAACGTCGTGATACCGAGATTCGTTTGCTGGAAGATACAGTAGCTGATGCTGCTGACGCTCATGGCGATTTGCAGCTATTGGCCAAAGCATTATCTCCTAAGGGTGGTTTGATTGGTCAGTACCTGTTAGGTTTCTTGCAGGGTGTAACGCAGTTGGTTAATGCGGTGATCAGTGAAGTATGGACTTATCCAATGGAAGTCTTGCCTTCGAAGATGGATCGTGATGATCTGGACTATAAGTTCCCGATGTCTATTTCTAATGGAGCAGTTGAGCCAGCCGATATTGATATGGGTTCTGACTCCCAACGTGAGATCGTTAACTTCGCATTCCGTATTGCTCTGTTGAAGTTCCTAGGATTTGATGACTTCCCTCTAATGCTGGATGAGTTCGGTCGTACCTTCGATGAACAGCATCGCGCTAACTTGATTCCGTTCATTGCGCGCATGATTGAACTGGGTCAATACCAGCAGATTTTTTATATCAGCCACTATGAGAATACTCATGGTGCTTTTAACCAAGCGGAGATTGTTGTACTCGATCCAACCAACGTAACCGTCCCTGAGCAATTCAATAAAAATTTGGTGATGACTTGATAGTGACAGCTTGTGTAATTGTCGGGGGTGGCCTTTGGGTCGCCTACCGGCGGTTGCAAAGACTTATGTCTTAATGCATTAATTCTCAGATCTATATTACAACTGTGAATCTAAACCCCTAAAGGACTTTTATGTCTACCACATATTCACTGAAAGCATTTGCTTCGAGATATTCCTTGACGGTTGAACAATTGTTCGATCGCACCTGGATGCTTTATGACATCACCAAACTGAATATCCGCCATCTCAGTCATCCGATTACGTTTATCCATGACGGCAATCCAATCCCTGAGTTCTTCGAATATCGTAAGCCGGGCGTTAACGGACATATGGTTCGTGGTTCATTCATGAATCAGGTTCATGATTTGACTGTTAATGAACGCGACATTCAAGCTTGGTTCGATGCAGCTCAATCCACCCGTGATCAACGAGCAACGAATACATACAACGCCAGCCATTTGTGCTGCCATGGACATACTTGGTTCCAGTCTTTCTGGGCTACGAACAAGTCACCGAAAGCTTTGTTGTGCTGGCACATCGTCAACCGTAACCAACAGATCGAAGACATCAAGAATCCTCCTCCTGTAAAAGAAGCTGAACCTAGTTTCTTCGACAACATCAAGAAAAAGCTTTTCGCTTAAGGTATCAAATGGAACGCGATTACTTCACCGAAACACTTCCTGAATTCCGTACTCCTCGTGCCAATGCTGGTATTCGGCAGAAGGATGATGTTATCCGTAATGTTACTACCTGGGTCTGTACACTCGTTGACTCGATGGATCAGGATAATTGGTTTTTCGCTGTTAAGGTTAAACATACTGGTGGTGAACTGGATGGGAAAGAAGAAGTTCATTTCTTTCTAGATGAACGTGATGCATGGTTGTTCCGTGCAAACCGACTGGGCTCTAAGGAAGTGCACTGGGTTTCCTATGAGCGCTATCTGAACATGCAACGCAAAGTAGTAGAGGAAGGAGAGATCAAAGTAATGGACTTCTCCGAACGTACCCTGTGGGATGGCTACACCCTCCAGGAAATCCGTAATCTAAAAGCGTGAGGTGGTTATGTTGACAGGTTATAAAATCGCAGTACTTATGCTGCTTTACTTTGCAGTGTTCTATTTGTTCTTGGTAGACCCATGGCGCCATCTGTTGGTACAGGTTGCACGTAAGTACCGCAATCAAGTAGCGTACTGGACGAACATCGTGATGGGTAGTATTCACATCTTGTTCAGCATCTACATCATCGGTTGTGTCATTCACTTTGTCTGGAACCTGTAAATGTCGGAACTTGCAAACATCCTAAAGAGCCTTGCAGTGCAAGGGCGTAGTCGGTCTTCGGATAAACTCGCCTTGCTCTGCATTGCTGCTACTTCTGTTTCTGTAGATAACCCAGAACTGATGAAGAAGCTCAAAACGTTTACAATGGAATGGCGTTCGGTAGAAGGCGAGATCGTGCCATTCATCCGTACAGAATTCCATGAAGAACTACCGAAGCCAGATGACCGCTCACGCGGTGGTTTCATGGGTTGATTGAAAACTTTTAAAGAGCTATATTACTACTGTGCATATACCAAAAGGATTCACCAGTGCTTGAGTTTTATCAATCGCTAGACTGGGTCTTCCAGACCACAATCATCCTGTTCCTGATCTACTTGTTGATCAAGTGGTTCGGAAAAGTGGTAACTGCATTGTTAGTCGTTATCCATCCACTACTCGGTGGCGTGGTCGGCATAGCAATGATTCTCGAAGCAATAGTCACAGGACTCTTTGTCGTGTGGTCTGTAGTTAAACTGCTCATCCTACTTTTGTAAAGGAATTCAATCATGTCGACGATCAAAATTGGTAAAGTCTCGTTTAACCTAAAAACTGGCAAAGTCAATATCGATCGTCGCACGATCAAGAAAGCCGCCCCATCCTGGCATCACGTTGCATATGTGGCAGCTGGTCTGCTGGCTACAGCTGTAGTCGCAGATTACATCCGAAACAAATAAACTGAATCTCAATAACCCAAATGGAGTAACACCATGAAATTTTCCACCTTCGCTGTTGTAGCTGGTATCGCTGCAGTTGGTTTCGTAGCGCACCGCTTCCTGACTGGCAGCGAATCGCTTGAAGTTGCAACCCCGGATGAAGCTCTTCCGGAATCCCCAGTGCTGCTTCTGCCAGCACCGACCACGGTTGAAACTCAGGCAGAGTGACATACCGCCCCCTCCTTTACGGGAGGGGGCAGGTTCAATTTTCTTTTTATTCGTCCTGCTCTTGAGCATCCCGAATCAGCTTCATCCGATCCTGGAATTGGTCAGAAGTTTCGTTAACCAAACCGATGTGTTCTTCACCATCAGCGTGTTCGAAGTTACCCAAGTCTTCCAGCTTAAGATCTGGTACTCGTCCCGATGGGATAGTGTGAACTTCACCTGGTAGAATAGCAAACGGGTTCTGGTTCTTAGCTTGACGGATGATCTCTGCCATAGTGCTAAGAAGATCGTTGTTAGACTTGTTACCTTCCTGCTCGATCTGGTTACGTTTAGCCGAGATAGCAGTTTGTGTATGGTCCTTAGTAGCTTTAAGGATAATATCGATATCGTCTTTATCACATTGAGCGAGACCTTTCGACATCTTCTCGATAACGATTGTTTCCCGGATCTCTTGACCCCAGGCTAATTGTTCGTCATATGTCATAGCTTGAGCGGCGTGACTCATGATGTGCTTCCTTATTATTTGCGAGTAACCGATTACTCAACTGATTAACAATATACCGTAAACGGCATTCTGGAGTTCATAAGATGTTCTCGAAGATCATCAATAAATACAGGGCTTGGCGATTAAATTCTAAGCTCGAACAATATGCGGAGATCCTCGAAGACATCGACGGGGCAAACTGCAAACCTGAAGAGTACCCCGTAAAGCTCAAAGAGTTCTGGCGGTTGTTTGACATGTCACTGTTGGATGACCTGGTCATTCGTGATGTGATGGGGCATACTGGACAGTTAAGGCATCGTACATTCGCTCAGCTACACCAACTGATGTTGGATGCGAATGATGCTATCGCTAACGAGCAAGACTCCCGGATTGAATACGTAACTCGAACTGGCATGCTGCATCAAGCAGAAGTCGAGCTAGACAATTACTTCTACGATCCGATCCATGGTCATCTGGGTATTAAAGATTGCCTGGAGCAACTGCGTCAACTGTTACAAGCCCATTGCGGTATCCTGGAGAACATCGAAGATACGTACGGGCAACGCAAGATGCTACATGTGTACTATGACATTTATACGCTGTCAGATCTGATCATTGATATCATTCACGATAAAGGGGAATCCGTATACAACTAGACAGGTTTTAGCAATACCAAACCCTCTTAACATCCACCGTAGGTGAATAGCAACATGGAATCCGTAAAAGATCTACTGACCGACCCCCTCAAAGGTAAGAATCGTGCCCAAGGCGTATTGTGCTATCTCTTTCGAGAAGTGCTGCTTTGGCGACGTGTGAATCAGATCGTTTGGAACAAGCGACTGAACGCGTACTTTGAAAAACCACATAACCAAGAAAAGCCAGATAAAGGGAACTTGAATAAAGCTCTCCTTAATGATGACTTGCCCTGGGCTGGTTTTAAGAAGGCGATGGACTTCCTCTCACCACTTGAAGCTAAGTTGGTGATGGATTATACTTGGCGGGATGGCAGTAGCACTTCGTACGAGATCGTGATCGATCCAGCTGGTGATGAGAAGCATCAGTATAAAGACATCTTCACGTATGAAGGTTGTGACGTATTCAACAAAGCCAAAAAACCGGTATCGACGTTGGCATACCTGTTCCGGCATATCATCGCCCAAGAAGGAATAGATGAAGCCCAATGGGAACAGTTGTTCACGGACTATGCTGAAAATCCTGTTAATCAAGTTGGGGTTAAGAAATCCGAACTGAATGGCACCATCAGCATGATGAAGCGAGCACTCCTAGATGGGAAACTCTCGTGGAACGTGTTTAGACGTGGTGTGTTGTTACTGAAGCCACAAAAAGAAGTGTACACCTTGAAGTTGAAGTGGACTACCGACCCACACTTGATCAATAGCATGCCCGATCAAGAATGGTCAGCCACTATCGAAGATCCGTACAGCGAGAAAGCGTAATGCAGAAAGTTCTGAATCTTAGCACCATCTCCCGTGATAACCCATTCTCGGTGGATAACCAAACGCCAAAGCAAACTGCGACAGGTTTGAACTTCCGTACATACCGCGGACTCCGTATGTATCTCATCACGGGCTCTCTGGAGCCTGGGTGGCTTCGTGCTGTTTATCCGCATGACTTTGCTGTACTACATCAGAAGCAAGCGGCATACGTGTTCGTACGCGATCTGAAAGAAATCATGCGTGAAGCACTACAACGAGATATTGCCACTCGCCCAATGGTTGGATTGATTGCTCACCGTAAAACCGAGGTAGTAACGGCAGGTAATACATCCGCTGAATTCGAATGGCGTGATATTGTGACAGAGGTTGTAAAAGGTCTTTAACCCAAACAAGTGGCTTCCCTTCGGGGAAGCTGCTATGCCAGATCTTATGATCCTCATATTTTTTTTTTACTTCAAGGTGAGCAAAATGGCCGCAATTGCACTTCCGTCTTTTCTGGGTACCCCCGAAGACGCAACAAAAGTAGTAGACGCTTATGGAGAAACAAGCTCTGAGCTTCGTACTCAACTCTCCTCAAAGATTACGTCGTTTAGTTCCGGTCTAGGTGGAGTATTCGATAAGACAGTCGGTATTGCCAAAGGTATCGGCGATAAGCTCCGTACTAATGCCATCGACTTACCTTCCGCTGTACGCCGTGTACAAGGTGCACTGAAGGGTTCTCGATCAGACATCCTTAAGATTGCTGGGTCAACTGAAAAGATGATCATGGGCGAGCTTACAGGCTCTGACAAGAACACCAACTATGTTAAGACAGTTACCGACGTTGCCCGTGGCCTGGAAGTAATGGTGGGCGATGGTAAGCAAGTTATTGATTCATTTAAGAATGGAGGCTATAACCAAGTTAGTGCGATGGTGGGATTTATCTCTGACCTAACTAACACACCTAGCCTGAAGCTATTCGATTTAGGTGCAGAAGCAGCTATCTTACGTGGCGTAGTAGAAGAAGTATCAGCATGGGGTATTCCTAGTCTAGTCGATAAGATCATGAAAGATCAACCTGACCAGACCAAGTATGCGGTAATCAAACGTTCTGCTGATCGTATCTCTTACTCCAGTTCACTGGACGTATTGCTGTCGTATGCTAATGTGAGTTCTTCTAAAACAAAGAACGATCCTACATGGGCACCACCTGCGAATTGGGATGGAATTAATCCACCATGGCCACAAGTATCGGCTTACAATATCGGGGCAGGTGCGCTTAATGCGAATACTCCCGACTTCGCTAATAAGGTATTATCCAACTTTGCTTTCGTTCAAGGTGTAACTGTTGGGGATTATCCAGCTCAATTGACAAAGCTTGTAGACCTGATGAACAAATTGAAACCAGATTGGTTCTGGACTCATCGTAATGGGCAACCAGTATGGAACTTAGGTACACTGGCAACTGCTTCCGAGAATGCGGTAACGTTGTTCCTTACGGCAGATCCTTACCGCGATGCTATTCTGACTGCTCCATTCTATTCACCGATGCGTGTAGATGAATTAGTCAATACAATGTACCCCCTGACAACAACCCCATAAACTGCTTCCCTTCGGGGAGGCTTTTATGTCGTATTTAAATCTTTTAAACACCTATATTACAATCGTGAATCCAAGCTTCATTTAACTACTATTACTAATTGATTAATCACCGATACAAGGAGCAACAAATGGCTACGCTGTCTCAAGTTTCGACCCTGATCCACTCGTTGGTTTCCAAGGAACGTGCGGAAAAAGATTTCTCGTTTGTTGTAGGGTTGAATGAAGTCATATTCAATGCGGCTACTAAAGTTTTGACCATCATTGACAAAGGTCGTAAAGTACTTATCTACAATCTTAAAACTCGTAAGGGTTCTACCACCCTGAATAGTTACGGTTATGATAGTGTAGTTACTGTGATCAACGGCATCATGCTGGAACATAAGTTCGTTGCATGACGACATAATGGCTACCCTTCGGGGTAGCCGTATGCTGTATTTTTTTTTGTTACGACATGTAACGAGGACGACGAGTAGCAGGACGACGTTCCCAACCTAGGTTACGAATCAGGTCAGATACATCGAGATGTGAAGCATTCTCTAAACCGAGACGCTTACGTTTCTCAGCTTCATCTTGCAATGCCCACAGTGTAGTGGGATTGATAGTCATCTCTGTTCCAGTAAACGATTCTAGTGCAGGAGAGTTGTGCTTGCCTGCTACGTAGATACCGCCTTCACCAACGAAGTCCCAAGTAGAGATTTCACGGGTGTACTTAATACCACGCATTACGTCGTCTTGTGTAATCGAACGTACCGAACAGTAAGTATTGATGTGCGGGTTAGTAATCGAGTCTTCGAATACTTTAGCAAAAGGACCATGAGGTTTAACTTCTGCAATAACGAGTTTGCAAGGACGACCATTCTCATCTTTGCCATCAACAATAGTCAACGCACGGATGTGAGCACAAACACGATCATCATCGATCTTACGGATACGACCTAGGTATTCCCGATCGTCCATATAACGTTTGCATTTCTCGCCACCTTTCAGAACCCATTCCCAAGGCTCAGGGTGTTTGAATTCCATGTACAGTACTTGCTTAAGCAAGCGACGCATCAATGGGGAGTCAGGTGCAAACATTGATACACCTGATGCGGCATCATAAAACATACCGGCAGAGTTTTGAGTGCCATAAGCACCAACGCAGAGAGTGTAATACCCATCTGCGTCAGGAGTCAGGATTCCTTTCTTACCACCGGCAGTCAGAAGACTACCGCTAATACGTACTTGGTTACCGGCTTGCTTCTGGACACCAAAGTAATCTTGAGCTGTGCTCATAATGGTGTTCCTTATGTACGGAGAATTTCTTCAATCAGTTCTACGGATTCGCTAGGGTTAACTACCGCTGTGTTGATAGCGTCAGCAAAATAAGCACCGTTCAGTCGGCTAGTAGTATCAGAGGTGTTCCAAACTACAGAGCGGAAAGGAATAACTTTAGGTGGATTGGTGACAACATCTTCGTGACGATTAAGGATGTGTCGGTACAGTCGAGTCAGGTCATCTTTATCCCGAGCAGTAGTCGAGATAATAAGTTCCAAGATAGCACGTGAGCCAAGGTTAACACCAGCGTGTAGATTAGCAGTGTCAAACATCTTAGCCATGTCGTAGTAGTTCATGAACCATGGAATGTTTCCTTTAGCAACTAGTTCGTCGTAAAGGTAATAAGTCAAGGTATCGTTCACTACAAGCTGGTTGTTCACAAACACCACATCACCTGGTTCGAAAGAGAACTCAAAGTAATCGGTACCACGAACTGTAACTTTCTTGGTAGAGCTCGGACGAATCTGCATCATGGCGATCGTGTTATCTACACCATAAAAAGCATCATTCACGATGATCGCATAGAACCCAACGATAAAGACTTCAGAACCTAGGATCGCTAGGTCCTTATTCTGAAATCGTACGGGTACATGGATCTTGCAAGGAGCATCTGTAACAGTGCTCCCATTATCCTGAAGATGTAGGTGTTTGAATACACGCTTTGCATCGCGTGTTAATTCCATTTGCTGCCCCTTGATCTACTTCTTAATATTAGCTACATCTTTCTCAACTTTAGCAAGATCAGTTTTGAATTTCTTCAAAGCTTTAGCATCATCGTCTTCATCGCCGAGATACCATGATTCGCAAATAGTGTCGTAGATCTTTTCTTTAGCGCCGTTGCCATCAGTAGCCGCTTTCAATACTTCCATGCGGGTAATCATTGGCTCAACTTCTTTTGGAAAAGCAGTAGCTAAATTACGTACACGGGTTGACTGGCAACCCGCTTTATGAATACGTTGATCAAGGGTTAGCGCTTTCCCGAATGGGCTTCTGTACTAACATCACCTTCGTCTTCCGATTCTTCATCAGCAGCATCCAGATCGTCAGCTTCATCAGTCTCTTCGACCAAAGGACCTTCACCAGTAGCGGCATCAGCGATAGCGCCTTCTGCTTCACCACCTGTAGGCTCCTCTAAGGCTGCTGGAGCTTGTTCAACAACTTCAGGCTTGAACCGTTCGACTTGGATCTGACTGGCTGCCCAGACAGCGTACAGAGAGAACAGTGCGTTAGTGGACAGCTCACGACGAGAAGCTTCAGGAGCGTCTTGACCAGCTTTATCCATCAGTTGCATGTATTCCCAGTAAGTGGATTCAGGGAAGTAGATACGGCAGATCAGTTGACCGAATGCAACAAACTCATTGCACAGTTGTTCAGGACGAACAGCACGGATAGCATCAACAACTTTATCACGCAGACCATCTACTTGCATTTCAGCAAGAGTACCTTGACCAGCTTGTGTAACGAATGCTTCGATCATGTCTTGGCGCCGGGAACGTTCGGCGTTGTCAGTAGCAGCTTGTTGGATCAGTGGATAGATAGCTTGGAACTTCTGAATGAAGTAAACCTTACGCTCTTCCAGACGGTCCATAGTTTGGCTACCGCTGTTCTCCAGAGCAGAACCCAGGACAGCGCTCAGGTCACCATTAGCAGCCCGCCATTGTGGTTCAACGTCACCGTTCAGCCATACGACTAGCCGGCGGTTCTCGATAGCGTTAGCAGCTTCAGCACGGAGTACGAGTACGCCATTACGTTGATCTTCAGCACGACGCTGATAAGCACGCAACAGATAAGCACCCAGCATCTCGTGAAGCATACGCATCACATGGACCCATTCTTCGTAGCCTACATTCGTCTCGCCGACTGGTTCACATGGGTTCTCACCCAAATGACCGACCAGGAAGTATGCCAGCAATAGACCATCGATGTTGAATGGTGCATTAGTACCAACAACGAAAGAGAGTTCACCAACAGTCAGAGCTTTGTTACGGTTAAACAGATCAGCATAAGTACGGCTGATGATCTCAGGATCTACCGACAGCAACCACTCAGTGACTTGTTCACGTTCAGCATGTGGGTTATTGATAGAGACCATTTCGATGATCTGTTCAACACCTTGAGCTGGAAGAATAAACGTACGGTATTGTGGCTGTGGGTTTACACTTGCATAGTTCTGCAGATGAGACGTCAGGCGTGGTTCACCATGGAGAGCATTGTAACGGAACACATCAGCACGGATGTCAGCAGAAGTAGAAGCTTGTTGACGCTCATTGAAATCCCGTACCATCGAATCGATACCTGGGATAACAACGTTAGCTACGTTGTACTGGATCTTACCCAGAGCAGCAGCCACCAGACCAACCATGTCTTTGTTATCTTCTTCGACAGTGATAGGTTGTTCTTCGTTCATTTCTTCAAAGTGATCTTCAACAGCTACCATAAGCTCTTCAGATACTTCTGGACCGGCGGTAGGTTCATCTACAGCGTAGCCGCTAGCGAACTGAGCAATAGGAAACTCAGGATTCGGAACGACCAGCACTTGACTGCCTTCAGTCAGTTGTTGTGCAATCAGCTTTACAGACTGCACGGTGTTGGCGATATCAGACATGATGTTTCCTTTAGATTGCGAGTTGTTTAGCAATACGGGCAGCCAGGGCTTCCTGGATGTCTTGCTTAGTTAGGAATACCCCGTTCAATGTGGACGAAGTATGTTCGGTGCCGAGGATGCGCTGAATTGCTTCAGCGCCCAGTTCGACAGCGGCAGACAGAATCGAAAGATTCTGCCCGTGTGCGACGTTGTTACTTAGATTTTGCATTTGCAGTTCCTCTGTAGACACCTACCAGGTGCTTTGACAATTCAGCAAGAAGGATAGTGGTTGTTCCGATCAGTTTAGGGCTCAGTACCATCCGTTCTTCAACGGAGGTGTTACCGAAGATCAGGTCGATATCCAAGCCAGATTTAGTCTGGTTAGTCCCACGCATTACACGAGAGAATACAGTTTTCATTTGGTTAGCAACTACACCTTTGTCACCGACACCACAAGGGATATCATGATCGATGTAAACGTTGATTACCAACGACTGTGGTTCTAGTCCATTACCACGAATGCGATATTCGTGATCGACTTCACCAGAGAAGTATTCGTGACCGCGAGATTTAGCTTCTGCTTCACGGACTAGGTCCGATGCATAGGCCACCTTGCGAAGACTATCGGTCATCTCATCACGATCACCGTGATAGAAACATTCGATCTTAGTTACGTAACCAACGACCTTAGCACGAGGTGCGTAGTTCTGGAGTTTCGCGAGAGTTTCACGCGATACCTCATCAAACACTGAGCCGCCACCCGAGTCGGAATCGATAATCGTACATAGAATTGAATCCAAGTCGACGTGTTCCCCAATCTTAACGAGGTTTTCGATCTTCTGGTCAAACCGTACAGAGATCGATTTGATCTTAGAGGTTTGGGTATTCAACTTAAGTGCACAACTCTCAGAGATAACCGAGCCGTCTTCTAGGGTATCCAAGTTATCACTAAATGCAACAACTGTGTTGACACCAGCTTTCCAGATTACTTGTCCTGGAGACATGCGATCAGATTGGAAATACTTTTCGTTGTATGCCAACGTTTGCCCACGTTTAAATGAATCACCCGCTTTTAGGTCGGAGATGATTGAGTGCGGGTAATGTGTACCTGCAGCAGATCCGTGGATCTTACCCATTTGGTACGATGTAGTTTCACCATTAGCATACTCGACAGTAATCCCGTAGTCATCAACGGAAACAACCTTACCGTCGTCTTCCGCCGCAGAAGCAAAGATACTGCTAGTACGCTGCGCGACAATTTGTTCATAACCGGTGCGAAGAGGAGTCGGCTCATATCCATCAGCATAAATCCCTTGTTGTTGTTGAATCGAGATGAAGTTAATACGTTTAGTATCGTCGTTCGTAGTCGCCACACCCAACAGTGCACAAGTAGACAGTTGTCGAGCTGGACCATCGGTAGTAGGATCAAATGGACGAGTGGTACCACGCATCGAGTTGAAGTTAGCATCTGGAGTCAAGTAAGCAATAACACCTACGTCGCCAGAGTCAACTGTAGATTCCGAAACTACACCAACGTCAGCTTGACCATACACACGGGTACGTGCAACCATCGACGTAGTAGAACGACCACCATCACCACGATAGGTCATGGATTCTTGTTCACGGATGTTAGCCAGCGGGTTGGAATCCTCGACTACCATTACGGTTGGATCTTGGGAGATCTTCTTCCATACAGCAGCAGGGTCCATCTGTACTTGAACAGCAGCAGAACCAGTAGCGCTATTGAAACGCTTCACAGCTTTGTTGAGCTCGTTATAAACAGTACCCGCCATACGTTCGTAACCACGATAACGCATGTAAGCACCATCTACCTCAGAAGGAGACCAGTCAATCAGCAACATGTCCACAGCACGATACAGCAAGCCGTCAAACGTAGTTGGTTCACCCATCTGTTTCAACAGACCTTCAGTAATCGGGTCCATCCAAGCAGCGAACAAAGCATCGATCTCTTTAGTGAAGCGAGCAGTCATCCCTGTTTCTAGCAGGAGGCGCTGATACACGTCAGGCTTATCAAAGTCGTAGATCGAGAAGTTAGGCAACAGCTTAGCATACTTACGCATCCCACCGAGAATCAGCTGAGTGCGATAATCACCACGATCGAATACCAATACTTCATCTTGGAAAGCCAACACGTAATTGTCGGAAGTCAGAGGAATACGCTCACCACGACGGTGACGGGTAAACTTAGCATTCAGTCGTTTCAGTGTAGCAGTCAAGCCGTACTTGTAACCCAATACGAAAGCCAGTGGAAGATCTTTCGAACCCACGTTCATGAATGCGCCTTCGAGTGGAGCCTTAGCCTGATCTAAACCTAACAGTTCAACGATCGAACCCAGTGGCTCTAGATTGTCGCCTTCTTTAATGAAGAACTGACCAGTCTTGTTAACTAGGATCGGAGTCTTGCCATTGTGTACGCCTACCAGAGTGTACTGCTTGGTTTCATGCTTAGTAGCATCTACCTTGTACTTGGTCTGGAAGTATTCCACACGGTCATCGTACTTGAAGTACAGGAACATAGGGCCTGAAGTGAAACCACGGAACGCAGAACCCAGTTGAGTATAGACTCGTGGGAGAGCGTAAGCGGATTGATCTAGCTCAGCGTAGAGTACATGTGTAACACGATCGTCTTCTGGATCTAGAGCACGTTCACGGATCTGACGGGTAATCCAAGCATCGTAGTTGTGTGCAGCCAAGTGAGAACGGGTAACGAATGTCTTGTTGTAATACGAAGTCATTGCTACTGTATCAGGCTTAACTTTACGGATAGGCAAGTCAGCACGCTGCATGCGCATCCGGTAAGTAACACCGTTAGACATGAATCGACCATCGCGGTCAACAACCGGGATACGGAAGTAAACAGTACCAGGTTTACCACGAACAGGCTTCAAAGTAACTTTGTGGATTTCGTAGTGGTTCATTGCATTACGCACTTCTTCCACTTCGTAGTTCGTTACCGAAGTACCTTGTTTCTGTACCGATAGTACTGCGTTGATCATGTCCTTATTGCGGAGACCTGACTGATACTTACGTTGCATTGCTTTTAGCTTAGAACCCAACATGGATTTGTCGAGTACCGTAGGCGAATCAGCAAGCTGTGTATCGGTAGGTAGTTCAAAGTCTTCAGGAACATATTCCATCGCTTCTTCAAGCGACTTGTTAGAACCGAATGGATCTTTGATGGTGCGATACGACTGAGCGTCAGTCATTGCTTGTTCGAATGTACGTGGGGCAATAATACCCAACTTGTACAGATCGTAAGCAGGTTGAGCAACACCGGCTACTATTGGGGCTGCTTCAGCCACCTCAGCAGGGATGGCATCGACTCGCTGAGTCTCGACCTTAAGCTCCCGTGGCCGATGAGCCAAGTCAGCATCACTTTCAATGTGGAGCTTCGTCGTGAAGAGTTCGGCATCCGGCGGATTATAAGTTGCTCCATCTTCGGAGAAGTCGAGACTAGGGAGACTAAAGGCCGGGATATCGAGGGCGTCGTCGACGTGTGCACTGTCGACTTGACCATTCTCAGCTTCTGCTTCACTATCGTCCGATTCTTGTTCCTCGTCCAACTCATCTTTGTGCTTCCCGTTCTCGTCTTCCTCAACATCGATTAATGCCGAGTGATCAATAACTGCATTCATGACTTCAGCTTGGTGACTATATTCAGTCATCGCTGTCAACAGCGATAGTACCCGACGTTGCATTACGGCAGGTGGGAAGAAAGCTTCCATACCCAAAGCATCAACAAACGATTCGGTAGCTACTTGGTTAGTCAAACCGTATTCTTGCATGACACGGTGGATATGGTTGAAAGCTGGTTGCTCTGTTTCCTTAATATCCTCGTAACCTAAGTTGAATACTTCTTTACCGAACATGTCGATGAATTGTTCAACAGAGACTTCTTTCTCCGCATCTTTAGAACCATCACGCCATTCGTCCAGCGCACCCATGTTCAAAACAACGAACCGATCACGAGCACGGATCAGGAACCAGATCTTGTTGTACATATCCGGTTGAACAACATCCATCAAGGACTGTTGACGGAATGGACCTAACCAACGATACAGATCCCAGATAGAGAACTGTTGCGGTGTGGTAAAAGTCTCCAGCATGGTTTGGTTCTGATTATCTGCCATCCGTTTAAAGGAAGCGAGGTCAGGCATGTTCTCTGGGAGATGGATCTCTACAAACTGTTCCCAACCGAAACGACGGTGTGAAGCTGCAACGTTCTGCCAGAAAGTACGCTGGTTGTTAGACCAACGCAAGTACTGTGCTTTGAAGTTGTTCTGATAGATCCACTGAGGGTCTAGCAGATTGTAGTTGAACGTCATGACATTGAGAGGGTTGATTGACAACGCCTCATCTTTAGTCAAAGGTTTGAAGAATGCATTCTGTTGACGGAACTCTGCCATCAGCTTAGTGGAAGTCAGTGCACTCTTACGAGGGTTACCTTCAGTAGATACCAGATGAGCCACGTGTTCAATGTAGACCTTGCCCGTCACGTTGTTAAACAACGGATCAGATTGGCTAGGTCCACGAACAGCAGTGTTAGGATCAGAGAAGTGAACTACGGAACGATGAGGCAGAAACAGTTTGTTCAGTAGATGTAGCTTGGGGCTTTGAAGTTTACCTTGTTCGAAAACAGTATACTGCTTCCGAAACTGTTCAATTGCTAAGCGCATGTTTAAGTCCTTGGTTTTGGATCGCCAGTCATATACCGGAGTACCAGGTTAACGGTGTGAATGGTTGAACTAAAGGCTAGACCACCGGTAGCATTCATATAAGCAATGCGTGAACGGAAGAAGTTATCCATTTCGATAATAGACTCTTTACCATAAACAATGTTCACAGATACAGTGTCACCGTCGAAGTCAGCGCCAAGTGGTGCCAGGATCGAAGGAGATACGGAAGTAGAGTCGTGCCATTGTGCTACCTTACCCACTTCCAACATCGGGTATTCGAGAGCAGTAGGCCCATTAGGATCTCGTTGGAAATCTTGACCGAGTGGATAGCGAAGTTCACCAGTCACCGTAGTCTTCACGTAGATAGACACCGGGATGGAACTGTTGTAGTTCTCTACGGGATATCGAGTTACGAATCCACGCAGTTTGTACCACATATTTAATCCGCTCAGGTAGATAAGCTCAGCGTATGTAATAGGCCGCGCCCACTTCTGATCGAAACCAGCAGGGATATCGTTGATGTCTCGAATGATCCGATAGTTCTTCTTATCATCCAAATATACCAAAGCGAGATAGTGATCAGCAATTTCAATAGCACGGGAACGCTTCTCGATAACTTCAAGTTCGTTCATCACACGTTCTAAGCCCTGAGGGGTAGACCATGTATCCATGTCATCAACTGTGACGTCAACCCACTCACGTACGAGTGTCTTCTTGTTAACCAGTTCTACCCGGTTAGACATCGTATCAAAGATATCCCCGATTACCGACATCCGCATGCCGTAGATTGTCTTAGGAGCAGCACCACGACTAGCTTGGTGTAGACCAATCACACAGTCTTTAAACTTAGGACGGTTAGGTTCACCCAAGTCAGCTGCGTTAGTATCCATCGACGAGATAACGTTACGAGTACCGTTGAACACACGACGGGATGCCCACTTGGCTTGTACATAACCAGACTTACCAGAGATCAGTTTCTCATAGTGGTCGTAGATCTCTTGTACCTTAAGTTGCATTGCCACACGCCGCCGATCATACATCGACAGATCGGCATTAGGGCCGAAGAACTCTGGGATACCGGTAGACTGTTGCAGCAGTACACGATAGATATCATTGATCTCATCGTATTCGATTCGACCATCTGGGTTAGGCTCTGCATCACGGTAGCCAGCAGGGATAACCAACATGGCATCCATAGTAGACCGGTCACGGTTCTCATTAACCAATTTCAAACGAACCCGACGAATGTCAGAATCCGTTTCCTTAAACTGTACACGCTTCCAATTGTCGAAGAAGAATGTATAACCTGTTTGCCCATCCAGTTCTGATGCCTTAACAAAGTCTTTAGTTTCTTCATCGAATACGGCATAAGCACGACCGAGCAAGATTTCTTCATAGAAGCCTTTCAGCTTCAGGATATTGCGATACACAAGAGGATGGATTACAGGGAGACCCAATTTGATGTAACCGAAGTTACTCTCCCGTTCGTGACTGCCTGGCCGTCCGAAGATAGAAACGGAGAACAAGCCTTCTTCATGGAAGTTGCCCCCACTGCCCACGAAGATCTCGTGTGAGGTTACTCGGCCTAGTTTGCCGAGCATATTTCTGTCTGGGATTAGCAGAGCAATATTGAAAGGTAATAACGCCTTTTTCATCTTTCGGGTCCTTTTGGGGTTAACGATATGAAGTTCATGTCTGGAGTTTGACCATGGCAAGCAATAAAACAAAATTAGCAGAAGCTAGTAATAAGTCAGCATTTGATTTTGATGATGACTTTGGTAGCTTTGATGATGATCCGATTACGGGTAGCAAGAAGTCACCCGTCCAGCAATTCATGGCTGGTTTTAAAGATGGCATCATCGATCCAAGTAAAAATAAAAGTCTGTTAAAAGCATTTTTAACAAACGGCGCCCCTAAAGGTTATGATCGCTTATTCGGCATGTATGACCAAGCGAAGCAATCCGCAGGTTCTTTGAAAGATCACTTGGAGAAAACTAACCCAGGTGATTTGCAGTATCTTTTCAAACGAGCAGAATCTTTCTTGCCGTCAATGAAAGGGAAGATGTCCGAGACGACGTATGATCGTATCAACACGGCACTATCCAATAAGGCTGAACAGTACAAATATCAAATCGAAGCCAACCAAGACCAAGGTCGTTTAGCTATTCGGAAACAGAAGACCGAAGACGAAGCAACGATCAAGCAAGGCTTAGGTGATGACTTACGTAGCGCAGTTGACCAAGGTACGGTAGTACAACGTAGTTTGTTCAACATGGGTCAAGAAGCCGACCAACGTCGCTGGGACCTCGAACGTATTGAACGTGGCCTACGTGACCAAGTTGATAACAAATATCAACAGAACGTAGCACGAGGGCTTGCACAGCTAGTTGACGCCGGTACACGCACTGCGTCGTACATGGAACAAGTTGATTACGACTTTAAACGTAAAGGCTTGGAATTACAGTTCCGGTCTTATCAAGCGTTGCGTGATATTTCCAAGATGACTGAAGCTTCTCTGCAAATGCAGAACAAAGCTTTCCAAGCATTAGTACGTAACACCGGTTTGCCTGATCACCTCAAGTCTTCTATGAAAGATCTCGTTGGGATGAACATGCGTCAAGGCATGGCCTCAGCTGGTAGCTCGATGGTGGGTAAAACCCTATCTGGCTTCTTAGGTAACTATGGCAGCAACGTACAGAACCGCGTTAACCAAAAAGCATCAGGTGCACTGTCGGGTATTGTCCAAGGTCTACAAGCTGGCGACTCGATGAGCGGTATGTGGGACCAACGTTACAACCTAGCTGGTAACTTAGCAGCCGATGGTGTTCACAGCTTAGCCCGTAATACAGTTGCTCCAATCTTGGGTCGTATGGCCCGCCCTGCTATGACCCGGTTGTCTAATAAACACGGTAAAGGCAAGCATAACCAAGTCGGCTATATGGCTGACAACATGCCTGCTATGATGCAGGAGTTTGTGAACAACTATCAGAATGGACATGGTGCTAAAGGCGTGTTGCAAGACATGTTGCGTCCATTTACTCCGCAGTTTGGTTTAGATACAGCAACCAAGTCGGGCAGCTATCAAACAATTGGCCAGCACACAGCCTTCAACCAATTGTCTCAGCGTTCCCTGACCGAGATCCTCCCAGGATTCCAGGCCCGTATCTTACGTGAACTGCGTATGATCCGTAGTGGTAAAGATGATGTCCCTCTGGAAGTCTTTGATATTACCAAAGGTATCTTCACTACATCAAAGAATGCCAAAGAAGCTATCAAGGATCGTATCGTATCGAAAGGTACCACGAAGATGGTATCGGGTCAGATCTCTGAAACCCTGGACCATATCGACAAAGATGGTAAGCTGTCTACCGGCGCCCGTAAAGCACTGAGTGAACGTCTGTTGCGCGATGCTTCTTCTAACAAACGTTTCGACCCAATGAAGTACGGTACGAAATACGGTTATAAAGAAGGGACCTCTAAGGATACTCTGAAAGAACTGGAAGAATTCTTCAAAGGTCAGTTCGAGCGCGATGAGAAAGGTAAGTTTGCAGATACTGCAGCTAACCATGAGAAACGTAAAGGTATGTCGGATAAGTTCCTAGACATCCGTAACGTATCCCGTGATCCTGCTCAAGAGATTCACCGGTTAATCGAAGCAGGTGATACTGGCCAACTTCGTGAATTGGGTATCGTGACTACCGAGCAAGGCGTTGATCGAATCAACTATCCGATGCTTTGGCAGATGATGTCTTCCGATGTCAGTATGAAACACGCTGGCGCTGGTGCGAACTATCATGATGCTGCTGGTGATTCAGGCGATAAGAACTTTGTCGGTCCACAGTTCCCAGGTGCTTTCTCTGCTCGTGCCCAGAATGGTGCGATTAAGTTCATGGAAGGTGGTGGTGCTAAACGCCTTAAAGATGGGGCTAAACGTGCTGGTGCAGGCGCTAGAGATCTCATGGACCAGTTCAAAGCTGATCCAGGCCAGTTCATGCGTGACCAGTACAACCAGGGTACTACAGCAGTTAAAGGACGTGTAGAAAATCTCCGTTCGTCAGCTACTGCTGCCATGGATGCCGGGAAGGCAGGTGGTCTACCGGCTATCATGGAACACTTCTCTGCTCAAGAGAAACTGGACTTTGCTAAAGCCTTGCTGAACAACGTGATTGATAAAGAGCCTCCAGCAATGAAGGAAGCTCGGTTGCAAATGGCTCAGGCTATTATCAACTCGATCTCATCCGGTAAAGAAGCTGGTCAAAAGATGCTTGCATCTGAGACAGGACAGAAAGCTATTGCCGCTGGTAATAATGTCTTAGCTATCGGCAACGATAAGATGACCCAGATCAAGCAGTCTGAGGCCATGGGTGTTGTCGATCTTAAACTTGAGGGTGCTAACGATACGCTTATTAAAGCTATCGACATCATGCAAGGCAAGTTGATCGACGTTAACACTGGTAAGATTATTCAGAAAGCTTCTGACATTACCGGCGAAGTTCGTAACCACCTGAACCAACAAGTAGCATCAGCTGAAGAAGTAGCTCGTGGATTGTTTGATAACCGCGGCCAACTGATGGCGCAAGCTAAGTCTAAACTCGATGCAGTGCAGAAGGTTATTGCTGCCCATGCACAGAAAGGCGTAGACACAGCTAAAGCTAAGATGGATGACATGAAAGACTGGTGCTTGGAAGGATCAGATAAAGTCATCATCAAAGCACGTGATCTAATTGAAGGTAATATCATCGACGAAGAAACTGGGCAACCTATCTACTCGTTGGATGATATTAAAGGTAATATTACTGACCAATACGGTTTGTTGATCGCTACTGCTCAAGAACTGGGTCGTGGTCTGCGCTCTACCGATAATGCCAAATTCGATATGGCTAGCGTTAAGTCGAAAGCTTCTAAGATGGCCTCTCAGCTCTGGCGTGGGAATACCACACAGAACATCTTTGCTGGTATGAAGATGGCGGGCAAGATTGCATTCATGTTGGCGCGTAATACAGCTGCTCGAATCATGGGTGACCGTGATGCTTATCTTCCAGGTAAGACTAAGCCGGTCCTTACAGTTGAGAAACTGAAAGAAGGCCAGTACCTAGACAAAGACCAAAAGGTTATCAAGTCCTTTAGCGATATCAATGGTCCTGTGTTTGATGCGGAAACTGGTGAACCTATCCTAGATAAAGACGAATTGAAAGATCTCGTTGAGTCGACAGGTAAGAAGCACAAGATCGCTAAGAACCGTGGATTGATGCGACGTGCTTTTAAAGCTACGGTCGGTAAAGCGGCTAAGGGTTACTGGAACCTTACGAAGAAGTACTACGGTGCTTTGGGTCGTGAGATTGGTAACGATGCACATGCCTTGGCTAAGACTGTCCTCGCCCCAATTGGTTCTTTCTCTAAACGCCAACTTGCTAATCTCTCTACTACTGACCAAGTGTTGGTACAGATTCGTGATGCTATCCGTGAAACCGTACCGAAGAAAAATCGGAAGGGTAGCTGGATGGATAAGAACGAACAGAAGACAGCTGACGAGAAGAAGAGTGATGCTAAGGAAGAAGGCGAACGTAAGGAATCCAAAAGCCTCTTCAGCAAAATGTCTACGGCCTTAGGTGGCCTATGGGACAAGATGCGCGGTAAGAAGGAAGAGCCAGAGGAAGAAGAAAGCAGTTTGCTGGATGACGCATCTAGTGCAGTAAGCACAGCTACTGATGCTAAAGACTTAGCCAAAGGTGCAGGTGGCAGACTGAAGCGTTGGGGTAAGAAAATCGGTGGTGGCCGTATCGGTAAGATGGGCGCACGTATTGCTGGATCTCGTGCTGGGCAGATCGGTGGGCAAATGTTGGGTCGTGTCGCTGCGACAGCTGGTGGCCAATTGGTACGTAGTGGTTTGATGATGGCGGGTTCTGCATTAGCTACCTTGGTATCTGCCCCCGTATTGATCGGTGTTGCTGCCGTAGCTGCTGTTGGTATTGCGGGTTACTTTACTTACAAGTATTTCGCTGGTGTTAAAGGCGAGTTCATGTCAGTTCGTATGCTGCAGTACGGTATCACTTCTACTCGTCAACGTCACAAGATCCTAGAGCTTGAGAAACTCTTCGAGAAGTCTGCTGTACGTGGTGCTGAACCTAAACTCAACGTTCGCGGTGATGATGGTAAAGAGATCATGAACATCATGGGCTTTGGAGCGGAGGATGAAGCTGCTATCCATCGGTTTGCACGCTGGGTTGACCTGCGTATGAAACCAGTATTCATTACCTGGATGAAGGCGATGAACACCATCGGTAAGATGGAAGTTCCATTGAGCGACATCGAAGACAAAGTTGACGATAAACTTAAAGGTACTCTGGTTAAAGAGATTACCCTACCTTACGGTGAAGGTTCTCCATTCGCAATGCGTGATAACCCATTTGGGGATGATGAAGCTCTGGATGATACTACGGCTGAAACTCAGGAGCGGATTAAAACACTTTCCGAGAAGTACAAAGTCGATGGTACTAAAGACGCCGAAAAAGACAAGCTCCCAGGTGAGAAACCTAAAGCCACTGCAGAAGCCTCTAACAATAAAGAAGGTGCAGCTCTAGTTGGCGCTACAGCAGCCGCTGCCGCTAAGACAGCAGTTGATGAGGCTAAGGCTATCGGTAAAGCTTCTAATGAAGGTAAAGCCGAAGCTGCTAAATCTGTGTCTCAACGTGTCAATGAGATGGCTAAAGTAGCTGGTGTTGGTGCAGCTGCTGGTGGCGCAATGTTGTTGGTTGGCCCTGTACCTATCGCTGGTTCTGAACTTGCAGCCTTGGATTCTATTCGTGCCCGTGCCTACGGTATGGAAACATTGAACAAGAATCAGATGGAGGCCTTGATCGCAATGGAAACCCGTGTAGACCTTCAGTCTAAAACGGACCAATCTGGTCAAGTCAAATTCAATGGAGACATGGAGAAGTTCGTTACTGGTGCTGGTGGCCTGTTCGGTATGAACACCGCCGACCATGGTCCTGATCGAGTTAAGTTTGTTCACTGGTTCATGGATCGTTTCTTACCAGTCTGCGAAACCTTCTTGACCCGTGCTCGTACTGTCTATAAAGGCAAGCCTGCTAATGCGGCCACTGGTATTAAACTAGGTGATCAAGTTAGTGTAGCTAATGCGATCATGGGTGCAGTAAGTCCTAATGGTACCGGTGTTTGGTCTAGCCCTTCTATCTTCGAGGTGAAAGGTAAACTAGAAGACCTGAAAGGGTTGGCTGATATCGACATGGCTTATCTCCAGAAGCAAGCTGATGCAGTGATGGCATCTCCGACTCAATCGGCGGGTGCACAAGCTCAAGGTGCACAAGAGGCAGCTGGCGGTAAATCTTTCCTTGGTAGTATCGGTGATAAGATCGGGAGCGCTTTCCAAGGTGCTAAGGATGCTGTAAGTGGCGCTGTTGTTGGTGCAGGTAAAGCTTTGGGTGGTGCAGTCTCCACGCTCCGCGATTGGAAACAATCTGCTGCTCGTGAAATCTCAGCTGTAGCAGTTAATGCTTACGGTGCGGCATCTGAAGCTGTGACTGGTCAGTCGTATGGCTACGTGTCTGGTGGTAATGGTGGCTCATGGGAACAAGTTCCAATGCCTACATCGAAAGATGCTAAGGGTGCTCGGAAATCCATGGAAGTTGTTGCTGCAATGACAGGTGTGCCGGTTGAGTACCTGATGATCTTCTGTGCAATGGAGTCTAACTTCGATTGGACAGCTAAAGCTGGTGCTGGTGGTTCTGCTACCGGTTGGTTCCAGTTCATCAACTCGACTTGGGATTGGATGGTTTCACTGAACGGTGCCAAGTATGGCTTCCCTCCAGATATGGGTCGTCGTCTACGCCTCGATCCACGGATGAACGCACTGATGGGTGCCGAGTACATGAAGTACTCGATGGGTGTGATTAAGAAGGGTACAGGTAAAGATCCTTCCGATATCGATTTGTATATCGCACACTTCATGGGTCCTGGTACCGCTGTTAAGTGGATCAACATGGATAAGACCACGATTGGTTCTTCAGCTTTCCCTAAAGAAGCTGCGGCCAACCCATCCGTCTTTAAAGACAGTGGTGGTCGTCCACGTACATTGGCTCAGATCGAGAAATCGTTTGATGACCGAATGGCTAAGTTCCGTGCTATTGCAACTGCCGGTACTGCCGGTGGGGCAGCTGTTCCTCTGAAGGTAGAGGATGTTGAGAAACAAGCAGCTGAGGCAAAAGCTAAGGAAGTAGAAGCAGCCGCTAAGAAGGATGAGAAGTTCATTCCTGGTGTATCTGCAATGCCTGGTGGTCCTTCAGCTACTGGTTCTACTCCAACCAATACTGGAACGGGTGGTCCAACCGCTCCTGCTGCTGCCAGCGCTGCAACTCAAGCTCCGGCTGGTGCATCTACTGTACCAGTTGGTGTGATGGCACCTGCGGCAGCTCCGACCACTGAGGCGGCTCCTGCCGAAGTCAATCCTGGTGCCCAAGCCGCGCAAGCTGCTTCACTAGCGAAAGACCAACAGCGTGCGCAACAAGTTCAACAGTCGACTCAAAACGACACAGCTATCATGAGTGTTCAACAACAACAACTTACCACTCAGAAAGAAATGTTGGAGGTTCTAAAGCAACTCGCTTCGAACCAAGGTGCTGGTGCCCAGGGCAATAATATGCCCAAGCAACAGACCCGTGCCGCTAATAAAGCTCCATGGCCTGTGAATGTCTAAAACTAGGGCTCACCTTCGGGTGGGCTTTATTTTGTCTAAAGGTCCCAATATGGCAACTCCAACAGTTGATACACCAGTATGGCTACGTCAAGCATTTCTATTACCCACGTCACAAAACCAAGTGTCGTATGGTTCTGAAACACGTCGTCGTTTTGCGAACTCCGCAGCCTTCAAATTTACAAACACGACACCCGGTGGTAACTTCACCATCAACAACTTACCACAGTATACCCGTCATGCCGATATTCGTCAGCCTGGCCGCGGTCGCCAAGCTAAGAATAAACGTCTTGGTATGGGCCGCTACTATTCAGAAGCACATGATGACTTGGCACAGAAATTGCACATGTCGTTTGGTGTTCCACGATTCTCTAGTTGGGCATCGTTCTTTACAAACTTCTACGATCGATCTGCTGCTAGTTTTGCCAACTCAGGTAAGACTACAGACATGTGGTATCAACTCGGTAACACATTAGCATTCGTTGTATCGTTACCAGTTCAGCCATTCATCATCGGGATTACAGCTGTATCTAAAGTTCTATCGTTCTTGTCGAAGTCGTCCCCATCTAAATGGTTCTACTTCAAACCAACCATGCACGCTTATTGGTCTGCTGTTAACACATTAGCAAACGAATTTGCTATTAACATGGGCTTGCAACCTCGCCTATATACTGACCCTGATACACAGGGCCAAATGGCTGATCCGGGTCAGACCATCACTGTTAAGGACATGGAACATTTCTCTACAATGATGCCTGGGTTGTTCTCCCCGAAAGGCGGAGTGGATGTAATGTCATTAGCTGGTCGGGCTCAACGTAAGGCAGATGAATCCAAGAAAGCCTGGGAAGCAATGGCTGAGAAAGCCAGGAACATTGAAGATCTTAAAGCTGGTCTAGCTGCACAGATGGGTAAGTACCAACGTGACCCAAATAAAGATGTCTCCACTCGCGAATACTTCATGGAATATCTGAAGAACGATCCAGTGGGTGACTCGGCTATTATTGACGCTGAGAAATTTACAGAGTGGGGGGATCTGTCTAAAGTAATGTCCTTTATTACGGGGGCACAACGAGACGGTATGCAGTTCGTAACTCTGCGTGCAGACTTTAATGGTGAACAATCTGAATCCTTTACATCGTCTACTGCATCGGTTGGTATTGCACAGACAATGAACACTAAGGTAACAGAAGGTCGTACTGCACAATTCAACTTCATGGATGGTAACATTACTGAATTGACTGGTGCTGCATTCGGTGCTATTAAGCAAGTTGTTAACGGTGCACTAGACATGGTTAACTTGTCTGGTCTAGCAACCCTAGCCGGTTCTGCTTTCGTTGACGTACCAGAGTACTGGGAATCTTCAGTAGCATCTCTACCAACAGCCTCTTACACGATTCCTTTGGTATGTGCACACGGTAACAAGATGTCTCGATTCTTGAACATCTATCTACCATTAGCTATGATCCTACCAATGGCCTTACCACGTTCTGCTGGTCGTGCTGCTTATACCTCACCATTCATTTGTCAGTTATTCCACCAAGGTCGTAACCAGAAGCAACTAGCGATTGTCGATTCGTTGACTATTCGCCGTGGTACTGGCCACGTAGGTTGGAACGCTGATAACGAGATGTTGAACTGTGAAGTACAGATCTCTGTGAAAGACTTATCTAAGATCATGCACATTCCACTGAAGGCAGGTTTTGCTTCTGCTAGTTGGTTGGGTACAGCTGCACGTGGTGCTGCTGCAACAGCTGCTGAGTTAGTGGGTGAGAAAACTCTGGATACAACAATTGCATTGACTAACGGTGCTGTGTGGGATGAACAGTCATTGTTCAACGACTATACTGCTACGCTGACATCGCAGGCTTGGTCTGACTTCTATTACGCTGGGAAACGTTTGAACCTGAACATTGCTAAACAAGTCCAAGCATTCCAATCATGGCGTAGTCTGTCTAACTTCCAGGCATGGGTATTAGACGGTGACATCGCTCGTACAGCTGCTGCCTTCGCACAATCGACTTCCAGATTCTAGTGAAGAAATACTCCAGGGTGTGATCTAATGTAGACACTTCCGTGTCATTTCGAAAATACAACTGGAGATTCACCATGAGCATCATTCAAAAAATCGGCTTTGCACTGATCGGCGCTACCACCCTGGCAGAAATCAAGAAAGATGTAGTTGAACTGACTACCCGTACTGTCCTTGTTACCGAAGGCCTGAAATCTTTCTGGGAGCGCACTACCAGTTCCCAACGTGAAGACTTCATTGCTACTGAACTGTTCAATGCTGGTCGTATCCGTCAAGTCCAAGCTGCTCTCTTGGTGCAGCTAGTCGGCGGCGAAGGTCCAGCTTTTACCATCACCGATGCTGCACGCAAAGCTGAAGAAACCGGTGAAGGCTTCATGAAGAAGAAAGCAGCTGTTCTGAAAGTCGTCAAAGAACTCGGTCTGAGCAAGTCGGCTAGCCAGCTGGCAATCGAATTGGCTGTCCAGTTGAGCAAAGACTAAACATAGTGGCTATCCTTCGGGATAGCCTTTATGATGTGATAAGGAGAATTACATGAAACGATCAATGTCACGATGGCTTAGTTCTAATGAGCAAGTTCATTATGTAGAAGAAGAAATACAGGAACTGGTAGATAAGCCACTAGATCCTCAAGCAGCCCGGATTCATATAGACGATGCACCAATAGCTAAAGGTGGAATGCGTACATTAATCTCTACCGCTGATCTCCCTAAGAATCCTAAAGAGGGCGAAGGATATCAAGTACGGGATGCTTACTGGACATGGACGAATGGCCGGTGGATGACACTGCAGGGATTGTATGGACATCAATGATTCCCTTCGGGGAATCTTTTATGCCGTCACTCCAAAATATTTCAAATCTATATTACTACATTGAATCTATCCAGCCAAAAAGAGTTTGTTATGCAAATTGATACCCATACCCTGAAACGCATGTTCACTTCGGTTATGCAAGGTCGCCCTATTGGCCATGTCAATGGTTCCGTCATCCAACACGAGACTTATTACAATGGACATGAGACACGTTACTCGCTCCGCTGTGTAGAACCGGCACTGGGTAATAAACTACAATGGCAAGTGTGGATGATTGGTGATCGTAAACCGACTGCCGATGACATCAAACTCACTTGTAAGAACCGTTCGTTCGATACGTCTCAACTACGTGAACATGATGGCATGTGGTTCTTCGATCCAAATGCTGTAATTGTGTCATCCCCAGCGGAGCAACTGAATAACAATGTTGTCCGGGGTGCTTTCGGTGGCGTACAGCTCGGCGGCTTTTATCAACAACCGATGTTTAACCAACCTGGCCCTAATTTCTATGGCCCGAGTGACTATGGTACCTACCCACGTCAACCACAAATGCCTTGGTTCAATCCTGCACAACAACCAGGTATGGATCAAGTCGGTAGTGCTTCCCGTAGTGCGATGTTCGTTGGCAATGCAATAGATCGTGCTAAGGTGATGCGTACCACTTTGCTGACTCGTTTCGGTGCAGTGGAAACTAGTCGTCTCACCAGTGCCATGCTTCAAGAAATCACGAATACCGATAAGTGGATGCTTAACGAAGAAGACAATGAAGTGTACTTCACCTTCTATGGTGACCCTCAGTTCGATTCGGCCCGTGACCGAGTTATTGCAATGAAACTACTTTGCAATGTCCTGGAATCACATGGGTACATTATCCATAGAAAAGATGTTGAAGTGTTTAACATTACTGTTCGTCTGCCTTAAGGAATCAACATGCGTATCTCTGCACCCATGCAAATGAAACCACATAAAGAATACGACCTGGAAGTTCAGGCTGTACTCGATGCGAACATCGGTGATTGCCAAGAACGTTATCGGCGCGCAGTGTGGTTGACCCAGCTTCTGACCATCTGCCATCTGGGCGATGTAGTAATTAGCAAAGAGCGTCAGTTCAAACAACTTGTGTGTCGTGAATTTGGTTCTGCTCCTGTGATTCAAACTCACGGTATTCGTTCAACCGGGCAGCTGTGGACATCTGTCGAGTTTGACGAAGTAGTTGTTGGTATCAATCGGGGTTTTACTGTCGGTATCGATGAGCTCGGTTCAATCTACGGGATGCATGGCTATCGAGTTGGTATTGACGTGATCACTACTCCATTTGGCGTGATGATGCAAAACACCAATCAACTTACTACTCCAAAGTGGTTCGACAATGTAACCAAGATCGGTGAAGAATTAGGGTTGCCTTACACTCCCCGTCCAGCAAAAGCAGTGTAATAAAACTCAGATCTATATTACTGTATTGCAATACCATCAATAACTGAAAAGGAAATACCTGTAATGACCGACGTATCCAAAATCAATGCTGCTACTTACTCCGAAAAGAATGGCCTGGGCGAGAAGATTACTCTGGCTGATAATGGGATCTATTCCATCCCATTGGATCTGGCGCAAGTATTGGTTCTCGACCCACTGAATGTATCTGCGGAAACATTCAAGAAGATCGAAACTGGTTTCCGTGATCTGGCTGGTGGCGTTCTGTATACCACTGGTAACCTGGCTGTAGATCATTTCAAAAAGAATGCTGATGCTCAAGAGATCGGCTTCAACTATCAGCAAGGCTCGATGACCACCGTTAGCGGTATCTTCAACCGTGATGCAAAAGACCACACCGTCCTGGCTGTCGAAACCAAATACAAGAGCGCTGACATGAAGCGCGTCCTGTCTTATCTCGGCGATGAATTCGGCAACATCAACTCGTAAGGTTTAAAATGAAATTACCAGATATCGGTGGTATGGAACGGGCTAGGGCATGGGCGTGGATTCAACACACTCTTAAACAAGAACAAAACCAATTGCCTCCAGGTCACGGTATCTGGTTCAACTGGTATCATTATACCGAAGAGAAGCGCCATTACATTTGCTGTCCTGTTAACTACAAGATCAAAGGCTTTGGTGGCGGCACTGATGACGAACTTCGCAAGAAGCAACTCGATGCATCTCGCCGATTCCACCAACGTGGATTTATTGCAGTTCGTGTAAGTGGGCCGGTCGTTAATAGTCCACAAGCTCGGGCAGCAAAGAAACGAGAAGCTGAGTTTTGGGAACAAAACCAACGCAATCTAGATGCAGAGTGGAAAGCTAACTGTAAACGTGAAGGCTTTCGTATCCTAACACCGGAAGAAATCGATTTTTGATTAAGAGGCAGTAATGGGTGGTGATGGAAAGCTGTTTGAAGTAAACGAATACTCGATGATCTGCTCGTGTCAATATGACACACCTGCCTATACCAAGGCTCGTGAGCTGTGGGATCGTGTCCGTAAGTCGACTACCCTTGAATCTATTCTCGTGATGAAAAAGGAAGAACAAAAATGAGCTACCGCACACCGTACCTGATGACAGACAAATTCGGTAGCATCCTCTGCAATGACCTGGGTGCACCAATCCATATGCGCGAAGCTGCGGCTCAGCGTTTGGAAAACCGCATGGCTCGTGGTACTGTTCAAGCCGTTACTGTCATGAAACGGAAGGTTATCTAATGTCCGAGTACGCACCAATTCTCGAATCAGATATCCTGGAAAGTGTATTCATGGTCGACGGTGAATGGACCGTGCTGGGTGGGTTTACTCCTGGCGCAATGAAAGCAGCTGACCGTTTGTCTGATCGTATTGATCATGGCAATATCGTAAAGGTTCAGGTGAAGCGCCGCACGGTTATTACAGCAAAGGAAGTATTCGATGCAATCCCTGAGCTTACAAGCCAAAGCGTACCGTGACAAACTGCTGCATGTGCCTGACATTATGGATAAGATCTATTATCGGGCACGACGGCAGCAAGCAATGCAACGGCGTCGCTCTGTAGGCATTAAGAAAGTTGTGGTCAGTCATAAGGCCCAACCTCTTTATGCTTGGTCAGTTTATATCCATGACAACAAAGGAGAACATGATGGCTTTCATGTAGAAGGTCGTCATCCCTTGAAGCGTCTGTATGGCAACATCTACACTGCTTCGTTTGAGGTTCCTCGCGGGGGACCAGTCGAACTCATCGTACATTGGAATGGCGGGCACGTGATGCTCGCTTGTCCTGGTCGTCCTTGGAAAGTCCATGCGCAAATCGGAAAGTACCATCCAGAAGAAATGGAAGGAGCTGGAGCAACCATCTGACGAAGAGAAAGTAATCCGCCGCTCACTAGTTAAGCTGCGTGATTACCTACGCTCTCAGTCTCGTAGTCCCACTGGTGTGTTGTCTAAAACAACTACCGTTGATGGCAACCGTTTGTTGGCACGTATTACAAAACTTGGTTGGATGTCTGTTGAATTCTACGCCAAGAAGACAGCGTACTTCGTAAAGTTAATCGATGGTAAAGTCGATAAGCTAGAGTTCAAGTTTCTGCCGGGTAATCGGGCACGTGAAGATCTGCATCAAATGGAGATCGTCACTGCTTTGAAAGAAGCTTTCAAACTACATCACCCGACATACAACGTGAAGTCAAAAACCACAGCTCCGTCCACAATGGCAAAACGTCTCTTGCCATCTGGTTACTCAGCAACAATCAATAGTTAAGGAAAGCTCCATGAGTTCTCGTGAAAACCTGGCGGTAGAAAAGCTTCTGTTGAAACTGCGTCATCACTTGTGGCGTGTAAGTAAGAGCAAAAGTGGCAACGTTACCCGTAACCTGACTATTGATGGTCGGGTATACAAAATCAAAGTAACTGGTGCGGGTTCTGTCAATGTCGAGATCACCCTCGGTAGCACTGTGATCTACGCCGTGTGGAATGGTCGCGACAGCCTGGTGTACGGTGGGAGCGAACGGATACGTGATCTCCGTGGTGAACGGTCGGCTGTTTCCAAACGTATCGATGACACGGTCGTACTGCTGTTGCTGCGTACCAACATCAAACGTGCTTTCCCCGACTACAACAAAGCTTCCGTCGCATACGTCAAACCCAATACCAAGAAAGGTCGTCACCGTATGTTGTTCGGTGAGGCTGTGTCTTACTGATAAAGAAATACCTGTTCTGATAATAGAATAGGAACACTGCTGTAAAGTACGGGTCCTTCGGGACCCAGTACCCAATTCTTTTTTATTCAAGAGGTTGTATCTAATGTCTCAAGCTGTTCAGTTCGTAGCTCCATTCGCAGTTCTCGAAGGTGATGAAGGTACCGGTAAAGGTACCGTCGCTAAGCTGGTCTGCGGTAAGCTCGCTGCTAAAGGTATCCAACATATTCACACCCGTGAACCAGGTGGTACTCCGCTCGGTGAATTGATCCGTGAACAACTGTTGCTGAAGCGTGACGAACCACTCGAAAAAGTTACTCACATTCTGTTGCATCAAGCTTACCGTAAAGAGCATATCGAAAAGGTTATCATGCCTGCTCTGCAATCCGGTGTAGTAGTTGTCTGTGAACGTTTCTTCATGTCTACCCTGGCACTCAACATCATGCCGTACATGGAAACGAACCAAGAACTGTACCAACTGTTCATGGATACCATGCCGCACATCGCTGGTGGTATCATCGAACCTGTAACATTCCTGCTCGATATCGAAGATGACGAAGTTCGTAAACTGCGTCTGGTTGGTCGCCACCTCGATGCATACGAATCCCGTACTCCAGAAGAACTGGCTGCTACTTCCGCTGCATACAAAATGTTTCAGAAGCACCCAGCTACTGTAACCCTGGATGCTACCAAATCACCAGAAGAACTGGCTGACCACATCGTTGCTCAGATCGAAGCTCAACTGGAGCTCTCCAAGAAACAGGCTATCGAGTTCGCTGAACAAGAAGCTCGTGTCGGTGAAGAACCTGTTGCTGAAGTTCCTGCTGAACTGGCTGTCCTGGAACCACAAGAAGAGGCTAAGCCTTTCGATCTGGTCCAAGCAGTAGAAGGCTTCCTGGCTGAGAACTTGGTTCCTGCTCTGTTCAACCATGACGCAGAACAAGTTGCTAAGCATCTGCCACTCGCTCGTAGCTACATCCTGTCGATCTACAACCAAGTACAAGACCCAGCTGTCTTCGAAGGTCATAGCCGTCAACAACTTCGTACCAACATGCACAGCATCTTCCACTACGGTCATCAAATGGACCTGCTCCGTGAGAAGCTGGAAAACCCTACCCCAGCCGCTGAAGCCGCTGCCGAATAACTAAGGAACCTCAATGCAAGTCAGTAAGAAAACGATTGCTGTACCGCTCACCGATAACGATGATCTGAACACATTGATCGGTCGTACGTTCAGCACTACAAAGAACGGCCAAGAAACTCGGGTCACTCTGGAAAAAGTTAAACGTCGTGATGTTTACCTGTCTTACACCAAGTCAGAACGTCAGGACAAGTTCACCGAGACCCAAGCTAAGTTCCGTAAGTACTACTGCTTGATAAAGACCGATAAGGTTGTCAGCGAAGTGTAAACATAAAGCCTCCCTTCGGGGAGGCTTTATTCCGTTAGGAGTTACAATGGTAGTTCGTGAATTCAAAAAGGATGAATGGATAGATGACAAGCCTCGCACATTGCAAGTCTTTTCCGTCACCAAAGATTTTGTTACCTTCCAGTCAAAGTATCCTATCTCAGCTGGGATGTTGCAATGGTTTACGGATAGTGGTTGGGAACTCCATGTCCCACCGGTATCAACTTCCCCCTCTTATCGAGATTGGAATGTGATGTTCATTTTCACATTTAAAAGAATTCCTCAGGATAAACCCCATGCCTCTTAAATGTACACCTGTCCAACAGCTTTACATAAGTGTTCTAGATGCTTTCAATAAGCGTCTGCTAGACAACGAAAACATCAGTTACTTCATTACTGATCGGGGCTATAAGTTTACCTCCGATTTAGATCGCCGCTTTATCTCCGTATCCCCTGCCACTAAGAGTGGCCATGTGGTATTCGAATTTGGTGATAGTGAAGTCAGTTGGGTGCACAACGTACTTTGTGTTTGGGGTATCGACACAACAGCTGAATCGATTGCTAGCAGAATGCATAGTTGGTTCTTCCAGGATGATGGGTTCATGTTTAACGTTCCAGTAAACGGTGAGTTACCCGCACACTCGGTTAGTCGTCTAAAGGGGATGCATTCCCGTGGTCCAGTTAAGGGGTCAATGTGAATCCTGTTCGTATTGTAATCGCTTTGTTCATGTTGATGTTTGCCTGGACAGTACAAGCAACTGAGCCGCTGCGTTATGTGGGGGTTCCAGTATTCTACTCGAAGTTTGTACCAAAGATTGCACCATGTACATTTAACCCAGGATCTAGTTATGGTTTCTGTGGTTGGATGTTATACCCGGAAGAGGGTGAGGTTGGTGTAGCTACTATAGACAACAAAGTAAAGGAAGCGTTCTTCATTCGCCTTTATGATGAAGTTGTTTGTGTGGATTCTGTCTGCGCAACTAACTATGGTGAACCCCGTGGTGAGATCGACAGTAAAGGAACATCGTATTGGTACGTACCAAAAGGTTTCTATTTAACTAAATTAGCAGGGGCAATCAATGCTGTCAAATATGGTAATGGTCCACTGGCTGACAAATACCCCATCAGGGCCGTTAAGATTCTCCCTGAGTATGATGACATGCCCGACGGTAAGTATGTACCGGAAGATGAAGATAGCCTCTCATACGACGTCTGGTGTAATGTCGCCAACGAATGTAGTTACATGGGTCGAGTGATGCCTTTCGCAGACCTTCGGAAATATGTACCCCCTCGCATGACCCTATACTGCGATAACCGCTTCTGCTTTAATGAAGACCAGCGTGTTGCTGGCATCAATCCAAAATCGACTCTCTAGAGAACCAACATGGACGCCCTGCTCGCCATTGCCCCGTATTTCGAACTTTTCTTTCTGCTGTGTATTGGTCATGCTCTTACTGACTTTGCTTTAATGAGTCAGTGGATGCGTGAGGACACAGATAACCATCCCTACAGTTTTGCTTTACCTGCACACAGTTTGATCAGTGCATTGCCGGTGTACGTGGTAACAGGGTCCGTAGTTCTCGCGTTGGCAGAAACGATCAGTCACTTCGTAATCGATTGGATGGCTCTCAGTGGGCGTATCGATGGATGGCAGAATCAATTACTGTTGATCAGTACCAAGGTTATTTGGGTTGGACTGCTTGCTTTAGAACTTCCATTCCTAATGGAATAAACATAAGCCTCCCTTCGGGGAGGTATTATGCTATTTCTTTTATTCAAACCTTTTATAAGGCTATATTACTTTCCTGACAATCAGTCAAAAAAGCTAAGGAGCTTCACATGAGTTTTGTTAAAACCAGCGTTACCCTGGCAATCGGTGCCGTGCTCGGCGTAGCACTAAAATACGCCAAAGATTTCAATGATGGTCGTAAGACTGTCACCCATCATAGTGCGAGATATCGCGCTATGTTGGAAGCCTCCCTACCGGGCTTAAGGGTAGATGCAGATCTTGACGGCGGTGACGCTGCTAAGATCTGGGAGCAGGGCGTCTCCTCGATTGTCTTCGGACAATTTTTCGGGGAGGCGGATGCAACCCGTTATCCGATCTGGGTTAAAGATCGGATTGGTGAAGAGCTTGAGGCTCTTTATCACGAATTCAAAGTTTACAAGCCAGCATAAATAACTGCCTACCCTTCGGGGTAGGCTTCATCCTTATTTTTTTTTTTGTTCGCTATTCATGTTCAATCCCATGTAGCATATAAGAAACCCCATTAAAGGAGGGGGTCATGGTTATCACGCACAATACCGTTGCAGAGATCGATGAGCAAACGCTTACCGGTTTGCCAATTGGATATTACGGAAAAGCAGATGACTTAACTGCTATTCCGCGGATGCTGGGCGATTGGAACATTCGCACTATTGGGGATACACGTTGCCCAGGTACTGGGTACATTGTCTCTGTGCCATCAAATGCCAGAACTCGTGTTATCTACATAGAGGGGCGGATAACGTGGCTTAAAGCGCTAGGGTTTACACAGGAGCTTGCTGTACGTTATATCCGTGCCAGTATGGTAGTGAGTCGAAAGTGGGATCACGAAGTAGCATTGTTTGTTTTGAACAACATCAAAATAGATGAGTTTGTGTTAGACCTAATGTTGTATAGCAACAACCCTAAAAAGGTTGGTGAGCAACATGACATCTATACACGAAGCCCTCGTGGGAAAGTGTTAGCGGGATGTCAGATCCTGAAAAACATTATATCACTATAAATAGGTCTCCCTTCGGGGAGGCTTTATTTTGCCTCCTTATTAATATGATCAATATTTTATCAAGAGAATATAAATGGCCAACCACTTCATAGATTGCGAATTTGAAGACTCCACTCGTACGCTATTGTCACTCGCTATTGTAAGCGAATGCGGACAACGCGAGTTTTACGAAGTTCTACCTTATTCGCAGACACAAGAACAATGGGTATGTGAAAACGTAATCCCTATCTTGCAGAAAGCACCAATCACATATGAACAGTTCCAGGCTAAACTGGAAACATACATGCACCAATTCCCTGGCATGACCATCATCGCAGATCACATCAATGACATAGCGTATTTCTCCCGCGCTCTAGATAAAGGCATGGGTAAACGAATTCGCATACAGCCATTGATAATGATTGTTGATGATGAACTGTCCGCTAAGAAATCCAAGATTCTTCACAATGCTCTCTTCGATGCTCGGGCTATCCGCGATAGTTTCTTGCAGCGAGAGGGTCTGATGTAACACCTACTGGAAGTATCACATGTCTAAAAATTTTAACCGTATGACTTCACGCCCTAACCGAAAGAATCGTCCTGAGACTCTTTTGCGTTTGCTGATGTCTACATCGTATCCACATTCTACTCTGGCTGATTTGATGTTTGCCTTCTCTCGTCATTCTGGTCCCAAAGACCAGGAAGAAGAAGATGGTATTGCTGATGAGATGACCGCTGTTGAACGTCAATTCGGTATGACTGACTTTATCCGTACTGTTGAAGTATTGCGTAATAAAGACCAAGTCACTATCGTTATCCGTACTCTGGATTTCGATCCTAGTGTTCGTGAGATCATCGACAACAATCAAACCCACATCGAACTAGCTCGTGTTGCATTCTATCTACCTTCGGCTGATACACAACTGACCGATCTAGATGCTTTAGCGGAACTGTTGATTACTATGTTCCGTAAGGCACAGCAAGACAATATCCGCACTGACCGGAAGTGGCGACTGCGTCAACGTCCTACCGCTAATGGTAATGCTAAGCTAGGGAATGCAGAAGTACCTGCCGTAGAAGAGTCTATTGATCACCGTACAGCCGTAGCTCTGCTGACTGCCTCCCTAAGCAAGCAACGGTTCCATGTAGTGTTGACACATAACACTATTCTGTTGTTCGACCAACAGCGCAGTTTGAAATGACATAAACGCCTCTCCCTGAAGGAGAGGCAATATGCCGTTAACCTAAAGCGGTACTCGCAGCACCAATAATCCAGTGGTTAGCTGCAGGGCGAGTATTGTTAATTCCTCGACCTAAACCAAACAACTGATTCGCTTTCTGTGAATGCAATGTCCAAACCATCTTCAGATCATCCCACCAATAAACATCATTAGTGCTAGCTACAATAGCTGCTATTCCTTTAGTTGGGTTGGCAGGTTTTGCTGCAGTCCAATCCGCTGGAGTTGTTGCTACCCACAATGAACAATCTGCCAAAACAGTCTTTGTAAAGGGTAACCGCATTTTCCCCATGTTGCGCCACCAATGATTCGGTGAGCTAACATTTCGTTCCGGCGCATTTGCGAACATTGAGTTAGCATACCGCAATAGGTCTGCTAGAATCAATACATCCGTAAATCCAGTGTAATCAGGAGCGCTGCGGAGTGCTTTAATGAATTGTGGGATACTACCAGAAGCAGCAGTGATTGCAGTCAAGTCAGTGGCCGTAATGGTCGTAGTTACTTTAAACTCGAATGGTTCTCGAACAAAGAAACCCACAGTGTCATTATTAGCTATTGGCATGCTCTGGATATTGCCACCACTAAACAACTGATAAACCGTGTTATCATTCGTGTAAGCAAAGTGTCCCTGTAGGACATCATTACGGATGATATCGCCCGTCATGGTTAGAGAGCTGTTACTGCTGTTTTTGATCGTGTAGTCAAATGCACGCCGAATCGTATTAGTTGCCGGTGTTAGCAAATGACTCATGCCATCATACATTTTAATATCTGATGGATCGATGATAATGAACTTCATTGGCTTGGTGATAATCTCACCAGTTTCCATCTGCACCAGTACGTTAACCCGGTAAGTACCTGCGGTGTTCATTGTTGCTACGTAAGGCTGTGTAGGATCTACTTGATCGTTTGGATAAAGATCAGGGATGATTAATGATTCTGAACCACCGGCATAGATGAAATCTGAGTCGGCTAAGTTAGCCAGCAGTGGGTGATCTTCTGGAGGGCCAGGTAAACCAATTTGACGACGGATCTCGCCTACTTGTACAGGTGATCGGTCAACGTTACCAGAAAAGTAGGCCCCAAAGTACTTGGCAACTTTTGTAGCATCATGAGTAAAGATACCGTCTCGTGCAACCGCATCCGCAATACTGGTGTAGTTATCAGTACTATGGTCGGTAATAATGATCACACCATTACCAGCAATACGGTAAGCGGAAAGATCAGAAGCCATTCGTTCAGTGATGTTTGAACCACCGACCAATAGACCAGCCGACGACATAAACAACACGAGTGCAAATTGATCGAAGTACGAATACGCTAAGTCTAATGTACCTCCACCATTTGTGGTCATGTCGTAGTAAGTTGGGATATGCCCAGTCACACGACAAACGGCATCAAATGAATCACGGAAACCGTATTTATCCCCATCGACATGTTGGCCAGCAGCTGGGTTATAGTGCGAGGCTACGACGTTGTAGTTCGCATCACGTAAACAGTTGTTTACGATAAGAACCTTCTTATTACCTGCAGCTACCTTCCGTGGGTTAGAACAGAAGTTGAAAGCGTTTGCCAGATACTTGGATGCTGCAGTCAATGCTGCGAATGTAGCGGGTGGTGTAGTAGGCCATACCCCTGGGGTGGACTGCAATTGAATGTTGTAGAACTTAGGAAAGCCCCCATCATAAACTACGTTGCCTTTACCATCCTGCGTAACCGCCATGAAAGGCCGCTGTACTTGCGGCCCAGATGGATCAGCTGCACCATTGGTGATCTTAGTTGATCCGACGTCATACGCCAAAATCTCAGAAAGAATTGGAGCACGATCATCACGAGTGACGATCGCTTTCCGGACACCTACTGGGAACGTGACTGTAACGGTTCTTGCCCCTTGGTACCAGCCCGGTTCTAGAGACGTAATTATATCCGCCATGTTTTAACTCACTTCAAGACAGGTTCAGTGATACGGGCATGATAAGTCACAGCTGCACTGTGGTTATTACGAATAGTAATCTTACCATCAGCAGCTATTGCAAAGTCTAATACAGCTGTTGCTTGTACGACAGGTGGATTAGGGGTAACGAATGGATCGACCATCCGTAGTTCAACACCTACTGAATAGATATAATGCGTAGTAGCGTTATAACCGATAATACCAGGTGCATCATAAACAACTGAGTTATTTGCTGGGACAGAACCGGTGATGTAGCGGAAACGTCCGCCAGCGCCAACTCCACCCGCCTCGATTTTTGCAAACCAGTTATTGATCTCAGCGATCATTTGGTCTTTTGTCATTGCAGCCATTAGGGAATCCCTTAATAATACCGTTACCCGATCAAGGTTAATCCGGTGGTCATGAATCGTTTGAATTCACCGTACTTGTCTGTGGTCCACACATAAGCATTCCATGGACTATAGTAGACACGTGTTTGGCGAACCCATGAGTAGTAGTTTGTGGGTGATGCTGTCCATGTATTCGTCCCTTGGTCATATGTGTGGATCTGTAACGATGTTCCATCGACTACATAGATACCTGCACGCGCAACATCGCCCACAACAGCAGCTTTAGCACCAGCTAATTCTGTTGGGGTAGTTGCGATCTGCATGTAGGGAACCATGTAGTCATTATAAAAGGAGAATGTACCTTCCGAGTTATCGAAGTACAAACCATTACCTGTATTACCGCCTGTTTTGGTAAACAGATTAATGATCTTATTAAAGAAGTTACCGATCTCTGTTACCATAGATGCTTTAGTAGCCATGTCATACCTCAGGTACTCGGGGTGGTAGTATTAACGTGATAACAAACGAAAGAATCAGCAAAGTAATATACCAGGCCATTGTTACGCCCTATCACCAACGAGTTGATTCTTAGAAACGCTTTTCCCCCAGTGTAAGCACTAGATACCCAGCTTCCGGATGCCTTAGTCCAATACGTAGAGGTACGGACATCTAAGAAGTCAACCGTACCGGCTTGCAACGTGGTAACTTCAGCATTCGATGTAGCTAGGTTATAGATTGACATTGGCATGCCAGCTATAAACTGCATACCACTGGCATTTGTTGTGCCCACCACTAATGTAGTACTGGTAGGAATAGCTAATAGCCGATCCGTGATCTTCTTCAGTGTGCCAGTCATGCTGGTGACGAATTCTGTTAGCGTCATGATTATAACCTGTACAGTTTAGTAGTTGAGTCCATGTAGAAGAACTTACCAGTTGTTGTATTTTGGTGAGTCCATTCTGGAACCAACAGGTCGCTAGCAATCAACGATGCTTTAGTGCCAGTGAACTTGGTCCAGGTACCTGCCGAATATGTCCACTTAGACCAGTCTCGAACATCGACAATAGGTAGTCTGTTATCAGGGCGTTGAAATACCTTCCATGTCGCATTTTGTTGAGACATAGCGCTATAACCGAATGACTGCGGCCCACGGAACACAGCTAGTTCTGGGTCAGCACTAAGATCAATAATAACCTTAGCTGCTGGTACATATACCGAACTACCTACCTGAGACGTCTCAACGGTAATGATATCTTTCACACGGGTAATTTTCACGCGACAACCAAGTGGCTGTAGCGACCATCCGCCATTCCCATTATTTGCTGCTGGGCCTGTAGCCACCACACCATTCATCCAGGTCAATCCACCCAGTACTTGGGCAACATTGTAGCGGCCAGTATCGAAACCATTATAGTCTTTGTCGATGATCATTGGGGCACGACCATTGCCTCCACGCATTACTGACAACGTGTGTGTTGTCCCATCCGTTGGGTCTAGTGCATAAGCGATAATCAGACCTACGAAATCATCGTCACCATTATTAGACGAAAGCTGTGCTTCGAATACATAGTCCTCGTATTTCTCCGGGGAGACAAAACCCACAACAGATGCAGAGTTTACCGCGCATGAGATACTATCGGTACCTGAATCATAAGTCCATGAATCTAATTCGGCTGGGTTAAATGTATCGGTGTAAGTAAGACCACCCCGACTGATCCGCTTCCACCATTTAAAAACACTTTGGAAAGATTCTGTCACACCTTTCTGAGTAGCCAGTTCACTATCGTTCTCAACAATAGAACTTTGCATGAACGCCGAACGCCCACTGAATTTCCCATCGGCAGTAGTTACCAGTAGATTGTTCTTCTGGTTTACAGGTACAGTCAGTCTATCTTTTACTTCGGTGGTGAAATTGGCAATGTCTGTTTGGTAAGTCATGTAAAGTCCTTACCGCATCCATCCTGGAACGCGGTTGATTAGTTTGGGGAATTCGAATTGCTTACGATCAACATCTAAATCGAATTGTTCGAAAGCTTTTTGGAGAGTACCCATCATCAGACGATGTTCGTCAAACTCTTCTGGGTGTTCTTTGGAGAAGGATTCAAATGCTTCCTTCTGTTCAAACGGTGACTTGATACCTGTGATCTCTTCTACCATGGATTGTGACCATGCCAGGATGTCTGCGGAACGAGTAGAGATGTTAGGCGCATCGCCTGTGTCGAGGACAGCAGTGAATACCACGGTTTGTGAATCTTGTCCGATACGGTAGATACGTGCGATCGCCTGTTCCAGAATATAGCTACGGAAAGGAGAGTTCAGAATCAACATCGTGTCTGCCATGGTCAAACGCACAGCGGTTGCTAGGGAGGCATAAGTAGCCAAGAGCGGGTTGAGTTTAGGTTCCTTATCAAAACGAGCCACAATAGATGCCAGTTCGTTAGAGGTCTTACCGTAGACTGCAATCGGAGTCATACCAAGTTTGCGTACATGTACGTCTGATACTTCGAGGGCTTCCACGAAAGAAGTAAACATGATGGTCTTCTTTTCAGTTGACTCAACAATACCTACCCAGTCTACATGCGGAACCATTGCAACGTGGCACTCAATACGTTTACCACCCAAGATACGACCTAGTGTCTCACCTTGGATCTTCAGCATCGGATATTTAATGGCCGACTTAACATCTCGGAATTCGTGAATCATTGACTGTGGTAGTGACGGACCGAATAGTGCCTTCTCGTATTTGTTGGTAGCCTTAATCTCTTCGCCAGTAAAGCGTGGATCAGGGTTAGCAATAACGATCTTCAGTACACGTCGATATTCATTGTAAGCAGCAATCTGATCTTTGGTACGCAGTTGTGATTCATGGATGCGTAAGTATTCCGCCCACTTCTTATCGTCCGCAGGCTTCCGTTCTTTATAGAACTTAACTCGTTCGCGAATGAATGCCTCCATCACAACCTTAATAGCTTCCAACGTAAAGTCGTTACCATTGGGTACCTGGATCTTGTATGGTTTCATGATCGGTGGCTTGAGACCAGTATCTTCTTCAGTCTTAGCGATAAAGAAGGACATGAAACCCATTCGATGACGGATGATGTCTAAGCCCTTGCCACCTTCCTTACCAAAGATGAGTCGGAAGCGTGCTTCTACTTCCGCAGTAAACAATGGGTCAGCAACAGACATCAATGTAATAAGTTCAGCACCTAATGCTTTCACCGGTGTACCGGAAGCTAGAACGTTATCCTGGGAACCCAGTGCCTTCACACAAGCGATGTAAAGTTGCGTCTGTAGGGATTTGCCATCGTTCATGTTGTGGCATTCATCTAAAGCCGTGAAGATCCGTTTACCTTTGAATACACCAGACTGGATAATGTCTAAAAAGTTCGATAGCCACTGATAGTGAACGATGATGATTCGTTCTCCTTTATAGGGCTGTCCAGATGAAGACGACCAAACGGATTGCTTCTTCTTATACATCTCATCCATGGACGGAACCCAGACCGTGTCTACAGCTCTCTTCTCACAGAAGAAGACCATGTGGTCCGCATTCAACATCTCACCGATAGCGGTACACATGTACGTCTTCCCGACGCCTGGCTCCGCGTGCAGCAAGTCACCAACTAATCCCCACTGGTCCAATCGAGTATTGTAGGATTTGAAGTAATCCATTTGTTTTGGGTTAGCAGTGAACTTTAAGTTATCCAGGTTACCGAAGTCTAAACGACCAGCAGCTGATGGATCAGGTTTAGCAAAGGCTTTACCTACCCATGTGGATTCCAGCATAGCGGCACGAATAGCAGCAGCTGTCTTCACTGAGATATAACGGGATCGGTATTGCATCACACTATCGAGAATATAAAGGAAGTCAGGAGCAAAGAACTTATAGAACCTTAACTCTGTTCCGGAAGCATGGTTAAAAATGTTAGCCGCGATCCGCGTAGTTTTCCAATGCTTGGAGATATCCCGAACGAGATGGTTTCCGTTGATACCGGAAATGATGATTTCATTGCCCTGTTCTTTGACAGTAACGACGCCCATCAAACGTCTGAAATAGCTTTGCATGGTTGTACCCTTGTTCTTTATTAAAAGTCATAAGATTAGCCTTCGAGGAAATAAATACTTTGTGCGTGATAATATAGACGAGGATACGTGCGGAATGCACATATCACGAGGAGGTGATCCAGTCGTTAATCCCAACCAGGTGAGTCACCAACTATGACTGTGAAGTCACAGAGACCTAACTACGAGCCTTGTCTACTTCAGACCTCTAATGGCCACCTGCGGGTTGGCCTTTATGTCCTTACTCCATGAAATCTTAAATCTATATTATCGTAGTGTCCCCCAATAGGAAAACAAAATGTCTCATTCCGGTATGACCCAAGAACAATCTGATATTTACAAAGAACGCCTGACTGTTACTATTCCCAATGATAAAGTTGGTACAGTTAAGTTCGGTGTTGACAATGTCGATGATGTTGTCCGTGAACCATTCCCTGCTAAGTTCCATGTGCTGGACTCGGTAGACTTCATTACCTACGACCAAGTCCTGAAAGCATTCACTGACGAAGCAACCTTCTTCGGCCTGCAGTGTGTAATGCAACTGACCGGTGAGAACCAGCGGTATGTTGGTCCGGTTGACTTAGATGAAGGTGATGGTACGGTTAATGGGATCATCGTTACCCTGCCCGGTATTATCGATCCAGCTGAAGCATTCAGTCTGTACACCGAAGTACAGAAAGCTGGTCACTACATGGCTCCTGCCAGACGCTTTGGTCAGGGTGGTTGTTCATTCACCGTCTTCAAGCTTATCCCAAAGGTATAACTGTGGCTAAGAAACAACCTCCTGTATTGGTACGTATCACATTCGAATCGGACAAAGGTGATTTGGTTTGTGATAACGTTATCTTCAAGTCTGTCCCTCTGCTGCCGGGTATGCAGAAGTATTGCCACCTGGAAAAGAAAGGCAATCAATGGCTGTTGCTCCATACTGAGGGGCTGTTGTTCGAATCAGACCCAGTGGGTGGCGAAATCATAATCTCTCGTGATTCCACCGAGAGGGTTTATCGTCCGATCATGATCCTGGATGATGGTCGTCCATTGGTTGTTACGCGTTACACCGTGATGACACCACTCACCAAGAATGCTGCTTATTACTTGGATGAACTGGATGACCATACATTCCGTATTTACCACACCACTACTTTCTTCGAAGACAAATGGACTAGCCCTAAAGAGAAAGAAGATTGGCACCGTAGCATGAATAAAATTCGACTGGAAGTTATTACAAGTATGACGAAACCGATTCCTGTTGTAGAAGAACAACCACGTGGTCCTTCCACTATTCTGCAACGGATACGTAAAGATCGCGAAGAAGAGCTATTGCTCGATGATACTATCTAAGGAATAACAATGCCCGTATATGAACAAGTGTGGATACGATTTTATATTGTTAACCCTTGGAGGGTAAATCATGTCAAAGTCGTACCGCACCTGCTATTTCCGCGATCAGAAAGATCTCTGGACCCCGCGCCCAATGCGCTTCTGGCCTTCGAATAAATGGTCGAAAGTTAAATGCCATCGGATCGAACGGGCACAAGAACTCCAGTTGATCTACAAAGAACTGCAAGAGTTGCATCGCTAGTCCTTCGGGACTAGCTTTATTTCCCAATAGGAGTTTTCATGTTATTCAAGATGGGCGAAACTTTCATGCACACTGTTACTGTACTGCGTTTCGAAGATGGTTCAATGTCCATCGATCGCGCTACGTGTCATGAAGCGGAACAAATCGCAAAGTGGTTTGCTGATGGCACGTTGTCGTTCGATGAAATGAAGCAGATGTTCATGATCAACAGTACTGGTTACAATCTGAAACTGGGTACAAACATCAATATTACCTACATTACCTGGTACCAACAGAACAATACTCCGTTCTTCGGATATCGTGAAGTTGGTGAAGGTAAAGGCTTTACTTCGATGTACCATCCGTCCAGTGGTAACTACGTGTTGTCTGGCGGTAAACTGTATCATCAAGGGCAGCGTAAATGTGACCACCGTTATGAAGAGTGGGTACTGAAGAATCTTGCTCGATTCCCTCACCCGGATTCCGATCCATCTATCCCAGAAGAACTGGAAGTAGCGCCCGATGAGCAACTAATCCTTACTGTGAAGATGGATGGTGCAGATACCCGCAAGTGGCCTTCGTTCATGCCTAATGGCGTATACAGCAAAGAACTACACGAAGCAAACTGCCGTGAACTGCAAGAGATATATCCTGAGGCAGTGAGACCGTTACCTATGTTAAATGAAAACGTTATCCGTGAACGTGGCAATCGTATCCGTAAGGTACTTGCTGGGTTCGTGGATAGTATCATGGGTATCTCCAAGAAATGCCAGGATGATATCACTAGCATCGATGAACAAATGCAAGCAGCACATGCTGTAGCAAATACTCTCGATCCTTCAGCAGTTGTGAAGAAAGCCATTCGGGAATCTACAGTTCCTGTAATGACTATCCGTGAACGTGTTCGTTCGGCTGATCCACGCGACATCACCGAAAAGGTAGCTGATCGTTACCTCGGTATGATTGCAGAAAGCAAGATTTCTTTTGCACATTATCGCAACCCCAATACCGAACTGGATATTATCTTGCGGATGTTGGAAATGCTCCGTGGTGACAAAACTGTCGAGTTTTATAAGAAAGCTCGTGGATTCAAATTCGTTCAGGAGTCACTGATCGAACTAGGTTACACCACCGTTGAAAAAGAAAACTATTTCTTTGATCAGCTGTTAGCAGGTCAATAGTTTGTAGGATGCATAGGGCATTCTCTAGAAAAGGGAAATAGATATGGCTGATGATGTTGAACCGCATGGCGTAGGTTATCAAGAACTACCCGACGTGGTAACGCCAGAAGGATTCGTTGATCGTTATACGCACCAGTCTGCTTATAATGCGATCATGATGATCGAAGCTGCTTTGATCAATGCTGTCCCAGAGCCTACTCTTGGTGGCTCGTTCGTAGCAGTCGCATTCAATGCTTTGCCAAATGGCATCGTGGCAGATATCATCAAACAACGATATCTCGATAGTGGGTGGAAAACTGTTTCCATCACTACTACCAACGCTACAAGCTCTACTATCAAACTCGTCTTCCCTTAGTGCATCTAGGGGTAGTGGCGGGAGTTGGTTCTCGTACAGTTCCAGAGTGGGCATTAGAGCTCATGATCCGTTTGGGTCGTACCTATACGGATCTAGGTTATCAAATGTCATCAGGGGACGCATGGGACTCGGACCGTGCGTTCCTTTATGGCGCTGCACAGTCACACCGATACCAAGAGATTGGCGCCAGGGTCTTTATCGCTAAAGACGGAACCAATGGAAGATGGATTAAAGACAATCCCTTCTATACCGATGGATCGAACATAGACCCATCAATTGCAACAACTGCACGCTCTATGGCGATGCTAGCCCGTGGTGGCTTCTATGGCTTGAATGAGTTCGGGGTTACACTACATACCCGTAACGTCTATCAGATCCATGGCACTGGGTTAGACGAGCTTGTAAGTGCCATTTACTTCTATGCCGAACCAGATGGTCGGTTGAAGGTACGCGGCGGAACAAACACGGCAGTACAACTCTGTAAAACAGCTGGTGTACCAATCATTAAGAACCTGTATTATCAGGATACTGTGGATGAAATAACTGAATGGCTTAATACCCATGAGTTAGATTACCCCTACTGTGATATTGATTGGCATCAAATACACAAACCCAATGATCCCCGTTTAAAGGAATTCGAAGAATGACACTGTGGCAACGTATCAAAAGCTGGTTCGGTTTCAAACCAAAAGCTGTTCCTTCCAAGTTCGGTAGCAGCTACGATTTCAATGATGACCACTACATTGAAGAAGTTAATCAAGGTCGCCCTTCCTTGAGTGAAGTGAAAGCGAACGATCTTCCGTACCCTGCATCGGTACGTGGTATCCGCAATGCTTCAACCAAAGAGAAGAATGGGGTATTCATCAAAGACGGTATCCTGTCTGCAGGTTCTCAGCGTGATAACTTCGCTGATGTACAACCAGTTCGCCGATCCACTCCTACCCCAGCACAAGCCTCTCGTCCGACCCCCGTTCGCTCTTATGGCGAATCTGAGTGTGACCATAACTACAGTGCCCGCATTGGTGGTGTTACTACATCCTCCCTTCGTTCAGATGGTAGCTTCGTAGATGGCATGCTGACCGGCTACCTAGTTGGTGAAGCTTTGGAGGCTGTTGGTGATTTGATCTCCGGTGACCGTTCTGATGGTTTCACCGAAACTCGTTCTGCTCCAGAACCTACACCTGTATGGCAAGAGCCAGCGCCAATCGCCGCCCCTGTTTCTTCCAGTAGTTGGAATGATAGTGGTTCTACTAACTGGGGTGGTGGTAATTCCAGCACGATCGATGGTGGCAGCAACTGGATCAGCGATGTCGCTGAATCTGCAAGTTCTATCTTCTCCGATTGAGGTGGCAATGAACAGAGGTTTCCGTAGACTGTACTCTAGTTTACATCGAACCGACCGTAAGCGATCTGCACGACATACTGAGCTGGCGCCAAGCCAGCTTATGTCTGAGATACCCGGTTGGTGGAAATGCACAACAATCAAACCACTGGAAGAACTAGATGCCCCAACTCGAAACGCTGCGTGAAATGTGTGAGATAATGAAGAGCATGGCGCAGCCGGTGCGGCACCATCCGGTCGTCATTGCTTCTCCACCACTATTATTCATGCGCAATGATGATGGCACATATACCAGAAACGAACGTGGTCACTTGGTGATGGACCAGCTAGCTACTTACAAGCAAAATAGACCTGTAGCAAAAGACTATTCGTTAGAGTCGGTACTGAAGGAAGATCAGACTTTTACCGATTACATGAAATGTTTGACGGATATGCCTTTTGAACCAACACCTCGTCGTCAGATAAAAATGATGTGGAGACGCTCTCCATGGGAATCTGCTAAATGGCAAGGATTCCAGTGGGGTGGACGGACTAATGCTTCCGCTACAGAACACGCATTGCGTCGTGCGATTCAGAAGACCATCCCTAAAGCTCCAGTGTACACGCCACAGATGAAACGTGATTGGAGCTGGCGCGGTAAAAGCCGTGTTATCTCTAATCTTTGCTATGAACTGTTCGGTACGGGTATCTATTCAGGCCGGTGCGGAGCTCAAGTTATTCAACAGGATATTATCAATGATCGGTTTCGGATTGACCCTGTACGACTATCCACCCAACTTACCAGTGCGTACGCCCAGCTGCCTCTCGACGGACGCTTTACATTGCCTTATGAAACGCTTGAGAGCTTTTACGTCACAAAGCAAAGTGGTGTTTATACTTCCACGGGCCATTGGGATTGATGAAAGTACTGGCCGTCCCAATGTAATATCTAACCAAGAGATTTTTAAGCATGTCAGTTCTATCAGACAAAACTATTCGGCGTCTCAGCGAAGAAGCGAAAGTGCCGATGATTCAACCTTTCTTTGGTCGTTCAGTAAAGACACTGAACGGAAAGAAAGTGGCAAGCTACGGATTGTCCACGGGCGGGTACGACATCCGAGCAGCGAGAGAGTTCAAGGTCTTCAAGCCTATCAAATACACCCTCTGGGAACGTTTGAAGTTCCTGTTCACGGGTAAACCAAAACCAGTCAGTCCACTGAGCTATAAAGAAATCAGTGAAGACATGTTCGATTCGGTTGAAGGTGATTTCGTTGTAGTTCCACCGGGTGGCTTCTTGCTGGCTCGGAGTATGGAATACGTTAACATGCCACGGGATGTATTGGCTCTGTGTATCGGTAAATCAACCATCGCTCGTGCGGGTTGGAATTGTCTGTGTACACCAATCGAACCTGAGTGGGATGGATACATCACCCTGGAGTTCCAGAACACTACGGATCGTCCTAACATCTTCTATGCTGGTGAAGGTTGCTTGCAATTGGTGTTCATGCGTTTGGATGAAGAACCAGAAACTTCCTACCTCGATCGTGGTGGTAAGTACAACAACCAACAAGCTCGTATCGTTTTGCCGCGTGTGTAAAGTGAGCCTTCGGGCTCACTCTTTATTTTCTTTTTGGAGGTTTCATGGCAGTTATTGTTGTCGATGTTAAAGAAGCATTTGTAATCAATCCGGAACAGTCGTGGGGTAAAGGCGAAGGGTTTATCGAAGCCCTGCGTGATCATCCTCGGTATAAAGCGATACTGGTGAAGTGCCACCATAAAGAGGTTTCTTTCTATCGTGATATGATCCGTGATTCGGTAGCGAAAGAAGGCCGTGTCGATCGTATCCTGCAACATTTGGAACGACAAGGAATCGATGTTGTTGTTGTAGAACGTGAACCAAAGTTTAACACAGAACGAATCCGTTATATCGGCGGTGGTCGTGAATATTTTTCCGGTCAGGCACAGATCGTTAAAGTAGATGACACTATCGATCCTGAGATCGTACAACGTGCACTAGATCATGCTGCTAAACAATCGGGTGATGTCACCTACGAATCAATACTACGTCATCTGTTGGATCTTGGTGTATTGCAAGGCACTCTAACTAAAATCGAATACTAGGAATCTCCAATGGGTTACATTTTCCATAACCGTAAAATTGTTGTAGTCGAAGAACGAACCAGTAATGATTATCGCCATCTTTATAACGATCGCCAAAGTCGTGTGGTACTGATCAAGGTTCCTGGAGAACTGCGTGATGTAGAAGATGCTATCCGAGCTATCCTTGATTCCACTAAGGATACCAATGCGGCATTGGATCGTGTTCGTCGTATCACTGCGATCGAAGGTATCGAAGTTCATATCGTCGCTCCTCGATCGAGTACTGTTACCCAAGGTAAGTCAGGTGATCAAACACATTGGCGCCGTACCTGGGTGAACCGCGTCTTCCATCTAGTTAATGGTGAGCTGGAGTACCTTGAAGATAGCGATCTGAATTTCATTGGCTGGGAGGATGCCGGTTGTGCTGCTTTTCTTACGGAAAAGTTTGCCTATAATACCCAACAAGGGGAACATGCTAACTTCGATAATATCGACCGTATGTTGCAGGGCTTTAAAGACCTTGACATTATCCGTAACTTCAAGATCTCTGAACTGTCCCTTCCGGATGCAATACAGTTCACTCTGCAGAAAGATGAACCAGAACCATTTGACTACGTGGCACGTTAATGAATAAAACAGATGCGACCAGCATGTATATGAAGTTAGTAGAAGAGATCCGTGATCTTGACTACTATTACCACGTACTGGCTGAACCGAAGGTGTCAGACGACATCTACAATGGCCTGCGGAAACAACTCAATGAAATCGAAGCCTTATATCCCGACCTACCTCAGATCCTCAATGTCACATCCCCTAATGCTCTGGTTGGTTATACACCATCTGGTGGGCGTTTTGCAAAGGTCAAGCATGCATTCCCAATGCTCTCCCTGGGAAATGCGTTCACGGTCGAAGAACTCCAAAAGTGGTTGGCTCAACTCCCACTGCCGTTACAGATTATCATCGAAACGAAGCTTGATGGGCTCTCGCTGAGTCTGACATATATCGATGGTTATCTGAGTAAAGCTGTTACTCGTGGTGATGGTGAGATCGGTGAAGATGTTACCTCACAAGTCTGGGCTATCAAAGGTATTCCGTACAGTCTGCGTATCGATGGCACCGATGTGTTCTATCGTGGGGTTGCTACGATTCGTGGGGAAGTTGTAATTCATCACAAAGACTTCCTGGCCATCAACAAAGAACAAGAACGCAATAAGAAGAAGCTGTTTGCTAACCCACGTAACATGGCGGCAGGTTCTATTCGCGTCCAAGATAAGGATGAGTTAGCAAAACGCATGCTTCGGTTCTATGCTTACAGTTGTGAATTCCATGGTGGTGATTCGGTATCACATACCGCTGACATGGAACAACTGTATCTGTACGCTTTCGAGTGTGCGCAGGATATCATCATCGAAGAACAAGATGTGCTGGATGATCAGTATATTGCTGCTCTGTTCAAAGACTTCAGTAATGAGCGTTCGAAGTATCCGTATGACATCGATGGTATGGTGTTTAAGGTTAACTCGTATGCGGTACAGAAAGAACTCGGTGCACGAACGGCTTCTCCTCGTTGGGCGATAGCTTATAAGTTCCCAGCCGAGGAAGTTGTAACTCGTTGTCTAGATGTAGAGTTCCAGATTGGACGTACTGGCGTACTGACTCCAGTTGCTCGATTGGCTCCGATTCATGTTTGTGGTGTTACTGTATCGAATACCACACTGCATAACCTGGATGAACTTCGTCGACTAGATCTGCGCAAGAATGATTACGTTACCCTGATCCGTTCTGGTGATGTGATCCCTAAGATTACTGGTGTGGTTAAGTCATTGCGGGAGAACCATTCTTCGGCTATCTATTGGCCTACGGAATGTCCATGTTGCTTGTTCCCTACTAAAGTTGTAACCTCCGAGAAAGAAGGTTCGACACTGCATTGCTCTAATGAGAATTGCATTGGTCGGCGTGAAAAGCTGATGGCTTATCAGTTTGAACGTGGTGTGTTGAACATCGAAGACTTCGGACCAGCTACAGCGGAAGCGATTTACAAGATCGATCCGATGCTTACGATCTGGGATGTTCTCCAATGGGGTGACAAAGAACTGGCTTGGATTGAGCAATCTGCAGTAATGCGGATGAAGATGCTCAAGGCACTGACTGCAGCACGTCGTCAACCTCTCTGGCGCATCATTACAGCGTTCGGTATCGATTTAGTAGCCGAGTCTACCGCTGTGAAGATTGCGCGCCATGTAGGTAACTTCGGTGGCTTCTGGGGAGCTTCGGCTGAAAAGCTGATGGAAGTTCCAGATGTGGGGCCGAAGACAATAGCTGCTATTATTAAATGGCAGAAGGAAAATGGACATCTCCAAACAGATATCTATTCGGCATTGTTGGATATCGAGAATCCTGATCCAATTATTGAATCGCCATTAATGGGTATGTCGGTAGTTGTAACGGGTTCTAAGTTCGGTGGGGTTAAACGGGCTGTAGTGGAATCGTATTACAAGAAGCGTGGCTGCAAAATTGCCAAAGACGTTTCGAAGAATACTTACCTAGTAGTTTGTGGTTCTGCTTATACAGCGCGTAAGCTGGAAGAAGCCAAAGCTGCTAACGTCAAATACATTGTTTTTAATGAGAGTGGTTATGTTGAAGGGAATGGTTCGGAAGTTGCAGATTTCACTGCTGAATAGTCAGCGTGATAATGAATACCGTGATGTGTCATGGCGGCATTCTGGTAATCAAGTCGTAAGACGGCAGATGATCTCTGAAGCATATTTGGAAAGGAAGAAAGCTATTCTTGCTGGCCAAGTGTCACTGTTGGATTACACATGGACTGCTATCAAATGTACAGTGCGTGAGATTTACTGGTTCCGTCGTCACAAGAAAATGGGCGATTGGATCATGTACAATACACCTTACCAATTGGTTGGTCGTAATGTAACTAGTAGTTGTCACCAAGCTGTTAAAGTAGACAGTAACGAAGAACAACAGTCTGTAGGTGTATTCTACAAGTTGTATGACAAAGCAAAGAATGAAATCAAAGATGATCGACTGCGTGTCGGTCTGGAGCTAACGTAATAAAATGGAAATACCTTTACTTAGCGGTATCCTAAAAAGATACCGTAAACGTAAGTTTGTAAGCAGACTTACACGTCGCCGTGAGACCGTAGTACTTAATGCAGTATCACAAGGCATATACTTCAACCAAGAGTCAGAGAAGTTCCTGTGTCCTTGCTGTGACCAACGCATGTGCTATAAGAAGACTAATGGATACCGGATACCAATCATAAAACAGTTCCAACTGGATTACGATGCGTTGACAGTCCAGATAGCTTCTGTTCGGGCAGAATAAGCATAAGCTCTCCCTTCGGGGAGAGCACTATGTTTTTTTTTGTCTACTCCATGAAATCTTAAATCTATATTACTGTAGTGCATTAATACCTCAAAAGGAAATATCGTGGGTCTTTCCAAACGCTGGCTTGAAAGTAAGATCGAATGGCTGAACCGTGTCATGAATTTGCATAATGTCGATTTCGCCATCGCAACTGAAAAAGGCAATCCCATCTCACCCACCCCGAAACAAAAATGGGTAGTCTTCATCGAGAAGTATAGCCATAACCGAGACAAGTCTATCGGCATGCATCGAATTGGTAAAGGACCAGAGATTGGTCGGTGTATTCCTAATACCAATGATGACATCGACAAACATGATTGGGTATTCCATACTCGTGATCAGGCTGCTGCCAAACGCATCAAAGGTTTAGTGTATTCGCCAGATGTAATGACGGAACAGTTAATGTTCAATGAGTTACAACCATGTGTTGACAAGCTTAAAAGGCATGAAGGTATCCATATCTACACCACCGATGCTGGTGAGAAGTGGTATGCTACAAGTGACTGCGGTGTGAATGATCAAATCCGCATGCGTACGAAAGGAAGTGCCGCCAGTGTGAGTAGGTACGGTTGGTTCTATAAAAACGTGATGGACCAATATGGTGGCGAATGGCTACTGCATCGGTTAAGTCTCAGTAGTAAAGAAGTAATCGACTACTCAGTGGAATCATCTACCCTTACCGGTGAGATTGTTCCGAAGGCACTGAAGAAACATTACCGACTAGAAGAAACCAAAGGAGATAGCTCCATTACGGTTCTGACGCCAGAAGAGTTCACTGGGTTGTATCGTAAGAAGAATTACGAACTGTTGCTCGACCTACGTGGTGTGGCTGAAGAAGGAACAGTCCTGGATATCAATGATCTGCTAACGACCATTGTGATGAAAGAATTCCCTGGGGCTTATCCTAACGTCAACCTGGATAAGTTGTTGTTCCTGATCCATGGTGGAGAACCACTCGCCGGTAAGTCGATGCTGGTATGGCACGGGCGTAAGTACTACTGTACCATTCGCAACAAACAGAAATTTAGTGTCAATGCTGGTTCCGCATTTCCTTCCACTCCCTATTAAGGATCACCATGTTCAAATTTTTCGCACGCCTGCTATCTAACCGTCGTCTCGACAAGATCTATGCTGATGAACGCTTCGCTGAGCAGATGCCTTCCCTTCGGATTGATTGGAGTGAAGACATTCACCTGGATCTAGATCGTGATGGTCAACGTATTGCTTACCATACCCCGTCGATGAAACAAATCGACATTAATACTGTTAAGGTAAAGAGTGGTCAGGAAGGTAACTGGGCAGACCGCAGTAAACCACGTTACCAACATCAGTATGACGTTGTGGAGCAAGTAGCTAACTTCTTGCAGATGCGCAATGTTGATCTATGGTGCGGTGTACCATTCTGTAAGATCGACGGCCGAGTCCATTACGTTGCTCGTGACAGTGTTCGTCCACTGTATGTTGTTCTCTACACGGAAACTGGTAAAGAATACCGTATTCCTAAGGCACTCTTCGGTTACTTCAGAGATGAAGATTTGCTGAGACCTGATATCTACACCATGCATCCTGTCGATCTACATACACACAAACCAGTGGAAGATTGGAAGCCCATTATTCAAATGGTTCCAGGTAAACAAGATATTCATGGTGCTTATACGTACCTGAATGAAGTAGCAGGTTGTCCTGGTATCTTAGACTTCCAATCCCAGGATATCATCATCAACATTAATATCCTGGATAACAGTGCTACACCAATTGTTGACCTGAAGCCGTTCCTCTGGGCTATCCGTGATGGTGTTAAACATGAATCCAAACGGTGGACCCTGAGTATCGATCAGATCCAACTGCAGATCGGCATGAACCCGAAACCTATCAAGGTATTGGATTTGTCTCACGAACTTCCAGAGCATCGAATCATCCTGTCTGATGTGCCTACTCTCTGGAGTGTTGAAACGTACATTAACACTGGCAACCTCCCAACTACTTACCCTTAAGGAACCAGAATGTCTCTCTGTACTTGGTTTGTTGAACTACTTTACGGCAAAAAAGAAGTAGGTACCATCGCTGGTGCCGAAGAAGTAAAGCCAGAAGCGGAAATGTTCTGCCGTAGTAATCGGCGGGATACGTGGACTAAGCGTATCTATTCGGATATGATTGCCACTGGTGCCGATCTGGTATGTATCTCCACCCCAGGTAATCTTCATCGTTATCGTGGTGTTCTGTTTAACCATAAGTTGAAAGTGTGGGATGTCGTCACACTGGCTGAAGTTGAACTTGGTACATTGTGGTCGAATGGTGGTGCTCGCGGATGCTATAAGTCATCTCGTGAGATCGATGATCATCGTTCCCGTTATGAACCTCACAAGAAGATGATGAAAGAGTACGAAATCGTAGGGGGCTTTATTAACGAAGTAACCTATTGTAAAGGCATGTATGGTAACCATCACACAGGATTCTCCAAGCACTATTACCTGTCTATCGGTATTAATGTGGACCATCTGAGAATGGTAGAGGAATTCAATACAGATAAACGGTACCGTGTTGCTACGCTTCCTAATGGCACGCAACTCTTTCGTACTGTCCCACAGATGGTTCAACAAAACATAGCTACTTCGGCTACCAGTTTATTCACCTATACTACCCAGACAGGTGAGTCAATCACCATACCGAACTGGGTTATGGGCACGATTAAACAGGTACAGCTCGTTGATGCCGATGGGAATGATACGGTATTGGCCGACCCTATCAAGATCACCAAGCTAGATGATGGTGAGGATGTAGGGAAAGAAGCATACATCTATTTGGTTGAAGGTACGGCTAATACATACACTCGTGCCCGCTATCGGATCGAAGTTGAGTCTGAACGTATCTTTGGTGGTAAGATCGTAGACGTGGATGCCCTGTTGGAATCCATTTTCCACCGTATGTGTTTCCAGCAAATCGATCACAAGGGCAAGTTGTTCATCGACCACATCCAATACCTGTGTTTGGATGGAACGACCCATACCGCTGATGTAGGTGGTTTCTTGTCCATCGGGGCAGAGGCTTATCGAGCAGGTAGAACACAGGCTGGTGTGCATCATGGGTCACATGGCCATACGTATTTACAGGGCCCATTGATCGTAACCCATGTGGCCTTCCCTGAGGAACCAATTTACTAGATTTAAAACATTTATAAGGCTATATTACTGTAGTGATGTAGCTCCACCCATGGGCCTCCTTTCGGGGAGGCTTTATGTCCTGTAATAGAGGTATCCCAATATGATTCATCCAGTACGCTGGGCGATATCATTAATGGCAACTGCTCATCTCTACTTAAATGGAGGCGATCCAAAAGTCGTTCGTGGTATTGTAAAGCACCTAAACGTTCTGTATAACACAGAACTAGTAATGTCGCATGATCTTGATAAAGAAGTATGTGTACTAGAAGCTCTAACAAAAAGAGTCAGTGGGGTTTTCGACCACTATGGTGATGATAACCAATTATCCCCGGATGTGCGCATGTCCTACATCGAAATGCAATTAATATCCGCAAGACGCCTCTAAGTTAAGGGGGGTCCTGCGAAAATCTATCTTCCAGGAGGAATCCCCATGAAACCTATGTATTTGACCCTTACCGACAACACGTTGACTTTTGAAGACCTGGTTAATGTAGGCCAGGATGCAGAAGCTCTCAAATTCACGTTGGTTGATCGTTTTACCCGTCAGCCAATAGATCGTCCTATGGTTGTTGCAGCGACTGATACGCGCCATGAAGGCGTTGTTGTATCGTCTGTAGTAATGCATAGCGATGGCGAATCTACCTTTCAAGCTTTGTTTGACTGGTGGAATAAATGTGAGATCCATGAGATCGCAATCGAATGGTATCACATCGATAGTGCCAAGGTTGATATCCGTGTGAAGGGTAATCCTAAACACGTTGTAAACTATGCTCTGAAAGTAGAAAAAGCATAGTCTATCCTTTGGATTGGACACCTCTGACCTTTACGGGTTGGGGGTGTCCATCTATTGCTTTTCTTTTTTATACTCAGCACCCCTCTAGTATAGGTGAACGACCATACTAAAAGCAAAGGAGGGAGGCTTTTATTTTGTAACATGGTTACGTTAGTAACATCCTTATTCCCTACCAACAAGAGATCAGAAATGACCGCAAGTAATGTTGTAAAGATCCCGGTAATCTGCATGGGTGCAGAATCGAAATTCCTGACTAAGAAGACAGTTCAGCTCGAGAAGATCGTAAGCTGTCAATTGGTAGACGCATATGGCGTACAGATTAAGGATTATGTGGTAGCTAATGAAGCTCCTATTCCTAATCTGTACCAACGGACCATCTATAAGAAAGGTCTGGCAACATCCGAAAAGATTGGGTCGCTATTTGTTGATCAAGTAACAGGGTCTTATACTCTGAAGCTGTTAGATCCATTGGCTCGACCAGCAGGTGTTGATATCCAACTTACCATCCAAACGAAGGAAGCCGCATGACTGAAGTGTCTATTCGCCGTATGCCTGTTGATGACAGTGCAGATAGCCGTCAAGCCATTATTCAGGTACCGATTCATAATACCGAATGCTACCAACTACCTGATCTGTTGGGCATTAACCCAACAGCAATTCATTGGATCACTCCGGTCCAAGTCTCAGCACAATACTCAGGTATCCCAGCCCCAGGATTTACGTTTACCATTCGTCCTTACCGTGAGCAAGAAGGTGGTGGACAATGGGTAGATGTATTCTACCGGCTGAACAAGGTAGCCCTCATTTCGATCGGTGGACCACATGGCCGTATCGTCACGGGTAATGCACTCGATGAACAATTGGCTAAGTTGTTCCCTGAGATGGCAGAAGCAGTAGCACAAGTAACGGTGGCCTTCCTCGTGCAGTACGAGGTTCCTCATGAAGACACGTTTGCTACTTGATTATTCCAATCGCGGGGTAGTCTCAGGCAGATCTAATAGTTTGGTACATCACGGATCTCCTGATCTTCAGTTTACTGATGTGAATGTACTGGCAGTTACGCAAGGGCCACAGACCTACGAATCTGAGTTAGGCTTCTATAAGGAGCCTCAACTTGAGTTCCCCAATCGGATAGTGTTTACTTTCTTCGATAAGATTCAGAATCAATTGATTGCTGAGTTGGAAGTAGAACTCCAATTGAAGAGAATGCGTTGGATCAAGTCCGTGACTATGTCTCGGGTTACACCTTTCCAAGTTGAGATCGAACTGATTCAAGATCCAGCTATTCCCAGCCACTTATGGAGTATAGCGATTTGATAGAATTGACGATAGCTTTATACGACAAACGGGAAGGTGATCTAGGAGATTGTGTTAGAGGCACCGAAGATAAAACTTTAGGGAAGCCATTTTGGATAACCCCAGGTCTAACATTCGAAACTGATGGGCAACCCATCCATGCCTTTAAAACAGTTCCCACGCTACACTCTTACGTGGGTGTAAAGACTTTCCAGATCTGGGACAAGCGCAGTCAGTCCAAGCGAAAGCTTGTGGCAACGATTACGATAGACACCGCTACTAATAGCTACGTTGTGGCATTAGAAGACTACTATCAACGTCGTCGGTTGAATATGACTTTCCATGTACATGGGAATTATGTTAGACCTCCTGCGCCTGTGGCATTCCATAACAAGACCCATCACGGTGATTGGGTTTTCGATAATACGATCTAATCATGAAGACCAAACTCGAGATGATCCACACTCTGCAACAACAGATGGAAACTCTCATTGAAGATAACCTGAAACTGGTTAAACAAATGGGTGCTCTAGTAAAGAATCAGACTGATCTAGAAAAGCGTCTTGCAAAGCTAGAGGAAAGGAAATAACCATGCAACATCCGGTAGTAGCTAAACAAGTATTTTCGGATCTAGGTATCGTGCTCGATGGCCGTTCCTATTTCCCAGAAGATTCCCTCAATGCAACCTTGATCGAAAAGGTACTGCAGCGAGAAGCCCGTTGGTTGACCTATAACAAAGCTGGTGTGCTAGTTGGCTATAATGCCGAAGAGGATATCCAACTAGGTACTCGGGTTGCACTGAACCATAACGGTTCGGTAGATGACGCCGATATTTTCTGGTCACCTCTCTCTGGGGATAAAGATACCCCTTTGGTTCAGCTGTATGCTGAAGGCTTAGAAGAGACAACCAATCGCATGCAAGAAACCCGTGCGTACATGATGCAATGTATGGGTAGCCGTGGCTGGGTTCCTACCTTTGATGATGCTGGTGATCTGGTGGGGCTATGCCGTAACTTCATTATCGATGTAAGTCAAATCAATCGTCGTGCTGCTTAAGGATTTAAATGAAAACGTTTTTGTATCTGTTACCGATCGAACATGATCAAGAAATCAAAGATCTACTGCGCATGGTTTCAAAGCCACCAACTGAGTGCTACTCCGGACCTATGGTGATGGAGAGTAAGCTGATTGATCTGGTAGGTAAAGCCGAACGAGTAGAAACTGATCAAGGTCTGGATGCTCGTAACCTGGTCATCCCCGAAGATAAGATTTGTGTTGGGATCATGGTCGAACATAGTGAGGGTGAAAATGTTCATCGGACCGAATGCGACATGTTTGCTGATCACCCAGAATTCGAACATCCGGTAGGTGGTCTTGCTAATCGAATGGACCGCGCTGCCGATGTATTGATCGATAGACTACACCGTCCAAACAAAACCACTTCGTATGCCTGGACCTATAACGGCATGAGTGGTTACAAAGCTTTGCGGTTGTGTGGGCGTTACAGTTAATTCACTTCGGTGTATTAATATTCTGACCCATCAACTAGAGGCAACGTGATGCAATGTTTAACACACGTACTGAGGTCGTTGGTTCTCGTAACCGCATTAGCGGCTGCAACGAATACAATGGCAACAGAGGTGATTGCGGATGGAACTTACTGTGAGAGTCTAGCTGAAATGGCTAAGGCAGGAGCAGAAGCTAAATCCCGTGGTGAGTCTAAGCAACAATGGCGCACTAATCTCCTCTCCCTAAAGGGATACGTTGTGAAGAATAAAGATAACGTTCTTTACAGCATTCTTCCTAAAGCGGTATCGGAAGTGGACGCAGTCTATAAGAATCGTGAGACTCCTATGGACACATACCAAACTTCCTACGTCGGCTGCATGACGAATGATTACGGTTCCGCCGTAACCATCAACTATTGATATTTGGCCTTCCTTCGGGGAGGCCTTATGTCCCAATCAAAGAAAGGTAAATATGGAAACGTTAGGCTCTTCATTAATATTGTTAGGTATTCTCGCCTTCTTCTTCGGTTTCGGTGATATGTGCGGGACTAATAAAAAGGTAGTTGTTGGTAGTGTTGCCGCAATCGTAGCGGGCGTGATTATCAATTTAATCAACTAGGGGGTTCTATGTGGGCACTCTATCTCGTAGCATTTGTTATCTTCGCTATCGGCTTGGAGTTCTTCTTAGGGGAACGTCAATCCAAAGTAGACGATGATGACATTGGACGTACCAGTACTGGTGAAGAACGTTTCGCAGGACTGGTATTAATGTTGGTAGGTGTAACAATTGCATTATGGGTGTAACATGGAAACATTAGTTGGAATTATAGCTGCAATCGCCATGGCCAGTGCAATTGCTTTACTGGTATTGGGGATCAACGCTCTATGTTGGTGGGAAGCCTTTCTTCCCAAAACAAAGCGAAAAGTATTTATCAGTGCCTGTGTGTTGGGCACGATTGTATTTTTCAGTGTGCTTTGGTTTATTTGGCTCATGCACAACTAACACAAAAAATCTGAAATCTATATTACTACTGTGAATTCATAAAGACCATTAGGGGCTACAAATGCAAATCGAACAACGCGATACCAACATGACCCGCACTATGATGGACGCTTTCTTCAGTTGGTTCGCGGCAAACGACATCAGCCGTATCCACGTTATTGTGGACGGCACCCTTTTTGACAGTAAGGCTTTCGTAGACGATATGAATGGTCTGTATCAGATCCGTTTGTCTATTGGCGCTGCTGCAGTTCGTGGTTTCGGTTATCATGAACATGGCTTCTCGTACGGTTGCATGCGTCAAGGTGTTCATATCGACATGGACATTCCTTACGAAGCAGTGTTGGGCTTTGTTATCCCAACTGGTGAGAACACCGAAGTCATCTTCGAGGTTCCTAACCTGGAACGTCACCAAATGAAACTCGAACAACAGAAAGGTTTGTTGCCACAACTGGGTAACTTCGCTTTCGTTGATCATGAAGGTAAAGCACTGCCGGATGAAATGGTTCATGAGCTGATGCGTCAACTCGTTCCATCCAATGCGGCCAAAGCAATCGAAGCCGCTCCTTATGCCGTACATGGCATCGCCCCAGAGACCCAGGATGAGGAAGGCAATCAACTGCCAACCATCACTGACCTGATGACCCGTAAACCTCTGGCGCAGCGTCCTGCTAAGCCCCAGCCTAAAGAAGCTCAAGCACCATTGTTGAACTTCGGCAATGTAAGTGGTACACAACTTCCAGCCCCAAAACCAACCCGTGCCATCCCTGCAGGTTGGTCCGTAATCCAAGGAGGTAAAGCATGAACCCGTGTGACCAACTGGCGCATATCACGTGCCGTCGTAAATCCCCGCGCCTGGCTGAGATCTTCAAGAAGCTGGATGGGGATTCGCATTTCCAGCAATTGGATATGTATGAACTGAATGACATGTTGTTCCGTGAACTAGCATGGATGCCAAGTATGGTATCGATGGATTCTGAAGAACTCTATCAGGTCAACATCCGCACTATCCCGATCGCTCGTTTCGAAGATGGTGGTCTCCGTGTACTGTCAATGGATACCCAAACCTTCTGGCCCAGTATGAATGATGTACAATCGGAACATGCTGTTCTGCAAGACATGGTTCATGCAGCTATGGTTAAGCATGTAATGTCCTGGGGCCTACGAATCAAAGAACCAGAACTGCGTATGCCGGTGTACTTCTCATTCGATCAACTCCGTCAGAATCTGGACGCTGTTGTTGTAGGGGCTGGTTTGCACACACTGACTGACGAACTCCGTCGTGTGCCACGTAAAACCAATCACCTCACTATTAATGTGGTGTTGACGATTACACCATCATTGATGTACCAGATCCGTGACCAGTCTCGTGCACAGATCTACATCTGCGACAACAACTTGCAACCTATCAATAACTTTGAAGGTGTTGTTGATAATGGGAACGAAAGTTTCTTTGACTTCTTGCGGAAACATAGTTACGACAGTAGCGTAATGTTAATGCCAGGTCTGGAGTAACAAATGCTTATTCAGGAAGTGTTAGGGTTATACCACAATGCAATAGAGATGCTCAGTTCGGGTGACTCAACAGTCAAAGGTTTCATGACGTTGGGTGTCATGGGTCTGTTGGGTTATTTGGGGCGTACGATACCCCAAACAATCTGGGCGTTCATCAAACGTAACACGATTTCATCGATGACTTTCACTCGCGCAGGTTCATATTCCATGGACATGCAGAACTACGTAGAGTTCATGCGTTGGTTCTCACAATCCAAGTGGGCTAAATATGATCGCAATCGACGTGTAACATTCGATCGGAATGACCCAGCTTTTGGACCAGGTACTGGCTTCCACTGGTTTGTTTGGAAAGGTCGTTACTTCTGGTTTAATGTTGTCCGTTTGAATTCCTCCGGTACCGATATCGAGAAAGAAGAATTCACACTGTATACATTCGGTCGTACCACTAAACCATTCGAAGAACTGGTGGAAGAGTTCCGTATCAAGCCATGCAAGAAATCGATACGTATCTATGCCCCATCGAATGACGGTTGGAACTATCAGGGGCGACTACGGTTGGACGCTGATGAAACACTGATCATCGATCCAGAAGTAGAGAAAGAGTTCTTTGGTTCTATCGACTGGTATCTGGCAAACGAACCATGGTACCGTAAACGTGGATTGGCTTATAAACACACTGTCGTGTTGCATGGTCCACCTGGTACCGGTAAGACTTCGTTGATCAAACGTGCAGCCCGGAAGTACAAGCGGGATATTCACTTCCTGAACTTGGCTACCCATGGTCGTCAGTTGACTGATCTGATGGGTAAGTTGTCGGCTGGTGACATTCTGTGCATTGAAGACTTTGATGATGTCAAGTCGTTGCACCGTCGCACTGGTCCGAAGAAGATGGAAATCGGTGAACTGGACATCGGTTCCGATAAGAAACCAGAAGCGTTGTTGATGGACTGCGAGATTCAACTCAGTACCTTCCTCAACGTTCTGCAAGGCGTTGTAGAGCTCGATGATATCATTATCGTGCTGACTACTAACCACCTGGAACTGATCGATCCAGCGGTCTACCGTCCGTCCCGTGTGAACAAACTGATCGAAGTGCTACCTCTGAAAGATCCGGAAGTTAAGCGCTATATCGACACGATGTATGATAATCCTACTTACGATCGTAATGTAATGTACCCAGACGTTCCAGCTTCTACCCTGGCTGGTATCTTCATGGAGCACCCGAACGATCACCTGGCTTTCATTGATAAGCTAGATTCGTTGGACGACAAATACGTCGCGGAGAACTATGCTCTACAACCAGAGCCCCCGCGCCCACCTTCCAAGAAAAATAAGGACCCTTCTCCAATAGGAGGACAGGTTCTTGAAACCGTAGAGGCAGCGTAACATGGATAATTTTGCACGTCACAACTTCAACGTCTACCCGGAAGAGATGACCTACCACAAAGATCGCTTCTTGCAAAATGATGCTGGTTGTGCGGTAGTTACATTCGTTGGGGCTTTTCATGGCGATACCATTCTGACGAATGAAGTCGAAGTGATTGCACGTGGTGTGGAACTGGGTAAGATCGCTCGGTTCCTGGTTCGTTCAGGTGATCAGGAAACCCATCTCGACATGGATCTGACAACCTGCCGTTATGAAGCAGAAAGCAATATCAAAACCAAACTGGGTGACGTCGTACTGGTGTTCACCGCGCACTACCCAACCGAAGAAAAGGAAGCTGCATGATTCGCGTTCGTTATGGTTACAGTCATAGTTCTTCGACGATGCCTGTTGAAATGAAACACATGCCGGGTGGTGAACTCCACCCAACGCTTGACACGGATCACTTGAATGCCAGCGAGTACACCATCTACGCCGACACCAAGAGCTCGGATGATCTGTTTGGTATTGCTCTGGTAGCTAACGCTATCCGCCGTAATGCCGAAGTACCAATCAAAGCACTCTCTCTGGTAATTGGTTATGTGCCTTATGCACGCCAAGACCGTATTGTTGGTGGTGAAGGTGAGGCACTATCGATCGAAGTGATGGCCGACTTCATCAACATGCTGAACTTCGATGCAGTGATCATTGCAGATCCCCACAGCGATACAACTCCGGCTTTGATCCGTAATGCTAAGGTCATGTCCCAGGAAATGATCTTCAGTGAATTCCTGATCCGCGAAACGGCAGACTTCGATACCCGTGAGATTGCTTACGTGCCATCTGAGTACATCCTGGTTTCCCCAGATGCTGGTGCGATCAAGAAGACCGAGAAGCTGGCTACTAAGTTCGGCTTTAAAGGTGTAGCGTACGCTAACAAAACACGCAATACCCGTACCGGTAAGATCACTGGTTGTACTGTGGACCGATTGGTTTTGGATGGTGAACCAGCAATGATAAGTCAACTACAAGGCGAGAAGCTTTTAGTAGTTGACGATATCTGTGATGGTGGTTATACATTTATCCAATTGGCCGAAGTGTTGAATACCTACAGCCCAGCTAGTTTGGAACTGTACGTCACTCACGGTATCTTCTCTAAAGGTCTCGAGCCGTTGTATAAAGCGGGTTACACTCGTGTTGTTACTACCAATGCTTATGGCATGGAAGGTAGCACTGAGCTGTATGCGCTTGAGAAAGAAGAAAAGAAAGCACTCAAATTCGTAAAAATCGATATTGCCTAAGGATTCAAAATGTCAATGTTTCTCAACGCTGGTACCGCTACTGACTTCTACAAACCTGGCCACGGTCCACTGTATCCAGAAGGCACTACCCGTAAGTACTCCAACTTCACCCCACGCTCGGCGAAGAACTTCCTGCGTTCCAAAAGCTGCTCGGCTTACTATGATAACAAAGTAGTAAACTTCGGCCTGTATGGTACCTGGCAAGAACTGGTTGACCTGTGGGATAAAACCTTCTTCCAAGTTTCGAAGAAGAAAGCAATCGCCTTCATCAAACGTCGTTTTGATAATGGCACTGGTCCTGATGTTATCACAACTGCTCAAATCGCTGCACTCCACGATGTCGGCTTCCTGCCGGTAACTGTGTTGTCCATCGAAGAAGGTAACCGTGTCGATATCGGCATTCCTCTGTGGGTTATCTATAACTCCGAAGAATACCCAGAACACTACTGGCTGGTTAACTACCTGGAAACCATCACCAGTTCGTACAACTGGCAGTCGATCACCAACGCAACCATCGCCTACGAATATCGTCGTCTGTGCGAGATCTGGGCTGCTAAGACCTGTGATAACAATGACCACGTTAAAATCCAAGGTCATGACTTCTCGTTCCGTGGCATGCCTGGTCCAGAAGCTGCTGGTCGTTCTAACGCGGGCCACTTGGCTTCGTTCTGGGGTACTGATACTATCCCGGCAATCGATTACATCGAACGCCTGTATAACGCCAACTCTGATAAAGAAGTCCTGGGTGTATCGGTTACTGCTACTGAACACGCCGTTGCTACTGCGAATATCCTGTCTCGCCTGAAGCACAAGATCCGTGCTCTGCCTGCCGACACTGTTATCTCCGGTGAAATGATCGATCTGCTCAAACTCGAATGCGAGCGTGAGTACATCCTGGAAATCATCCTGGTAAAAGTGAAGAAGGGTATCATCTCCCTGGTTTGCGATTCCTTCGACTTCTGGAGTGTTATCGAACACGTACTGCCTTCGCTCCGTAAGGAAATCGAAAGCCGTATCGTGAACGAACTCGGTCTGGCTAAAGTAGTTGTACGTCCTGACTCGGGTAATCCGGTACACGTGATCTGTGGTTTCAAAATCATGGGTGAGTTCGCTGACATTGCTGCATTCTCGAAGCATGTCTACGACAACGGTACTTTCGAACTGGGTATGTACGAAGCTGTGAAGATTGGTGATGTTTACCATGAACTGCAGAATACTACTTGGACTAGCTGCTCTATCGAAGACTTCCTGGGTCGTGAGATGAAGCGGGTAGAAGCAATCGGTGCGATCGAATCCCTGTGGGAATCTTTCGGTGGTCACACTAACACCAAAGGCTATAAAGTACTGAACTCGTACATCGGTCTGATCTATGGTGACTCGATCACTGTTGAACGTACCGAACAGATCTTCCAACGTCTGGCTGATAAAGGCTTCGCTTCGTCGAACGTTGTTCTGGGTATCGGTTCGTTTACTTATCAGTACAACACTCGTGATACCTTCGGCATGGCCATGAAGGCAACTGCGTGTGAAGTGCAGGATGAACTGATCGAGCTGTACAAAGATCCGAAGACCGCTGCATCCAAGAAGTCCGCTAAAGGCTTCCTGCGTGTACTGAAAGACGAGAACGGCAAATATACACTCGAACAAGAAGTGGAAATGGATTGGAAAGATCTGTTCTACGGTTCGGGTGAACTGAAGCCTCTGTTCCACAACGGTAAGTTCCAGCGTGCTGAACATTTCGGTGATGTACGTAGTCGCATTGACTCTACTTTCGTAGTAGCTAATGACGATGACGGTTTCGACCCAGTCGAAGAAGCGGCATAATCGGACGGGGACCTTCGGGTCCCCATCCTATTTTCTTTTTTGTCGGAGTAAACAATGATCTGCTGTCAAAATTGTAATGTTGATGCTGTTAGTCCTCAGCGTTCAGAAGTAAATGCATCCATCCGCTTTGATGCAACTGATGCCCCTAATCCAGCATTGATCGGCAAGAATCTCCGCTTGGTTAATGGTACGTTGTTCACTCGTGATGGCGCAATGCCTAAAGGCGGCTTTCGTGTTGAGATGATTACTACTGGTGCAAAGCATCGTATCTCGATCTACCGCATGACCTTACCTTTCGATGAGTTGATGCTGATCCTACAATTCGATGAAACGGTTGGTGAAGTACAAGTCAGACAGTTCGCAAATGTCGAACCACTGGTACAACTCCATCTGGAGATGACCAAAGAATTCGTGGAAGAAAAACTCTACCAAGAACTAGCACCATTGGTATACCGTGTACCTTCACGTGCAGCTATGCTCCAACTCTTCGAGCATCGTAAATTGTCAGGCCGTGTTCTGGAGGCAGCCGAAGTACAAATCCAAACCAATAACCGGACAGGTAACTGGCCGATGATGGCAATATTCCATCAGAATCTCCTCGGTGTTGAGACGCGAAATTCTCCTGTTATTAATATTCCTGATTGGAGAAATAACGCAGCTTGGCAATAATGTGTAATTAACCGGAGAGCTTTAATGAAAGAATATTTGTCCATGCAGCAAGAAGTACTGGAACGAGGCGTGCCGAAAGGTGACCGCACTGGTACTGGTACTATTTCTTGCCCTGGTGTTAGTCGTGTATATGACATCAGCGATAATCGGTTGGCTGCAACGTCTACCAAAAAGATTCACATCAAGACAGGTCAGGTTGAAGAAGACTGGATGTTGTCAGGTGATACCCGACTGAAGTTCCTGAAAGACAACAACTGCAACATCTGGGACGAATGGGTTCTGAAAGGTACCGGTATCTATCGTAATCGTACGGTCAAAGAAATGCGTCGAGTTTATACTCGTAACCATTTCGGTTGGTCTAAACCAGTCGTTCTAGATATCGGTTGTGACCCAGAGAACACAGAAGTCTGGAATAAGGTTGCAGAAACAGAGGACTTCGAAGTCTGGGCATGGGACGTAACTAAAGGCATCGGCATTAAACCACATCATGGCATTCGGGATAAGTCCAAGGATAGTCTGAATTGGATGAACTGGCAAAACCCAGAAGATCCTATTTGGCTTCAGTTCTACTCTGCTCTGGGTATCTCTGATCTGGAAGTAATGGACGGAGAACTCGGTAAGGTATACGGGGCAATGTTCCGTAGTATCGAAGACACCCGTATCGATAGTGGTGGGGGTGTTAATGAGAAAGAATGGACAGACCGTGGATTCTCTTGGGAAGGTATGTTAGGTGATGGCCGATCGGTGTATACGCGTAAGATCGATCAGGTTGCTAAACTACTGTATGATCTGGAGCATAACCCAGATTCTCGTCGTTTGATTCTGTGTCCATGGAACCCAGCATATGTAGATGAACAAGCATTGCCTCCTTGCCATTCATTCATCCAGTTCTGGACGCGTGAGATGACTTCCGAGCAACGTTACCATGTCTATTGTAAGCAGTATGACCGTGAGCAAAAAGAGTTGCTTGACGACATTGCTAAACGTAGTCGTGCCGACATTTATACTGCGCATGCTCCATATCCGTTGTCATGCTTTGCTGAAGTCGACGACCGTGGTACTTTCTTCGATCATTATAAGCTGCATGCTTATCTAGATGAGCTTGATGTTCCACGTCGTGCTTTGACATGCATTGTTTATATGCGGTCTAACGATGTGTTCTTGGGTGCACCGTATAACCTCACGTTCTATTCTTCACTAACGCACAAGCTGGCTCACCAGTTTAACATGTACGGTGAGAAACTGGTTCACTTCGTAGGTGATGCACATATCTACCAGAACCATTTGGATCAAGTTGCCGAACAACAAGCTCGTACACCTGACCGTGATATGCCTCGACTGAAGATCAATGTTCCGAAAGGTACTTCGATTCTCGACATGACGTTCCAAGATCTGGAAGTGATCGGTTATAACCCACAGCCTGCTATTGAAGCACCTGTAGCTGTTTAACAACATAAGGCCTCCCATTGGGGAGGCTTTTATATCGGAGTTTCAAATGCAACAGAATATAATTGTAGCAGTAAGCTATCCGGTTGTAAGTAAAGACAGCGTAAAGTTTGTTCATTCAATCAACAATGATGAGGGTACGATTACCTTCGTCTCTGTCGATACTCCTGATAAAGCACAACTTTTTGGTGGCGAAGTAGGGGCGGTTGCAGAGTTCTTAAACTACCATGTTAAACCTAATCTGGAAAATACATGGAAGTTCAATTCTGTTGACATAAACAAAATCAAACCAGAGGAGGCAGCATGACCTTTCGCCGTGAACTGAGTATTGAAGAACGCTGTGCATTTGCTAACCTGCTGACCGATCAGCGGTTGACTGATATCCCGTCACGTTATACCCCTACAAGCATTCGTTCACTTGGGGTATTTACTAAAGATGGCATGACGGTCGAAGCCATGCATGCGCGGCTGGATGAGACAGATGTTCCTCGTTATACTGACAACCCATACCCAGAATTTGAAGTGGGGGATTACATTCAATCCAACAATGCCCGGCTGTATGCAATCCAATTGCAAGACAATGGCAGTCTCAAGTATACCCATCATGGCTATATCGAAACTATGTTGGCCAAGTCATTGCTTGGACACTTGGTAAAAGAAGGCGATAATTTGGTGTATCGTCGTGTGGATGAAGATGAACAAGTACTCTTGACGATTCGTCCAGGTGACTTCTTGGTTCGCCGTATGGCAGATATGAAAACCTATGCCTATTGGTTGCCTGCCCGTGATGGGGAAGGCGTAGACACAGTGGAGGAATAAATGCGTCAAATAAAAATCGAGCTATCCAAGAAATCAGAAGGTTTTAAAGAAGCTCTTGAAGCATACATCAAAAAGAATTCAGTCTCAGGAATGCTGGTAGAGTTCGGCACCCCTGATCTGACCCCATACAAGGACGCCAAACGTCGTGGGTGGCGGTTACGACAAGTGAACCCAGCGAATGTATGCGCTGTGCTTAAAAGCCCCGTATACAACGAATCTGACAATACGTATATCTTTACGGTGCATCCGGATGGTGGACGGCGCGATGTACTGGATGCTTATAATGAAGAGCTCATGATAGGTACCCGACTGATGAAAGATAAAGATGGCATGGTAATTGAAATTATGCAAATCGATTTCATCCTGGCCAATAACCACGTTGACGTCGAACATGAAGAAGTAGGGAAAAGAAAGAAATGAATACGTTGCTTAAAATCTGTATCATCTTGTGCTTTCAGTTGTATTGGTTGCTGGCCTGGCCATTCATGAAACGTACTCGTTACCTCACCACAGCCGGTAAGTTGAACCGTATTCCGAATATGGGTACCGGTTGCAGCGAGATCGTTAAGCTGTTGAATCGGGACTATGGCGCTGAGATGCAGATTGAAGTAACGGCTAGTCCGCGCTTCCGTTATGATCGTTTCCGCTGGACATTCCGTTTCTGCGATTGCACCATCCGCGTTACCGAATAAAAATATACCCGTGTTGATTATTGATTGCGATGAAGTCTGTCGCTTTCAATATCTCACGAGGTGTATTTCAATGACTCAAGAAGTTGCTGTATCTGTCGAAGTTGTAACTCCACCAGTAGTGGAAGCTGTTGTTGTAAAAGAAATCAAAGAAGGTTTCGGTGTTGTAGAGAAAGACCGGAAACTTGCACGTATCGTTGTAATTGATGATGTCGTTAAGCATCCTAATGCTGACGCTCTGGAACTGGCTGTTATTGGTGGCTGGCAGCTCTGCGTTAAAATTGGCGAATACAAGAAAGGTGATCGTGCAGTCTACTGTGAAATCGACTCTCTGCTCCCACTGTCTAACGTAGAACTGTTCGGCTTCCTGGAAGAACGCCGTTCCGATAACCGTCGTGTAAATGGTGTGAACTTTCACCGTCTGAAAACCATCAAGCTGCGTAAAGAACTTTCGCAAGGTCTGCTGGTGCCAGTTCCTGCTAAGTTCAAAGATGCTCCGGTTGATACTAACCTGACTATCGAACTTGGTATCCTGAAATACGAAGCCCGTGCACCTATGGAACCTGGTTCGAAAGAAACCCGTGGTTCGGATTGGTACTCGCGTTTGGTTCGACGTATCCTGGGTAATATTGGCGGTACTCTGCTGCCATGGCCTACTCAGCTGATGAAGTCTGACCAAGATCGCGTACAGAACAAAACTGTTGCTTTCGCTGTGGCTCAAGAAGAAGGTGAAGAATTCGAAGTTACCTTCAAGCTCGACGGCCAGTCGATGACAGTCTTCTGCATCGATGATAACGGTATCCGTACTGGTGTCTGCTCCCGTAACTACGAACTGGGTATTGGCGGTGGTCAATGGACATTCGCTGAACAGATCCGTTACTGGGTTGGTACTTTCCTGGCTCGTAACCGTAAGATCATCTCCTGGAAGAAAACCAAGGATGAAGAAGGTAACTTCAAGCTTAAGGTTCGCTGGAACGGTGTGAACATCCCTGAGTGGAAAGCCAAAACTGAAGGTGGCGATAACAACTATACCCGTACTGTTGCTAAGTACGACATCATCGAGAAGCTGAAAGCCTACCAAGCACGTACTGGTGAATTCATCAGCCTGCAAGGCGAACAGATCGGTCCTGACATTCAGTCTGGTTTCGAAGGCGTAGAAGAACACGAGTATCATGTCTTCAACGTATACCGCAATGGTAACGAAGAAGTCCTGCCAGAAGAAGCACGTAAGATTGTTGCTGAACTTGGTCTGACTTACGTCCCAGTGATGCATGAACGTTTCAAGATCCCTGCAGAATTCACTGTTAAGGATATCCTGGCTATGGCCGAAGGTCAACGTGCTTTCAACCAGAAGAAAGGTACTTACCGTGAAGGTATCGTGTTCAAGTCGCTGAAACGAGTAATGTCGTGGAAAGCTATCTCGAATGCTTACCTCTGTAAGAAAGCTGACGAATAATCGTAGGCGGACCTTCGGGTCCGTTTATGCCATGGTGATAAGATGATCTACGACTTAATTGGTAATCAGGTTCACTCTGCACCAAGAACCACGCAAGTTAAATACATAGAAGGAAAGAACGTGACTGAGTTTTATACCAGAGGTAATGGGCGTGAAGTAACCGCAGTAATGAATGCTTTGGCCCCAGATAAGTTTTCATGTATTCAGGAAGTCATTGCTTGCATGAAAACGGGTGCTACTGATACCTACCGTGTATCGATCACACAGAAGCGTTCATTCTGGAGCGGACGTATATACGAGTACGCCATTGTTCGGGACTACTTGGATAACCATGTCTTCGAATCAAAACGTCAGGTCGCCCATAAACCCAAACCGTTTAACATAGCCCAAGTTATCGGCTAATAAAAAAGAGATCTAACCGTGAAACGTTTCCTGACCATTGCCTTCTCCGTGCTCATTGGTAGTATCCTCGTAACAGGTACTCTCGTTCAACTGCAACTGACCGTTGTCAAAAATCATCAACTGGAATCGAAATGAACAAGCTTTATACTCTCGCTTTTGCTTCTCTGATTTCATCGTGTGCCGCTACACCGTCTTATGCTACACCTGTCCCTGTACCAGAATTACGTGGTGAGCTGATCGCCACTCGTTGCTTTGTTGCTGATGACAAGATTAGCCCAGTAGATTGTCTTGCCGTAGTGGACATCGGCAATCGTCCGAAAGCTTTCGCTACTGACAAGAAAGACTACTCCAACCTAGTTGGTGAAACCGTAGTTGTGGTTAGTCAGGGTAATGGGTTTAACGATATCGTCTCCAGCAAATAAGGTTATCTCGTGACAGATCCAAGACAGCAAGAAATAGATTGCATCGAACTCATGCGTGACCGGTTGATCAAAGAACCACATAACTGGCGTGGTACTGTGTTGGAAGAATCCAGTTGGTACAAGCTGCTAGTGGGTGAACTGGATCTTACTGAGTTCACAGTAGCATTTCGCTACTTGCTCAGTTATTGGGATAAACGTCGACTTAATGTTGGCGGCATCATGAAAATGGAAACCTATATTCGCTTGTGGAATTGCCTATCGGATGACGCTAAACAACAATGGCCTGATATCGATATCAAGGTGCATCAGTTTGTCGGTCGTCCAGAATGTGCGATCCATGTCCTGCAGGATATAATGCGTGGCCCTACTGACATCAGTACTTACCTGGATCAATTTCTGCGCGATGATGTCGGTTCTACCTTCCGCTGGGTACAAGGTATCCAAAGAGCAAAAGTAACACGCCAACTCAATAAGGAAGCAGCATGAGTAATCAACCTGTAACGCGTCGTATTTATAACCTGGTTCGCATCAAAGACAAACAAGGTAAAGCTTACACAGGCTTTGTTGTTGGTCTAGCCGAGAAGTGTGGTGATAGTGAACTCGATGGTCAAGCATTCTATGCCACCGAAGATCTCAGTGGTTGGACGGATGAACAGTTCGCTTTAGTCAATAAGAAACTGAAGGCCATCTGGGACTGTGCTGTCGATTATCTCGTATGGGATTGCACTCATGGCGATAATGAGCAATATATTTCCCGCATTTGTCCTGGTGATCTATTGTTGGTCATTGACGACAAAGTTGTTCCGGTTATCGGGGAACTACGTGAACTCATGTTTGAATATGAGCACTACACAGTTGATGCCCCTCTGGAGAAAGCAGCATAATGGCTAAGGCAGTCCGACATAAAAGTGGTGTGTGGATGCAACCAGGTACAGAAGGCTGGGAAAAGTATCATAACCCACCTGTAATAATGAAAGTACCTAATGCTCCACTCTCACTCGATCAGTACATGGACGAGCTTGATAAGAAGTGGCGTAAAGCCGAAGGGCGTGTTCCTGTTAAAGAACTGGATGAACGGGGACTGATGCTAGAAGGCCGTATTCCATGGGACCCTGTTCGACTGAAACAACTCACCGAAGAACGGTTGGCTGCATGAAGTATATCGCTATCCTGATAGGCTTGCTACTATTAAGTGGTTGCGAACCAACAGCTATATACACAACCAAAGGTACTTTGATCGGAGCTAATTGCGGACCAAAGGTCATGGGTCGTTATGGCACCGCATTTGATTCTGGTTGTGTTGTTGCAGTAAAGACAGATAAGGGAGTTTCGACTTATCCTGTAAGTGTAGATAATACCACAATTGTAGGTTCATCTGTGGTCGTCATTGAAACTGGCAAGGAAATGTATCGGGTAATAAAGTCAATTGAATAAGGAGATAATGTATGTGTAATTTAAGCATACGGTAGCCTGCCTCATTTCGAGGCAGGCACCGCAGTGTGAGTAATTACCAATGTCTGCTGACAAACAAACGCGTGCATCAAACCGTTACCACGATTTCCGTATCATCCGTAATCAGTTGTCAATCTGGAAGTTTCACAATCCGACTGGCGGCTGGTTGTCGGCACAGAAGCCATCAGGCTGGCGTAAACGGAAAGCGATGAACTGTAGTTGTCATACCTGTCGTGGTTGGGCTAAAGATGCGCGTCAATTTCGTTACGATTACCAGTTGGAGAAATCCGGTATGAAACGTGAAGAATACGAAGGGATCTAATGCGTACATTCATGAGTGTTAAAGGCTTTCGGCGTTGGTCTCGTATGGGACTGGCTGGACGAATCAAACAGCTCATTAAAGACGACATGGGTAAAATGAGTTGGTTTCGACCAACTCGACAGAAACGCTGGGTTCCTGGTAAGGAGGAAACATGAACGACGAATGGGAAGGCTACATCACTAATGAAGAGGAGTGGATCTAATGAGAGAGCTCGATTGGGATCTGTTCGTTAAGGAACTGGTATGAAAGAAGGAGAGATTGATCTCGGCTTTATGGTTCGACCTGCCCAACACAGTGATGGTTGGGAAGATTACTGTGACGAACGTCCAGATATCTAACAACATATTGGCTACCCTTCGGGGTAGCCTCTATTCCCTTTTCTTTTTTGAAACTTTTTAAAGGCCTATATTACTTTCTTGTAATTACCCACAAGAAGGAAGCTAGTGATGTCTCTTACCGCTGTTCTGTTTTCTACTATGATCGGTTTCAATGAAGGCAACGCTCGCCCTGCGGTACCCAGTCAAGAGAAGATCGAATTCCGTGGTCCGAATGCGATGTCAGCATGTCGCTCATTCGAACCAACGCTGCATACCAAACCACCCACGCAGTATGGTAACCGCAAAGTGTCAGTTGATACTTACGGGAACGGGATGGTACAGCGTGAAACTTTCTGCGTGCAAACGGAGCAATGATGTCAAAACTTAAGGAAGAGATATATAAAGGAGAACTACGTAATTTGGAGTTCTCCTATATCGCAGTAACCCTGCAAGCACTGTGGGAAAAAGGTTATGAACCATTCTTGATGTCAATGCTGGATGTTGATATCGTATCTGACCATACCTTTCGTATTACCAAAGTAGGTGCGAAGTGGTATATCAATTGTTCAGGCCTGTTTTCTTGGGATGTTAACTTTACCGTGGAGAATGGTAAAGTAGGTGGGATTTACATTAGTAACACCAACTGCAAAAGAAAACAACTGTTGTTCCAGTTGCAAGATCTGGTTCTACATATCTTCACTACGTATCACCAGAACGATGTCCAAATCGACTTCACTGTAAATTAAGTGTTGACACGATAAGAGCCATCACCTATAATGATGGCTCACCCACAGTAAGAAAGGATGCAACATGAAATACGAAGACCTGCTGCTTAACTCCGACCAGACACGGGTTCTGTATCTGGTGGATGTACTCAGAGCAGCAGTGGCTGAAGGGCGTGAAACTCACAAGCCACAAGGGATTGCCATTACGGAAACACTCGCAGTATTCAGCCTTAATGACGTAGAGCGCAAGGCGTTGCACAGAGAGGCGATTGAACGCCTCCATACCACTTAACCATAACCGAGCCCCGAAAGGGGCTCATCTGTTTCTAAGGATTGACAAATGTTTCTAGGTGTTCCAAGTACAGCATGGATCAATGCTATCGCTGTCCTCTTCGGTTTCTGGGGAATCTGGCTTTGTACCTCGGTATGTGATAGCAAGTCAACCATCAAGCAGATCCCATATGCTACAGCTATTGCTGGTTGCATGAATATTCTTGTAGTGGTACTCAATCTGTCATTGTTTACATACGGCATGTTACTTAAAGCCGAAGTACAACAAGAACGGGCGCATGACATCGCGGAATATCGAGAAGAACTATTCGCTCCAGACATAGTACTACTTGTTCCAGTAAAGCCTTAACCCTTCAAGAAATCCAACAGGAATTGCAATATGTCCATGTACAGCGGTTTGCAACTTGATCTGAAGTTGCGTTCGGATATCCCACCAGCTATCATCGTGTGGCTATCGAAGCATTCTCTAGGTGATGGCAACATTCCTGAAATCAATTCATTCTTCTCTTCTGGTGTTCCATACTTCGAAGATTGGAAAGGTGGTTCTTTGGTTTTCAAAGAAGATCATTGGCATCTGAAGTCTAATGGCGTTGGTTCCAAATACGACGACATGAAGATTGCATTCTTTCTGCATGAACTCCAGCCTTGGATGGTTGAAGAACCTGGCCGTATTCTGGCCCGTACCATTTACGAAGAACATTGTGCTACTGAAGAAGTCTTCTGGATTGACCCAGAGACAACTCTGGTACGCCGTCGTCGTGGTGTGGTATATGGCTACGACGCACCAATGCAAATGATGCCTATGGGTAAGGAGATAGATGAACCTAAAGGTCATTCTGATCATCACCCGAAAGATTGGGATGCCGAAGAATTGGCAGCACCGCTTGGTAACATCGAAGGTTACCCACAACCTAAATGGGCTGATGAATATACCTTCAACTATCCAGTGAATCCGAAAGTCAATGTGAGAGCAGAGACTAAACGTATCCTGGCAAAACAACACAATGATGGGCACGTAAATAATGTGCTCGCCGAACTAGCGAAGATGGAAGGGAAGTAATGAATATTGTAACATGGCGTGATGCTCGTTTAGTGTTGGTTAAGGATAGCCTGTTGTCATTAGCAGCGCGTCTTGGTTACATGGGTACGGAGCAATTGAACGAAGTCCCTGTAGGTCAAGGTACCGATGGTTGGAACGTAAGAATCAGCGCCGTCAAAGGCATTGGTCAACGTATCAAACACGTCATGGACGTAGAGATCTGGCATGAAGAACCAGGTAGCAAGCGTTGGAAGTTTACAGTTGATGTATTGGGTCAAAACCAGTGCAAGAACTGTTACTTCCCTGAAGTGCGTGTGAATGAACGAGATGTGGATCGCATCGGGCCGGATGAGTGGGCTGATCTGTGCTTCCTACCAGAAGTCTTTGGTGACTTCGTTGCAACTGAATTGCTGAACCATTACAACCGGGGATAATAATGCTTAATCCAACTCGCGGTCTTATTCGCAAAACCGTATTTGGCCAAGATATCCGGCCAATGCAACCACCCATCAACTGCAAGATCGGTAAAGAGTTGGCGGGTTACATGACCAAGGGACTAGTGGATCGTTTCTTGGAATACGGTTACCTGTCCATGATCATAAAGCACAGCAAAGAATACACACCAATCTACACTTTCCAAGCGGCGACACATGTTGAGGAAGTGAAGATTCATGTCATGCCTAAGTGCTTCACCATCTATCGTGATAAGGTAGATGGCGATGATCGCGGTATCTACTTCGTCACTGTTAAGTTGGATATGCATTTCAACGTAACTGACGTAGAGATCGAATCAACAAAAATGGCTTTCATCGATGTAGCTACCGATCTACATCGTGTCTTGACTGGATACATGAACCAGTTCGACACATTCGGCAAAGCAAAGAACCCAACCCCACAAGAAAAAATCGACTGCTAAGGATTAGTAATGAAGATGTCTACTACTGCAAAACGTATTGGCCTGGCGCAACTGGAAGTAGTTGTTAAGGATTTCATTGGTAGCGGTTACTTGGCTATGTTCACTGCCGCTGCACCTTCGCACACTTTCCGTGTTGCAGAAAACCAGACCTTGGAACTGCGTTATGCAGACTCGGGTAAAATCAAACGTATTTTTATGGTGTTGACGAATACTCGTTCGACCCGTTCGGAAACTGTGGTATACACAATCCCTCGTGGCGATATCGCCGAGATCAGTGTTACCCCAGTTCCAGGTAGTCAACTCCAGAACTACATTAAGCTAGCCATGGAGCTTGCTAATGCAATCGTCGTGGTTCAAGACAGCTGCACTGTAGATGGCGAACTTCGTGTTAGCTATCCAGGCGGTACTGGTTATTCGGCTATCGATGGTGAAGGCGCAGCTGAAGCATTCGTTCGCATGCGTAACAATGGTAGCCCAGGAGTTGCAAATTGAATATGGTCTTGCTAAACCAGTTCATGTTTTACTTGGTGTCCTTTGCGATTAGCGGTATGTGGTTTACATATCGCGCATTCTCGACTGGTTGGGAAGCACGAACATATGCTTCTCAATACAAGCCAAGTATTCATGGACTAGATTACAAGGCTCGCTACGATAAGATGTTCAGTTATTTCACGATGATGTGTGTAGCTGCAACATTCATGTGGATGTTCTTTTCGGCTCTTCTATTAATAGCTTACTTTGGGGGGACTTATGAAACATCTTGATTTACCCTGCATTTCAATGCTGAATGGAATCTTGAAGGGGGTGGAACTTAAACGCTTCCAGATGGAAACTCAAGCAATCGGGTACCTCACACAAGCGGAAGGTATGTGGTTGACCCAGAAGAATTCTCCGATGTTGTATTCGGCGGATGACTGGGTCGGCGAGAAGTTCGATATCCACGCTTATGGTCCAGACAAAGTAGTTCATTCTCAAAAGGTGTATGTAATCACCCATTACCATGATGAATGGAAACTTATTCTGTCTTCACCAGAAACGGCGATGGAAAACTTACCGCAGCTCATGCGTAACCTGCGTTTGGATGAAGCACTTATCCCAGATATGATTCTACTGAATCTGGATCTGTATCCACCTCAAGGACGGAGACCAAAAAGGGGTTGGCTGTATGACCCTAAAAACCACTTCTGGAGTTAAGACATGAAGTTACTTAAAATCATGCTGGCTACAGTAATCGCATTCGGGGTGGTGTTAAGCCATCCCGTTATGGCGGTTCCTGAACCGACCCAAGAGACAGGAATCTCGGCAGAAACATGCACCACAGCTGGTCGTTATATCGCGGACGTACTTCGGATGATACAGGAAGGTCGTACCAATATTGAGATCATGTCATGGCTCGATAGCGTTACACCCGATGCCAAGGAAAAACCACAGGCTTATCTAGGTGTGGTAATGGTAAAACTAAATGTCGTATCCGCTCGGGTGGCTTTAACAAAAGCATACAAGCCCAGCGTGATACGGCAAAAACAAATTTCTGATTGCATGACAAAAGATGGCACGCAATTAATGGTTTACGGAAAAACACAATGAAACTGAATGTAATCAACCTGCTCAGCAAAACCTTTGGTGAGCGTTATGTATCGGCTAGTGACCTGTTCCGCAAATCACTGAACACGGTAGCTACTCCAGTAATGGGTAGCAAGAAAGCAGTACTGTGGATCATTGTTGACAATGGTCAACGTGGTGAAGATGTTACTCGTCGTCACTATGAAACGATGTTGGCAGAAGACTCGTTGATCGCAGGTAAAGAAATGCCAATCGATCCGTACGGTGGTCCTCGTGAACTGGCTGTCCGTTTGCTGCAACAAGGTTACGAAATGAAGTTGACTTTGATTCCACCTGGATTCGAAGATACTGAGCGTTATCTGTCGTTACACCATTCCGCTATGGTTTCCGAACATAAAGACATTCAGGCTGTGTGCTATAACCTGGATAACCGTGTTATGCCAGAAGCGGACCCTGAACCACTTAAGATTGAAGGAATCAATACATGAGAGCTATCCTTGCTACCTTTGCACTGATCCTCCTCGTAGTACTGGGTGGCCCTGCTAAAGCACAAGACCAACCCTTCGGTACCTTTGCAGTAGAAAAGCTTACCATCACTCCAGCTGTGTGCATGGAGGTAGGTGCACTGACTGAACAAGCTGTAGGGCACATGCAAACAGGTTCCAGCGATATGGACCTGATCGGTGACTTGGCTGCAATGGCTCAGCGTGATCTCAACAATGATTCACACTATCTGGCAGCAATGATGACCAGTACTGCTATCCCGCATATTCGCACACGGATCAATGCCCCAGAAGTTCTGGCATTGGTTAAGAAGGTACCGGGTAACACCCGTGTATCCGCAGTTGGCTTGGATATGAAGATCAAATGCTCTAAACTAGAAGGCACAACTTACGACGTGCCAAAACGAATTAAAGCTAAGGTTTAAACATGAAAGTAATGTTTGCTATTTTCGGTCTGTTCTTTATGGGTCTGTTTGGTACTCTTGCGGCTGAGGCCAAAGATGCACCAATCAACTACAGCGTTAAAGAAGATCTGGTAATCACACCAACTGTTTGCCAGATATATGCCGACACATTATCGTTGGCGTTGATGAGTTATGCAACCGACGCATCGTTAACAGATATCACTGGCTTGATGGATAAACAAATCCTGGTGTATATCAAAGACAATGAACAATATCTTGGCCGCACCATGGCAAGCATGGCGCTGGGTATATCCCTTAGGATCATGCGTGATCAAGCAGCAGCAGACGGACCGACTATGGCGAATAAAACAACCATAGCGGCAAATATCACAGAAGATACATTTATTTCGTGTCGACAGGATGTCGGCAAAACCCGCGGTGCATATCGCCGCAACTAAGGAGGAAGTGATGTATAATAAGTACCTTCGAAAACCTCTCTCTTACCTCATCGGATTTATGATAGGATGGATATTACTGGGCGCATTCGTTCCAGTACTGTCAAGGACATTTACCACCATCGGCGACGATGTTTTGGTTTGTAGTCAAGAATGGAACTTCATTCGCTTTAAAACCAAATGCCGTGTAGATGTCCCTCTTACCGATCACTGATCTGCGCCGCCCTTCGGGGCGGCTTTGCCTGTTCTTTTTTGTCTGTTTACTCGAAAAAATCTGAAATCTATATTACTACAGTGTATTCAAGACAAAAGAATTAATGTCTAACCGCAGCTAGTGGGGTGGGTTATGTAAACGTTAGCAGGAAACTAATACCGTTAGGCATCTAATATAGGAGCATGCAATGGCTTATACCAAATTAGCTATTGTTCGTGGGGAATGGCAACTTGACCCTGATCAAGTATTCCGTCTCTATGTGCACCCAACACTCGAACTCATCGACCGTGCCGGAGAAACGCACCATGTATCAGCATTCGCAACAACTGTCGGAAGAGCAAGTAAATCACGATGTGAAACGTCGGGTACTCTCTTTTGCTCCGCCTCCGAAACCAGTAGCTCGTTTGGGGGAAGACCAGGGCAAGCCTTCAGAACGTCAGACCAAAAGTGGCTGGAACCGTTAAGTCCAGACCAAAGTTTTCACATGCTTGGAGAATTGTCTAATAACAGTTCTCCGATTATGGCTGCTCTAGTATCTCGATCAGCTGTTCAATGGCTAACTGAAGATATGGAGCCAGATCTCGTTTGCATTGATGATGCGATAGAGACCAACCAGTACGATGGACAGATCATCGAAATTCTTAAACGCATGAAGGTTTGATAATGAGTAACCGGATTGAAATGTTGGTAAGCCAAATCCCAGATCGTGAAGAGATCATCAAAAAGGGTACGGCTCGTGAAGTAGAAGAAATCCTGCAATTGGTCATGCTGGAATTCCGTTCAAACGAAGGTGATAACGATACCTTCGCTAAAGTTCAGGATAACGTAGATTCCTGGAAGTGGTATATCGAGCTTCCATTCGCTGTATCAGAATATGTTCAGCACGCTGTGCGCGATGCACTCGCTGAGAAGTTCTTCGATATTGTTCATTTCAATGACTACGGTTCATTCGAAGCTGGCAAGACCCGCATGTCCATCACAGTCCTCAAGAGTGAAAAGTAATGTGCCATATTCACCACGATCCTGATGCTATCATTCAGGCTTATACCGAAGCAGTCACCAAACGCGTAATCGACCAGATCATGGCACTGCATGGCGAAGACTTAATGCCAGCAGTGATTCGCCTTAATAGGGATGGCTTGGTGTTCCAGCATCTGATCAATGAAGATATCCATTCTGCATCCAAAGCAGGTATGTCCATCATCCGTGAGATGAATAGCCTGGGATTTGTTGATATTAAGTTCTATGATCACTGCATCGCTGGCCAGCGTACTTCGATGGAATATACTCTGACGACTATCGAGAACTTCGAGGTTATTCTGAATGTTTGATCTGACTAAGTGCGATACGTTCCATGAGGGTGATGTGCTTCTCACTTTCAAAATTGGTGACGATGAAACTAAAGCCAAGATGATCCCAGTAATGGCGAGCTTGGGTCTGTACCAATGGGCTTACTCCAAACGTGAAGACGATGGCTGTGAGCAATACTTGTTCGTAGCTGATTACGAACAGCGTAAGGTTGATCATCTGCGTAGCTGCATGAATTCGTTGTCTTTGCCGGAAAGCTTTAAAGCAAAGCTCTCGGAACTGGCTTCATGATTCAATACCCATGTGATCTCCTAGCAGAACAACTTAAGAAGCTGCGTGAGCGGTTCTGGTGGCTTACTGGCGACACATTGCCCCTACCGGGTGAATACATCATCGATCAGTCTCATGGACGTTTCTACGAGTCCACTGAAGAACTGGTCACTCGTCGGCGTGAATGGCTTATTAACCGATCAGGCAAGACTGCGTTCCGTTTCAACTTCGATGGTGAGGCTGAAACTTTATACGTAGGTTCGCTAACAGATGAGGATGAAATCATCTTCTCTTGGTTACGTGGTGAGGATACTAAACATGACAAAGGAACTATTCCCGGAGAACCTGTCGTTTGAAGAAGTCTTAGCTAGTGTGGCGGGGGGTGCTTTAGTGCAGTCCCGTCATCTACCTGAAACCAAACTTGCGCTGGAACCTACCCAACAGACGGATCGATTGGAACTCAAACCAAATCCAGAATATCTGGTGGACGTGTACATATGAGCAGCAAACAAATGACCCTGATCCGTGGGGTTATGGTAAACGATCTGTTGGAAATCAATCAACAGGTTCAAGATGGTATCGATAGCCAAGAGTTAGGCTTTACCATCGATCAAGCTGTTGCTGTTAAACAAGCAATCCAAGACACTACTGTCGGTGTACTGCATGTGATCGACAAGCATGCGCAAATCTTTCCTGCTGGTCATGATCTCGGCTCTAATCCTTTCTTTAATGAATCGGAACTAGCCGAAGCTTACATCGAAGCAATCAACTCTTAAGGAACAACATGGATACCGAAGAACTCGTTGAATCTGTTGCAGAGGCTAATGACCTCAAACAAAAAGAAATTCTGGATGGCATGATCGGTATTCGTATCGAAGCAGAAGCTATGCCCCAAGTAGAAGGCATTCATCACGCTATCTCTGAAACTGCTCGTCTGTATGAAGGCGCATTCGTTCTGGAAGTAACTGCCAATGGTTGTGCTACCGAATACATGGGTACCGCAGATCGTTACCTGGAGTACGTTAACTCGTGACCCATCTTGTCCCTGATGAGAAAGTCGATGCTGCTGCAAAGCTATTCATCGACTGGTCACGCAGTGTAGATGAAGATGAGTTCGAAGCCACCTTCAAAGGTCTTGATGGTATCCTTGATATTCTAGCTAAGGCGATGATTATCCCATTGGATACTAAAGATCGTCTCACTGCTGCGATTGGCCGTATCAATGAAGAAGAGGAAAAGAAAACCTTCGAAGACTTCTTCAAATAAAGAACTACTAATTCCCGTAATACAATGCGTGAATGTTTCGCGCTAATCATTCTCAATAGGAAGCACCGCAATGACTGACAAAATCGTAGAAGCCAATGTTGAATCCCGTGATGCCCTGATCAGTATTATCAATGAAGTCCGTAGCACCGCCAATGGCGAAGTCACCATCGCTGCCGCTGTTGATGTTGCAATCACCGGCACCGTAATTGCTGTTGAACAAGCTGTCCTGTCCGGTGGCATGGGTTCGGTAGTTGACCTGAACGAAGCCCTGGGTAAGAACTGGGCCGAAGCCGTTAACTCCTAATGGCGCTGTCCCTAATCGACTCAGGGTTGTTCAAGCTGTTGGACCGTGATCGTGACCAACTGGTGTGCGATGAGTTCAAAGATGCACGTGACGAGGCCGGTAATCTAACCGTCGCCTCCGTCTCTGCAGCTATGGATAAACTGTACGACAGAACAGTCGGACAAACGTTGTACGCTTTAGATAGCGTAGGCTTCTTCACGATTGCCGATACTAAAGCTAGAACAATTACAGATATCGTTTCTCAGTCAATGGGCGACGAATGGTTCGCTGCAATCAACTCGTAAGGAAATCCGATGTTCCCTGTTTACTTCCAAGGTAGTGTAGTTGGTGCCATTCTAGGTATCATCTTGATTCTCTCGTTGGCAACCATTCTGATTCGCAATAAAAGCGAAGGCATGAAGTGGTTCTCCAACAAATACCGCTGGTTGGTGGCAACCGCTATACTGGTCAGTTGGACTGGTTCGTTCGTCAATATCGGTCTACACCAAGTTGAAGGTGATCGTGCCCGATTCGATCAAGCTGGTACTCTCACCGAGAAGAACATTCCTAAGGTTACTCGTGACACTCCTTCACCGGAGTCGGCACGTAAAGCTGCTGACGAATCTCGCAAAGAGATCGACGCCGGTAACCTGAACAAGTAATACCTGGTTACACTCAAACTCGAATTCAAAAGGAAATGCTACATGAAACTGCTGTCCGTTATCAAGTCCGCTGCACTCGCCATGATCGCCGTCGTTGCACTGCAAGGCTGCTCGTTCGAAGTCATCCCACCTGCCTTCAAAGGTAAGATTCTGACTACCTCTGGTTACAACCCAGAGATCCTGGAACCAGGTAAAGAAACTCTGTGGGGTCGTGATGAACTGGTCCTGCTGGAAACCGGTACTCGCACTGTTGCTGAAACCATCACCGTGAAGATGGATGACAAACTCGATCTGACTTTCGATGTTCGTTTCCGTACTCGCATTGGCGGGGACAAGAAAGTCCTGAACCAAATGTTCAATGACATTCAGGTCAAAGAAAAGCGTGTGACACTGCAACAAGTCTACGGTGTGTATGGTCTTGATGTAGTGCAATCGGTATCTCGTTCAGTTGTTGGCAAATACAAAACCGAAGATGTCGGTGCTAACTTCGATAAGATCACCGCTGATCTGTCTGAACGTCTCGTGAAAGCAATGGTTAATTCCCCCCTGGAAGTATCGAACGTTACTCTTGGTAATCTGAAGTATCCTAAAGTGATTACTGAAGCGATCGAGAAACAACAAGAGCGTCTGCTGGCTATTGAAACTGAAACCAACCAGCAAGCCATCGAAACAGTTAAACGTGATAACCAACTGCGGTTGGCACAACTGGATCGCGATATCGAACTGACCAAAGCCAAGACTCTGCGGGATGCTAACGCCATTACTGCGGATGGTCTGAGCCCGGCACTGCTGCAATACCGTGCTCTGGACGTACAAGAGAAAATGGCTGAGAATGATGCCGCTGTATTCGTACCATACGAAGCCTTCGGTACCGCTGGCATGTCTAACCGTATCTTCAACAAGTAACACTGTCTAACGGACTGCCTCCCTTCGGGGAGGCTTTCTGTCATTTCTTTTTTGTGAGGTTACGATGACTCAATTCGACGAATCTTTCCAGGCAATCGAACGAAACATCTCAGGTGGTAGTTACGCCCGGAATAATCCTTGCCCAGTCTCTCAAGCTTTCGCTAATGGCTTGGAAGAAGGAGCACGTCATGGTGTACGGGTAACGCTGGATATCCTGGAGCTCCATGGGCATCTAGAAAATGAAGAAGCTGGTAAAGTATCCATCCAGAACCAATGGGATGATTGGTACCACACCATGCTTGACGAACATGTCGATGTAATTAACGGAGTACCCACAGAATGACCCCTGTACCATCTGATTTCTTTCGTGGTCTAGTAGAACACATTGCCCATAACACCAAGCAGCATGATGCGATTGATCTCGCCTTGGTCCATTCTGGAGCAGCAATGACACTGGACTACTTTGCACTGCAGACAATTCGTGCAGAGCCAGACGGCTCGCATATAAACGCAATGGCTATGTCTGATTGTTTCCGGGAGCATGCCGAACTGTTCTATGCTGATCCTGAACAACAGCAAGCAAAAAAAGACGCATAGGCATTCCCTATGTATTAACTCCATTCGGAACACCAAAATGAAACACCGCATCATAGCCTTCTTCTATGAATACCGTAACCCATTGGGGTTAGCGCTCGTAGGTGGGCTATACATCGCTTTCGTAAATCTCTCTGGCCTCAGTTGACAAAAGGAAAACTGCAATGTCTCCCGCTCTTGTTCTCTCCCTCGCTGCTATTGTAATCGTTCTACTCGTTGCCTACTATGCGTGGGTTGGTCTTATCAATGCTACCGGTGGTGGCTTGAAAGAGTGGGTAGATGCAGACTTTCCTGATATCGTGCATACGCCGAAAGCGACATGGTTGACTGGGTTTAAATATCGCCAACATGGCTTGTCTGTTAAAGCTAAATTGGATGTGCCGATCTGTCTAGAATATGATCAGCATGTACATCTTGGTCGGTTCTCTGTGGTTGACACCTTTGCACGTTCCGCCAGTTCATTAGACGGGGTTGATCAGAACCATGAAAAGGATCTGGTTGCCTATGACTTTGGTATGGATCTGGAACTCATGACTGGTGGTCAAATCGCTATGCGCGTAGTCTATAACCGCATCAGTATTACCGACATCGAACCAGTCATCAAGGAGTCTGCCTGTGAGTGAGTACCCAAAGGCAACCAAGGCCGAGCTTGAAAAAGCATATGCCTTGGTTAATGAATTAGAGAAAGAACTCGTAGCCGATTCACAAATGGCACGTGGAATTTGGTTTGCTGATATTCAAGCGAACGTCCTAGATCAGAACCCCCCAAAGTTTGACAAAGGGTCAACGATGACCCAAGCTTTCCGCATGGGGATTGATCGTGGTGTGGAATGTGTATTGAGCGCAGTCGATTCTCGGGGCATCCTGATGATCGATGGCAATGATCGAATGCTCAACGTAGACATCACTAGCGATGGTCCGGATATGTTACCCCTGGTAGATCTGTGGACTACCTACATTAATAGCTGAGGTCTCGATGTATCAAACCACCAATGATGAACGTTGGGCAAAAGCCACGACTCGTGTTATCACTGATGCTGAGATGAATAATGCCAGTATCCGTATTGGTCAGAACATGATGTTCCAAGGGCTCAATCAGGACCTTAAGGAATTGAATCAGCTGGTCGATATGGACGAGGATAAAATCAAGTGTGTCCAGCTAGGTATGTGCATGGTTTTCAATTACATTGAAGACGCTCAGTTAGAACTGATCAGTAAAGAAGATCAGGGTTCACTGAATCCTACTCATGAATCACATGACTATCATCTTGGTTTTGCATGGGATAGTTACATCGCTTCTATTAATAGCTAGGCTCTGTATGATCTTATGTATCTATGTTTGTAGATATCATCCTGATCACTAAGGAGTCTTAAATGGCTATTCTGAAGAAAATTGAAGCTGTTGCTGCACGTGTAGCACAGGACATCACCCCACTGGAACTGTTCATCAATGAACACCTGACTACTCAGCGTGTAATTGATTACATCAGCAATACCCAGATCGATAACCCGTCCATCCGTGTTAACATTGATGGCGCTACCCTGACCACTCCAGCCGTCGCTGCTCTGAAGGCTTCCATTGAAGCTGCAGAATGGAAAGACGTTGAAGTCATCCAGGAAGCTAAACGTGTAGTCGTTGCTTTCTCGGTTAAACCAAAGGTTGACGTTTACGTCGCCACCGTTAGCCCTGCTTCTCCATCGGTAGCTGTTGCTGGCACCGTACAACTTGTCGTTACTGTAACTAAGAACGGCGAAGCGTATAGCGCTACTCCTACCTATACCTCTGGTACTCCAGCTAAAGCCACCGTTGCATCTAACGGTCTGGTTACTGGTGTTGCCGTTGGTACTTCGGTTATCACCATTGCTGAAGCTGGCAAGTACAGCGTCACCAAGACTGTTACCGTTACTGCTTAATATATCGCCTATCCTTCGGGATAGGCTTTATGTTGTTTTCTTTTATTCAAACTTTTTAAACGCCTATATTACATTCTTGGATTCACTAACTATAGGAAAAGGCCCGATGACTAGTGTAAAGACCGATCGCGAACGCGTAGAAAAACTGTCAATGTTCAGCATAGATCTCACCCAGAAGATCCGTTCACTAATCGATGTCTTAGGACCATACGCACCTCTGGCACAAGCGTTGTCCGAATACCCTGATGCCTTAATCGTAAAAGCACAAGTAAAATTGCGTGGCTCAAGTAATAGTCTCTATCAGGTCTCTATCCTAGATAGTGGTCAACTGCAAGAAGTGTTCGTCACCGACAATGACGTATCTCGCTATATTGCACTCCGCTTTAACAAAGCGGTATTTGGTACGAGCGACATATTCGATCGTGCCTCAATCTCCGTTGATGGTGTGACTATTGATCCTGAATCTCAGGGTCTAGCCGACATCGACTGAGAACAGTAACCCTTCGGGGTTACATATTTTTCTTTGTGTGTTTTAAGGAATTTGCAGTATGACAGTTGCACCAGAAATGGTTCCATTCGTTTATTGCGGTGGTACGTTAGCTGTATTCATCATAGGTACATTACTGTTCTTACTTATCCGCGGCATGATGGATCAGCGTGAGAATGAAAAGCCCGGCGAAAACAAACGTACTCGTTACATGATGCGTTTCGTTTATGATGCAGTTAACGTTAGGAGAATCGGCTATTACTCTACGAATACGATGAAGCCTTATATACAGGCGTATCCAAAGTATGCGGCGGTAATAACTGGTTATCCGGCGGCGAAGTCTGTGTTTGATGACCATGCTAAACTAAGCCTTGGTCAAGTCAAAGAACAATTTGCTTATCTGTACCCTACGTGCCGAATCTATCTAATGGAAGAACGCACTTACTTCGGTATTAAATCCTGGTATGACCTAACGAGCGTGGATCTGGTCCCATGAGTGAATATGTAATCGAAATCATCCGTGGTCGTGATCACATTTATCTGTCTCGTAAAGAGAGCGGTAAAGCCAATGTCACACCGCAAGAACGCAACGCTATTACTTTTGAATCATCAACTGCAGCTAAGCTAGTGATTGATGCATTGATGGAAAAGCCCACCTCAGACATGCGTAAGCTGTTGAAGGTTCAAGAAGACTGGAATCGTCCAGTCCAACTGTTGGCCCGTAAGCGGTTGGGTAATAGTCACATGACTACCAACGCCCGTATGTATCTATTTAAGGAAGCCGCATAATGTGGAAATTTACTTCGTTTGATGGACTCGTTTGGCGCACCCCTAAACAAATGAATCTGGTCGCCGCTGTCGCTCAGTGGACAATTTCCACTGGTCTTGGCGAAGCAGATATCAAAGAAATCATTAACATCCACTAAAAGGAATTAGTCATGATCGAGATTAAAGTTAAGCCACAACATGGTAAAGGTCCTGGTATCAACATTCACGGTAAACACGTGACTGAATCGGTACACCAGATCTTCTCTCGTGTAATGCGTGCTAATCACATGGACAGTCCTTACTACAAGGCCCGTCAAAAGTGTTCTGCATTCTTCCAAGGTGGGCATGATGCACCGAAAGGTGAATGGCTATTCATCGAGTTCTGGGGTAGTGATTACCTGGACTTCGTACAGATCATCCGTAAGCTAGTTAACTATCTCGATAATGAGGGTAATCCGCTACCGATTACCTACAGCTTCCCTGAAGAACAACGGGAGCGTGCGGATAACATCCATCACGATACATTGCGTGGTAAGTATCAGAACAATGCTGACGGCACGAAGACACTGTTCCCTGTAGATGGGGATGATGTAATCGATCTGATCTGGCACATCGAACACGAAGGCTTCGTAATCCATCGTACAGAGATCCATGTTGATCCTTACGAGTGGGAAGAGAAAGGTGCGCTGGGTGTATTCCAGATGATCACTGAGGACACTACTGTTCCTTACATCTGGTTGCTCGGTGAGAACCTACGCTTCCTACCGACCGACGAAGAACAGAAACGGGCTGTCATGGATCTGTTGGGAGAATTCAAAATCGCCTACACGTTGAAGAAATATCCGAATGTCTAAATCTTTGACATGGGAACTCGAATGGATTGATAACAATCCAGATCGATACGAAGGCCCTTGGCATCAGGCAGCGGTGAAACGGTTCATCACTGCCCGCTATCTACGGAATGCGCTGATCAAAAAGGATGTGTCCTATACAGGTGATCCTGAGAAGCGTTACAAGTACTTGGGAACTTCCAAAGGGGCGGGCACTAGTAAAGGAGAGATCCTAGAAGTTTACTGGTGCTTCGTTGACAACCAACTGTATCACCGTACTCCCGGTGATTTCCGTGATCGAATTCAGGATAGCCGATGAGAGAACTTGCTGATGGCGTGTATGACACGTGTCCACTACATGGACCGAAAGTCTACATGCCTGACCGTTTAGTGCGCGTCACTGACAACTGTGTATCGTTTGTGATTGATGACATTGTTATACCCGATCCCAAACCGAGTGGCTTTCCATTCCGTTTCTCCGTTGCTGACTTTTTCAGCGTAAACGTACTCTTTAACAAAGAAAAGAATAAGGTTGCATAAGAATGACTAATTGCGTTATCTACACCGACACCCCTTCTCGCGACGTGGTTCCTTATCGTGTCTACCTGCAAGAAGCTGGTTCGATGGGTATGGCAGATTGGTATCAAGGTACCATGGGAAAGCTGAATACGTTGGACTCCCGTTGCTTGGTATTCCCTAATGCAAAAGAAGCTGAGGATTTTGCTCGGATCTTTGCTAATATACATAGTCGGTTTGGTGGTTGCCAGACCGTTGGTTATCATGGTGTTACTGAAAACGGTAACGCCTGTCCCCCATTCAAGATCGTTAAACATGGTGATCAAGAAATGGGCTGGACTCCTGAAAAACATGAGGCCTGGCTTAAGCGTAATGCGGCTTGGAATGAAATGCTTATACCGGCACTGATTAGTCGTGACAGCGTAACTGTTGCACGTGAGGGTGATGTCACCCCAGAAGAACTGCTTAACCGTATTACCTACCTGACTAATAACCTGGTAGAAGAAGAACTCGATGAAGTTCTTGGTAACATCCAGAACATGGAACGCTTGGAATTCAAGTGCACCGATATCGATACATATCCTGAATCCGTAACGATTCATTATACTCGTAAACTTCCAGCCTTCGAACCCTACCATTGCTCGATGACCGTTTGCTCGTTGAATCTCTATGATGACAAAGGCATCAAGCAGTTGAAAGATCTGGCTGCACGTCGAGAACTTGCGGATGCGTGAACAAACCGATATGCGTCGGTACAGTGTGTCGCAGCAATACAAGTTCTATGAGCTCGACAAAGATACCACGATGGCTAATATCGCCTTAGGCTTGACCTGTTCATACAGCGACATGCTTCTGGTCTTCCCGGATGATCTATCCTGGGATACTTGCCAGTACGATGGTTTCGGTGGCTACGGTATATTCGAAGTTTCAGTATGCGTGAAGAATGACTCATACTGGAACAAGCAAGGCCCATTCATATACCGTGGTGCACATGTCGTTTTCTTTGGCGGTTCTATCGAAAAGATCCAGGCACAAGCAGAGAAATGGTTTCTCACTAACCGGGATCTGAAGAACGAACTATATACTCATCGCTATGGTCGTAAAGTTACGCCGGTGCTTTTATCACTACGTTGCTACGAACCATATGTACCCAAGATAAAAGAGTAGAAAAGATGAGCGTTAAGTTGATCAAGCGTGACAATGTGTGGGTTACTGAATTCTTAGGGAAAGAGCGGCACTTCATCATTGATACTGATTTGGTGACTTGGCGCTCACTCGGTGTACACCCATCTGGTGCAGTCGAGTTCCAGATTGATCTGGATGGTAGTTTGGAAAACGTACGCAGTATTTTTACTGGAGAAGACATTACGGAATTGGACATTCCTCGTGGCCATTCAGTTGCTGGAATGATTAAAGCAACAAAACCGTACGTACATAGGGGGAATCATGTTTGATGTAACTGCAATAAATCTGGTCTTACTTTTCCTGGTGATCGCTGGTCTGATTTGGTGGTTGATCCGCTGGGTAGCGAAACCGGTAGCTATGCTTCAGTTCACCGGTGTAGAACTGATCACGCAATACGGCACACAACGCGTTATAGAGCATTCTAAGCTGCGTTCGGATGATGGTGATAAACCACTAGTCTCTGGACTGAATGACTTCTATATCACCGTTCAGGATGGTGTATTACGGTACCATAACCCTGGCGAAGCTCATCTACTTAACCCAATCCTACGAAGCTCTGAGGAGATCCTATTCTTCAGACTGCAAATTCGTGTGGTCGGTGAACGAATTGTAAAGTTCGAGCAGACCAATCTTTCCAAACCGAACGCTACATTGCTGTGGAGCAAAGCGTAAGGAGGTAAACCATGCTATATAGCGAAGTTGGTTTCCTTACAAGTATCCTAGTGGTACTCGGTATTATGGTATCTTCAACTCTCCTAAGGAATACAAATGTCAGAGTCACTCAATGCTGGTCAGTTCCCCGTACTACATCGCAGTAGTAATGGTGCGCTCTTCGTGCAGCATCAACAATCTTTGCCTCAGCGAGTAACCTTGCCTAGCGGTGATGTTGTTGAAACTGGTTTCGTAAAAGTCACTGGCGTCGATGCCATTGATCTGTATGCCCTGTGCCAAAACAATGGCCGTAGTAAATCCCTGTCGATTAAAGCGATCGTTTATATTGACGAAGGCGATAACTTGAAGGTGCATGATGTTAAACGTATGGCTCCGGCTTTACTGAGCGATCCAGCTTATGTCACTAAAGGCAAAGCTAAAATCGAGATCGGCCATGTAACTAAACTGTGTGGATTGCGCTGGGGTTTCAATCTCCAGCTTGACCCTGCAACCGGTAAGTGTACCATCGAAGTGGACCGGGAATCCCCGATCGTTGGTTTGAAGTTGCAGTTCGATTAAACGGGGTCCCTTCGGGGACTCCTTTATGTTGCAAAAAATTATAACCCTATATTACCATTTGGTGTAGGGAAATCGTATCCATGACCAATCCTGGTGTTTGACTAGTAAGGCAACAAAGAATGCTAAGCTCGCTCTTCAATCTGACCATCCGTAGTCTCGCAGCATCCAAAGTAGAACCAGGTATGGTATTAACCGCAGCACGAGATATATTCGTGACCATTCTCGATAGACGTGGGGCACACCACGATATCTTGTTTGCGAACGAAGGGGATCAGGTCCGAGTTGAAGGATCTGATAGTCACCGTCCTGGTGATTTGTTCGTATGCTCCAACGTCGACAACTTTGATGAAGTCGGCTCAGTAAATCCACATGACCTCGAAGACGCCTTTAATGAGTACAAATAATGCAATTTGATAATCTCTACGAATACATCGACCAAACTTACGATGTTCAGCTCGATAAAGCGTTCCTTAAAAAAGAAGCTCCGTCGCTGACATACCTGAAACTGGTCCGAGTTCTTTCGGTGTTAAAGATTGATCCGACTGGTCAATCGGCAGAAGCTTTGTTCGCCGATGCTGTCCGTCAGGAACGCAGCGCGTTCACACCACATCAATACAGCCTCGTGCAGAACCTACTCACGCTGGCCGATCTCCATGAGATCATTGAAACCCTTATTCGCAAATCAGGAAAGAAAACAAATGCTCCTTTCGACAACGGTCAGTTCGCCGACGATATTAATAGCTAAAGAAGACTTGACCGTGACCATCGGTGATCACACAGCTACTCTTGCCCAGAAAGGCGAGCGTGTAACTCTGTTGTATCAACATGATGGTTTCCTAGAAGTCATGGCGACGGATGGTACCAGCTTTTATACAAACAACGATAAAGTAGTACCTGTCACCTAAATCTAATGTGATTATAGGAGATAGCGATGTTTCAAGTAGACGATAAATTTTACACTTGGTCTTCCACCATGCATGGCCGAGGCTTTCGAAAAGAACTGGTAACCACTGGTGCGTTTGTGATAGACCACATCAGTACCGGATGGGTGATCATCGGTCATTCTCGTACAGTCAGTGCCGAGGTGGATAAACAGATTGCATTGCTAAAAGCTGGACGTCATCCTAATAGACGATTCCAATCGCAGTTTTCCAGTACGAACCATGAAAGTTCGTCGGACATCAAGCTAATGGAATTTCCAGCTAAAACTGTCAAAGATGGAAAGCTGATTGAATCCAAGATCCGTTCTAGCTATACTGAGCAAGGCGGAACATTCTGCGTCACTAACTGAGGAAGTGTAATGTTAGGGTATACCCAAATGCATCACCGGACTGGTATTGAAGAACTCCGTCTAGCGGCTGTTGAAAATATCCGGGAAACACTAGGGGATGCTCGTTGGGAGTTCATGGTTACTGAACGTGATCCTGACGTACCTGCAGTACTCACCACCATCGGCAATAACCGCTATGGGGCACCTGATCTGATTCTGGGTTGTGGCATGACTGATAAAGGTCTGGGTCATCTTCGTATGTCCTATGGCGATCTGTTTGCTTACTTGGAATGGCACAAAGACTTTACCTCGGGCGAAGTTGATCTGGTTGACTACTATACGTTCCTGCTGAAAGAACGTGGTCATGCCAAGATTGTTCCAATCAAACCCTCCGGTCGTATCCATCTGCTTCACGTAGATGCTGAACGCTGGTTAGCTGGTCAAGGTTGGCAACATGCTCAGTACTACAATGCAGATGAGCGTAAAAATGCACGCTTCCTGCAACTCGTACTGAGCGATGACGATGGTCGGTTACCATGGGACGAAGGTTACAACTACGTCCGACAGCATATCCTGGAATCCAAACCATTCGGTGTTAAGCCAGTTGATGCTCCTGTATCTGCCCGTGCCCATTATTTGAACTGAGGTTGTAATGTCTGATCGTAAATTTGCTGTATGTGAATACGTTCAATTGAATTGTGATGTCATGATCAACAAGCCTGGTAGTGGCCAAGTGCTTTATGCACCTAAGGACACTGTAGTGCGGGTCATGTCGTTTGATCCAAGTCTGGACTCCCCTTATGGTGTCCGTGTTGATGGCGAACCTTATCGCAATGCTCCGGTTACCGAAGCCATGATGGATAAGATGCCAATGGGGTATGTACATGCCGAGCCCGTGGGACTATAGGTCCGATCAACGGCAAGGGGTAAACTGGGAACGTAAGTATTACATCGTACTGGCTGATGAAACAGGTCAGCCATTGTACGAATACGTTCGCATGGTCGGTAAAATTTACTCCAAGATTAAATCCTCACGCAAAGCACATTTCGCACCGCTGGATAAGAAGAATGAACGCATCTACTTTATCCAGTATTCAGATGCCCGTAATGCGATAGTAACTATTGCTAAAGCATCTGCAGCGAATGTGCCCGTGGGACGTTACCTATTGATGGTGACGCAAACCTTTGAAAATGAACCTGTGGCATCATTGCCATACTACGTAGAAAGAGAGATTAAAGATGACACAAGTGATTGACGAGTCAGTCAAAGTTTTGGATATCAAGCTGTTCAACCAGAGTACCCACTATTACAATCTGAAAGTGTGTGAGGGTAGCTATACTCTGCACGATAACGAAGAAAGTCGGGCATTCAACGAACACTTCCTAACTCCGGATGATGCAAAGTTCGAAGACCAGATTGTACAAGCTGTGTTCTGTCTGGGTAACCAACATGCGCCGGCAACTGTACGGGATCTGATCCGCATTGTCCGTACGAAGAAAGTCGATCAACAAACGCTGGCGGAGTATTCGATGTTCACCATCGGTGACTTCGTTATCCTGACTAAAGATGAAGTGATCATCGCCATCAATGGTGATGTTACTCGTCGCAATCGTGTTGATGGTTTCGACACAACTCGGGGGCAGGCATAATGCACGTTGTTCGCTTAGCAACAGATCGGTTGGGGGCTAACCCTATTGGCCAAGTCTGTGAAGCGTCTAAAGTGAAGAAATTGATGTGGTGTCCTAAGGGCACCTCCAACACCATCGCTGACACTGCCGACTACCATGTAGGAATGATGATCGCTTCTGGTTTCATTAACGAACCCACAGCGCTCAACAAGTTCCTGCAGAAGCTGAAACAACCTGCCGGTGAGTATTACGTTCTGTTGTGGAACGTCACGCGCGGTAACTCCGATGCTGTCTTCGAGTTTGACTTTGCTGGGTAAGCCTTCGGGCTTACCTTTATGCCATATTAAGGAAATATGATGCCTTTTGTACTGTACATCTGCTGGATGCTTTTGTCTGCTTGGGGTTGCACCCGTATTGCGACCGCGTCATTTGGACCAGGTGATGGGGTAGAACGATTACTACTCTGGATGTTCCTCTGGCTGGTTTGCCTGGTACTGGTTGGGTACCTGCTGCTTAAAGCTTATCCTGATAAACCCCGTGGTAAGTTCAGCCTGGATCATGTATCGCTCCGTTATTGGGATGGTATTGGCCAGTACACCGAAGTATTGGATATAGCTCTAACACACAAGGTTTTCGAAGTAGGGGCTTGCGTCAATACCTTCTATGCAATCCTGGAAGATACCGATTATCCAACTCCTACCCGCCGTGGCAGTGTAATGGCTTGCCGACCAGTATGGATTCGTTCTCTGAAAGAAGTAGAGATCAATAGCCAAACTGATCTGTTGAAGATAACGATCGATAAGGATGGCATGACCAAGGTTAAATACATCGGTCCTGCCACCTGTGTTACAGCTGATTGCAAATGGCAATTTACCCCAGGGGAAAAGAAATGAATAACGAAACGTTCTATGTTGTCGAAGTAATTCGCAAAGCCGACAACATGGCGTTTATGTTGTTCGGTAATCATTCGAGTGATGCGGATGATAGCTGGTATTTCGATCAGCGACGTATCAGTGATCTGCGTGATTGGGCGCGGTTGGGTTCCATTATCCGTATCGGCGACCATATCGACCACAATCAGTGGCTCGTTGATTTTGTTATCCCGCAGATGCGTATGTTGCAAGAGCGTTATCCTCTTAGTGACGACCATCACGGAGAGGGTGTAAAACATGTTACGCATAAACTTTGTATATACAAGGTCGATATGCGAGCTAGTTTAAATTTACGTTTTAAACCAATGGTGTGTCAGACCTTCCATCTGGTAGGTGAAGCATTTATTGGCGCAATCAAGCAAGGATATACTACATGAGTAACCAAACAATCCAATCGGTAGCAGTTGAAACCAAAACAGACAAACTCGCCCGTTTGCGGAAAGAGTACATCATCGATCAGTGGCCTACGTTCCTGAAACTTTTCCCTGGGATGTCCGAGTATCGCGGTGAAGGCCCTTTGGAACAAAAGGCTTTGGAGATGCTGGAGCTGAGCTATACCGCACAAGTATCTATCATCGGTGTGAAAGTACCCGATGAAGATCTACCTGCGCTACAAGCTCGGCCCACCAAAGACTTCATCAAGCATTTGAAGTCAAGTTACAACCGTTCTAATTTGGCCGATCAATGGCGTCTGGTACGCGATCAGTTCCTGATGGATCTCGAAGAATAAGAAGAGTCCCTTCGGGGACTCCTTTATTACGTTAAGTGGAGTTACACATGGCAATGTCGAAAGCTGAAATTGCAATGAACGCTAAGTTTCCAACTAGTGGACCTAAGTACGTCCCTTGGTATAAAGCACCAAGTAATACTCATGTTCGTACTGACGATATGTTCGATGTTGATCGTCAGGGCAATGGGTTCATTGTAACGGTATACGAATACCTGAACAAGAAGAAAGAAACCTGTCGTGAAGTGATCCGTGTCAAGCACATGGGTAAGGTTACCATACGTGATCTCGCTACTTGTTATGGTTGCCACCAAGTGCATAAGCGCGCTATGGAATCACATGACTTTCTTACCGTGTACAATCGCCTGTGTCTGGAAGCACCACTCAGTCGTGTGTATCGCTTCGATCACAATGGTCTTGCTATTAAGTGTTCTGGTAAAGCCAGTGACTTTGCCGATATGACCGATCTGAGACAAGTCTGGCCGCCGGTGGAATCTGAATGACATACGAAAGATTTATGACTCAAGTCTATCCCAAGCTTCAGTCGTATTTGCCTGGTGGTGTCAATTACGATTGGCACATGCCTATTCGTACACGGGTGGTGCTTCTTGAGCAAGCAGCTAAAGAACTTTTGCTTGCCGCTACGGAACTTGGTTGTGACCATGTCGGTCGTCTCAATACCCCACATAAGTACGATAGCTTAATCTTTATTGCCCGGTTTGTTAATAAAGGTTGTAATCGTAACGATAAGCATGCTTGGCGTAAGCTCTGTGCAGACTCAGGGTTTGAGGTGCGCAACGAAGATTGGTGGGCACCTGTGTTCTGGGGACCAATGAAAGGTTGGGCGGAATTCCGTAAAGCGATACAGGAATACGTTAAGCTTCAACAAAAAATGACTGGTTGTTATCATTAGATGATCATCAATCCGTCAATAGGTATTACCAATGCTTCAAAGAAAACAAGTCGTTAACCTAGTTAAAGCTGTCGCCGTAAAAGCCCTTAAAGGTCGGACGCACATTTTGCTGGGTAATGCAGGTGATGAGTTCCGCGTAGTTGCGGAGCATGAGACGATGCCAGGTTATTACTACATGCGTGGTAAGAATCCGGAATGTCCGCCAATGTCTCTGCTGCACTTTACTGAAGTTGCATAAGCGCAGCCCTCTGGGGCTGCATTTATTTCGTTAGGAGTTAACATGCGTTACAATAGCCCGTCAAAGCAGAAGTTTACTTTACTCGGTTGGACCATGGGTTGGATCGAATGGCTCATCTTGTTCGGTGTGTTGGCGTACGGAGTTTATGATCACTTCGATAAAAAGCCCCCACCACTCACAACTGTTCAAGAAGTCGAATCCGTCTTCTTAGGTAGTGATGATGATAATACAAAGTCTGTTGACGTCTGGTTGATGAAATACCAACTGGATTTCGATCGAGCTGATAAGGAATACCAGGATGGCCGGGATCTGCGATTCTTTAAGCATTCCTTTCTGAAGAAGTGTCTTACGGAAGTGGCGGAGAAGAATGGACCACGTCTATCAGATGCCTGGGTAAGAGAGTGTCTGGAAAAAGCAGACCGTGAAGCATTCGCTGCTCAAGAATACTGGAAGAAGAAATGAAGAAGCTAAGATGGATACAGCTTGGTATGATCGTAGGCGTGGTATTAATCGCCGCCGGTGTATTTGGCCTTGTGCAGCAAAAGAAAGACAAGGCCGAGGAGCTCCAAGAATGGATAGCTGAAAATGTCTATCCTGTACTGAAGATTCGTAATCTGCTTACTACCCAATGTACCCTGCAATGGGAACTAGGTCACTTACGTGAAGTGGGTGGACGTTGGGAACCTGGTGTAGCTCCTGATGATGTCAAAGCCCGTTGTGCAAGCGATGCTGCCAAGGCCGCCCCTCTTCCTGTTTATACGGACAGCAATAATGAATGATAAGGCTACTACTTCTTTCTTCGGCGCTTGCTTTGTCATTGGCTTAGCAGCGTTGAGTGTGGTACTCTGGAACAAATACAATCCACCTCAGTTAGACCCAGGTTATCTGGCGTTCCAAGCTGATACGGATAATCGTCTGGCCATTCGTAAGAAGCGTTTGGCCTATGAAGCTGCATGTATCCACGACGAGCGTCTGTTGGATATTCAATTTGGGAAAGTAGTCTATGACTGTGGTAAGATCTCAAAGCAGGTCTACCCAATGCCAGATGTTTAAAACCATCTGAAGACTACATTACAATAGTGATAAGAACCTAAGGAGTTGTAAATGGACCAAGTTAAGAGTAACTTTGAAATCGCACGTGGTATCGTTCGTCGCTACATGGCAAACTTCACTGATTCAACTACTCCACCAAAACTGGTGAAAGGTGGTTTCTTTGCTATGATCGCCTCGGATACTGGGGAGGTCTGGCTTGGGGAAGCTCAGTCCTTCGCAGCAACTATCACGCGTTTCAGAGCTACTACTGGAAAGCAGATTGCTGATTGCATGGCGCAAGCTAAGCTGCGTGGGGCTAAGTTAGAACTGTGGCTGTTGACACAACCAACTCGCTTCTCTGCACAGGAGTTGGAAAATGAGCTGTATGAGTGTGACCTGTTGGCTGGACGGAAACGTCCTAACCGTGAAGGCGCAGGTGAGTTGCTGGTGGTTCGCCATCGTCGCTCGCTGAACTACTTCGTGGTATCCAATCGTCAGGAATCGACGCACGAGTCTGTGCTATCGCGTTTCCTGTACCGGTTGAATCAAACTGGTGGTGATGTGCACAACAAACGGTTGTCTGATTTCATTACCGAGAACGTTGAGGATGTATTGAATCAACGCGGTTTTGATATTACGTTTGTTGCACACTTTGTGGACAATGAAGATCTTTGGTTGAAGCGGCAGGTTTATATCGACGAGTGTCAATCAGGCGAATGCTTGAACCACCGTAATGTTGACCTGGTTTAATTATACTCTCCTTTATTATCTGGTGAGCAAATGCTTCCACAAAAGAAATCCCAAATGTCCAAAAGGTTCAATCATCATGAGTGCACACATTGTAGAGATCCATGACCATATCAAAATCCTATTAAAGCGTATTGAAAATTATACGTCAAACCGGCAGTATGGTGAGGGGAACATTCCTCACCTGTGCATTAAAGTAAAACACAACAATGGCTTTGCCTGGTTTGGTGTTCACATCCTGGAAGCACCAACCATCAACTGGCCTGTAGAAATACGGGACCAGATTGAGAAAGAAATTCGTGATGGTCTTGATAAGATCTGCGATGTCCAGGAACTGGTTACTGATATGCCTCGTCTGATGGATTCCATCTCTGACGTGGTAAGTTCACGCAAGCGCCCAACTATCTTTGGTGGGCAAGGCAACGATCTACTGCAACTCCACATGGACGGTAATGTTCAACTCGATATGTATCGGGATCATCGGAATGGCGATACGCTTTCCTATGGTGGGTTTGAAGGAGAGATTCTGTTGAATGGTCGTTGGTATCCATTCTTCATGTATCACCGTGGGGTCATCCTGTATAACTACATCGATGCTACTGTAGCTACGGCTATGATCACTCGTGCACTGACTCGTCAGTTCCCTGAGATCTTCGATGAAGACGAACCAGACTTCGTACAAGTTGATCACAGTATCGATCGTACTCGGAATAAACGTAAGGAGCTCTGATGTCTCATCTGGTGCTGGTTGAAATCGCACCTGTAGAAACGTCTCTAGGCTTCTCCCGTTTATCAGGGGAGCCATTGACGTGCCTAGAGTCCTACGCAGACAAGATCACTGATCTATTTACAATTCGTCAATACGGGTATCACCCTGAATACGGTGCAACACTCTTTGAGATCATCATCGACTGGGGCGACTCTTATATCAATCCTGGTCCCCTACCTGGGTACCTCGGTGAGATACTAGAACCATTGCCGCTCAGGGCAGCTCTTGCTAAACTGCAAAGACAGTATGAGGTAATCTTAGAAGCGAACTGTCAGGTCGTGCGCCACGAGGGCCGGATAACTAGGTGTTCGTTCAAACCGAAAGGTGAATATCTAGATGCCCCGACCAATTTAGACTGGACGCTCGAAGATCCTCCCAAGCGAGAACTCATTTGACCGAGAATAGTGTACAACTATATATGTGGTGATACTGCATGTGTTGTTTCCTTTCTCTTGATCGCTCTTTAACAACTTGTGTGTAACGACTAGCGGGGTTAGATTCCCTTGCACCTCCTCAGGCGTCTTTCATCGACTGATGCCGTGTCTTGGATTGCCAAGCGCAATAAATTGCCTATCCTTCGGGATAGGCTTTATGTTGTTTAAGACTAACTGACTTAATTGGGGCCACATTATGTATTACAACTTCAGTCACAAAGAACTACCGTTCCAACTGAATACACTGCTGCGCTTTCTCTGCAAGGCTACAGTAATGCGTCGTCAGTTTGATGAAGACGAACACGTTTCGTTCACACCTCAAACTTCCGTAACAATGGTTGTGCCGTCACCTGGTAGCTGTGACATCGAACCGTATATCATCGCTACTTGTCCAGTAACTGGTTGCAGTCTGCGTTTGACTGTTAAGCTGGTACCTGAGCGCTCACTGGGGACACGTAATGATGCTGTGGCATACTTACGTCGCACTCTGTGCCGTGAAGCTATCATGGTGTCTGAGCGCGATATCCACAATGTCGAGAAGTATGGTGAGCGTAAGCATTACACCAAGAACTTCTTCAAAGAGCTGATCGCGAAATATCAGTATCGCATTGATACCTTCGCATCCTACAACTTCCATGCACGTTACGATTAAGGCTTTATATGTACGGACAATCATTTCAAGGTAACACCATGAGCTTTAAAGCACGACTGAAGTACGAAGCAATAACCATCAGTGTAAGTGTAATCAGTGCACTCTGTTATATGGCCACGGTTTTCTGCGTGGTTATGGTGTTTGGTGCAGCTGCTACAAACACGTTGTGGATGGCACCTGTTGCGTTAGCACTGGCTGTTGTCTGTGCGCGTATCGGTGTTGTTACTCATGGTTATGCTAAACCACGATGGAAACGTTAATGGAAATCCCAACAAGGCAAGATCGCATTCAAAGCCTGTATGGTGAGGCTATCGAGACGTACTCGGTAGTCTTAAACAAAGCTATCCTGGAGGACAGTGAGGAAACGGATGGTAAGGGTTGTTCTTATATCACTACCCGCTTGAATGCTGACGGAGATTATGTGGACTCACGTGTTATCAAATATCTCGATGAGCATTATCGTAAAGCTGGTTGGATCATTGAGCAGCATTCCGATGCAGATAGTGATAAGCAACACATCCGTATCTATTTTCTGCAGCAATCCGTTAAGGGTGATTAGTACTCTGTATGCAATAGTATATAGACGAACTGGAATTCCGTAGAACATCTCCCAACTTATCACCTACCCGTCGGTGTGTTGGTGCTACGTGAATTCCACCTATTTAATACTGTCCACCTGCGGGTGGGCTTTATGCCGCTTTAGGGAACATATGACTTTCTTGAAATATTTGGCTCTATTTGGAGTCGTCCTGCTTTTTCAGGGTGGTATGGAATTACGCTATGGTTTACACCATGCTGCGTTTGATACCTGGCAATACTGGGTTGGTTCTAGTCTTCTCTGGTTAGTTGTTACGATTGTATTCGATTGGGTGGAGTCAAAGAAATGACTTACATTGTTTACGATGGTAAAGCGCTCATCTCTGATCGATTAATGCAACAAACCGTAGGGCAGGATGCAATAGGTCGTCAGCCTGTCCATAAATCCGGCTACGTCAATTTGTCCCGCCTAGGTAAAGGGGTGGACATTTTCTTTGATGATTGTTCCAAGATGATCTTCCCGGAGAAGGGCACGTATAAGGGTCAACGTATCCTGGTATTTGCCGCCTCTGGTTCAGTCAACAATCTAGGTGAACTGGCGAATGCTTTAGCTGCAGGTGTAGACTTCGATGCTTATTTAGGGGTTGAAGTAAACATATCTAAGGAGAGTCGTCGTATTTTCAATGGACGTACATCAGTACTGTTGATTACCGAAGATGGTACGGGACATGCTTTTACTGCGGGTGATAATGGCGTCATTGATGTCACTACAGAATTACCTCTACATCTTGGTGCGGGCATTGACCCAGTCGGCGGTGTCTATCAGATGGTCGTAGGGCCTATGACAGCGCTGGAATGTTACGTGGTGGCTTCAAACCATAGTGATCTGGTGAGTCGTAACTTCGACTACTATATCCCTGCCACGCAGACGTACGTGAAAGATCAACGGTTAACACCTCGTCAAGCTACACAGATTCTGGAGAAGGTTCAGAAACGAATTAACCTGCTTGCCACGGTGAAGTCTAAACCTTACGTCAATTAACAAGGAAGTAACATGCTTAACCCAGTACAAGATAGGATAAAGCGTCGTCAGAATGCAATGCGGCTTGACACCGTCCAACGCTACACAATGAAAGCATTCATTACTATCGTGGTGATAATAGGACTAGTGGAACTGATGACATGAATACGGCAATACCTGGTTGGACAACAATAGGTTTATTCCTAGCTTGGTTCATAAGTCACAGCTTGGTGATCTGGATAGCCTACAGACGAAACATGGCGATCGACATCAAGAATTGGCAAGGTCCCGATCTAGCGGAATTCGAGAAGAAGATGTTCTTTGCTCAGACTGATCACATCTTGGAGATCTGGTGGTTCAAAGCACTGCGCGCTGTATTCATTTACGGTAGCATCGCATTCTTCTTTATCTGGCTACACTTCGCTTCACTATAAACAATCTCAGATCTATATTACTCTTGGGCACATACCCCCAATCGAGAACAAGGTAAAAGTAATGTTGAATAACGCTGATATGTACACCCTCGAAATTAAAGACCTGAGCGGCACTGAAGTAACTACGGTTACTAAAGCCGGTTGGGAACTGAATGGCGAATACGACTTCTTGATCGTAGGCCAAACCGTGCGCGATTGGCGCATGTACATTGTAACTCCATTCGGAGCGTAATATGTCGAAGCTAAAGCAGTTGGCAGTGCTGTATGCGAATGAAGACAAATCCATCCCTGTTGAATACTACTCGCACACTGGCACTCTGTTACGAGGCTCAATCCAGCGCCTCGATGATGATGTTGCTATTGTTGTAACCCGTGATGCGTCAGCGCCTATCCGTGTGAAGATTAATGTCACCGGTATGGCCGGGGTAGCAAACCCTCAAGAGTGGTGTCTTACTCGTGAGGGGCGAGATCGTTACTGTACCATTGATACTAATGGTGGTGATGAACTACGGCAGCAACGACTGGTAATGATAACGAATGCGTTTGAGAAAATCAAACGTCATGCTGATGATGTACATTACCATTACGTAGACCAATGGACTGGGTTGTTTGCATCTGACATTGCTGGCTTCGTATCGTTCAACCTGAATACTCCAGATGTCCCAATCACGGGCTTCTTGGTATTCCTGGATGGACGTATACGCTTCGTTCATGCTGTACCAGTCGATGTAAAACTTCGACCGATGTAACAACACGGCATAAAGGCTACCCTTCGGGGTAGCCGATATACCTTATTTTTTTTTACTTCCCGTAGGAACGCAACCAACGACCGATGCAAGGATCGAAGTTAGATTTGTATTTCAGGAATTTCAGGAACAGTTCTTCCAAGCGTGGATGTTCACGCAACACCATCGCACTACGAGTTACCTTAATGAAGTCTTCAGCTGGGATCACAATAGTTGGATCTTCCAGAACTCTGGCCAGTTCAGGTAGTCGATCGATGTTCTGGAAAGCTTTCCATGCATCTTCTACATCACCGTAAATCATCTTAGGGATACTATCCTGGGAGATGTTGAACAGTGTGAATGGACCTTCATGTTCACGTAGTGTTACTTCGGTACCATCACCGAAACGATTCAACCAACGCTCGTTATTGCAGAACAGATCAACGTAGTGCTCTGTAGCTGTAACATTTCCCACTGCCTCCAGCAAACTACGCATGGCTGCAATGTTAGGCATGTTTACAATACGAACGCCATTCCCTACGAACAACTCAGGATGGAACTCATCAGCATCTACTTCAACATGTAGAACCATGATTGCTTTATCATCACCAGAATCCTTCTCGAATACATAAGCATTCTTACGATACTTAGGATTAGACAGAGTTGGTAGCTCATCAACATTATCCAGGACAGCTTTCTGGATAGCACTGATTACCTCTTCTGGGTTTTCAATTTCTTTACCCAGCGTAATATGGATGGTTTTCTTTTCTTCTGCGATTCTAGCCGTCTTGGCAATTTCATCAGTAAGGTAATGATCTGGTTTGATATCTACATTCAGATCTGCTTCTGGGTATGCCGAACGGAAGTATCCGATCGTGCACAGTGGCGATGTATCAGTGTCATCAACTTTCAGATTGATAGTCATCTTACCTTTAGCTTCACGGACCGTATCGAACGGACCAGCATCGGCACCACAGTCTGGATCTTCACCCTCACCGAAGACACCACAGTCATCCAGATCTACACCTTCATCAGCTAAGGCAACTTCGTCATCTTCCAGATCCACGAGACTACTCACACGGTCAGTATGATAACGCGATTCAACGCCAGTGACAATGATCAATGTATTCGTTTTCTTAGGGAGACCCAATGAACGATCACCTTCTGACAAAGTGGTATCAGCGATGTTAAGTTTGGTGTTATATTGCCCTACGCTAGCCAGTAAATCATGGATATAACGGGAGAGCGCTTCTGCACCAGAATTACTATCAAATCCAGTGACAGTAACATGGACGGTATTCACATCTGGATCGGCAGCATCCATGTCTTCGATAGGAGCTGGTTCTTTCGATGTCCGAGCAATGATGTCTTTGTACTCAGGCATTTCAGTTACGTCTACTTGGAACAGGTGCGCTAGAACGCGTGCAGCTGCTATGTTAGCTTTACCATGTTCTATGCCGGAGTCCATGATAGGGCAAGCTGTATTGCAAACCCAGGACCACAGATACGATGGGTCAGAAGCCATAGCTACTTTCAATGTATCGAAAGCTTTTGTGATCTCGTTCTGTTCTGGTACCACGGGGAGAGTTTCATCAATAACTGGGCCGACTACCGAATCTTCCTCGGTCATAGCACGGGCACATTCATGTGGTCCATCCGTGGTATAACTGAAGGTGCTGGTAATAGTCATATCGACGAACCAATCCATGCCTTTGAATTCATCTACGAATAGACGGAACACACCATCACCCATAGTGCTTACACTGGTGACGTAATTGAACGGGTCGGCTTGCAGATAACGGGCGACCAGTAGACCGAAATTAACTGATGGTTTGGCTAGAGGACGACTGACTTCTTCAATTGCCCGATGTACTATTTCTAACAGCGTTGTTTGCGATGACATGTTTATACCTGTTGTGTTGATTGAGTGGCACGATGTCCACGTAGACGGATTTTGGTAACACCTGGAGCTTCTACCCAAACTGTAGCGACCATGTCCTCTGTACACTCGGTACGAACGGAATAATCATCAGCAGGGAATTCTTCACCGAGTTGTTTCAGTACGGCAAGCTTAATATTATCTGCGAATTCTACAGCAGTACGATCTTGCTCATGTGCTAGGAATGCATCGGTAAATGCACGATTAGCAGCCATGGTTAGAACCAGAGTCTTTTCACTGCGACCACGTTGTGCTTTGGAGATCGGCGCAGGATCGATAGATTCTTTCACAGTTGGTTGCATTGGGTGTTCCTGTTCTTCGTAACGTTTGTATTCGATAGAGGCTTCTACTACCATGCCAACTCGGACATCTTCTACATTGACACGGAAAGACAAGTCCTTACCGACTCCACCAGTAACATTCACTTCGAAGTCTTCTTCCAGACCATCGTAATGTGCAACTAGTTCACGGCGGATCTCTTCTTCCGATTTCAGTACCAGTTGATGCAGTGTAAGAGATGCGTCACCAGTCAACTTAGCGAAGACCTTAGACACAATTCCTTCCAGTACTTCTGCCAGAGTCTGTGATTTACTCTCAGGAGCTGGGCTGAGTTCAGCATAAACAGTTGTGACGTACTTGGCACCATCATGTTCGATAACAGCATTCACCTCGAACGTGGACTGTACCCCCTTCCAGTGAATGCAGGTACTGATACCCACACTCTTGCCTGGATATTCTTTGCGCATCATGGCTTGTATGCCATCGGCTACTTTCTCACGGAGGATATGATTATCCGATGTAACATCATCACGTACACTTGCAACTACTTCGTTCGTGAAGTCTTGTAGGTTCGTATCGAACAAAGCTTTTTCTAATCCACCCATGACTTAACCTTTTACGCAGAGAATTTGTTTGAGAGTATGGACGATGTCCACGAGTTGTTCTTGTGCAGACATTACGTCTTCGATGTTCTTGTAAGCTTTTGGTGTTTCATCGATGACAGAGATATCCTTACGACATTCTACACCAGCTGTATCACGGACATGATCTTCCAGGGTGAATGTCTTAGCAGCCTGAGTACGGGACATGACTCGGCCAGCTCCGTGTGAACACGAGCAGAAAGAATCACGGTTACCTTTACCACGGACGATGAAAGACTTAGCGCCCATCGAACCAGGGATAATCCCGAGTGTACCTTTATCTGCGTTCACTGCACCCTTACGAGTTACCAGAACGTTGTTACCGAAGTGGCGTTCTTCTGATACGTAGTTGTGGTGGCAGTTGATGGCCGACATATCGGAATCGATTGGCAGACCTAGAGTACGGTGGATAGCACCAAGAGTAGCATGCATCATGATCGAACGGTTAAGTGCAGCGAAGCGTTGTGCCCAGGACACGGCTTCGATGTAGTCGTTGTAATATTGCGAACCTTCGGGGAGGTAAGCGAGATCACCATCTGGCAGATGAATGAAGAAACGTTTCATTTCTTCTTTTGCTTTCGAGATAAAGTAAGTACCGATTGCGTTACCGATACCACGAGAACCAGAGTGCAGCATCACCCACACTTGATCGGATTCATCCAGACAGATCTCGATGAAGTGGTTACCTGTACCGAGAGTACCTACATGGTTCCATGCACGAGCTGCAGCTTTCGCCAACTTAGGATGACGTTCTACAATACGTTCCAGATGCTTACGCAGTTTCTCTGCTTCATCACGGATAGCTTGAGATTGGTGAGTGAACACGGATACCGTACCAAATGCACCACGATCGTTCTTCCCACCGTTGTCAGTACGGCCATGAGGCACTGAGGCTTCGATAGCGGCACGCAAATGGCCAAGAGAGGTCGGTAGTGCTGTGGACTTAAAAGTAAGGCGCTGCGCAGCCATACCACAACCGATATCAACACCTACTGCGGCTGGAATGATTGCGCCTTTAGTAGCAACCACAGAACCCACTGTTGCACCTTTACCCAAGTGTACGTCGGGCATCACAGCAATGTGCGAATAGATGAATGGGAGGGCAGCAATGTTCTTGAGTTGAGAAATTGCTTCTTTCTCTACTGGTACGCCAACGGTCCAGCCTTTGATTGGTTTAGAACCTGGTTCTACTGTATCACCAATCAGTTCAAATGTTTTCTGTTTCATATAAAGCCTCACGCGGATGGAAAGAGGAATTGTTACATACACTGACTTTGCCAGTATTATTAAACGGCATAAGGGTTCCCCGGAGGGAACCCGAATACTTACAGGACTACTTGTTACTCAGATGGCATTGAAGATCTGCCATGACGTCGTCCGCAACCTTACGTCGCCCTAACATTCCTGTTAGTTCTTCAAGGGTGCATTCTTCAGGGTCCCATTGACCTTCTAGTCCCATACAGGAGCAGTGTGATCCATGGACTTCATAGTACTTACCATTCTGTTCGTAGAGCACGTAGGCGGACCCACTGTAATCTTCGTAAGTATAGTCAGCGTGTATGATAGTTACCCCTTCAAGCTCAGACATCCGTACATCAAAACTCAATGCTACGTCTTCAATATCACCTTCGGACCAATCGTTGTAAAACATGTTCTATACCTTTAAGCGTGATTACGATGCTCGTAATCTTCATTTGCTTATTGCGTATAGTCCTGTATAATGTATCTCTACCAGTATTTCTTTATCTGGATGAGACAGCATAATGAGAACCCTAAGGCCCCCTATGCTTAAGTAATCTACAATACCAATGGCCGGCCTGCTCTATCGCCCACCTATAGGGAGCGATCATTGGTAAATGTAGCGCCACGAGTTGGCAGTATCTTTCCAGTCACGGACACCACTCATCGGGTGCCTCTATGGACCATCAAGATAGTTGAACTTATGACTCGGCATCAGAGAGACTGTCACATCTCTAAGCACCATTCGGGTTGAAGCTTGACAGGCTTCGTTTTGTAGGTCTTCCTCCTTGTGTGTAGTAACCGCGCAACGCTACACTCTGGTCGTATACTATTACGTTCTCAGTATTTTATTTCAGGAAAGTACCACAACTTGCTTGTACATCAGTACCAACGCGAGGAATTAGTTTTACACGTGCATTGGGTAATCGGCGTTTGATGTAACGATGTAAGTAATCGATATGGCCTTCTACTGGTTCACGAGAGTAATGCCCTTCTGGTGGATTGTACCGAACGATGTTCCAATTAACCTCTAACTGATATCCATCGATCACATCCAGGATAGCTTTAACATCAGCAAGGTTATCATTTTCATGTTCAATGAAAGCGTAGTGGATCTTCGGAACTTTGCCTGTGTGCAGCTGCCAGTCTTTGAGGATTGCGAATGCATCTCGTGGGTAACCCGCTTTAGGTAACCAACGTTTACGAAACCGATCATTCAATGAGTAGACCGAATAATAAATCTCGGGGTATACCTCTGGATCAGTGAACACCGATTCAAGTGACCGGCGACTAAACTCTTCTGGCATGATAGTAGATATCAGGAACTTTGATTCAAGTCCATATCTGGCTGCACGTTTCTTTAAGCCACGCAAGATCTCATCGGCATTACTTAGAAAGATCTTATTAGCTAAAGGTTCGCCTCGTGCCATGAAGTTGAAATGGACCATCTTAGCTGGATGCTTGTCGGCATAGTATCGTAGGACTTCATCTGCTTGCTGCCAGAATTCTTCAATCGTGGTATCACGTAGTTTATTCTGACCTGTTGCAGTTAACCAGCACATCCGGCAAGCTTGCTTACAACCTGTCTGAGACGACAAGTAAACAATGAAGTAGTCATCAACCCGACGTACATATCGTGCCTCTAGCATCCCTGGGTGATCTTCAAAGCGGTGTTCGAAGTTTACTGATTGATCGAGTTGGGATACATGTTGTTTAAAGATTAGATTATCCATTAGCTAATAGTCCCTATTTGCCATCCATCCAGACGTAGTGAGATATAACCTTTTCGACCTTCTTCTACATACACTGCAGTTGGTTCATATGCCCGGTAAGCTTTTTGTCGATCGGTAAACCCATTACGAATATCATGCATTGCCATTTCTAATTTGGAACACATTTGTAGCGTGCTATATGCGCTGTCTCCACGCATGTCATTGAAATATGGCTGTAGTGCTGATCCATAAGCAACTACGGCTTCATTGATTGGTTGTGGACCTTTGTACCGGGTTAGCTCAGCTTCATAGGCATCGAACGCTGCTGTCTGTTTACGTCTAGCTATGCCTTGGTTAAGTCGTTCAACCACTGCTCGTTCGCGTGGCCGAAATCTGTTTGGGCGCATTGTATATTCCTTTTGTATGATTGCGGGCATAAAGGCTATCCCGAAGGATAACCCAATGCGAGGGGCTCTAAGGCCAATATGGTGCCGGCAGCAGAAATCGAATCCGCGACCTACTGATTACAAGTCAGTTGCTCTACCAGCTGAGCTATACCGGCTAATTTGGCGGAAGCATAGAGATTCGAACTCTAGGGGCTGTTACACCCGACGGTTTTCAAGACCGTTGCCTTAAGCCATCTCGGCCATGCTTCCTGTGTTGCTTTTGTATGGTGCGGACAGAGAGACTCGAACTCTCACGCCCTAAGGGCGCTGGAACCTAAATCCAGTGCGTCTACCAATTCCGCCATGTCCGCTGTATATTATTACACACCAAGTATTTTTTTATTAGACTACGCTGGGGGTGTAATTATTGGTGTAACGCACGTAGTTACTAATTCTTACATTACCTAGGTAACGAGGAACGTTATTAGCGTTGCTGTTTAGAGCACCTAGGTATAACGTAGACAAGTTAGCGAAGTTACTAGCTGGTCCACTCTGGAAGAAACCAGATAATGTTCCACCTGAAACTCCAGGCTGCATGTCTTGTAGTACGCCGTTAATATAGAATCTTAGGCGGCGATTAGTATCGCAGGTCATTGCGTATTTAGTGACTATATTCGTAAAGGTGTTGAAGGTAACTGCCGGGTAACGACACTCTGACTTCGCTCCACTGTTGCTGTTATCAGAGAACATCAATAGATTACCATAACCGGCATCACCAAAGCGCATGGTGAAACCTTTGAGTAATGACGAATCTGTCATATAGAATTCGTTTGTCCAAGCCGTAGCATTACCTGGGCGAAGTTCTGACCACTCGATTGTCCAATTGGTACTAGACAAATCCAAGAGTGGGTTGAAAGCCATGAATAAACGCGAACCACTACCACCAGCTGTAGGCATAGATAGGGTTGGTTTATTATCAATTAGTGTTGTGTTACTCACCACTGCGCCAGCGGATATTGTGATGGGTCTATTACTAACAGTCTCGGTCACTGTGGCCATGTCAATATACAGGATCACATCACCTGTTTCTGGCGGGACCGAGCTCGAACTTGGTGATAGTAGTAATTCATACATGTTGATTATCCTGGTTATATAAACATATAATTAGGTGATAGTCAAAATCCCCTTTGCATAATACAGCATAAAGCTTCCCCAAAGGGAAGCACTATGTTTGGTGCGGGGAGCGGGATTCGAACCCAGCGAGCCTGTACAGGCGGCGGCTTTTAAGGCCGCTATGTATTCCGCTCCATCATCCCCGCGTGTAACTAAATTCGGTCCCAGCATCCAGGATTCAAGCCCTGGTTATCAACGAACACGGGGTCGTTGGTAGATCGCCGCTGGGCGAGCTTTTCATCCCAATGTACAGCTTGAGCTGGTCGCGGCATTCCGCTAGAGGTCAAACCGTTCCGAAGGGTCTATCTACTTACTCGCCTTACAACGCTTCAGAGTGATGGAGGGCAAGTAAAAGAATCGGGGTAACCCACTATTCCCTTGGCAGCGGTCATGGTTTAAGATGACTTGCGGAATAGCTCGTTACATGGGTGCACTATAGCGTACACGTCGCTGCCTTTCGGCCTTCTCATCGATTACCAGCCGCAGCTAGTTCTCTGTGTATGGCCCAGTAGCCTCTTTACGGGAGTCATCTACTGGGAAGGTTACCACTACAGGACTATCACCTTCTATGGCCTGGTATTCCAACCAGTTCATGTAACCAAGACGGACATCTGATCCGTTGCAGCCGAGTCGTAACGCTTCTTCGGTATGGCGCCTTAGTAGTCAGGACTATCTGACCTTTGGGGTATCATGAGTACGGGCTTCGAGTTTCCCTGATATTCCACTATTCTAGTCTTTTGTGGAACGTCATTGGGTATCATTCGTAGATCTATACAAGTGTAACTCTGTGCCCTAGTCTGAGGATTAATCAGACACCTGTATTGATCCGAGCCTATCCCTTCCAGGCTAGGTCTTCACACTCCCACTTCTGGGGGAATGCGTATGTAAAAGTTTGATGGAACGATCCTCTACCTTCATCTATTCGGACTTAGGCGACCTTTTCAGCACAGTGGGGTGGAGTGCACTTACCCAACATCCTACCATGTCTTTCACATGCTCTTTATTCGTGCGTAGTAGACAGCTCAGAGATAATGCAGATCGAACCATCTTCAACCGGAGTGGTATCGGAGTAATCAACCTGATTGTAAACACCACCATGGAACTGGAAGGTTTCATATTTCCACGAACTATCTAGCTTCAGCACTGGGCAGACTGACTTACGACCTTGGCAAAGCACTGACGCCGATACGGAACCAGCAGCTGTGACATGTAAGCTAATCTTGAATGGTACACCCAATGGAACGTCTTCTATTAGTGTAAAGTTGTTTATTAGTGCGTCATCGAAGTTAGCTCGGAAACCAGCTGTGATCTTCCCTTTATTCCAGAAGACTTTCAGTGGCGGAGTTGTAGCATCTTTGACATGGACTTGTGCAATTACCACTTTCTTAGCCGAGTTGACTTTAGTAACAGTCATCTCTTGGCGAGACCAGTGATGTGCTGCGCTAGTAAGAGACCAATAAGCTGGTTCTTTCCATTCACAGCGTGTGCGATGTGTACTTTTGCTGGACGCCCCTAATGTGGGCGCAGAGAGTTGAATAGAACCGTCTTCCAATTGACTGACCACTTCTGGACATCTTACCAAGGCTTCCGAACCGAGGAGCTCCAATGCAACCGGATTCTCATCAGAGACCGGTAATGGAGTAGCAATCAAATAGTTACTGATATCAACGAACATTTTAACTCTCTTTTGAAATGGCGGGCATCCAGGGAGTCGAACCCCGAACCGACGGATTTGGAATCCGTTACTCTGCCAATTGAGCTAGACACCCGAATGAAGAAAGGGAACAGGAATCGAACCTGCGTTTCCGGCTTGGTACTTATGGTGGCCACCGGTGTCCTAGGCCGCTAGACGACCCCTCTCACAAACTTGGTCGGGTTTTTGTTAAACCAGGCTAACCGATATCCCTGGTCCCTATCGAGTAAGCTCTAGGGGAGTCTTACTCTTACGCTCGTTTGGAGACTTAACGACAGTCTCTCGTATACTATTACACTGCCAGTATTTTGTTATTACAACTCTAGTGGGCCAGGAGTATAGTTACGTGTATATCTAGCGAAGTTACTAAGTCGAACTCTACCGTGATGCCCAGGAACAGCACGTACCGAACTACCGTTCGAATCACCAAATATAAGCGAGGTGATATTGATCAGTGCTGTTGGTGTAATCGTTTGCATAATGTAGGTTCCATTAGCTGCACCCTTAGCCAATGGGAGTCTCTGTCCATTACGGTAAATAAAGATCTGACCATTCTTACATACAAATGCCCATCTACTCAAATTACTAACTAAGGCAGCTTTAGTGAATTGGGTATTATAACAATCGGCTGGTGCAGAGGCTGTGTTATCCCCCAAATGGAGTCTGTCTAAGAAACCAGAGTCACCATACCTGAAGAATAGTCCACGGCCAGCTGTTGAACTAGTCATTGAAAATTCAAGGGCATAGGCAGTAGGGGCGGTGTCGTTTATAGATGACCATTCTAATGTCCAGTTTATTGCACTTAAGTTGAGAGGGGCTGCAAATGTCATCACCTGTTTAGCTGCAACCGTTGGGTATTGCATACTGCCTTGCCCATCGATTAAATACCCAGCGTCAGCTATTGCTCCACCGGTATTGTTGGTGACGGTACCTAACCCAGATAGATCGGTGGCGGTAACTGGATCATACAAGAATAACACATCCCCTGTGTCCTCCACTGGTAAACTACCCCCAGCTAATAATGCCTCATACATGACGGTGTGTCCTTTGGTTTATCAATTCAAACTATTGGGCGACATAAGAGTAGCCGAAGCTACTCATCCATAAAGAGTTCCCCAGTTAACAACTTTATTCAGTTGTTCTTGAGTAGGGATTTTATCTCTGACTCGTTGCTCGCATTCTTTATCGAATTGTTCCATTCTGATACGTGCTTCTTTGAGCCTTTCTTTTTGTTCATCTGTCAGTGGTTCTAATGCGTTACGTGAGAGTGCTATTAAAGTAGCCAGGCTCATATCGTGATCAGCCTATTCAAGAGTTCTTGTGAAGGAGCCGTACGCGCGTGGCGCTCGTCAATCTCTTTGTTATATCCCCGCATTCTTTCATAGAACGCTATATTCCTTTTCTCACGCTCTTCGGCAGATATTGGTTCAGCTCTTTTATTAGCCAGATCTATTAAAGCTTTCAGGCTCATAATGAGATTACTCTGTTTAAGAGTTCTTCTGTAACTACTGAGGCTTTCCATTCCTTGGATAACCGGATGTTAGTCTGTCTCATTCTTTCTTGGGCAACGGAAAGGCTTTCTTCATGTGTACCATTGCGCGTACGAGCATCTTCGATGAGTTGTTCAAGTGTCATAACGTACATCTCTTAGCTAAAAGTTCAGGGGTAACTTTCTGCTTCTCGAAGTCTTCAGCACACCGCTTATTAAAAGCAGCCGAACGTTTAGCATGGGCTGCCATGCGTTCTTCTTTAGTGCCCATGCTATCTCTTACAGCTTTACACAGTGCCTCTAGACTCATAACGTACACCTTTTGTTCAAGATCTCAGGAGTCATTTGTTGATTTTTCAACTGTTGCTCCAGCCTCTGGTCCAGTTCAGACATATATTTCTTTTGATACTCTTGAAACTCTACCTGTGTCATACCCATAGCCGATGCAATCCGATCTGCCATTCGTTCAATTAATCCCGGTGTCATTGCCATTAATCCACCTGTATCTGTACATAGACTCTTGTCACACCATGCACGAAGTCATAGTTGCTTACGTACTGTGCTTCATTCAAAGGCTTAGCACTGATCCATACTTGGATGATATCCTGTCCACACTTACGTAGGATCTTAGATACACGGTTCTGGATACGTCTACGACCTACTGCAGATATCTTAGGGAACTCACGCTTTAACATGAGTACCATGCGTTCATGGCATTCTTTGCCACGCTGTACTTCTGATGGGGTTCTATGCATTAGTGCATCACCATTGAACCTTCGAGATGGCAAGCGCAACGACACAGTTGTGTTTCTGTATCGCCATCAACCACAATCAACAGACTAGGATAGAATTGACGTTTAGCAAAAACTAGCTTACCCCATTCTGATTCTGTATCATCTCGTTCAATAGCTACAGCCGTTTCACTAAAGTTCTTTTTTAGGAAAGCTTCACTCAGTGTGTGATCTTTATTGAGGTATTGACGTTCACTTCTTGCGCAACAAGGTACCATTGGATATTCCTCTTTTGGATTAGACAGCATAAAGGAGATCCGAAGATCTCCTTTATTGAATTGGCTCCGAGACTAGGATTCGAACCTAGGACCAACGCATTAACAGTGCGCGGCTCTACCAACTGAGCTATCTCGAAATGGCTCCATGACCTGGACTCGAACCAGGGACACCTTGATTAACAGTCAAGTGCTACTACCAACTGAGCTATCATGGAATGTACTGGGATGCCGGGCTTTACCGGATGATCGTTTTATCTAGACTCCCTCTCATGTCTAGCGATGCTTGTATCCCCAAGGATAGCCTAGGCTTGCAGCGAGCTAACGGTTACCCGTTTGGTGCAAGAGCTGATCTAGTCTACCGATGGAAATTCTTTATCTATCAGCGGGTCTTGAAGCCGCACACGGTCGATGGTATTTAGCCAACGATTGTCCTACCGATTGGACGATGATAGATAATGAAACGTTTACCTAGACAGTTCCCTAATAACTGATTACCCTGCGCGTCAGGTCGTTCGTTTATTAGGTAGGCGTGTATGCGACGCCTCGTTTTAGTTCTGCTCCTAAGAGCCTTCTGTCTAGCACGCCCCTACCGGATTTGAACCGATGACCGATCAACGTATGGTTACCGTCGATTGCTCTACCTAGCTGAGCTAAGGGGCGACAATGGTGGGTGCAGAAGGATTCGAACCTTCGAAGTCAGCGACGGGAGATTTACAATCTCCTGGGTTTGGCCACTCCCCAACACACCCGTATCAGCAGCAGCCGGTCCACCCGGTCATGAGGTTTTAACTCTTCTGTGCTGATAGTAAAACATTTGAAATTAGCTATGGAGAAAGGCGACTCGTTTTATCTCCTGACTTGTACCCATGCACCCATTATTGATCCACTGGGCGACTCCTTTAGTGTGGATCGGGCTGTACCTTACCGTCGTTGTAAGCTAATTTCAAAACTAACGAGGCAGTAGAAGTCCGAAGGACCAATACCACCTCTAAGATGGCGCAACCAGCGGGACTCGAACCCGCGACCTCTTGCGTGACAGGCAAGCATTCTAACCAACTGAACTATGGCTGCAATAAACTAGTCGCGCTTTAACCCGCGTAAGCTAATAGCCCTGTTATGGCGGGCCGTCCAAATCAAGGGAGTTGAACCCGAGTTCTCGACTAGTTTAAAAAAATGGGGTGAGCTACGGGTCTCGAACCCGTGACCTCCAGGGTCACATCCTGGCACTCTAACCAACTGAGCTAAGCCCAACACTAAACACTGAGACCAATTGTCTTCCGATGCAATCAAGCTTCGTACTACGCCAATCAGTCTCGTATACTATTACACAACAAGTATTATTTTACTTTTGGGCAAAGACAACTGTGATTGGGCTGCACTGTTGCGCTGACCCAACCACATATAGTTGTATATAAATCAATTACTTAGTCGAAGAACTTACCGGTATGGATATCGTAATGTGACTCAGCAATCCATTTCCAATCAGGCCAACGTTCACGGAAGGCTGCACGAGCTACTACCATCTCTTCTGGAGTCAGTACGATGTCATGTTGGATATCTTTGTTCCATGGGAGCTGACTGAATCTACCGGACGATTTGTGGTAGAATAGATATTCCCCACTATCAACAGGCATTGCTACGGTATTGTTAGGACCCGGCTTAACTGGCTTCTCTACCTTCGGTTTCGGTTTGCCACCCGGTACCTCCACCAACATGAAGACTGTTTGTTTTCGAACGTACGGCGTGTTGGAAATGAAGTCACTTAGGTTTGGTATGAATCCTGAGCCCGAGAGGCCGTCCAGTTCACTGCTGCTGCAAGCTGAGGTAAGTCCTCGAAGATTAACGCGTTGTACTTGGACAGCAATTTCTTGATCTGTGCGTTCGACTTGAGTTGATGCTCGTTCCATGTAAATCCCTCTACTTCCATAAACATGACAAACAAAGGCTTTTCGGATTCGATAGCCAGTTCTGTAAGTTCTGCTACCGAATACATCCCGATAGCAGCAGGTGTAATAACGAAGACGTTAGCTGAAGCTTCTTCTTTAGCTCGATCTTCACGAGCCGCATCTTCTGGTTTCCAGTCTGCAACTACTGGATTGAAGTAAGGGACAGTCAGCAAAGGAATCAATTGACTCCGATAGTCAGGACCAGCGCAGGTACCACCTAGAAATACTTCACTCATCGCTTAGTCACTCGAAAGCCTTTAGCCCATAAATCGACTCGGAAGAAACCACGGTGCTTATTAAGGCCACCGCCTACTCGAATCATTTCATTGCCGGCTTCATTGGTTAGGGGGAAGACTTCAAGATGTTCGTTGAAGAGATCCCGGATTGGATTGATTAATAGGTCCACGTTCTAGCTCCGCTTTCTTTGGTTTGACAACCGGTTTAGTCGGTCGTTTAAAGACACGGTAAGCATCGACACCAACTTGGATAACATTACGTCTCCAAGCAGCGACTTCCAGAACGCGCATCGCTTCGTATAGAATGCGATCAATTTCTGCTCTGTCGATCTTTACCTGTGTAGGTACACCATTGATGACCTGGGTAATTTCGTATCGTTCGCAGAGGAAGTCGTGTAACGTAGTAGCCTGAGAGTATTCCCCTAGCACTGGAATCAGTAGTTGGAATAGGAATGGAACAGAAGCACCATCCGTCAGAAAGCCAGTAGGGATATCGACGTACTTATCGGAATCTTCATGTCCGATGTAATAACGAAAACCAGGAACAGCACGGTAATAGGGCTTACCTAAGATACGGCTGGCTTCTGGATCGAATGTTAATTGTTCTTTCGCTGTGAATCGAGTAAATGTACTCATTGTAATTCCTTAGAGACTGAATTCCCAAGCATCTGTTTGACCAGTGCCAGTTTTAATACCGCCGAAATAGAACATGCGATTACCCATGAATCCTGACCCGCCCATACCACGAGCTGCACCGGCATTGGCTGCTAAAGCCGTCCATGTGTTAGTTCCAGGAGTGTAGTAATTAGTTCCGGCATAAGGGCCACCACCACTGATAATACCCCACAGTGAGATCAGACGATTGTCAAAGGAATGGAAGCAACGACGGCAGCCATAAGCTGCAGGCATATCTGCTAGAGGGGACATTACTCCATTCGTGGTATCGTAAACGTACATCTTGTTAATGTATACGCTATTGTTACGCCCACCGATGAAATAGATCTTAGTACCAATTGCTGCAACACCTAAGTCTAGACGAGGCGTCTGGCCTGTAATAGTTAGCTCTGACCAAGTATCATCCAGTGTGTTGTATTTGTATTGGATGAACTTAGATGGGAGCTCTGGAGAAGCAGTGGTCGATGTCATGCCACCGAAGATGTAAATGTCAGTACCTACAGCACAACCATCCCCGAAAGCATTCGCGCCAGGCATAGATGCTTTAGTTGACCATGTACCAGCAACGAAGTCATAACACTGGTTTAGTCCAGTTGCTGCTGAACCAGCAGCATTGTGGCCACCGATCACATACATCTTATCTCCAACTACAACTGACGTATGACCGGATCTTGCAGTAGGTAGAGCAGGCAAGGCTGTCCATGCTGACCCATTCCAACGAGCGAATAATGTTTGTGGTACACTGGAGAAACCACCAATCCAATACAGTTGGCCACCCCATTGAACAACATCATGGTGAAAACCAAAACGAGAACCACCCAGCTGTTTCCAAACAAATGCTTCTAAGTTTAATGGTGCCGCTGGCCCCGGTGTAGTCACCTGGCTTAATAATTGTTCCCACATGTCGAATCTTCCTGATTTATAAAACATACGATAGCGGCATAAAGGCCATCCCGAGGGACAGCCTCTAAGATGTGACAGCTACAGAAGGATCGCTTCTAGAGGACTCTGTATCAGAGTACCCGGCGTGTAACTGGTTGGTGTTAAGGCGCGTACGTCCTCAACTATACTATTACCCAGCCAGTATATTCTTATTCAGCTTTGAACTCAGTCAATGAATGAGTCAACCATTTCAACAAACCATCTGCGGTAGGTTGCAGGATGTGAGTGAAGGCTTGGTTGTAATCATAGAAAGCTGCTTCGAAGTCTTCACCGTATTTGTGGAGCTTCTTGAACATCTGATAAACTTCTGGTGGTGCATTAGTAGCTTCTGCTTCACGATAACGTTTACCGCCTTCGTTATAATGCTTACCTTCAACTCCGAATGTTTTCCAGATGCGCATCAAGTGCTCATCCCAAAGTTCTTTCTTAAGCTCTACCAGATCTAGGAACGTTTGAGCAATCTTCTTGATCGACCGCTTATCTAAAGGTGGTAGTGTTTGGTTAACACTAGGCTTAGCTATCTCTACTTTAGGAGTAGGGACATGGAAACTGAAATCCACTTCTTTATTGAAGCGAACAGCATGCTCAGGATCTTTCTCCCAACCATGAGCGAAGAGATAACCAATAACCTCGTTGACTGGCTTAAAGCCTTCTTCGAGGAACTGTTTCCCTTTTGCCTTATGCTCCTGGGCGTCACTACGGATAGTATCGATGATCGAATGATCAAACTTTGTTAGGTTACCAGGGAAGGCAACCTTAACGGGTTTGTCAGAAAACGTTTGTTGCTTTAACCAACTATCATTCATGAATGTAGAACTGATAAGCTTCTTGGCATTCTGATAGTTGTGGTCTCCTACAACAGTAAGGTCTTTAGGCTTACCTCGGAAGAGACCACTTAATGCTTTCCCAACGAACCAAAGTCCTCGTTCGATACTTTCACACCAGAGATCGATTTCTGAATCCAATGTAGCAGTGGCTCAGCTAATCCCTCTACTAGATCGTAGTAAGAAAACTGGTCAGTATAGAAGTGTTCGTCGAAGTAATCCAGAATGGACTCTACTTCGCTGTGGAGTTGCTTCAGTTCTGATTGCAGTTCACCACGTGTATCCAGGATCAAATGCATGCGTGAACCATCCGGCCACTTAGCCCCAGGACCAAGGGACTTCTTACCGTAATCCCAGCGGGCTTGCACTAGTTCGATGATCGCATTGGTTGCATCTTTGATCCCGGCAATATCCAACGCTGGTAACTCAACTTCAGCATTGTCTTCAGTAAAGTACTGTGGCTCAGAGTAGGCAACATCAAAGTCTAGATTGTCGTAAACTACGGTTTCATTAAAGGACTGCACTTGTTCAAGGTTTGCTCCTTTGATGTTGCCACTGACAATCAGATCAACCCCTTGACGAATTGGATTAAACCATTTCTCTGACAACTTAGCATTGGTTTGAGCAACCTTGTCCAGTTCTTGGAGGATGCGTTTAACGAGCGGTTTATAATCACCCTTCATAGCTGCATCTGGGAACCGTACGGTTACATTACCTTCAGTAAGGGTTTGCTGTTTAAGCCAGCTGTCGTTCAACAGTGTCTTTTCAAGTTCCTTAAAGTGCTCTTTATCAATGCCGTGTTTAAGATCAAGTTCTTTAGGCTTGGATTTAAACAGTGCTTTAATAGCATCCACGAAACCTTCGTTAGATACGGTGATCTCTTCATTAGAGACTTTTTTGCCCCCTTTGAAAGAACGTTCCATGTAAACTACAGCAGCGACACACGCATTTTCGAATTGACGGAAGGCGGCCATCGATTCTGGAATTCTTGCCGGCATTTTACGAACTAACGCTTCCAACAAAGTATTCCAAGCTTCGGAATTGTAGGATTCACTGTGACGGTCTTGACGTTGGACTTGGTATTGCGTTTCGTAAAAGTTATCCAGGAGATCATGGATTTCATTATTCGTAGAAACGATGCGACTATGGTCTGCTTTCATCGCAGTGATGATAATGGTGGCTAGTTCCGTGGTTTCATCTGGAGACAATGCCGGACGAGCTTCATCAGTAGCTTTACCAGTAATCAGGTTCGTCTTGGCACGGGTAGGTTTCTTAGCGAGCTCCATCATTGGTTTGATATTAGCCACGGCTGCTTTGGCATCATCATACATCTTGTCGGTCAGCTTGGTTGGAGTCCAACTAGAAACTAATTTCGAGATCTGTTTAACGACGACCATCTGAGCTGCAATAATAGCTTCTTGGAAGGAATCGTTAATAGCTGCAGTTTCTTTAATCGAACCTGACAAGTTATCTAGTCCAATACGGTCTGCCAGATCGCCTACTTTAATATTGCCTTTAATTGAGGTCTGTTTATTGACCCACTCTTTATTGGCAAAGGTGTTCTCGATGCTTTTGAAGATATGGCTGGCGTTGGCTTTAGCATTACCATCCAATTCCTCGAAGTCCTTACCGCGGTTATGGAACTTGAAAAACTTACGAACGTCTTCGATGATGCTCTCGTTTGATACTGAGATATCTTCGAACATGTGAGGATCTTGGATGGTATGCTCGGTACAATGCATCTCATCGTCGTCATTAGTAGAACGACCCCCGCCTGCTGGGGAGTCATCGCCGTGGTGTTGACGGTTGGTATCATCACCATCTTCCGTAGGGACTTGTGGACGGTGGCCAGGGTCTTCCCGAGAATCATCTTCATGTAGTGGTGGTTCGCTCTCGGCGGCGCCCATCCATTCGTATACGTTCATTGTAAGTCCTTTCGGTGTGTGTTGTGATGTATAGGATTGCAACAACATAAGGCTTCCCCGAAGGGAAGCCAATATGCCGTTAGTTCACTACATTGAGACTTGTTCTTTCGGCTGGTAATTATCCAACTTACTCATATCAAAACCTGGGATAGTGAACTCGAATACTGCATGTTCATTACGACGTGTTAACAGGTTCGTCATGTAGTCGCCTTTCTTCTCTTCCTGTGCAGAAGACTGAGTAGCTGACAACTGAATGTACTTGGTCATGTAAGGCAGTGGATTCTTCTCAGGCCACTCAAATGGGAAACCAGCAATCTGTTCGAAGTCCCAGTCAAAGCGGAAGAAAATATCATCTTTAACATTCAAGAATTCTGCTGCGGCTTTAGCGTTGAACAGAACCCATTGGATCAGAGACTTAGCAGTAACACCAGTCAGTTCACGACCTTCGGAGAATAGGTACAATGCCCATTCAACTTCAGTGCGGATGATTTCCCACAGCAGACGAACGATCTTGTCTTTGCATTGTTCGTAAGCAGTACGCCCACGTTCCGTTGCAAGCTCAGCGCGCAATACATGCTGACCGAACTGTGCATGGATCTCGAATTCGTCTACAGCGATCTTCTGGACGGCTTTGGTGATCTGTTGGAACATACCGGTACGACCGATAGCGAAAGTTACAGCAAACGATGCCATGAACTGAATACGCTCCAGGAAATAGAGTGCAATCAAGAACATGAAAATGTCGTTGTAAGTTTCTTGACAGTTCTCTACTTGACCCAGGCCATACTTGAGCGAGGTCTCATGAGCCTTAGCCATCACCTCACCGACGATCTTCATTCGGCTATGTGCTTCTTCTACCTTGAGGATCTCTTCACGGATTTCATCAGGGTCATCGAACGAGCCACGAACGATCTCTGAATAAGTCAGTGCGTGTACACATTCGTTTTCGGAGATACGATTGTAACCAGTCCAGATCCGTCCATCGGTGATAACGTTACCCAGTACGGTCACGATCGAACGAGAAGCTACGGAATCCGCTTCCCATTGCCATGCCAGGGTTTTGATCATCATGTCGTAGACAGACTTCTCGGCATTCTTGAATTCGGCGTTACAAGTAAAGAAGTCGAACTCTAGTTCGTCCCAGTCCAAGTTACGTAGTCGTTTGTACAGTGCCCATGCTTCAGGGTGGTTGTGTGTGATCGAATCCAATAGACCCGGATCTTCACCCAAGATGATGTTGTAGGAACCGTAGTCCCCTTTATTCAGGTTAAAGATTTTTGGTGCGATATCAGCTACAGTGGCTACAGTCATTTGTTTCTTCCAATTGGGGATTGAGGGTGGCCGAAGTCACCCGTTCTATTTAGAGGGAGCATGCGCCACTAGCGCAACCAGCATCTTCGGTTGTGTTGGAGAATGCAGATACGCCACCATTCAGGTTTGCACTGGCCACAATTTCAACGTTGTGGTAGTAGCGTGTCTTTTGACCACGGTAGTTCATGTACAACCAATCATCGATCAGTTCGTTCGAGTAGATGTGTTCTTGGCCTGGGAGAATACGACGGAACAGATCTGCAGACAAACCGCCATCCGTCCATTTCTGGAAGACACAGTAACCATCGATCTGACGACGTGTTGGGATTTCCCAAGCCAGCTCATATTCGTACTCAGGGTTGTCGCCGTAAGGAGCAGCCCATTGAATAGAGATAGCGTTATCGGTCTTGATGATGGTCAGAGCACGAACAGCGTAGAGGGAGTTTGCGCCACCCAGTGCTTTCGACGATGCTTCACCAGGCATGAATGCAGCCAGTACCGAGTGAGCAATACCACCTTTAGCGATGATACGTGCACGCAGTGGTTCCCAGTCTTGCAGGTTCTTGAAGCCACCTTCAACGATCGTATCAACGTTACGGTTGTAGGTATCCAGTGGGAGCCAGCCTTGTGGCCACTTGGTCTTGTGAATCCATGGAGCAACACCACGTTCATCTGCAATACGCAGAGAAGCATTGATGAGGCAATACATGTGCATTTCTGCAATGCGGTGCATCTCATGCAAACCTTCTTCGGACGAGTACTTCAGTTTCTTCTTGGCCATATGGGTAGCCAGACCCATGATACCGACACCAGCAGAACGACGAGCCTTAGCAGTCATCTCCAGGTGAGGGAAAGCGTACTCGGAGTTGTCGATGCAATAGTCGATCATCTTCAACGCGTAGTACGTTACTTCTTGATAACGTTCTTGTGTGTGAATGTTGTTCACCACAATTGCAGCCAACGAGCAAGTAGCAATCTCACCACGGCCATGGTCTTCTGCGGAGTGCAGGTCTTGCATCGAGTAGTATGGTGCAGTCGGTTGACAGATTTCCAGACACAGGTTCGAAGACAGGATCGGATCGAGAAACGGGGTGTGACGGTTGATCTCCGTCATGTTTGCCCAGTAGGCCGTACCGGTCTCGATACCTTCATTCAATGCAGTCAGAACGATCTTACGGGCATTGACGTAGACTTTCTTGAAGGCTGGGTCTTTCTCATATTTCAGATACAGGTCGATGAACTTACCAACGTCACCACTGTAGAATGCTTCATGCAGATCCGGAGCGGTGAAAACGTTCCAGGTCATCATCTCTTTGTCGTTTGCTACCAACCACGCAGTAAAGGTGTTGGTCATCAACGCGTAGTGCAGGTCACGGTTCTTCTTGTCGTCTGTCGACTTAGGGTTACGTAGACGAGAGATGGTTTCTACTTCTGGATCGTACACGTTGTAGTACAACGAGATTGCGCCACCACGACCGTTCTGAGTGTTAGCACGAACAGCTTTACCCTGAGCAGCGATGTAAGGCAGTTTACCTTGGTGCTTGATCAGACCACCACGAACTGGGTCATTGATCGAACGAGTGATCAAGTTAACACCGATACCAGCAGCTTTCTGAGTCATCACGTTGGCGATGAAGTCACCTACGGCCAACGATACGCCGTTATCACCCGATGCGAACAAGCAGCACGAAGCAAAGCCACGGAGTACTGTACCCAGGTTTACATAATTCGGAGTTGGAGCAGACAGTTCACGTTGAGAGAACATCTCGTAGAAGTTACGGACGTGTGTCATGCGGGATTCAACCGGCTCTTTCTCGGAGAGGGCCATAGCCATACGCATGTATGTGAACTGTGGAGTTTCGTATTCTTTTTTGGTTACCCGATTCATCAGGGAATACTTCTGACGAATGTGGTGTAGTGCAAAGTGTGGCGAATCCATATCCAGATCATGTTTGAGCATCTTCTCAATCTGGGCGTATTCACGAGTTGAGTAATCTAACTTCACCATGACTTTGTCTTTACGCATGCGAGTGTGCAACGTCTTCAGCGTTGGAACACCTTCAGTGCCATAGATCTTCTTACGAATCAATACAGCATACAGTCGACCTGCTGCAACATAGGCGGACCAGGTACCAATATCCAACAGCTTATTGATCAGTGCTTGTTGGAAATCTTGAGATTGTACTTTCTCGGGCATTTCTGCTACTACGTCCATTACGACGCCAGCCCAATCGATGTCGATCAGGTTCTTCGAGAACCACTCACCCCAGCCGTTTGCTTTGTGTGGCATGTACGGTTCTTCGGTACCGTCCATCTTGATAAAAGTCTTGATCATTGCAGTGCCTTGTCAGTCTGTTTGTGGAATTGAGAAGTCAGATACTTAAACATAGTTTTAGGCTGTCCAGTAATTCTCAATTTGTCCTTTCTGGGAAGATTTTACCTCCCCTACGCATAGTATGTTAACAGCACTGCTAAGAGCAAAGGAGGGAGGCTTTTATTCTGCTTTATACATCCTTAGAGGCTCTTAGAAACAAACCCCGGTATACCCTTCGCTCTCTTCCTTATTCTTCTTTTAAACCCCTTCCAAGGGCTTAGGAGTTTAATTACTCTTACACCGTAAGTTATGTATTCAATATATCAACAGGAGCCATAATGGCAATCTACATACCCAAGCCAGAACCCATTGAAGTATATCAATGGTTAAAGAATGGTGACATGCCAGGTGATGGTGTGATCAACAACATTAATAGTGGGGCAGTCGTAGGACGACATGTGACTTATGGTTCATTCACAGGTGGGCAACTCTGTCACACTTGCAGTAAACCAATGAGCACGCATGGTGTCATTGCAAAACGTAGAGGTGATCTGGAGTTCGTTGTCTGTCCAGGAGATTGGGTAGAATTCCATCGGGACAACAAGAAAAGAATTCTGGGTTATTCTGTTATGCGCGCTAAGGTACTGCATGAACGTTATGTTGACCTAGCAACTATCCCAATGCCACTTATACCTCAACCAAAAGGAACTGTGAAATGAACCAAGACAAACTAATGGCTGACATGCGTGAACTGTTTGACTTCTTAGCTGAGCCAGGAAAAGAATTTGATCAGAATCTCACCGTAGTGCGTAACGGTAAAGAACTGTCTACTAGCATAGATGCTTTCCGTAACCTCACTACTCTTATCATGGGACGTATGTGGGATAAGTTCTCAGGTAAAGCACGTTACCAAACCATGTATGACATCATCATGGGTGAACGTTATTCTGCAGTAGACGGGGAGTGGCGTCAAGTTGAACATACGTACGCTGTTAATCCAGAATCGCATGTCATTGCTTTGTCTATCCGTCATGTAAATCTGGAGACCCGAGAGGAGCACACCGAAATCATTAAGAAACAATATGATCGTGGTGCATATCTCCATATCGTGACATTGCTATTAAGTCTTGATCCATCGCAAGGTACACTGCAACATTTACATCGTGCATTTACCATGGATGTTGCCCACACTTATAATCCAAAAACAACCATCGCCTTTTTAGGAAAGAACAAATGAATCCTGTTTATGACATCTTCAATGACATTGCACGCCGTATGCTTACTACCGAAGGCGGTGAAGAGTTCATTTCCAATGTAGTTACTCTCCGTGGAGCAACTGGAACAGACTACGAACTGTCTATCAATCAAGCACAGTTACTGCTGGGTGTATTGAATGGCGACCATGATTTTCTCACTGCATACAACCCACTTGAATTCTTGATCTTCTCTTATCAGTTCCAAGATAAGGTCAAAGCTAAGTATCTGGCAGTGCAATACCAGATCATCTATGATCATGAAGACGATACTATTTTCGTCTCTGGTGTTATGCGCCACCCAATGACAGTTAAGACTCATCCGGATTATATTGAAGGTGCACATATTCCAATCGAAACATTCCAGACCACCATCCCTAATGTTGGGTTGTATGGTAGCCTGGCATTGATTAACTGTATCGCTGCACAGAACGAGAAGTTCGCTCCAATCAAAGGTAGCTTCGGTGCTTCGTTTGTTTATGAACTGAAAGATGGTCAACAATCCATCAAGAAGTATGTGCCTTCAGAACTGGAAGAAGTCGGTATCGATGAATCAGAAATCCAGCAAGCCATTGGTGATGTTGTTAAGAAGCTAGCACCACAGAACTTTAACGCTGTTCCTAAAACTACCTTCAACGGTATCAAGAATACGTGTTCTCGGGCGGCAGAACCACTGATTGGTGAAGAACTGGAACGTTATGCAGATGAGTTCCGACAAGATGTTGGGAGTGATGATTCAGATCCTGGTTTGTACGTAGGTGCCGATGGTCAACCAACACCATTCATTCATCCTTAGAGGCATTAATAATGAAGATAGTATTAATTGCTGCATTCAGTAATGATGGAGGGATTGGCCGTAACAATAAGCTCCCATGGAAATGTGCTAATGACATGGCTTACTTCCGTAAGATCACAGTCGGTGATACACATGCCTGTGTGATGGGGCGTAAGACTTGGGAATCATTACCTCCTAAGAAACTCCCAGGTCGTCTGTGTATCGTCTTGAGTTCACAACCAATTGATGATCCACGATGCATTGTTGTTAAGTCTTTTGATGAGGCTAAGGCTACAGCCAAAACACTCGGGTTGAAGAAGCTGATTATTATTGGTGGTAGTACTCTATTCAATGAATACTACGACAAATGTGATGAACTCCATCTGACCCACATTCATGAAGAAGTAACTGATTGTGATACGTTCTTCAATCCAGTATTGAAGCCACAACGGTGGCGACTGGTGGAATCCGTGCTACACCCAGATTGTACCATCAATCGGTGGTTGCGTCGATAACTATTTAGCCTACCTTTCGGGGTAGGCTTTATGTCGCATTTAAACTATTTTAAGGGCTATATTACTTTCGTGGATATGCTTGACAAGTATCCTAAATAACGGCATAATGAATGGGTAAACAAGAAGTTTACTCAACCTAAGGAGTGGTACATGAAACATCTTCAAAAGTTTTTGGGTTTGGTCCAGGACTTCATCGTAACTGGTGAACGTTATGTGACAGGCATTTCTACCGTAGGTGGCGTCTACACCTATACTTACGATGATGAGACTCGTGAGTTCCAAGCAGAAGAAGATACCGTTGTCAAGTTCTACTACAACGATTTCACCAAGAAGTTAGTTAATAACATGGAAGGTGAAGATATTGAATGTGCCATCGAAGCCATGGCCGATGTACTGGCCGAACTGTCTGGCAAGAATTTCCGTGACTTCTTGGGCGGCTATGAACAAAAGCAATCATACGTTCGCCCAAAGAAAGTGAAAGTGAATTATGGTGAGCAGCTTGAAGAACAAATCAAGCGGCTGATCAACACTGCACCAAAAGGCTTTAACATCGTGATCGATGAATACCGCCTTTGCTTCACTCCGATGAAAGGTTGGTTTACAGTCATCGTTGACAACAAGTACATCGCGGGTTATAATGCCATCAGTCTTCAGGGATATCACAATGTCCCAGATGAAGATTACGTGAAGGTAACATCGGTTCTCGACAAAGCAATGAAACTCGTTGCTTAACTAAGAAAAGGCTCCTCGAAAGGGGAGCCACTTTGGACAAGGAGCTTTTACATGAATGCAGCTATCGCTCAAGTTAAAGACGGCATCGATACTCTCGTCGAAGTATTGACCAGTGACCTCAGCACCACACACGACGATTACACAATCGAATACAGCGTTGTGGATCAACGATTCAAGGTCCATAGCTACAAAGGCATGTTCGTGAGCAATCTGGAAAATGGGTCGGGCTTCTCGACTTATCCAGATGAAGAACTGGTGCATGTACACGCAGCTATTGAAGCTGTGCGTGCAACACGGGTTTAACGACATAAAGGCTACCCTTCGGGGTAGCCACTATGCCTTATTTTTTTTTTTGTTTCGTTACATGCTAATCGTTGGGCTGTACCTGTTTGTACGTACCTTACGGGAACGTTCATCCTTAACCTGACGGATCATTGCATCGATACCAACACCAGCAGCTTCGTCCATGTTGATGTAACGGGACAATGCACGGAGCTTCAGTTCGATCTTAGCCGAGACCATCGGGTTCTTCTCCCCTTTCATCTCTTCAATCAATGCATCGAATTCTTTCTTCGCTTTGGATTCGTTATCATTGCGATACACTTCAACCTTAGTCAGTTCACGATCAGACAGTTGCGCCTTCGAGAAGATGATGTTAGAATTGATTCCATAGTAAGAAAGGTTCTGGCCTTGGATACATACCCAGTGCGCCAGCAACATCGAGATTACCAAGTCATCGTGATTACCACGACTGTGGTCAATACGACCATTACGGATAGTCAGCGCCAAGATCTCTGTAATCAGCAAGTTACAGTGCATACGGCGGGAACCATAATCCATAGAACTCGGAAGAGAAACCATGTACAATGAGTCACGCGAATAACGACCACTACCAGCGGTGTTGAAACCGAAGTAACGTTTGAAGCGATCGTAGAACGTAGGTGAACGAGAAGAGATCGGTGTTTGGATATCACGGAACTCTGTTTCCAGAATAGTAGCGTCATCCACAATCCGGTTAAAGATACGTTTGAACGGATCGATACCGGCACGGTGCAATGCAATAACCACGTAATCGATAATCGCCATACCCATTGACTTACGTTCTGGAACGAATGTAATATTAGGATACTTGATCAGGATAGCTGCCAAGAATGCAGAGAGCTGTGGAATGTTAGTTTCATTGTATCGTCCAGTTGCAACAACATCGTGCGTCTCAACATCAATGATAACCATACCTGTGGAGTCGTTGTCTTTACCTAAGAGTTCAGATGGATCGATACCCATTAGGTAACGACTAGCATTCATCCGGGTTTCCATATGCTCACGGGAAATGAACCAACGGATAGTGTAGCCTTCCGAAGTGATCTCTGTCCATACGGGTTCTTTCTCGGATTCCTTGATTCGTTTCTTCTGCTCTTGGGTAATAGGAGAACCTTCACCACCAACCGTCCAGATGTTGAAATAATCTCGGTCAGCGATCTCACCGTACTGAGCAGATTCCCGCAGAGTCTTGAACAGCCATTCATCGGAACGACCTAGTTGACGGTGGTTGAATGCACCGTAGATCAGGGGCTTCAAACCTGACGATGTTTTCTCAACGACTTTGTGTAGAGTCCTTTGGTCAGCCAAGTCAAACCAAGCTTCTGTCCAAGGTGCACCACCTGTTAAGAACTTGTGTGCGAACTCGCCATCTCGTGTGGTAATGTTACCAGCAGTTGTAGTGAACACGTTGCCGTATGGTTGACCTTGAGCAGCAGCTTCCTCACGTGCAGCAGAACCAGATGCCAGTGCTACTGGCAGAGAGTATTCGATTAAGTTGATGTACGCTAATTCGTCGAAGTGCATGATAGGTACGGTCAAACCTCGACCGAGTTTATCCGCAGCGATCTTATCGTTACGACCCACCGAAGACTTGTACTTATTACCCAGACGGATACAGGTCATCATGTCTTGGTTGTCAACGTCAGCGAAGTCTTTGGAATGAACATAGCCTGGCAGCAAGTCCATCATAACTTTCAGACGTTCAATGTTAGCATTCTTCAGTTTCGTATCTTTCGTAATCAGGTTGATTACGGTGTTCTCACCCCAGATGTACATCATACCTGTCATCAGTACGTCAGTAGATACGGACTTACCTGTTTGTCGAGGCTGGAGTAGTCCGAAGTCTACGTGGTTAAAGAAAGACCAGAACAGTGCAATGTTACCTCGGTTAGCCCGGAAAGGAATTGGATTGTTACCAGAGGTAGGAGGGATACGTGCGATCTCTCGGAAGTAGTACCATGGATTATACTTAGCCTCAAGCATAATCTTCATTTTAGTTGCGTCATCCAAATCCGGTGAATATGGATCGACACCTTGGAGTTCAGGCTGGAACAAAGCCAAACAGAAGTCCGAGTTCTTGATGCCCATCTTCTTATAGAGGGCGACTAGTTTCAAGAAAGACTCATTCTTAGTTTTAGTATCAGCAATAGCTGAAGGAAACTTTTCCCAGTCTTCGATAAAGAGAATTACGTTCATTCGTAAAGTCCTTGTAGGTATGTTGGGGCCGAACGGTATAAAAGATTTCGACCCCGTCCTTGCCCGGAAACGTATAGAAGTCATAGAATTACGGCATAAACGGCCACCTAATGGTAGCCGAGTATGTTTTATCAGATCAGTTGTTTCAACGGCACGGCAGTCATTGCGAGTTGCAAATCGGTACCGACAGTACGACGAATCCATTGAATATAAACCAGTTCGCCATCGTTAGACAGATCATTGTTTACCTTCAGAACATCGTTCCATTGGGACACCGCGTACTCGTAAACGTTGTGCAGGAAATGCACACGGAAGTGAGTAGGCAGTGGAGCCACAACTTCAGACTCTGGATTGATCAGTGGTTCAGCAGCGTAGTACATCTTCTGCAACCACAGTTCCTTAGTCTGCAGGCCTTGGCCTAACCGCAGGTTCCATTGGTTAGTTTCGATGAACTCTACGTTCGCTTTCAGGCCACGACCATAAGGAGCGGCTTGATCAGGACGGAACAGGATTTCCCAATCAGCGCCATTCATACCAGCTTGCAACAGCGATACTTGAACGGTCGATACAAAGCGGACAGGTTTAAACACGCCATCTACTTCGTTGAGGTTCAATGCGTACGTCAGGTCTTGGATAAAGCCATAGCCTTTCGGATCGAATGGCCGTGAAGTCATACCCAGTTGAACCTGAGGAGTAACGTTCCAGTACCGTTCCCGATCTTGGTTGTACAGCCAGAACTCTAAGCGGTAACCCACAGCTTCGTTGACCCAGACTGGATACACGAATAGACGACATTCGTAAGCACCTTCAGCCGGAGTAGTCCGAGCAATATAGTTCATAGTGATCTTACGATCAGTGGTTGGGTTAAGACCATAAGAGATCTCATCCTGCGCCAGTTGATACGTTAGAGTCATGCCGAACTCTTGACCTACTTCGGTTGCTACGTAGTTACGCAGACCCAGTAGTTCCATCGCACTACCATTAACGGCCTTACGATCTTTCTTACCATCGCGGTAATGAACCAGACCAGTCATTGGTAGAGATTCAACAGCAACGTTCAGAGGGAACTCAACGATCTTAGGATCAGATGCACTGATCCACGAGGAATCAATGGAAATACCTTTAACGTAACGTTTCGATGTATCCGGTTGACGAATAGCTTGCGAGTTCACAACAATGAGTTGTGCTACGGACAGTTGTTTACCATTGGCAGCGTAAGCCACCAAAGTAACCCGTTCGCCATCTGGTAGGTCTACCGAAGTATAACCGGCCATAGGTACGGTGACGCCATGTTCATAAGAAGTGCCAGGCAACATACCTGGGAGCACAGCAACTTCCACAGGAACCTTAGGCCCCAGGTAGTTACCAGAACCATCGTAGTACTCGGAGATTACTTTACCATAAGTCTCTGAGATATCGCTACCTTTAAAGACTTGGTAAGACTGAACTTCTGTACCATAGAAATGGCAACGGAGATCAGGAGTAAAAGTGTGAGGTGTAACAGTTTGATCAAGGAAGATACGGAAAGATTCCGAACTGTAACCTGGACCTGTTGCAATCAATACGTTCTCAGGGCCATCTGGATCTGGAGCAACTGGATCATGCCAGAGCTCCAAGATCGACATGCCTGTAGATTCGTCTACTTCGATTACACGGAATACGCCTTGATCCCAATCGCGAACAGCATCATTCACGTTAGGGATAAACTTATTAGTTTCACCAGGGAAACTAACGATCTCCGATCTGTGCCAAGTCCAGAACCCCCGTTGAGGGTCCAGGAAGGCAGATCGGGTAAATGGGGTGAAGGCCATCGTTAAGTCCTCGTGATATAGATGGAATGTGAAAGATCAGGCATCTCACGGAGACCCAGCTTCAGTACTCTCACAAAGAAGTCATACTGTTGGATGTCTAATCCTTGCGCCGTCGGATACCAGTGTGGATAGACCATGACATGGTTCTTGTTGTAATCGCGGTTCAGGATGTCGAAAGGTTTTAGCCATTCGTACTTCTTCACAGCGTTAGCAATATCCATGTCGGTATAGAAGCCATTCACAAGTGGTGGTTTCAGTCTACCATTAATCAGGTCGGTAAGAATCTTACAAGTGTAAGCACTGTAGACAAAGTAATGTGTAGTGATCTTATCCGATTCAGGACGTGGGCGACCAGGGAAGTATTCAGTCATGTAATCACTGACTTGCTTATCCTTAACATCATCAACAGCACGGGCTACACCATCAGGATCATAGACATCCCGGAAAGTAACTTGAGGTGTTTGGATCTGATAAGGTGCGCCATTACGCTCATCACCGATTACCATATCGGCAAAGTCTTCATCAAACTGCACATCAGCAAAGTCACGGTAGTGACCATCTACAACAATCCGTTGCATCTTGTGCGTGTGGATATCGTAAACATTGTTAGCTGATAGAACTCCGTATTCAACAAAGCCAAACTCGGTAGGTTTATACAGCGTAAAGTTTGCTGAACAGAATCCAGTACCCCGTGTGATAACTGTGTTGATATCATTCAGGTATTCCAAGTTGTTTAATACGACTTGCGTCTCTTGGAAAGTAGGACCTGGGATAATGACGTAGTCAAGGTCTTCAACTAGTGTCCGACCATTACGGCCATCTTCATCTGCTAGGATGATATCTAGTTGCCCGAAAGGAATATCCATCAGTTCTTCTGTGAGTTGACCAGACGACATGGATTCATGACGGAAGCTATACTTAATGATACCATCATTCTTATTGAATCGACGGGTATCTAAGAAGAAGCGATTCGAACGACGGATCAAACCTTGCCATGCCGTATCCTGAACAGTCCAACGGAAAGTCGGAATATCCCCAGTCTCATCTAAGAAGCCCCACTCGTGACGATTTGGCAAATCAGTAATATCTTGCCAATCACCAGTAGGTACACCACCCCAGATACGGTTCACATAGACTCTGAACTCATAGCCCCCAGGAAGCTCGACAGGATTGACCCCATACACACCTTCCAAATTGTTGCTACCAACGCCTGTGATGGCTTCTACGTATGCACAGGTGCTATTGCGCACGTAGTAACGTGACCCACCTGTGTGATAGAACCATTCTAACAACAAACCTTGTGCATCGTACTCAAATACCGTAGTATTCTCCCAGTAGCAATAAGCCAGATCTGCAACGCGGTTAGTTTGATCTAGGTAGACCTTAGATGGGTTGTTCGCTAACAGATGGGCAGACTCGTGATAACCGAATACGTCACCTGCAAAGTTCTGAGCGTCTTGTTTAGACTGATTCGTTTTCGATGGGTCTTGAAATGCAATCGGGTAGACTACATCCGGACTAGCCGACATGAAACGAACGTAAGCTGCTTTCTCCAAATTAGCTGCATGCCACAAAGGCATAGAGTCAGCACCAGTCATGGCACGAATAATGTCGGTATCTTTCAAACGGTACAGTTCTTGGATACGGGACGAGTCAGCGATAATAGGACGTTCATTACCAGACCGACGATAATACATGCGAATGTACATCGGATCATGGGTTGTCCATTTATCTGAAGGCCATCTCGGATCAGTACCTACCCGTGGATCTTCTGGATGGCTTGCAATCATCGACTGCACACGACCAACTGGAATAGACCAATCACGGTGAGTCAGTTGACGCATCCACTTACCATCGTTGTGATGATAATGAATCCCCGAATAACGATTCAAAGCGTTATTGTTTTTACACAAGAACACAGCGATGTCATCATGGAACTCGATCGTGGTAGCCGCTTGTGCTTTAGGCATGTGGATCAAGTATTTATTCGACGCATCTAATGTCGAAGTGAACGTAGGGTTATTCAGTAGTGGGTATTCAATCATCCGATAGATAGAACTATCGAGAACCCATTCGCAGTAATCCCCTACACCTGCCGTTACTAAAGAAATCTCTTGCACTAGTCGACCGTTAACCCAGCATAGAGGGAAGCCCCCTTTCTCAGCTAACAGATCCTGCATCTGTACTTGGAACTGACGGAGTTCGGCAGTTGTATTAGGACGGATGGAATGTGCTTCAATGAAATTACGAGTCGATTGGTCGGAGCGCTTACTTTGGAAGAAAGCGTTTTGGTAGAAGTGTAGGTATGGTTGTTGCTCATCCAAATCCGGAAATAAAGGAAGGATCTTTACAGCAACCAGTAAGTTTTGATTGGTGGTCAGCAATACCCAGGTTTGTGCCCGAGAGTACTGAATACCACTGTCAACGTAGACTTCGCCAAGCATCTTGTGATGGATAGCTAATTTCTCTAGTGACATCCATTGGTTGTAAACCTTTGGGAGAGCCAAGTGGGATGGAACCACCTGACCGATTTGATACACATGGAACCAATCCCGTTCAGACTCGTAAGGCAGTACATACCGCTCACCATCAACTACGTAGTTACGACGTGTGCCATAACGCGGAGTAAGTTGACGGAGCTTGTATTGAAACTGCCGATCTTGCCCGAGGTTACACCAAACGTTATCAATCGCGTAGCGCAACAGATAGTCGTTCATTGTCATCCCCTGTTAAACAAATTGTTCTTTCACTGAGTGACCAACGAGGTCAATAAAGTTACGAATGTCATTCGCACGACCGACCTTTTCAGCTCGCTCAGTAATTTTGGACTTACGGTATGAGCGATCTGACACTGCCGTATACAAAATGGCAATCCAGGTCGGCAGATGTTCTAGTGACATACCGACGTTGTCGGAAGCATTAGTACCATACCACGATGCTTTTAATAGAACGTGGAGATCCGCAAATTTCAACTTACCCATGCTCAGCGTACGAGCTTTCGTACTGAGTTCATTTGCCAGTTGTTCAGCATTTTCCAGGTCACCAATAGTGTCCTGCATGTCTGGATCAACTAGGTTCAAAACGAAGTCAAGCGGAACTGCAGTGATACGAGAAATGATTGGTGCAAAGCGCACACGATCATGACCTGGTTTACGTAGTTCTGGTGAGAGCATGGCTTGGTAGTAAAGTGCAGCAATAACTCGCAGCACCATTTCAGATTCTGGACGAAGGGTGTATTTCTGTACGAGAGTACCAGAGATCCAGTCCATGAAAACTTTGGCAGGGAAATCAGTCATTCGTGCGAAACCACTAGCGCCTTGCATCATTAACTTGTGAGTCAATGCTACTCGTACGCATTGCAGTTGCCAATCGTTTGCAGCAATCAGCCGTGTTACGCCTGTGCGTTCATCGTAACGCATATACTGACGACCATCCACTACCAATCGTGGTTGGCGTTCGTCGCCGAGATTTACGATGTGTGCGAAGTTCGGAATGTCGTCGTGTTCTTCACGCGGGGTCACATAGCCAGTGTCGATCAGAGTTTCATTTAATACAGTTTGCATTGGCGGAAGCGACAAGGTGATTTCAGCCTTGTGGATTGCACGTACATATTCTTCGGGTTTGTTCAGACGACCTAGAGTCGTTTGGTATGGCAGAATGACCATTCCGTATCTCCTTTTTAGGGGGTAAAAAATAACTTCGATGGTCAATTATAATTAATATCTATGATTGACCGTTAGTTTACACTCATAACATCGAGTTCAAAGCTCCATACTTGGGAGAAACAAAAGATGTCTTATACCAACGCTGTCCCTAAGGTAACCTTCAACGGTATCCGGGACTTGAGTCGTCGGGCGTTCCAACGGCCACCGGTCACGTTCGCTCAACATACTCCACTGCTGCGTCTCTTCACCGAGACCGGCCCAACAGATACCACTTATGTCGGCAACGATGAAGGTGGCTTCGCAACTATCTACGGTGAAAGCTCGCTCGCTCCGCGCAGCAAGTTTTTCAACCAGCAGTCTCTTCTGGCTCTCCAGTTCCTCAGCGAAGGTAACGGCTTCTATGTGAAGCGTCTGTCTCCGGAAGATGCGGGTAACTCTGCACGTATTATCGTAGCACTAGAAATGGTCCACGACTACGTTGATCAGACGATTACGCAGCTTGGCGGCTTCAACTACCCGAATGCGGTTGGTGATCTGTCGGCAAGTCCTTTAGCTGCTGGTGATAACCAAGTTGAAGGCTACCGTGCACGTATCATTCTGATTCGTGATAATGATTCCGAAGTTGGTACTCAACGTATCCTGCCTGGCGAAATGGTTTCGACCATCGACAACTCGCAGTCGACTGTATACCCGCTGTTCGAATTGCCTGCTGCATTCTTCGGTTCCCAAGGTAATAACCTGGGTATGCGAATCTGGTGTACATCTACCGATGATCCAGATGGCTTCGATGAAGTGACTGCAGAGCGCTTCAAGACTCGTATGTACCGCGTTCAATTCGTGGAACTGCCAGTCGTAGGCAACACCCCAGTTATCGTGAAAACCGCAATGGACGAAGATTTCGTTAACGTATCTTTCGATCCGGGTGTTTATTCCGATACCTACAACATGGACTACACTATCGATGACGTACTGATCGATAAGTATTCTGATGACGGTTTTGAATCCGGTTTGTCCGTTCTCTACTCGCCATTCAGTCAGTGCCATGTTTACCGTGACAACGTTAAGCTGGTTCAGGAATTGATTCTGGCAGCTGAGCAAGCTGTTAACCCAGCAATCGCCGGTACTGTTACCAGTGCCTCGCAGATCGACTTCCTGACTATGATCGGTGAAGACGGTGATGCTTACCAGTCCATTCAATTGGAAGGTGCGATGGGTGGTGGTGTTACTCTCGGTAAGAACGCAACCATCTACGCTTCTGGCGGTGATGATGGTACCACTTCTCTCGACGAATACAACAAGCTTGTTGACATCGAGAACACCAACTTCGGTAAGCTGGGTAATGACCAGTATGAAAACATTGCACACTACCAGTTCGGCGTTCTGTACGATACCGGTCTGCCAATGGAATCGAAGTTCCGTGCTATCCAGGTTTTGGCTGCTCGTAAAGACGTTCAATACTTCTTCACTACGTTCGTTGATGGTGAGACTCGTCTCCTGTCTGCATCGGAAGAAGCATCACGTTGCCAAGCACTGATCACTCGTTTGCAAGCTTATCCGGAATCGACTCTGTTCGGTACACCTGTCTGCCGTGCGATGATCTCGCTGCAAACTGGTAAGCTGATCGGTGGTGGTAATGGTCTGCCTAAGTATGTTCCTCAACTGCTGGACATCGGTGTCAAGTGGGCTCGGTACGCTGGTATGGGTACTGGTATCCTGCGTGAAGGTTTCGAGATGGACGTATCTCCGAACAACCGCGTAACACTGGTTAAAGATCAGAACGTTAAGTTCTTCGGCGAACGTACACGTGCACAGCTGTGGGCAAACGGTGCAACCTGGTCGCAATCCTACGATCAACGTTCACAGTACTACCCTTGCCTGCGTTCGGTTTACAAAGACGATACTTCGGTACTGCTCTCGCCGATCACAGTTAACATCTGCTGCGACCTGATCCGTTTGATCCACAAGGTTCACGCGGACTTCTCTGGTAACGCCTTCCTGTCGAAAGAACAGTTGGTTGAGCGTACAGATGAGCGAATCCTGGAACTGACCCGTGAGCGCTACGGCGATCGCGTTGACGTTATCCCACGTTCGTACATCTCTGCCATGGACGATAACAACGGTACCAGCTGGAGCTGTGAAGTGACTGTTGCGGCTAACAACCCGCACACCACTCTGAACTTCAACCTGACTACTATCCGTCGGGAAGCCAATACCCAGGCGTAAGCCTGGGATTGTCCCCATTAGCAAGAGGTCCATAAAATGGCAAAGCGCTATTCAAACCCGTACGCTCCGCGCTCGGGCTACGGTGCCAACGCTTCTGAGAACATGATGAACTTGGCTCAGGCCGGTACGTTCGTCTTGGCTCCGGACTTGGCTAACCTGGCTGCGAACACACCGTACGTGTCTCGTAACCTAATCGCTATTCTGTTAGAAGCACCACGCTTCTTCCGGTATGCGGCTAACCAAAACCAACTGATCGCTTCCCTGAAAGCACTGATCGAGAAACACTGTCGTACCATCGATGGTCTGAACCGTACAGTTACTGCTGAATTTGCTGACGCTCCTGTTGGCGGTGCTGGTGAAGTTATCTCTGCGGTATCGAACGTTACTCGTGCTACCTCTCGTCCTTCGTTGGGCGCTTGGGAACTACAAGGTCGTACTATCCAGCACTTCCTGGAATGGTGGATTCTGTATGGCTTGGGTGATCCGAACACCAAAGTTCCATTGATCGTTTCTGATGGCATGGTCCGTCCTGAACACTACAACCAAACCTTCGCGGGTTGCACTGTACTGTTCATCGAACCAGATCCTACTATGCAAGACGTTGTGTCTGCTTACCTGTGCACTAACATGCAGCCAACCACTACTGGTGATTGGTCGAACCGTAAAGACGTTTCGCAGATTGGCCAGAACCTGGAACTGACTATCGAATTCACCGCACTGACCGATACCTCTGCAGGCGTTAAGATGTATGCCCGCGAGATTCTTCAGTCGATGGATCTCAGTGGTCTGAACCCTAACGACATGCAGATGTGGACTGAGAAGATCAGTGCCGATGTTGTCAACCAGCGTAACGGTATCACCGATCAGCTTGCTGAAGGTGCTAACAACCGTCTCGGCATTGCCTAAGGAATAAGCGATGGCTACTACGTCACCAGTGCCTAGTACCCCAACGGGTCAAAGGGCACAAGCTGAAAAGAAACCCTTCTCAGAGTTTCTGGGAGTGGATGTAGCAAATGCTGGTTTCGGCTTTAATGATGACCTAGCAGCCGTTGCTGCCCAGCGCCGTCAAGTTAAGAGTCAACCACCGAAGTAAATGCTGTAACCACCAATCCCAAGGTGTGAGCCTAGTATTCAGCTGTTCCTTCGGGAACGGCTTTATGCTGCATTTTAAAATTATTAAAAGCCTATATTACTTCTGTGCAATCCACCTTAGGAATATAGCTAATGTCTTTTACTCGCAATGAACTAATCGAACAGTACCACAAAAGCCAATTCGAATCAAACATCCCGGCACAGTTATTCATACTCTCGGCTGGTTCTGCTTTGGTTATGTATCGCATCCGTGATGTTACGGATGATCTGGATGTTGATACCGATGAGGAGAATTACCAGAAGTTGGTAGCTGCGGGTTATCCTGTCATTGATGATGGGTTCCCTCGTGTGCATTTGAATGATTGCACGGATGTGCATCTAATACCAACTCCATGGGTAGAAACAATGCCTGTCGATGGCGTGTGGTGTTACACGCTGGAAGATCTGCTTGTGCAATACGTCAAACTGGCTGGGCATCCGGACCGTAATCCTGGAAAGATAATGCGGGATCTGGAAACTGTAGATAAACTGAAAAAGCTGATCGCAATGCGCTAAAGCTAAAAAGACTGGGTTGCCTAATTAGGTGACCCAATCAATCCACTAAAAGGTTCGTTATGCAAATCAACCAAAGTGTCATGGAAATCCCAGGTGTTATCTCGCGTGATGAGTTGTTCAATCTCCGCATGAATTTGCTGCAGTTGTATAAGTCTCGTATTTATGCAATGCAAGAAGTGCCTACGTCGGTATACGGTCTGCAATGTCATTTCCGTGATGATAATGAATTCCCATTGCACCTGATGTACAACAACGAACTGGTGTTCAGTTTCCATCCTGCCAGTAAGATCATCGACTTCGATCCAGAGCAGATCAATTCGATCATTGGTTCAGAAGCTCGTTGTGGTAATACAATCGGTTGGACATTGGCTGTATTGTTCGAACAGATCTATCGTGAACAAGCTGGTTTCGATCAACATGCTTATGCCACCATGACGACTCATGAAACGCGCCGTAATGCGAGAACATTCTTCGGCCTGTTGGAAAGCGTAGCGCGACTGAGCGCACAAAACCTAGAGGGTGGTCGAGGCGAAAGACTGGTGCGGCGTGATAATGGTTACGCTATTATCGATGCTGCAGGTATGTTGGTTTTCCACATCACCAAAAGAACTTTCAGTTTTGGTATGGGTTATCTCAGTGATACCGATATCGATACTAACATCAACCACATGGTCATGCAGTATCGTCCTTGGGTAATTGATGTTCGTCGTAAGTACTGTGGTGTGTTGGATCAATTGGCTGATCTGCTCCGCACTACCTGGCGCGCCAAAGAAGAAATCAATCAGGTGACATCTCGGGCTTTGTGTGGTGCCGATATGCGAGGCATTGAACTTAAGCGTGAGTATGCCCATCAGCTCCAAACCGGTAGTGTAATTTGCATTTATGATCATGCCATTACTTTGCAGTATAGCCGTGGGGGTATGCAGATCGGTACGGCGACATACTACCCGAAGAAGCGTTACCCAATTGTTGATACTACTGTTCTGGATTATCTCCGTGGCATTACCATGACCACGAACCCATTGAAAGATGATTTCCAGGCAGCACTGGTCAGCTATTCCAAAATGATTACTGATCAAGTCGTTGGCCAAGTAGAACAAGCCACTCTAACTAAACTGGGCTTGACAATAGAAACAGGTCGACCTTATTATCAAGCCTTCATGAATGCTCGTGCATCGGGCTATCGTGAAAACTTCGAAGCATTCGCACTTCTCATTAAAAACGTACAGGGATAAGACAAATGAAATTCGCTAGCATTGCACTGATCGTAGCTATGGCATTCTCCGCAGCAGCGCAAGCAGAAGTTGTTCAGCAACCAGATATCAATCCTGATACTTTGGCTGAACTCTTCATGACTTCCACACTGGTTCAGTGTGATGCTAACGCGTGTTGGGATGCCGTAACCAATGTCGACCATGAGATCATCATGGATGGCGCAGGCTACGCCGTTGTTTATAGTGATCCAGCTCTGGCCAGGTTGAAACTAACTGTCGACGAGTTTGATCGTTATAAGCCGTATGTACTGAGCCTCATGATTGGCGTTGCTGCCGAACTTGGTGCACCGGTACAGAAAGACATCTAACAAAAAACCCCACCAGGAGTAACACCATGATTGTTGCCGAAAATGTGAAGATCGTTCTCAACGGTCAAAGCGTGGCCCGTGTAGCACAAATGGCTGAAGAGCTCGGATTCTCCGTGACCTCGGAAGACACCATGCTGGAGTTCATTGCTGATGCAGTGAACAAAACCAAGGGACTGGTAAACCAACCGAAAACGATAGAGTTATCTGATATCGTAGAGCACGTTATCTACGAGATCACTTACTACTGGTTCCGTATGAGCAGTCCAAAGAAAGAACGGACCGCCATGATGGATCAGTTATATGCAGACGCCAAGTTTGAATTTCGTTTCCGTCCGAAAGGATCGGCTCTTTCGTTAGTAGGTGATGACATCACTTTCCCGATTGGGATGTTCAAAGCGATCATGGCTTCTGACGAAGTCCTGGAAAGCAAGTAACGGCATAAGCCCTCTCCCGAAGGAGAGGGCACTATGTTGTATTTTTTTTTATCGAGCGTAGTGGTTCTTAGTCAGCGTTCGAAGAGTAATGTAAAGCATCACACCCGTACGAGTTGCAGCCAATACAGCTTTGTTACGAATACCAGTAGCATCAGCAACAATCTTCTCCCCTACTTCACGCAGATACAATACCCGTGGATCAGAACTACGTGATGCCATTAACTTAGAACGGACTTTCAGAATCAATCCTTCTAAATCATTCGATCGTTGGATTTGTGTACGCTCAGCTTGCATTTGGTCAAACACATACAGCAGGCATTCTTCAACCATCTTATCGATGTGACCATGCCTTGGTTGTGTGACATTACGACAGATGTACCGTAATGTATCTTCGAATGGCTGAGGTGGCATTGAGTCAACCATAGCTCGTTCGATAACACCTAGCAGTTCTGGTCGGATAAAGTTAGCTTCGTTAATAACGATTTCCTTACCGTAACGCAGATAAGTTGCAAAGCCTGTAGTCTTGTCTCTTAGGAACTCATCACCATCAGTAGACATCCCCATCTCAGAAGTAGTGATAACACGACCACCTTCTTTGAGTACCTGGATGTAAACCGAATAGATCTTGTTGATCACTTCACGAATACGCGATTGTGTATCTGTCACAATTCGAGATGACCAGTAATCCGTTAACGAGTTCTTCGCCCCGAAAATATGATCACTGTAGTTTGTATCAGAACCGATGATGGATAAGCATCGATCTCGGATCAAGGCATGCCATGAACCTAGGCGACGAATGTCCCACTTGTAGTTGAGGGACATGAACGTAGCTTCAGCAACTTCCCGCTTAGCGGGATATTGGAAACGACGACTCAGCAACGAGGTAAGGTATTTGATGTGCAAGAGAGTAAACAATGCAATCATTGTTTCATCACGTAAGTTACCTGGGAGTTGTGTGTTCTCCATTAACTTACGGCAAAGGAAAGCGGGGATGTGGTTAAACGAATCCGAGTTCACGTTGTGTGAAGGATCGATAACGTCTAACTTGAGGAAGTCATATTGCAGCAGATCATCGTTAACATGCAGAACTTCATCGTACCACTGCTCACGATCAGCTGGATGCCAGCGGATAGGGTTAACCCCCAGTAGTGCGCCACCAAAGAAAGCAGAGTGGTCAGCATTCTTATTCATGAAGCGAGTAACGAAGTTGATCACACGCATACAAAACGTACGATCTAGTTTAACGTCAGCGAAATGCTTTTCCAGCAATTCGACGATAGTGGTTGTTTCGTGCATTGGGAGGTCTCCTAAATTCAAATGATTGGACTGCAATCAATCTCAGATCTATATTACTATTGGGATATTCATTGAGGGATTTGTTATGAAACCGATTACGGTTGCTGTTGTTGGTGATGACCCACATGCTTTGCGTGTGCTTGCTAAACTCCATGAACTCGATCCCACCAAGATCATTGTCGTAGGTCATGCGCCACAGATCTACGAACGTCCATTTCAATCTGACCCATTCGAATTCATGTCCCATCATGAAGTTCAGCCTTTGATCTATCCGAAGAAGGAAGTCTTGGCAGTCAGTGAGAAAATGTTGGCTCTACTAAAACGAGCTGCTTGAAAATACCTGGCATCATCTAGTATGAATGTCTTATTCACAACAACGAGGAATACCCGATGTGCAATAACTTGGAAGCGCTGCAAAAGCTGATCGATGAATCTTTGGTTTTGGATGGTGTAACTGACCTGACCCTTACCGGTTGGGCGGATGATGAACGTTATGACAGTCGTGGTACCGTAATCAATCGTATCACTACGCCATTTGGTATTGCGGTTGGTGGTGTTTCGATCAGCCCAGGTGGTGGTAGTCGTGGGGGCATGGGTTTTGGTTTCCGTGATACCCACGAGCAAGACAAGCCAATTACTATTGATCAAGTTCGTGGTGTACTGGTTACGGCTTTGGCTACTTCGCAAACTGATCAGGGCCGCGTTCTGGCTACTTGCCTGGCATCGATTGCAGAGAAGCTTACCGCTAATTGCTTCCATCCGGTTTCGTATGATCTGGTTGTTGAAGCAGCCAGTGATCCAACCGTAGCTTTGACCATGACAAATGGCATGCAAACCATTCAAATCGACACCAAACCAGTTGAAGCTTTTGCACAAACTGTCAAACTCGATCTGGACGTTCCATACATCCTGGGTCAAGGTTTCGTGAATGTCTTGGCGGGTGAAGCTGATCGCGGTCATTCCCCTACTGGTCTGTCGACTCTGGTAGACGGTAAATGGGTACGTCATACCGGTATCTCCAGTTACTCTTTGGGTGAAGAGGAGAAACCAAATGTCGATTCTCTAGAGGTCGAAGAAATTATGGCCTTGGTTTCTGCAGAACGTCGTGAACTTACTACCAAGATACTTATTGCCATCATCAAGCAATTGAATACCCTGGGTGGTTTCACTAACATCTATCAGGTCAACATGTCCCAAGGCGAATATCGTGGCGGTAAGCCTACGGTTGTTGTTCGTTTGGTGAATACACATTTGCGCAAAAACTACAGCTTGGAATTCCGGGCGTAATAAATTGGGGACCTTCGGGTCCCCAGCTATGCCGTTTTTCTTTTATCCTCTGTAGTCCAACTATTACGGAGCTAACACAATGTACAGACGTTGTGAAAAGCCTGCACCCATTACGACCATTGATCTTAGTGTGTACGGCGACCCATGTGACATTTATCAAAATATGCTGAACCGTATCGATGCGTTGCGTCGGTTACAAAGTCAGTGGCCTCGATGCGATATTACTCGTTTCGATGTGCAGTTCCAACTTTCTGATGCCATGACCTATTACTTCACTATTTTGGATAAAGCCAACGGTGAACGGTACGAATGGTCTGTCCGGAAAGAGTATCCGAAAGAAAGCCCTGAGCATGCATTTGAGCGAGACTATAACGAATCAGCCCTACGGTATAACTCTGGTGTACGACGTGCTCTGGATGATCACCTAGAAGCCCTGCAAGAACAATCTCCGAGTGCCTTCTACCGAATGGATGAAACCAATTCAGGTTATCGTGTATTTCGTCCGATTATGGGTGGCTTGGGTGTAGTTCCTTTTGAACTTACCTTTGGTAGTATTTCAGGTCTAATGCCTATCGATGGAGTTATCCATCCAGAAATTTGGGATTACATCGGGAACACTCCTGGTGAAGCTGGCCGTGCTATTGCTCGAATGGTTACACGGATGATTAAGCTTGGTGTCGTGTTCGATAAAGCCTCCAGAGTAGTCGTTAAGGATTATCGCAGTATTGTGTTGGAAGGTTATGCTTACCGCAATGCTGAAACTTACACTGTCGTCAAGCTGACTCTACAAGAGCTCGCTGTCCAAGATGGCGAACTTATTAAGTACCACGAATATTTCACGGAGTGATTATGATCACTATCGATACAACCTTTGTAGAAATTGCAACATCTCTAGATTGTCCGGTCAATGTAGCTAAAGAAGTTATTCGTCGTTTGTTCTTAACTTCGATTAGTGTGCCTCTACCAGATGCCTTTCGTGTTAATGTAGCGACAGAAGCTGAATACTCTGGCCAAGTTAACCTGTCATCTGTTCGTCTGACAGTCCAGAAGCGTGGCTGGACAGGTTCTAAGGTAATAAACAAGGCAACGTTGCTTACTCACATTAGCGAGTCTGCAAAGCACCTTGTAGACCTTCAGGTATGGCATGCCTTTAATGGACCTAAAGCACCAGTAGCCACCGGGGTAGATCCAGAACCAGTATGGGTACCACATTATCCACCTCAGGGTATCTACGCTGTCTACCCACCTTCGATTGCACCAGAAGCACCCTAACATATTAGCCTTCCCGATGGGGAAGGCTTTATGCCGTCACTGCAAAATATTTCAAATCTATATTACTACTGTGCACTTACTCACCTAAAGGAATTTCTCATGGACAAGTATACTCGCGTCAACTTCGATGACTTGATTGTTCGCGGTGTTACTCATGAACAGATCAATCGCGTTGGCTACGATTTCCTCGATTACGAGCATCCTACCATTCTGGATAACAAAGTTGTCATGGAATGGTACTACAGCGAAACGCAGCCGGGCTTGATGTCCACCAAACGGATCGGTATCATGGCCAGCCGTAAGATCTTGCATTGGTTGGTCTGTGGTCCTGATGATTATCCTGAGTCTGCCTGGGTTCATGACCAACTGGCCAAGTGGATCATCTCCGAGGCGCATGCTAAAGAGTCGTGTCTGAAAGGACTCAATAAAGTTACCGAGTTGATGTATCGTAAGCTCGGTGCCGATATCCGTGGCAAAGAAGCAGTGGCCTTGATTGATGGTCCATTAGGTGTTGTGATCTATCGTGCACCCAAGTGGCGTGAATCGAATGATGATTGTGGTGAGGACCTCGCTCTTAATAAACTGGAACCACTGCTGTCTGAATATGTCCCAGCAAAAGTACTACCGCATGTAGTTAGCCAAATCAATGCGTACGTCAGTACCTGGAATGAAATCTACGGTGGCCCAGTTGAACTGTCATCTTTCACCAAATCGGTATTGGCTGGTTCTCACCTCTATGTGGTAGTGGGTAATGCGGGTGGTGCAGTTGATTTCAAATTCAGTTGGTGTGAAGGGATTGACCGCGATACCCTCAAGCCCTCTGCCCACATCCAATCCATTCTCAAGGACTTCAAATGAGTAACTCACAGTTCAAACGTGAAGAAGCGAAGTACCATAACGAGCAGTATGCTTTCAAGCGCTATCGGGAACAACACAATCTTCCTGAGTGGCAGGATGTTTCACACCACCAGAAAATGCATGACCTGTTCCCAACCGAGGGTGTAGAAGGTTGCCCTAATCTTGATGAGATCGATGAAGTCAAGCTTTCCACGCCTACTGAGTCGAAGATCAGTGAGCAGCAGGCGGTAGGACGAGCTGATCGTAAGCCTGGCGACGTTGTAGTGCTCGGGGCTGGTCAGACTGGCTTTGGTAAAGCTGCGCGCCGCATACTGGTCGAGACGGCTTTGGGTAATGTAGCTAAGCAAATCGCTTTCGCTACTCCTGAGATGCTCGGTGAAATGGGGCGTGAGCAAGCACGCGAACACATGCGTAAAGAGAATGGTCGTTATGGCAAAGGTTTCTAAGGGGTTATTCCGGCACCTCCGATTCCTTTATCCAACCGCTAACGAAAAACGCTGGCGTAGCTATTTCACTATTCAGCGCGGTAAGCACAGGAACACAGTAATCTCATCGGGTTATTACGATGGGTGTACCCGTATCATCTCTGACGATCTATTTGGGATATAACTTGGCAAAGATCTCTAAAGGTAAGTTCCGCTGGTTGCGGGATGAGTATGCACATTGGGCTTACATGACCCGTCTACAAAAACCTGTCCGTTTTAAAGTAACACTGGAGAATAAAGAAATGTTGTCATCTATCCTGGATGAAGATGTTATTGTAGGTGAAGCGATTGAAGTTCGTCAGGTACCAATGACGGATGAGATGATCGCAGCGTTGGATTGCCCTAGCCGTGCAGAAGAGCGCACCGATGCCCAATAAGATCTCGAAAGGTAAACGTCGTTATCTGCTTTCCTTAGTTGCTCACGCTGCCGAGGTGCAACGTGTAGATGAATCTGTGGCTCGTTACATCGTGGCGGTGACCCATGGCAAGGTTCCCCTATGGGAAGCACGTAAACGAGTAGCAGATCAAAAACAAGGTCGTCGTGTAGTGCGGGAAATGTCTACGGGTAATCCTGGGTTGAACCGGCTACTCGATGGTGGATTGCGTCGAGGTGTGTTCCATGTAATGTCGGGACGCTAAATGAAATCTGATACTCGTACAATCGATCTAGTCGCTAAGGTCCATGAGATCGCAGCTTGTCCTGTAAGAACAGCTCAAGTACGCGCAGCCATTTCTGGTGCAGCTCGTGATTTGATGTTGGACGAAATCGCGCGGCGCCGCATCAGTAATGGGATTAAAAAGAAGTAGAACTTCGATAGAAGTAATTTATCTATTTAAAAGCATTTTCTTAAAAAGAAATGTATATAAATAGTAATAGTATATGGGGGGGACCCTTTGGGGGGGCCCCGTATACTATTTCCTTATACTTAGTAATCATAAAACGGAATTCGAAATGAAGTTGAACCCTACAGTACGTGACCTCAATACCAAGCTGCAAGACGGCTTGGATCGTGGTGACAAACTTGAACTCGTCATCTGCAATGACGGTGTTATGTATCTCAAGATGGTGAGTACTGCAATTGAATCTGAATGACCTCCGTAACCACATCCGATCTAATGTCCTGATGGGTATGCAAGAGATCACTTCTATCCATCGTAACCAAATGTTCGGTTATGCGGATAAACGTGAGAGCGTATCCTTCTTCGCAGCAGAGTACAATGTCGAGATGTCCACCCGTGGGACATTCGATACCGTAGCACCAGCCCTGATCTTTGATGACTTCAAACAACGTGATGATCTGGAAGGTACACGTTACCTAGAACGCAAAGAAATGTGTGTCGCTATCCATGAACTGATTCGTGGTGCTGGCTATGTATTGGCCAATGTGGTATGGCATGCACATTCTGAAGGCGACATGGTACGCTGTGAGTATTACAAGGGTAGTGGCGATGGTTGGACCAGTAGTGAGCTCCGCGTAGTTTACTCCCCAACTGATTACATGCCTGAGGGTGCAATCATCCTCCGTGATAAACAACAGAAGCCAATGACAGGTGTATATTACACAGTCGGCTATGAAGAAGGTCAACTGACTTACTTGGGTGCCGCTGAACTAGATGGTCGTCCTAATCGTTCGATCAGTATCTCAGCAATCGAAGGTAAAGTCTGGCATGGTACGGACATGCCAAAGAACTGGTTGTTGGAACTCACCGGTTTGGGTTTGTCTCGCGTAACGTCAATGACCAAGTCTGAAACACAGGAAGGTTGGTGCCGTGAGTATACGGGCAATCTTCGTGAGACTGGCGAAGCTGTAGAAATCGTTGTAAAGAACTTCCACTGGCGTGGCTAAAAATACTGTCGCTCCTGGTACTATGTAACACTGACGCAATTCATTCTTGATAAGGTAGAAAGCATGTTCGATATCAAAACTCGCATTTACTTCTGTGGCGGCGGCTCGACTAACGTTGGAGCTATGTACGACGCTACTGGCGAGCATGTATGTTTCCTCGATTCGTCTTCAGCTAACCTGCTGACCAATCCCGTCCCTGAAGATCGTTTCTACAAGATCCCTGGTACTGATGGCGCTGGTGGTAACCCTGCTTACATGATGCCATTTGCTCGTAAGCATGCTCCTGAAATGATTGCCCGGTTCCCAGCTGGCGCTTGCAACATCGTTGTCATCACTGGCGGTGGCGGTAGTGGTAACACCATTGGCCCGAACATCGTAGACCAACTACTGAAAGCTGGGCTGCCAACTATCGTGATCCTGATTGCCGGTACTGACTCTACTCGTCGTATCCGTAACACCACGAACTGCATCAAGAACCTGGAACTGGTTTCTCAGAAACATCAGCTGCCCGTAGTAATGGCAACTGTATCGAACTCGAATGGCGAAGCTCAAGCTGACCAAGAAGTTCTGTTCCTGCTCGATGCCCTGGTTGCTCTGACCGATCAACAAAACGAACGTCTGGATACCATGGACGTTCTGAACTGGCTGCAATACAACAACGTGTGTGCTGTTGATCCAGAATTGGTATCGCTGCAAGTCGTAGCTACTCGTGCTGAAGCAACCGCAATCCTGGAACCTATCTCAGTAGCTTCCCTGTATGTTGATGCAACCAAAGACGTTCCGTTCGGTACTCCGTTCGTACGTACTGTTGGTATCTGCCCTAATGAAGCCAAGCTGCCTTCGGATCAGCTGCACTTCATCATCAACAGCGTAGGTATCACTTCGGTAATGGATAAGCTGGAAGAAGAACGTGTGAAAGTAAATACCGTTCAAGCTGGCTTCCGTACTCGTCGTGCTATCGTTACTGTCGATGACATTAGCGAAGATGGCTTCATCGCTGACTGATAATGGGGGAGCTTCGGCTCCCCTGTTTATTTTTTCGTCTCAGGGTTAAAAGTAATGTCTGTAACAATGGCTTCTGTAGTTCTCAGTGTTCACTTGTTCGGTATTGTCAGCACGGAAAAGTTTACTAAGCAATATGACAATTGGAATCAATGTGTTAACTCACTAGAGATTCATGAAGCGAAGTTCCACAACAAACAGAACATGCAAACCACACTCGACCGAGAACTGGGCTATCTAGCTATCAGTGATCACGACGAGAAGGTGATACAGAAGCACCAATGCCAGAAGGATTAACATGAAAACGATAACATGGCTTAGTAAGCTATGGATGGGTACGATCGATAAGCCCTCCGTGGTTATCTCGATTGGTGATCCCGGCGAATCCCTACCCGACTTCGCATGTGACATGATTGATGTATTACGTATTGAAGTCGATGATGTAGATCAAGACCTCGGTCCTGAATACCGGATGTTCGATTGGCTTCATGCTAAGAAGATCCTGGACTTCGAAGAACGTTACAAAGACCATGATATCATCGTACATTGTCATGCTGGTATCAGTCGGTCTGCTGCAGTTGCATTGTTCCTGAGTAAAGCACGTAAACGATTGTTAGATGTGGCCAAACCATGCAGTGGTGACCATCGTCATTACAACCGCTGGATCTGGCGTCAACTCGAAATCACTTGGTACGACATTAATCGGAGTAAGACAGATGCGTGAAGCAGCTCGTAATTTCATGATTGACCTGGTAGCAATTTCTTCTCACCTGCGCATTGCTGTATTCAATGGCAAGAAAGCGCACATGTACGACATTGCAAAATCCACCGGCCTAACCGTGGAACGCATCGAACTGGTTTTGGTAAAAGCACTGACATCGGATTTCCGTGATCAGCAGCTCGAACTGTTGGCTTCGCAGATCGTCTTCAGCGATGGGGCTAAGTATGCCCGCAATAACCAAGAAGCATTGTTATTTGAAGTTCCTTACCCACCTCTGTGGATTATTCATGCTCTAACTAACACTGCATACGCCACTCTTGAAAAATGTCATGAAGTACCACAAAGCCGTTCTATGATTCGCTCATTCATGGATGCCCAATTCACACAAGCTGTATTCGAGTGGGTTGAATCCAATATCGACAATGCCGTCAGTGTTGGTATGGATATCCTGGCTGAGCAAGATAGCGTGTTTCATGAGGTCCCAATGCAGGAAGGGGCATTCCCACTAGAATCATCTGGCCGTGGTCTGGGCTTTACTGCCGAGTCCGTTCGAGCAACGATTGCCAAATACATGGGCATGAAATCAGACGACGTTAACATCCAAGTAATGTAGGTGATATATGTCAAAGCAGATGGAGCGACTAGATACATTAGTTGCTGGAGATCTGGGTTTGGCACAAGCACCAATTACCATGATTCTTAAACATGCTACACGGTTCCCAGATGCCATCGATGGATTCGTCTTTGCTCTTGAGCATAATGGATTAGTCTACTATGACATCGTGGAAGTGTGGCGTTCGGTAAATGGGATGCGAGTGCGAATTCCTCGATTCAGATCGCATCCAGTGATCGAGGAAAGACTCAGGCTACGGCAATACAAGCGTTGGTATGTAATGGGGAACGGAAGACTCTTTCCGGTGCAGACTGCCAAGGTTGAAGATCTTAAAGATCAATTCTATTTCTTAACGGATAGCGACCCTACCTATCGAACTAAAACTGTTCTTACCGAGGAGTGCATGTTCTTGCGTAAGAAGTCTTTGATGTTCCACCGTCTACCAAGACCTGGTTGGGGCAATCCAATATTACTAAAAGGGAAACAACATGCTTGACGATACCGATGACATTCTCGCCTGGGCTAAACGACTGGCTACTGAAGTTCCTAACTGCATGTGGAACACGGGTAATGGCTTTGTAACTTCCACCCCAATGCAGGTTTGTGTGTGGAATGGCGATGGTACCTTGGCGGCTAACATCAATGTCACTAACGATGTCGTCGTTATCTGGATGGGTGAAGTAATCGACATCGAACATGAACTCGAAGAAGCACTCGACCAAGCAGTAGGTGGTGTTTAACATGCTTGTATCGACACGCGTTAATCCACTCCCGTGGTATAAAACAGGGTGGGCTCTTTGTGGAGGCATGATTCTGTTTGCTTCGGTAATGATCACTATAGCGGGAGGTATTATTACCAAAGTAGTGGCATCCGCTACAATACAACAAGATGCTCGCCAACAGCTGCGTGAAGAACGTTACCAGAAATGCGTAGGCGAAGCAACTCGTGGTGAGAAGGTTACCGCAGAGATCATGCTTGCCTGCACTACAACAGTTAAAGAAATCTTTCGGTGATCCATGACACATTGCGACTACATCTGGCAGAAGGCTGCGCTGTTAGCATCACAATACCCAGACGGTAAGCTACTTGTTTACAGCAACGACTCAGCTTTATCGATAACACCAGAAAAAATTATTCTTTGGAATAGTGATGGTGAGAATGAAGCACATGTAGATATCTTGAAGAAAGAAGTTATCTGCATGCGTTGTGACCCATGTGATATTGAAGATAGCATCACGGGTGCTCTTCACTTAACAGCATATGCAAACCTTATCAAGCAGGCGGAGAAAGATGGCAACAGTTATTCTGAGTGGTGCAGCAGTCTCGCAAGTAAAGTTGCTGCAGCAGGGGGCTTGGCTCTGGGGGACTCATTACGAGTTCAACCACAAGAACGAGACCATGACAGTGATGCTGCAGAACCGCCGGTGCTACATATACGGCGAGCAGCGCAAGGCAATGATTTCCATCCCACGCCGAACCATTGAGGGAATCGAAAACCTCACTGAAGAAGATGTAATCGGTATCCTCCGTGCTGCCCGTGAGAGACAATGCTAATGAACTGGCTTACTCCTAATCGAGCATTTTGGTTGCTCCTCGTACTAGCTATGGTTTCCATGACAGGTATGTATTACACAAGAAACAGTATGGTACCGATGTGTGATAAACCCGAACCAAAGAAAGACTGTGTGGTTAATCCAATTTATCCATACGGCTCACCGATCAAAGAGTTCTGTTATTAATGGCATAAGCCCTCTCCCGTAGGAGAGGGCAATATGTCGTTTTTTCTTTTATTCTAATTCTCTACAGGCCTACATTATTTTCGTGAATAGACACCAATAATGGTTGCTGTTTAATAATAACCAACTAAGGAGTTACAATGAAACTATCGAACGAAGAAAAACAAGCATTGAAAAACAGAGCAATTGCATTGATCCGTAATGGTACCGGTCGATTCTCTTCCCACCCGTACCAGGTGAATGTCAAGCACACCTCAGTAATGATCCATCACAATGGCATACTGATCGCTGACATCTACCCTAAAGGGAAAGAGTCAGAATTCCATGCTGCTTACAACATCATCGAAAATGCAATGATCGGTGCCCGTAAGCATGTATAGCAACATAAAGCCCATCCCTTCGGGGATGGGCAATACCTATATTTTTTTTTGCTTCAAGGCAGTTAAGGAGCGGCCATGATAGTACGGATGTGATGACGGTTACCTTCCGGATCGTTAAAGTTCCGAGCGATTTTGCGCCACTTCTTCAGTTGCTCATCGTACAGGTCGTTTGCTTCCGACCATTCATAGATCTTGTCTTTGTAGACACCGAGTTCTTGACCATATCGCAGTTGAGCATCACCCATCTCTACGAACGTGGTGTTGTAGATCCAAGCCTTAACAGCGTACTCCACTAACTTACTAAAAGCAGGGATAGCTTGTGGCCGGATGTTTAACAGCTCATCATCATTACCCAAACGGCAAGAGAGATAAGCTGATGGAGATGGTACACTTGACCACCGTACCATAACCGTGTTGTGATTGATCAAGTTGATGTAAGATGTTTGAGCTACAGCAATACGTCTAGCTGCATCTAACACCTTCATGGTTTCATTAGCCATGGTTGATTTATTGTAGTTCATGGCATAGCCGGCATTCTGATAACCTAAGATACCGAAGTGGATATCGAAGACCTGAACGATTGGGCGTTGTTGGGTGTACTCATCGGGGATGTAGTAGACGATGGTATATGGATCTACATATTCCTGTTTGACCGGGAAGTCCAGAGGGATGTAAGTTTTAGTGCCACCGATCAGATCAATGTCAGGCATGATGCGCCCTTCGATCACTTCTTCTCGAATACGTGCTTCCAATGAGAAAGCAGCACCACATGTGGTTTCTGCCATGTAAATATCTTTATGCCTAAATGCATCATTCAAAATCTGGTGAGGAATTCGAAATTTAAGATCACTCAGGGCTTTAGTGATGGCGTTCATTCTCAGACGTCCTATAAAGCGTTTTAAGAGGTTTTCCTCTGTAAAGGAATACCAGAGGTCGGTATAATATACGGTGAGGCTTACAAACGATTACACCAAATCTCAAATCTATATTATATTTTTGTATAATGAAGAGGGTACAGAAATTGTACGAGAAAGAAGGTGACGTCTTATGTTGGGATATAAGCCACATCATGGGATTGCTCAGAGAACATCCGATTACGTCGTTAGTGGTCTCTCGGGCTATTCGATTCCATCATCACAATACGAGTGTTGCGATCCCTAATCCATATTGGGATTCGATTATAGATGACTTCATTTGTCATGCTATTAATAGCTTCGAAGAAGTGATGGTGGCCGAGTTCAATCCACAACGAGTTACACCCCAAGAACATACTTGGTTCAATATGAATCAAGCAGCCCGGAAAGAATTGTGGCTCATGCTGCGTCCTCTGGCATACCGCTACGCCGGGTCGATGGTCAATTACGCACGAGTAGGCGGAGTGATCTATATATACGCTCAAACCAATTAAACGGAGATCTCATGTCTGACAAAAAGTTTGTACTCCTAGACACCCGACATCAAGTCAAGGTGGTTCTGGATTACTTAACCCATATCCAACAGCAACAACCTCTAGTGGGTTTGGTGCAACCGACAAAAGGGTTGGCTCTCAATATTGTTCAAACGATCGTAGCTGAGAAGATTGAACAACGTGATAAAGGTATCCCAGATGGTTCGGGTACTGATTGGGATGTTGCACGAGCAGCAGTGTTGTTCGGTACTACACCGGGACAAGTGTTTCACCGTCAAGTAAAATTCGTAGAGCGTGTTCTGGAACATCCACTGATCCATACTGTCTACGACGATATGGATCGCCAGATCAATGCCCATGAAAAGTATACGACCTACAATAGTTGGGAAGTAATCAACACCGGTACAATGCTGGGGTTGGCTGAACGTGGGGATGCACGAATCCTACATTGGGAAATGTTGGAAGATGCGCAGGAAGATAAATACGTTACATTGGATCTGACTCGGGTATTCGAAGCAGTGCAGGAACAGTTCGTTAAGAACTTCGGTCCTTATCCTGATTCGCAGATCGATGCGATGATTATTGAAACGATGTTGGCCGTGTACCCACAACTGGTGCGTGTAGACAAACGTCAAGAAGTAGTTAACTACGACATGGCTGCTGCATACGGCGTACCTAACCTGTCTGTATGGATCGAGAGGTACATTCGTGAAGTGTTGGTGGCATTCCATGTCCCAGCATTCGAACGTTACTTCACACCAGGTGTGAAATACGAATGTAATTACGCAGTACATCGTCTGACCATTCGTGAGCATAAAGAAGAAACCATCGAAGTTGATTCTGATGCCGATCTGGCTCGACAATTGGTCCGTGGTGATTACCTGCCTCGTGATGAGCGTGAGCGTGCTGAAAAGTATCTGATGGAAAATCAATAAGGCCCCCATGTGGGGCTTTATGCCGTGAGGTGTAAATGGAACAATATGTGGTACCCTTCGAGAATGCCGTAGCTATGTTCTCGATACCAGACTTCTATGGTTTTAATGAACCGCAGTATCTGGATGTCATCATGGAGTTTAATGATGAACGGGATAAGCTGACTGATCTAATTGCCAATGCAATCGTACAAAGGAACGTATACGAGCCTGAGCAGTTCCGTGAGATGATTCACATGGGTTTAGGTTACATGGGGATCGATCCAGACGAAGAGACGTTCTATGCGACTATGGTTCAGTTTGTTCGAAGTATCTGTCTGAAGTGTTCCCCCTATATTCTCGGTACAGATCTAAAACTCATTGATGCGATTGAAGATGCGGATTGGGTTAACATCATCTACCGAGAAACTTCGGAACCACAACTATGCTCTATACAGCAGCCCAACGATTCGACAAGCTTGCCTGGTTCCCTGGCTATAGCAAAGCCCGTAAGTTGTATGGCAATCTCCACCGAGGCAAACCCAATCACAATGAGATAGGGCCAGGTGGTTTCATGGATGATGTGTTTGAGTGGATACTAGAAGCTCACGCACATTTCCTAGAAACTGGAGAGATCTTACAACTACATCACGTACCTCGCTTGACTCGATATAACAAGCAAGCCCTGGCATATGAGATCGAGTTCTTAAAGATAGCCGTGGTTTTATGGAAGCGCTTACCGAGAACGATTGGATCGATCTTCCCCGTCAACTTACAGGGGAATGCAATCTACCTGTTGTTAGGGTATGATCCTAATCATAGAGACTTATCGATGCCTCCAGAGATCGTGAATGTCACTCCCGAGCAATTCCTACGCCCCAGCAAGAAAGTACGTGGTGGTAAAAAGGATATGAAAACCACCCAAGGTGCCACATGACCCCATTCGTCCCTGATAACATTGCTGTACGTGTATCCTTCAACTCGGTAAGTATTCCGATTAACAAGATGGTCAGCATCTTAGAAGGTACATCCAACAACACACCGTATCCGATGGAAGAAGATTCTATTCGTACGATTCTGTATGAGTGCTTGAATGAATACCTACAATTCTCTCTGCCGAATGTACCGAATGGACAAAACTGTTCCTTCGAGCATTACTTAGATGATCGATTCAAAGCTCTGTCAGCCACGCTGAACCCTCCTGAGCTAGAAGGCTACCCACCGCCAGATAAACGGATGATGATGTTCCTGAATGTCCAGTGGGCGATCGCAGTGGGTGAACTAGGGCGACAACTCTTACCGGGTATTCGTGATTTGAATGCACACAACCAAGACGTCGAGCAAATCCACATGTTTAAGTTGGATAACTACCAAACGGGCATGTACGTGTTGTCCGGCATTCTCTACGATACAGTTGATGCCGAATCGGAAGAGGGGCTATGAGCTATAGCCTCCACACATACGACGTAGGTATGTTTGGAAATATCTATATCCCAGGGTTCCCGTTAGCATCAATCGGCATAAGCCATTGGATCATCTCCGTTGCTCTACAGAACCTTACTGCAGAAGAGGGTAAGGTAAAGTCGGCAGTAGATGAGATTGGCTATGCAATGGACCACTATTTGTATAAGCACTATAACACATTCACAGCTGAGGCTCTCCATTATTTTGAAGAGCAATGCATCTGTTATTATGTCACGGTGGAAAATTACTTCGCCCAATTCCAATTAGCAGAACATGTCGATACTCCCGAAAAGAATAGAGGGGTAGCTATCGTATTCAAGGACTAAAATGAAACTCAACGAACCACAACTGATTTACTCCGTAATGGATTCGGCAGCAGGCATGAAGTTTGCTGCTCGATTCCTAGATGAGTCCACGCACAACCCCGAGAAAGATTCCTGGGAAGAAAATGGAGTCCCTCTACGCAGGGCACTGGTGAATAAGTTCCAAAAGCTAGTGATGGATATATTCTGCGATGAATTATTCATGGAGACTATTTTAGAGTCCCCTGATGAAGATCTCTCTCAAGACATGCTTGATACATTCGCGATTTATCAAGAGTTCATCACCATGTTTCCGCACTACGACGTTATTGGTATTGTGCCTATGAACCTAGCTGGAACAGTTGGCTTCGTAATTCAGGACAAACCTATGAGAAAACACTCATAGGAATTTTCCAATGGCACTAATCACTGACATTGCCGAAGGTACACGGGTAAGCTTTGAAGTTTATCCGGTTGCATACTTAGCCAATGATTTCAAAGACGTAATCTTCGAAGGAGTTGTGACACCAGCAGTTGCACGTAAGCTGGGTCATGATCTGGATACCGCACACCAGAACGTATACCCTACGCTCATTGCTGCAGGTGTATCTGTACCAAACGATCCACGCCAATACAACTACGCGTACGTCACGTTTAGTGGTGGTGACTCACTGTTTGTCGGTGTGCCTTGGATTCGTGCAGGAACGGTTGTATCGTCTGATGGTAAAACATTAGGCCTAGTGTTCCAGAATCTAGATGATCGTAGACGTCGTCGGATCTTGGAAGCAATCTCCTCGATCAATGAAACACCCGATTCCCAAACCTGGGAATAACGAGCCTCCCCTAGTGGGAGGCTTTATGCCGGAGTTACCCGATGAACATCATGATTCCACCTTTCATGCTTCCTTATAGACGCAAGACAAAAGAAGAGCTTGCTCTAGAAAAGAAACAAGCCATGGCCTCTAAGATTATGCAGTGCCTTACCCGCCACCAACCAAAAAAGAAACGGAAAAAGAAATGACCCAGTTTGAACCTCAAGCAGTAATCGTACCGAAAAGCGAAACTCGATTCACCCCGACTGAGATCGGCGAGTTCCTGTTCCATCACACCAAGCGTGAACCAGCTCGTTTGGAAGGTTTGGTCATTACCTGGAACGTCGATGCCTCTAAGGCACGTACTGTCAACTTCAAACATGGCACGACACTCGACCTTACACTGTCAGCCCAAGTCCACTGGAAAGAAGATGCGAACTTCGTGGATTTCTGGGTAGAGCAGAATATCAATGAACTTGCACACTTCGATGTCCAACGTTTGATTGCCTTCCATTTGACTGACGCATACAAACAAAAGATCCAAGCGCTATGGGATCGATGAAACAATACTGACGACCACAACACTCTGTGAATGTTTGTTGATGTGAAACTCTTGAAGTGCTACTTCGGTGGCACTATTTTTTCCTGAGTATCCGTTGACGCCTACAGAGGTGTATATGGCACTACCAGAATTACCAAATCCTTTTATGTTGCCAACCAATGCGTACAAACGCGATCTGGACATCATTGAAGGGGCAATTGCCGACAACGCAAGGTACTTGCAATTAATGACCTTGGCTGACTACGATAAGTGTGCAGTCTGGGTACGGGATCAATTCCGGGCAACCGGTAAGTTCCCATTGGTCGATCCCAAGACATTCGTTCTCGATAAGAACATGAATGGTGATCGATCTAAGAAAACAACTTCGTTCATGGGCTTCATCAAACGAGTTGAGAAACAGAATCTATTGTTGTCACCATCATTGACAGCATATCTGCCAGAATCCGTTCGCCAATCTACTCACGCTATCTACATCAAAGAAGGTGTAGCTAACCGTAAGAAGGTTAAAGGACAACAGATGGCAGCAGAACAAGATGGTGATTTCGAACTTGCTTCCGTCCGTAAGGGTGAGCAAGAGAACTTCAAAATTAACAATAACTCCTATTCAGGAGCTACGGTTAGTGCTGCCACCATTCTGTACTACAAGTCTACTCACTCTTCATTGACTTCGACCTGCCGTGTTGCAACGTCGTATGCTAACGCAAACAATGAAAAGTTCTTGATGGGTAACCGTCATTATTACAACCCGGAAATCACCAAGGCAAACTTGGTATCGATCATTAACAACACCGACTATGTTTTACTACAGACGGCGATCGATAAGTACGAACTAGTTTACCCCACAGCTGAAGACGTTGTAGAGATGTGTCTCTACTCGACTAAGCATTACTGGCAGAACCGTGTGTTCACTCAACACATCCGTCAGATGGCTATGGGTATGACTCCAATCCAACGTGCAGCTGTTATGTACGTAGGTGATCTGTATCACCTGAATAAACACAACCCAATCCCAACTCGTCGGTTCTTGGAATCGATTGCTCAGATTGGCGATAACACAAACACCATGTCCCAGGAAGAATACGATAGCATTCGCGATGGTGACTTGAAGTTGTTGGTCAAGTTTCTGTGTTTCGAACAAGTCCGTGGTCGTTCTGATGAACGTTTGGAGAAAGAGAACCCTGAGGTCTTCGATCTGTTGCGCTCAACCTGTAAGACGGTTGTAGACGGTCTAGACTATCATCGTGATCTGATCAACGCGTTGTATCTGACTAAGAACATTCCTCACTCGATTCATGCATTTAAAGACTCGTATCGTCGTGCTGCAGTTATCTCTGACACCGACTCTACAATGTTTACGATGCAGTTCTGGGTAGAAGAGTTCCACGGTCGTATCTGCTTTACTCCAGAAGCTAAACGTCTGGTGTTTGGTCTAGTGTTCCTGGTATCTGAAGTTGTAATGCACATCCTGGCGATTCAATCGGCCAACATGGGTGTGGGTGAAGACAAGCTTCGTCTGCTGGCGATGAAGAACGAATACTACTTTGCTGTGTTGTCATTGACGACTCGGTCGAAGCACTACTTTGCATCTCAGGATGCGGTAGAAGGTATCATGTTCGAAATCTCTCGAATGGAAGTTAAGGGCGTAGGTCTACGAGATTCTAAGGTTCAGCCGTTCGTTAACAAAGCGGCTAAGAAACTGATGGGTCACATCATCGATTCGGTGAAGACTGAAACTCCGTTGGATTTGCCTTCGATCCTGAAAGACATCGCTGATATGGAACGTCGCATTTACGTTTCTGTTCGTACAGGTAAAGCAGAGTATCTGACCACTGGTCAGTGCAAACAAGCGAATGCCTATAAGTCTGAAGAAGACAACGACACGTATAAGAAGTATCTGTTCTGGAAAGATGTATTCGGTCCATCGTACGGTGAAATCCCACCACCACCATATTCGTTTGTTAAGATCTCGCTTACGGCATCTAACCGAACGAAGATGAACGAGTGGTTCGATAGTATCGAAGACAAACGTCTTGGTATGCGACTGAAGGAATGGGCACTGGCGAATAACAAGACAGGCTTGACCTCGATTAACGTTCCTGCTTCTGTTGTAGAAAACATGGGCGTGCCAGAAGCGATCACTCGTGTAGCTGACGTACGTACCATTATCTCTAACACCATGGGTGTGTTCTATCTCATCATGGAATCCCTGGGGATCTTCCTGATTGATGCGAATAACTCCCGTCTGATCTCGGATTTCTATTAATGGATTTTGAAACGCTGCATCCTTTGCCACAAGACATCTATGCACGGGTTGTTAAAGAACTTCGTCGTATCGAGACAGATTACAATGTGACTGTCTTGTACGCCTGTGAGTCTGGCAGTCGTGCATGGGGCTTTGCTTCCATCAACAGTGATTTCGATGTACGCTTTGTCTATGTGCCGAAGATTGACTGGCACTTGGATATCGACAAGCAACGGAACGTGATCGATTCACAGATCCCAGAGTTCGATCTGGACATGAGTGGGTGGTCCTTGGGTAAAACCTTGGGCCTGTTGCGTAAGTCTAATCCAGCTCTACTGGAATGGTTGGGTTCACCGCTGGTGTACATGTACCGTCCAGAAAGACAGGATCTGAAAGAACTGGCTCTCCGTCAATTCAATCCTGATGCAGCATTCAACCACTACCTGAACCTGGCTAGTGGTACTTGGAAGCGTTTCATCTGGGATCATGATGACGTCATCTATAAGAAGTACTTCTACGCACTCCGTCCGTTGTTCGCAATCGAATGGGTGTTGAAGTATGGAATGATGCCTCCGACCGAATACGAGAAACTAGTTGCTGACTTCTCACCATCGCCAACATTGCAAGCCGCAATGGATGAACTGATGGCATTGAAGATGTCCGGTGATGAAACCCGTGTCGGCCCACGTATCCCAGAATTGGATAACTTCATCTGGAACCAGTTGGATAAGTTCAAAGGCATGTTGGTTAAAGCACCAGAAAAGCCTGACGATGAACCATTGAAAGAGTTCTTCCGTAAGACCGTTCGCAAATACGATTGATTCATGGCCTCACCTTCGGGTGGGGCTTATGTCCACAAGGAAACAACATGCGACATTTTCCACCTGATGTAATCCTGCATGTCGGTGACAAAGTAAACTTCATTGTCAACGTGCAGATCAAACCAAATCTTGCTTTACCCTCAGAAGAACGTGACCATCACAATCATCTTACGGTAGGAAAGGCATACCCTGCGATAGTCGTCACTTCGAATTACTATAACACAGAAGTCGAACTGGTAAATGACTTGGGGGAAAATGCCATCCACTGGGCCGGATATGGTATTTGCCACGAAGGCATGAAAACCGTAACATCACAAATGCCAGATGACATAATCCAAGCACGCAAGATTGTCTGGATTGATGGGATCGAAGAAAAGACCACCACCGAGTATAAACGCGTACTGGCTTCATTGCAAGAACAACGTGATCAAATCAACAAAGGTGAAATATGAACTATAACGTCATCTTTAAAGAAGGCGAGCCATGCAAGTGGCGTTGCATGGTAGATAACGAATGCCGTGATAATGCAGAGGAGATCATATCTGCAAAGTGGTATGATGTTATCGTGGCAGCCACGCATGGTACCGCTATGACGCTCATGCTTACTAATGAACATGGCAAAGAACAACTTGTCCCACATTACGCTTATGGCACCTGGGCGGACTGTTCTCAAATCGGTATCCTTAATCCAGAACTGGCTACTGAACGTATGCGCGCCTATGTTCAGAAACAAATTAACGAACAAAAAGCCCACCATCAAACTCGGATGAATAACCTGCGTCATGAGATGCGGACTATCAACATTAAAGGATTCGTAGATGAGCCAGCTGTACTTGTGGAAACTAACGCGTAAAGGCGATGTAGATTACGATCAATTTCGTGGGATGGTTGTATGTGCATCATCAGAAGACCTAGCACTGCATCATATCGCTCGTGAAGGACGTTGGTCTACTGATACCGATAGATCCCTGGCTGATAAAGTTTCAGACATCTTAGAAGTAGGTCTCCCTACCTCGGTTGAAGAATACCTGGCTTACGAAATGAGTGGGTTCGATGAAACGGATGAAATGTTTCCCCGTGCACACTGGACAGTACAATGCATTGGTATAGTGATGACCGGTATAACACCAGGAATAATTCTCTCCGACATGCGCCACGGATAACTAAAGAAATACCCATAACCCCCATTTAATGTAAGAGGTTTGTTATGCACGATCCAATCGACGATGTAACGGAAGATGAAGAACTACTTATCTTTCACGCATATCTCGACGAACAAAACAAACTACAATCATCATTCGCAATAAATCATACACTCAAGGAAAATGGACTCATGCAATCCCTCAATGTAGAAACTGGTTCCCAAGCTGCAGAACTCGCTGGTATCTCGGCTAACCAAATGCTGGAAACCAATGATGGCGATGGTTGGTTTGAAGGTCAAGACATGCTGGATATTCTGGCTCAACCTACCCCAGAACTCCAAGCCGCTAAAGTACAAGAGATCCGTACTTCACGTCAAGCTGATGCAGAACTCAACGTAATGGATGGCGCACAGGCTGCAGAGTTCGCATCCATCTCAGCCAATCGGCCGATCATTTCTTCCGGTGCTGTGCACGCATCAGTCCCGAAAGACTTCGTCTACGATACTGAAGGTACATTCCTTAAGCCTGTGGAAATTATCGGCATGACTGATGAGAAGAATTTCAGTGGTGCGTCACTGGCTGAAGCTTTCCTGCAAGCTAAAGAAAGCCTGGGTGGCGATGACGTAGTTAAAGAATCCCTGGAAGATGTAGTTGCTGCTACTGCAACTAACTCCACCATCAAGCCTCTGACTAAGAAACAGCTGAAGGCACAGAAGCACATGCAAAAGAACATGCAGGGTTACATGAAGAAAGCGCAAAAACAAGCGCAGACTCAGCATATCCTGAACAAGCTGTACACCCACTCGATCCGTACCCCTGAACAAGCTCGCCAGATCCATGCAGCTCAGTTGGCTAAAGCTGAAATCGTCTCGATCCTCGGTCAGCGTCAAGCAGATGCATTCTTCGCTGCTAAGCCTGGTACCAAGTGCCATGACTTCTTCCCGAAGGCTACTGTTGCAGCTAACCCAACTCTGATGACTTCGGTACAAGGTGAATCCCGTACTCTGGAACAAGTCTACGAATACTTCATCTACAAGCACTTCATGCTGCTGAGCAAGAAAGCAGAAACCCCATTTGAAGGTGATCTGAATACTTCCGTAGATTGGGAGAACACTGAAGTTAAACCATACGTGGTTTACGAAGGTGCTGAAACTACTCAAATCGATCCAGACGCAAAAGGTGATGACGTTGAAGAAGCACAGCCCGAAACCACAGAAAGTTCGTACGAAGAAGACCAAGCCGCTTGATACTTACAGCCATCGCATTGGCCCAGGTAGTGGTTCAATGATCGCCTCGAAGGTATGGGGTAGCATTAAACGTGCACAAGTCGGTCACAAAGAACGTACGTTCTCTGAGTCGATGGATCGCGCTAGTACATTGCCAACTTCTGGGATCTTCCATCCGGAATATGAAGCGCATGATTGCTTGACGGTTTAACAGCATAAAGCCTTCCCCTAGGGGAAGGCGCTTATGTCAAGTCACGGATTAGGTCTTCTACATCTTTAACCAAACGTTGCATCATTGGCGATGAACCATTCATCTTAAGTGATTGCGAATGGATAGACTCACGGAGTTCATAAAGGATCTCGTTGGTCTGTGTCTTATCGTAACTGGGTGCTTGCTTTAAGCTATCTACTAGGTACTTGATGAATGGAACTCGCGCTAATGCTAAGGCCCACTCGTTTTGCAGTGTCACAGGTCCCTTAGGGAGTTGTAGGACTTGATACAGAGAATCCTTAAGCAGCATAGGGGTCATCTGTGCAAGCTCTACCACCATGCCTGTACGCATTGTCCGTTGACTTAATGTATTCTTAGCCATGCCGTCTGTTACAGGGGTAAGGTCAGGAATATAGAAAGGATGCGGTAGTGGGTACTTGGTATTTGGCAACTTGTACGCCATGCGGGATAATCGGTTGAAATACGCAATCTCCAAATAGGATTCCAAGCAATTAACCAAAGCGTAGGAGCCAATGAATTTGTACATGTTAATCGCTTCGGGTTCAACTGTGCCGAAGTTGCTAAACACCCAGTGTCGATATTGAACCATCAGCATTGGAATGTTAATAAGCAGTACGCCATAGCCTTTACCCGGAGTACGGTTATTCATGATGGGTAAGTTGATATCACTACGAGAGTGATAAAGATAGCGTAAAGGTTTTAGATCCCTCCAACTAGCTTTCAAGTTAGTCGTAGGGAATCGTTCGATGGATGAGATCACCACTTCTTCACATTGTGGACCGAGTGTTGCTCCAGCCTCGAATATCTTTCCTCTATTAATAGCATCACATAGTCCAAGAGTTCGAGTCAGGCCTCTGGCTTGATCCTCTACCTTCTTGGCCCATGTGGCGTCATCACTCCGAAACTCCAATACGAAATGATTAATAATCATTGCGAGAAGATTTTTGCTGTCCACTATCTTAGGGAAACGCCGATAGTAGTTTGTTACGTCCTGGATCTGCTGCTTTACTTGCCGCTGGATATAAGGACGTTTGGGATCATACGTGACCCCCTTGCTACCAATTGGGTCTTCTCTGAAGAGTGCGTACATGTGAATGTTCCATTGCAAAAAAAGTCAGATATATATCATTAAACTGCTAATCCCAGCTGTAAGGATTCTTGATGTTTACAAATGCTTATAAAGCAGCATGTGCTAATGGCTTCGTCGGTGACGTTGACCAGTTCATTACCGCTCTTCGTCAATCCCCGAAAAAGGAACAAACCATGGACTACGGTCAAACCAAACTCTCTTCTGTCTCCGCTCAGGAACATGCTGTGAATAAAGTAACCCCTGGTAACGATTCCTTCATCCGCCTGTTGGCTAGCTTGTTTGGCCCAGAAATCTTCTCGAGTCTGCAGCCAGTTGAACTCGATGTTCCTCGTCCAACCATGCAAGGTGTTGAAGACATGGGTATGTACCAGTTGCATCCTGAGTTGTTCATGTCGGAAAAGAACTATGAAATCCCGGAAAAGGTTGTTGCTTCTGGCCAACCAGAAACCATCCAGAACTACATCACCCTCAAGATGATTCCTGCCTTCCTGCAGAAACTGGCAGAAGCAATCGAGACACACAAAGGTAAGGGCTTCGATCTGCTGCGTGAACAACGTAAACTGATCAATCGCCTGAACAAGCTGATGAGCTACCAAGCTCGTCCAATGAGCATTATCCCAACTGCAATCCATGACGAATACGAACTGGCGATCTACAAGAACTATGTCGCTCAACAGATCTGTTCGACTAACTTGACCTTGGACAAAGGCCTGGATCTGGTTAATGCCGCTGCAAACGGTCTGGCTGACCGTCAGGAAGCTTGCCGTATCAATGAAGAGAAGCAAGCAGCAGCCAAGTTCGATAAAGCCAAGCGCACGGCTACCGAAGAGGTACTGCGTGATCTGGTAAGTAATATTGGTTCTGTGCCAGCTGATGAACTGGCATTGCGTCTGCGTGGCATTGCTGAAGAGTTTGCTCCAGCCAAGCCAGTGGATGCCTTCAAACAAGGTTTCAAGGAAGTAATGGATGCAGCTGCCCCAAATCGTTCTGATGTAAAAATCAGCCTCGATCCAAGTGATAGTCGTCCACTGGATAAGATCGTGCCTTCGTTCCAACGTCAGCTCATGGGTAGTCTCCGTACCATGACACCAGAAGACATTGCTCGATTGGTAAATAGTTCTATTGTTCCTGAAGATATCCGTGGATGGAACCCAGGCAATCGCGGGCAAACTAACCTGGGTGGTTTTCTCTGCCGCCCAAGCTTGCATCCAATGGATGGCCCAATGGGTCAAGGCATGATGTCCCATCACTTCGCTAATCGGGATTAAAATACTGACAGCTATCATTTAATACAGGAGATTGCCGAAAGGTTCTCGAATGGTTAAGTGTATGGCCCGCACTCTAGGCGAGTTCACTTAAGTGTGTTAATGTGTGCTTATTATATAGCAGACAAACTCGTCTGAAACCTTAGCGCTTATTGCGCTGTAGTTATAGCCTGAATAGAAAAAATCTCAGATCTATATTACTACTTTGAATCTATCCAGCAATTGAATAGACTCTTCTTGATCAAGAAAACGAAATCGTAAAAGGAAAGCAACATGTCGGTAAATTCTAGCAAAACTGCAGCTCTGAACGTTCAGCCAACCATGGCTCCTGCTGCACCAGTAGTAACTCCACAATCCCAACCTGCTCAGGTAACACAAACAATGCAACCAGCTCTCCCAGTTTCCAATGGTATCGGTGGTCTCAACCGTACCTTCAGCCGTTCCGGTCGTGCCGATGGCAATGATGCCCGCACCACCAAGGCTTTCGTAGCATTCAGCGAAGCACAGAAAGAAGCAATCGAACAGCAAGACCTGTCGGATACCTTCCACCTGTTCCGCTTCGACCGCACTGCTCACCAAGTAGCAATGGCGTCGATCCTGGTTCTGAAACTGGTTGATAACCGCGGTAAGCCAGCAATCCTGGTTAAAGCTCTGCCGATCGTCGATGCTTCCGCAATCGTCAAGCCGAAGACTTTCCAGATCGCTAACGGTTTCAGCACTTTCGACAAGTTCGAATCCAAGCCTGATTCCGGTGACATCTTCACTCCGCTGTACTGGGGTCGGATCGTTGCTCACGTTCGTCAAGTAACTGGTCACCCAGATGCTACCGTTTACAACGCTGGTCCACAGGACATCCACGCTGAGTTCGACTTCGAAGACAAGATTGCCGTGCGCAACCTGTTGATCAAAGCAGTTAACTCGGTTGAAGACACCATGGCTCGCCTGAGTGATGAGCGTCCGTTCTCCCTGGCTACCGACATGCAATCCGCTGACGAAATCCTGGCGGCTACCATCGACTATACCGGTACTCCGGTTGAATCGAACACCGGTATCCCACAGCGTGCGGACATGGTCGTAAGCCTGCAGCGCCGTAAGAAGCACAGCAACCAACAGGTTCAGGAAAACGAGTACTACGATGCTGACTCTCAGCTGAACTCGGTTTCGATGTTCGTCGATCTGGAATACTCGCCTCAGCAAGTACAACAAGTCTTCGGCATGCCAGCTGGTCCACTGCCACCTCCGTTCATGCCAGCTCTGGTAATCACGGCTGTTAAGCAAGCGAACTGGATCATGGCTAACACCCCAGAAATGTACTTCTTCGCTCTGGGTAACGCATACCGTGCAACCAACGGTCAAGGCTGGGCTAAACAGTTCCTGCCAACCATCGGTCGTATCAAAGATCCACGTGACATCGGTGCTGTTGGTTACCTGACTGCAAATGGTCTGAAAGTTGAGACCAAGTCCGAAACCTTCACCGAGCAAGACTTCGCTGGTCTGATGTTCTCCCAAGTTCAGCAGAACCCAGTCATCATGATCGACCTGAACCGCATGGGTGATAACTCGTTCATCGAAACCATGATCATCGATTCGATGGGTGGTCCAAACGAGCAAGCTGCTAAAGCTGGCCTGGTACGTATCTTCTGCAACCTGTACGGTCGTGAGAACTTCACCTCGCTGTTCGATGTGAACAACGAATGGCTGTTCCGTCCATACGGCACCGACTTCCACCTGGGTTACTACCCAGATGAGAATGGCGAGCGTCGTGACCGTCGTGATCTGGATACCCTGTACGCACTGAACGCATGTGATGGTGTTGTTGCAGAGTTCATGGATTGGTACGCAGCTAAGTGCAACCCTAACGTCCACGCTGAAGTTCGTCTGAAGAAGTCGGAACAGTACGACAAGCAATACCTGGGTAACGTAACTTACGCTGGCCGTGTTACTCGTGCCATCGTCAACCCGAAACTGATCGCTGCTATGGATGCTGCACAAGCGAAAGCTGGTATCGCAGTCACCATGGACAACATCGGTTCCGTGTTCGGTGGTCAGCGCTTCCAGGGTAACGTTGGTCTGGTTGGCATGAACGTTCAAGGCATTGCCTCGGTCGCTTCCTACATCCAGAACCAAAACGTCTACGCTCCGGCAGTAGGTGGCATGACTGGTCTGATGTACTAAGACCTGATTAACCAGTTGGTAAATTGGTGTATTGCCGAAGCGTCACGATAAAGAGCGGAGGGAAGTTTCGTGAACGACAATACATCAGTCCAGGCTCCGTTGGTGGACTGGTTGATAAGTTAGATAGGAATGGCTCCCTTCGGGGAGCCACTCTTATTTCTTTTTTGTTAGTTTGTATCGAGGTATGAATTGGGTCTACATGCTGAAATTGTCGATCACGATCAACTATTAGCGAGTCAACGAGGAATCGTAAAGTTCGCTAACGATTACAATGCATCCAATACTGAGTCGAAAGAAGAGTTCCAACGAGCTCTATATTCTCACTTCGATAACGTAGATGCCATTGAAGTATCGGCTAGTTGTGAATGTGGTCATATGGACGAGGCTTATGACCTCGGCGTTGTGTGCAGTAACTGTAGTACACCTGTAGTATCCACAGCAAGCCAACCGATTGTGCCATCCATGTGGATGCGTGCACCAGAAGGCGTTCGATCGATGATCTCTCCGGAGTTATTGATCATGTTGCTGGGACACATGCAGGGCAAGGAGTTCAACTTCCTAGCGTACTTCATGGATACGACGTATCAATTTGATGCTAATACCATTTCCTCTCGCGAAACAGATCGCAAGGTAAAGCGACTGCTGCAACAAAACATTCCACGGGGCTTGAACTATTTCATCGACAACTTCGATGCGATCATTAAGTTCTGTATGGACTGCGGTATCATTGGTACTGGCAAACATGAGTTCTATGAATTCTTGGTGCAGAATAAGCATGCCTTGTTCCCAACAGCTATTCCGATTCCAACCAAACTCTGCTTCGTCGTAGAATCCACAACATCGGGTTCCTATATCGACAAGCCTATCGGTCCTGCGATCGATGCTGCTCTCACAATGGGTGGTATCCAACATAGCCCGATTCCACTGAAACCAATCACAGTACAGAACCGTACTGCGAAAGCATTGTTACTCATGGCGATGTTCCATGAGAACTATAACAAGCAGCGTATCGCACAGAAGCCTGGTCTGGTTCGTCGACACGTATTGGGTGGCCGTCTCAACTTCACCGCTCGGGCAGTAATTACATCGATCAGTGCACCGCACCGTTATGATGAACTTCACATCCCATGGGGCGTTGCATGTCAGCTGTTTAAATATCACATCTTGAACAAGCTCAAGCGTCAAGGCATGACTACAATGGAAGCCCTGGGTTTCCTGTATTCGAATGTGTTGCAGTATAACGATCGGTTGAATAGTGTCTTCCTGGAACTCATCGCAGAAGCGAAAGAGATTGGTCCAGCATCCACCTTCCACCGAAATCCAACTCTGCAGCGTGGTTCTACTCAGCAGTTCTTCATCACGAAAATCAAGACAGACTTGACCGATAACTCGATCTCGATGTCCGTGCTGTGTTTGAAAGCACCTAACGCCGACTTCGATGGCGATCAGCTCAACCTGACCCTGATGCCAGATAACTATCTGACTGATGCTACGGAACGAATCGCTCCACACACGTGGGTATTATCGATTGATGATCCACACGAAATCTCTGGTAACCTGGAACTTCAAGGGCCAGTGGTAGAAACGATCGTGAACTATGCTCACGAAGATTATCTGGGTGCTCCTCCTGAAGCATACCGTCACTTGCTGGATGAGGAGTGGACTGAGTTCGTTCCATTCAAGCAGGCCAAGTATGAATTCACTGGATAGGCTTAACAAATATGAACCCTACACAACAGGGTACGTGGTATTAGGGGACCGATGGAGTAGATGGTGGGTACCTGCAATTATCCTTGGTCGTGTAAACGGTCATCGGAGAGTTGTGGATTACGACGGTAACCATTGGTTCATTGATGTCGAAGAGCAATTCAGTCTGACCCAACCATGGCGTGGTAAGCGAACCAACTTATACTCCGTGAGCAAAATCTAAAGAGGAACAGGCTTATGATGCAGGCACATGGTGTCGACCTTTTGGACATCTGTGCAGGTGGCCATTTGGATATGAATACCCAGTCTTGGCTGGGTGACAGATCTGATGCACTACGTGCAACAATCTCTACAACAGCTACAAACTTCTTTAACCAAGCAGCAACCCTGTACACCATGATCTCCACGAGCGATGCTGTACAAGCTCTGCGTAACCTCACGGTTAAGACAGAGAATGCATGGCAGTCTAACGTAGTGACGTATCTGCAGACAATCGAGCAAGTGCAGTGCGCACCGCTAGTGATGCAGCGATACATCATGGCTCAACCAGATATTCGTCAGATGTATCTGAATGGCGAAGTGTCTGGTTATGGCGAAAGCTATGAGAACCTGCATGGTGATGGAATTGCAGCGAAGCATTATGATTGGCGTCAAGTCATGAGTGGCATTGCTGTAGTAGAAGACGACAGTTGGCAGCATACCACGTATGTAGAAGATACTCGTGACGACACAGAACTGACTGTGTTCGAGAAGGTGGACATTCTCCGTACCTGGAACGTAGTGCAATCTGCGTTGAGTGCAGCTGAACAAGATCCAACTTCACCTGAAGGGTTGATGCTGGGTTAAACAACATAATCGCCTATCCTTCGGGATAGGCTTTTGAGGGCTTCATGTGGAACTGAAATATTCGAATCGGTTAGAACTGTTCGTGCATCAAACAGATGGTCGTCCAGTTAGTTTGGATCTGAGTAAGCTGGACCAACCAGGAAAAGCAAGTCTGCGGGATAGTGTTCGCACTTACCGTGTAGATGGATTGGAGCTGATCTGCGAACGCACTCGTGATGGCAATTGGCAACTCAGTGAAGCTATTAATAGCAAAGGCTTCATCTCTGATGTCCTTGTGGTTGCAGAAGACATGAAACTCCATGCGGCTATCCGAGGTACAGATGTTTAATCCAATTCGTCACCCGTACCAAATCGGTGTAGAAGACGGCGGTGGTTCCATTCACTGCAATCGCATGTATTCGCCCCCAGAGAAACTGGTACAGCTCCGTTATCATGAAACCTTCCAACACTGGGTACATGGCCCAGAAGGTCGCATTGTTCTCGCATTCATGGGCGATGCACCAGAACCAGTTTGCGCAATCAATGAAGTGATCACTATTAAAATACGTGATTACGTTATTGAATGTAAGAAGACTGCCCCTGCACAGTTCATGATTCTAAAGATCAAAGCTAGCAATGGTGCACTTTTCAATACGTTGCAATTGCATCACACTGACCCACTCGTTAAAATGATTCGCGCCTTCGTGACGGTACCTGTCACTGACATGTATAAATGATCATTGAGATCGACACGCATGGGCGTGAAACATATGTGATGCACAAAAACCCCGGTGCACTCTCAATCAAATTCGCTGATCAACAGGAAAGAAGAATGACTACTCCAACCGCAGAACAAACCGTACCAACACCTGCCGCTAAACGGGGCCCTCGTTCTTTCGAAGGAGAAGTGTTCACTCTGGTCTACAATCCAGAAACCAGTCATTACGACCTGGCGTTTGAAGGTAAGCAATTCCCGATTCGTTTCCAAGCTCCTGAGGCATTCGGTGCTTTGATCAACCCACTGGCCGCTGGCATGAAGCACAAGTCGGGCCGCCATACCTTCAAGCTGGAATTCGAAGAAGATCGTCTGTCGTTGATCACCAATGATGATAACGTAGATGCCGATACTGCGTTGACTCGTTCGGTAACAGTTCGATTCGATTCGCCAATCAAAGAGTGGATTCGTGTAATCCTGGAACTGCCTGTTGAAAAGGCACTGCGCGCCAAGTAATACATCGGGGACTTCGGTCCCCAACCCTTGTTTTTTCTTTCGGCTTACTCTATGACTCAATAAGAGAATAGGGTAATACCATGGCCGAAAAATATATCCCCACGATGAGTATCAAAGGTTGGATTGATCACCCTGAAGATAAAGCTGACTATGTCATCTCTTGCTTCATGGAATCGAACTATTCGATGTCTGTACTCCATCGTGACCAAAACATTTCATTACAATATCTGTTGAAGGTCTATGCTAACCGGATGTTAGATCTGGAAACTAGATTGCAAGATGAACTTGATGCCAAACTGAAAGCATCGTTTAATGAGCAGTCTAATGCAAACGTAACGGTTGTGGAAGATCCAGAGAATCCTAACCAATACACGATCAACTTTACAGGTTATGTAGTGACCGCTGAGAAAACGTTCACTGTGGGTTGGATGGTACAATTCCAAGACTCACGTGTACTCAAAATTGCCAAACTGAATAACGGTGTTTAAATGACTGATGCAGCTGTAGAACCAACCAGCCTGGAACAAGAAGAATCGCAAAACATGCGTATCCGTAATCTAGAGAAACGTATCCACCTGCTGGAAGAACGTCTCCTAGTAACCGATTCTGCACTGGAACGCGTTATCTCCCTGGTGCGTGAGAATGCCCAAGCCCAAGCGCGTAAGATGCTGGAAACTCTGTCCGGCGTATTCCATGGTCTGTCTGATCAACTGTCCGCTATCTCCGCTATCCCAACTGTTGAACAATACGGTGTGCAGCGTGTAGATGAAGGTACTCCGGGTAGTGTAATCGTTTCCCGTAAAGGGGATGTCTACACCTTCGCTAATAGCGACGCTCCAGAAGTCCTGATCAACCAAGGTACTGAAATCCTGGTAGATGTATTCAATCGCAAACAATGTCTCGCTGATGGGGATACCGCTTGGTTTACCCTGTTCCTAGATAGCAAGGTGCCAAATGACGGAATTCCCGCAACCCCAGAAAGTGCAGACGAAGTCAGCGCGTGATGAACGCATTGCACGGGAACTAGGGGAGCGTCCGAAAGAATACGCTTCTAAGATCCTGGACTTCGTGGATGAGCATCTACCGACTATTAATGAATCGGCATTTATTAAGCAAGTAGTTCCATTGCTTGAGAAGATCCTGGTTCCGGCTAACCGCAAGGCGTATCAACGTTTTGTGGTTGACCTGATGATGCCTCTCAAAGTCGTGGATGACCATGACAAGACTAAAGTAGTACACGTCGTACCAGCTTTGTCTCGAACACCCCGCACTACGATCCCACAAGCGGATGGTGGCTTATCTGTGGGTGATGTCATCCACAACATGAACCGTTACCGGGATCTGCATCGGATAGATCTGATTGATGATACAATGCGAGGTTTCTTGCAGCGTATTACAATCCTACCCGACACCATCGACGATATTCTTTTACCTATCCACCGTATCTTACAGGTGTATGGCAGAGAACTCGATGTTACTGCAGATGCCAAAAACCCATTGGGTAAAGATGCACTTCCTCCGTCAGCGGATGTCAGGGGGGAGCTCGTCTCTACTCTGTCGCCACCATCCAGCTGTTTTACTGACGAAGAAGATGAAGACTGATAGAACCAAAATGCCAGGCGTCTTTCGTTATCTAAGTTTAGGCGATGTCCATCTCGGGCATCGTTCTACTCCAGCTAGTATGATTATCCGTAACTTGGAACTTACCATTACGGATGAACTATTAAAAGAAGTAGACATGTTGATCATTACAGGTGACCTGTTCGATCGACAGCTGAACAATGGTGATGAAGTCGTACACCAAATCAACCGTTGGATTACATTACTGATGCTGCGTTGTGCAGCGTACAAAGTAATGATCCGGATTGTTGAAGGTACACCAAGCCATGACCGTGAGCAATCACGATTCTTCACCGAACAACGTATCAACGCAAACATCGACGTTGATCTGCACTATACCAAGAATCTGTCCATCGAATACATCGAGAGATTAGATTCATATTTCCTTTATGTTCCCGATAAGCATAATCCGTCCACTGATGTGACACTGAAAGAAGTGAAGCAACAGATGGCTGAGCTAGGTATTGAGCAAGTTGACTTTGCAATCATGCATGGTGCTTTCTCTTATCAGCTCCCAGCTATCGTTCCTGAGCCGACTCACAACGAGGAAGAATACCTCAAGTTGGTTAAGCATCAGATCCTAATCGGCCATGTTCATTTAATGACCATCAACGAAAGGATTTTGGCAGCCGGTAGTTTTGATCGGATCTGTCACAATGACGAAATTGCTAAGGGGATGTTTAAAGTTACCGTTAAAGAAGACGGGACTTGGGAACGTGTGTTCATTGAAAACAGAGGGGCAAAGAAATACGTCACTCTAGAATGTCATGGCATGGATACCAAACAACTGAACTATGCGATTAGAGAATTCATCAAGGATCTGCCAAAAGGATCTTCGGTGCGTTTACGTTGCAATCCGAATGACGTAGCCAATGGCGACATTGATACGTATCGGCGTGAATATGTTCAGTTGGATTGGCAAATCACAGTCGACAAAATAGAATCGAAAAAGAACTCGGTGGCTGAAACGTTCCAAGCCTTTGATATGGCTCAGTTCAAAGAAATCACTCGAGATTCTATCAAGGAACTCCTGGTACCCGCGTTGGCTAAGTTTGCTCCTGATGAAGCTGCCATCATGCGATGCCTGCAACGACTGGACGGCTTAGCCTAGAGGCATTAAATGGACATCATCGAAAGAGACGTAGGGCAGATACCGGTCAGTATCGGCACCTCTCTTGCATTCGAAGGTTTACTGGGAATCCACCCGAACCAACCAATACAACCGACTAACGTCAAAACCATTCAGACCATCTGGGTTAACATCCGTACTCTTTCGCGAAATCTGTTTCAGGCTGTGCCAACAGAGAAAGCGTTAGAGATGGATTATACCAACTCAGTGCAAGTGCTACTGAACGAGACTCAAGTTCTCCCAGTGGCACTTGCACAACAAGGGTATACCGGTAAGATCCGTTACTACCTAGCCTCTAAGGATGCAGTCAAATGGGCTTTCCCCAAGGCTAACTTCAAAGAGCTCAAGTCACCTAAACAAATTGCATACGACATGTTCGAACGTTTTGTTAGCATTGAACTTTATCAACAGATGAAGGCTGCTAACATGGATGTGATGGAGATTGACCGTAAGCCTAAGTCTGGTGAAGGTATCGTAGCGATCTTAACGCATTACCCACATGAACTGTTGTGGAAGCCTCAGTTCAGCCGCCTGTTGCTATTGGAATCCCACACAGGGAAACTGAAGACTTACAACACGTGGTATACGAAGTTAAACGGCATCAGTGAAAACGAATACCCCATGCCATTCACCGAGTTTACACTACAAGTGTTCGGTGATGGCGAACTCATAGCTCCGCAACAACCACGTAAGATCCTGACAGAACTCAAACAGCTTTCTAAGGATAAGAAGTGGACAGGTATTACGACTCCAGACAAACTCTATCACGATGTCATGAGTTCGTCTAAGGAATTGAAAGACCTGTATAAGCTACTCAGGAAATAATACTGGGTAGCCCAATGTTACGAGACTAAATCTGCATGCGCATGCAGCTAACTAAAAAAGCAAACATTCCGATCGGAGAAACACCATGTCCCAAGGCAACATGCCAGCACCAATTCTGAACGCATTCTCGGTCATGTCGACCTGGCTGTACGCAGCTCCTGTTCAGGGTTCTACCAAACGTCCATCGATCCGCTTTGCTGTTCGTGGTAACGTACCGACGATCTTCACCAAGACCGGGGTAGATGGCGATGAGAACCATGGCAAGATCGACTTCCGTATGGATCTCGCAACCTTCGCTGCGGCAATGCATTACATCAAGCAACTCGTGAACAAAGTTGAAGGTGTTCCAACCAAACGTATTTTCATCTATCAGGATGACTTCCTGGCAGGTAAGAAACTGGACAAAGTAATTCCTCTGTCCAAGTGGGAAATCGGTCGTGCACAAGACGGTCGTGTATACATGGCAGTGCTGTCTACCAAGACCAGTCGCCCACGTATCCCATTCTACTTCGGTCCATCCAAGTATCACTCCATCCAGAATGGTGATGGTTCTGAGATCACCCCGGTAGAAATGTCTGAAGCCTATGCAATGGGTTTCATGGTCCCAGCTGAAGCAATCGTTTACAACCTGATGGTTTCCTCGTTCGACGAGAATGCCAAGAACGTTGCTAACCCAGCCAACTTCGCTGGTGGTAGTGGCGGCGGTGGCGGTAATCGTGGCGGTAACTTCGGTGGTGGTGGCCAACGTAGTGGCGGCAATAGCTACAGTGGCGGCGGTAGCAGCTCCCCTGCCCCAATGGCAGATGCTGGCTTCGGCGATGTAATGGATTTCTGATAAAAGTATAAGGCGTCCTCATTAGAGGATGCTCTATGCCCCAACTGCGGGACTGGAAAAAATCTCAGATCTATATTACTACTTTAGATATCTGAAGAGTAAAAACGATGGCAATGTCTGACTGTATCAAATGTTGGGAAACACCATGCTGCTGTGGCCACGAATACAAAACGTATCCGTTGTCTAAGCTGCTTGAGATCTACGATGTGGTAAAGAAAGAACTCGTCAGTCGGGGTAAACTTCCGGAAGAAGAGAATGTAACACCACCGCAACAATGAGGGCTCCATGCAATTATTGGTTTCTGGTATTCAAGGTAGTGGCTTCACAGAAGTAACTGCAGAACACAAGGGTAAAAGGCTTGCGTTCACCACAAAGATCTACTGCAAGGTAAAACTAGCAGATCAACAACGAGTCTTTAAGGAGATTAATAGTTACTGGGAATTCCTCGGTGAAGCGCCTCAAGAGAAGATCTGGGAATCTTATCAGAAGATCCATGAGATTCTGAACATGTCGTTGGATTCCATGCGAGTAGCAATGTCGCTGAGACATTACATTCGTGAACTATATACACACATGCCAATGAACGGCATGCGTCGTTGGTTGTCGACAATGGGTAACTTGTTTATCCCAGTTGAAATCGAACGTGTGATTACAGCTGAGTCCCGTTACAACAAGAAAGACCAGACGTATCTCGAGCACGAATATATCAACCTGGCAACTGTCTCGTTGGCTATCCGTCCGATGATTCCGATCTTTGGTGAGTATCTCGAAAGCAGTTCCGAGTATGACCATAACAAAGAAACGGAAGTGTTGGGTCTGCTGCATGATTGTGAAGTAGCGAACTGGCCGTTGAATGAAGTTGGTCCTCATGGCGAGGAAGTTGATACCGCATTCGATAAGCTTGCTGGTTATGTGCAGTTCTGTGTGGAAGATGAACCGACCACACTCGGTCGACTGTGGCGTGGGATGTCCTCGGTAGAAGTACCAGTACACTTGCGATCCAAAGTTCTGGTTCGTCGATTGACGATTGTTCCTCTGGATGACATTACATCGTTCTCCATTGTAGCAAACGCATACCGCTACGTTCGTTCTATCATCAACCCGAATGAACGAACCACAGCGGAACGAGTCAATGAAAAGAAACCCGAGTCTGGTGGAGATGAAGATGAAAAGACTTCCTTTCTCGAAGCGCACAAAACCAAGCATCGGGTGCCACCAGGTGACATTGAAGCCTTCAACATCGACACTTACGATCATGTCAAACTCGCCCAGCGGGTTGATCCTACAGTTTGTCTGAAGAAGCTTCAGCAGTGCCTGAGTGCAATGAAGAATGTTCAAGGTGTGGCAATCAATCCACATCAAGTCAAGATTGCCCAATGGGTAATGGCGAAAGCATTCCCAGCCAAAGCATTCTATCACACCAACAAGATCGCTACGAACAACATGCTTGCAACTTCTCAAGCATTGCTCTGGCATTGGGGCTTCCTGGACATCGCGGTGTTCCAGCAAGTTGAACTACTCAAGCAAGGTGAATCGGGTTCTCAATTCCAATTGGGTTCTACTCGAACGAACTCTCGCATTCCGAATCGTTATAAAGACGAACTGAATGAACTGTTCCCTCACCAGAAGGCGCCACAGTATACCAATGCCGGTGTACCGATGCGTACTGAGAATATGGCAGGCACTGCAATCAGTACTGCTACCGCATCTATCCATGCTTCCAATTGGATCTATCGCGGACCGGATGAACTGTATAAAGAAGCTGGTCAAGTGACTAGCAACCAAGTGCTGGTGATTCCGCAGACAATCAAGGCTACGCTGACAGAACTCGTTCTGCATCTGGGCCGTCTTAATAAGTAATCAAGAGGTAGATCAATGTACAACGCCATGACTGGTATGGGCAACCCTAACGTTCGTATTGGTAATCTCGTTCTGGTTCAATCCGGTACTTACCAAGAGCAACACATGCGTCCATTCCAAATGAACGTGTCTAATGATGCAATCAATGCATTGCATTCTGCTACTCGGGGTGGTATGAACCTGGGTGTATCGGCAGTGCAGGATATTGCTGGCACGATCGTTCAGCCTGCAGCTATGACCGAAGGTGTCGTAGGCATCTGTGGTGAAGGTTGGCAGTCCCGTCGTTTCCGTGGTATGGTTCGTGTGCATGAAGAACACCCGATTGTTAAGGGTACTTCTACCCAGCGCATCTTCTTCATCTATACCGATCAGTGCGATGTGTCGTTGGGTAATCTGCTCGACCCACGCATGCGTGTCTATTTCAACTCCGAAACTGTAATCGCTGAGAACGTGAAGCAAACCCCAATGGGACTGCAGAAGTTCGCGAAAGTAGTATCGGCTAACCAGATCGTAACTCCAGTTGACATGATGGCTGGTGGCAATGGTCTGTTCAGTGCTCCATCGTCTCACCTGATCCGTCCTGAAGATATCTTCTCGATCGGTCAGACTGGTGCTATCGTAGAACGTCTCCAGAACTCTGGTCGTTTCGCCGGTACTATCAACCGCATGCATGATCACCGGACTATGGTTGGTGAGTGCGGGGCTTATCAGTATTCCCATCGGCAGGATACTTCTCCAGTTCGTTATGTATCCAACACCCTGAGTGCATTCCAGCATTCCGTGCGTGAAGCAGACATGCTGGGTGATGATCAGTTCGGTAACACTGCAGCTAACTCGAAAGAGCATCTGTATGGTGAAGCTCAAGCATTCTCCGCTAACCAGAACATTCACTCTAACTCCTTCTTGGCTATTCTGAAGGAACGTGCGAATTACATGGAACGTGGTTTCGTGACTTGGGGTGAGCTGTGTGCATTGTTCCCAGAACTGGTACAGCAACACGGTTGCGCACAATGGTCGATGGACAATGGTCAGTCGATGCGGAAAGTGAACTTCGCTGATCACTCGATGCACTTCCATGGCGCAGACATGACTTCCATCGCGGCGTCTACTCTGGCTCAAACCATTCCATCGCTGATGATGGATACATTCCTGCGACATGTAAGTTTCGCAGTAACCAATGGTGACATGCCTGGGCAGTATCGTTTCGAGTTCCATGGTGAAGGCGTTAAGTCTATCATGGAAGGTGTAGACATGCGTCCGTATCTGGTAGAGTTCGAACGTCGTCTGGCAACAGATTGCTTAAACACTATCTCGATGAACAATCAGATCCCATTCCAACTGTCCATGTCCTCCGACCTGGCTGGTGATTCGGTAATCGATATCTCGCTACAAGGTGAATCGATCATTCGCTATGTAGCTCCGACTTTCACCGATGGTCTGTTCGCTCCAATCATTACCCGCGATCCTGCGAAGGCAAGCAAAATCGCATGCGACATGCTGTATCTGGTGTCGGAAGTTGTACCGAATGCTCCGAAGGCATCTGCGCTCCAAGCAATGGCTCAAGGTGGCGCAATGCAAGAACAGTTCATGGTTACGCCATACATGCATCCAACCATGCCAGCTGCTCAATATAACCCTGCTCAAATTCAACAAGGTGCTCTGAATGCTGTCTCTTTCGAAGGTCTATGAAGGTATCCTGAAGTCCATGCAATATGACGTGGACGAAACAGGACTGGTGAGTATCATTACTCCCACAGGTACTAAGGCCGAAGCAACCGTAGGCGGCGCCCGTCTGGTAGTTCCAACTCAGAAGCGTCTGCGTGATGGCTTCACGGAAGACCTGCAACCGTATCACCCATTGTGCGAGTCCATCTCGCGCCGTGGTACTTCCCCAGTACTGCAACACATGCAGCGTTCGGTAAAACAGCATCTGGGTTTCCTGGTGTCGTTCCTGGCCGATGCTTTGGTGAAGATGTCTCTGAATACCAGCATCCATAAAGACCTGCCACCCGACATGTCCGATGTGCTGATGAAGCTTACCGGTGTAACTGATAAGACTCAGTCGATCCTGGACAAGCTGATCCCTGCTGCACACAAACAGAATAAGCTGGTAACAGTTTATCTGAAAGGCGCTGGCACATTCCAAGGTCAGAAGGTTAATCGGATTGCTGTAATCCGTTTCCCGATCCTGGATGAGTTGGACAATGATTCTGATAAAGACATGGTCCTCGGTGTTAAGGTTCCAGCCAAGCAGCGTAAAGTGATCTCTGGTCTGCTGCGTCTGATCATTCCATTCGGTGATAGCCCTGAAGAATATTCGGCTGGTACCATCAGTCGTGTAGCTCCATTCTTCACAGCGTTCCTGCAGGCGTATCACAAGATCGCAACCCGCATGAACCAATCGATCAATCGTTTCGCTGGTCCTCTGGCATTGCCTCTGAAACCAATCGAACTGTTCCCACTGGAATGGATCGACCAGTTCCCAGCAATCTACAACCAGATCCCATCGTTGAATGGTAATGATGGCGGTACCGATGAAGTAGCTGAGGAAACTCAAGCAGCTCCACAAGTACAGCAACAGCGTCAATCACAGAACAATGTGGTTACTCCGACTCTGCAGAATACCATGCCGCAGATTGGTAGTCACATCGCTAACCAGTTCAACTTCAACCAGCAGCCAGTGGTTCCACAGAACCAACGACCAGCAGCAGCTTCTGCACCACAGAACCAGAAGCCTAAGCAAACCGTAGCTGATCTGATGCGTGGTACTACTCCACAAATGCCTCAGATGCCGCAGTATGCTCCACCGCAACAAATGTATCAGCAACAACAGCAATACCCACAACAGCAGATGGTTAACCAATATGGCCAGATCATCCAGCAGCAGATGCCTCAGATGCATGCAGGCGGTCAGGCTCAACTGCCATGGGTAATGCAACAGCAACAACAGATGCAACCACAGAACCCGTACTTGCAAGTGTTCCAACAGCCTCAGATGCAACAGCAACAACCGCAGGTGATGCAGTACGGCCAATACCCACAACAACAGATGTTCCAACAACCACAACAAGTCCAATACGGAAGTAACGGACTGTAACGGCATATTGGGAGCCTTAGGGCTCCCAATTGCTATTTAAATTTTCTACTCATATAGAGTCGAACGATGTTGTCAATCTGGTTTTGGTTAGGCCTGATCAACACTGGTCGAACCAATGGGTTACTCGGATCACGCATTTCTTTAGCGAATTGATTCGGATTAGTCATTCCATTTATACGCAGATGAATGAAGTGGTATTCTGGAGGAATGCCCTTCTCCACTAGGTAACCGTAAAAATCACCTTCATACTGATAGAAGAGATCCAATGGGATGTCCTCTACTGCTGCGGCCCGGTTGATTAGTAAGTTGAGATGCGTCTCTAACACCAATCGGAAATCCGAGTCGTAATATAATTCCGATCCCGGTTTAGCCATTTTGTTGAAAATCGTGAAGGCCATTGTAGTTTTCCTATTGCATTGGATTTCAGATATATATCACACTATTGCTAACCAAACAGGAGCAATGCCAACAGTGTATCAAGTCTCTGAAGCATATCAACAAAAACTGCGTGATCGTAACATTGATGAAACGCTATTGGGTAATGCGTGTCTCGATCCGTTTTATGGAACGACATCGTCTGCACGTGGTGCCATGTTCTTGTCGCACATTGGCCAATCCCCAGAGTCTGAAGGTTGTGAACCTCGCCGATTCCAGGCTGGTATGGAAATGCAGTTTGGTGAATACACATTCGATGTGAAGTTCCCAGTAGACTGTGTGATCCTGAACGTTATTCGTAAGTATCCTACCTCGGGTATGGGTTCTGCGATTCGACGTAACCCAGTGACTACAATCATCTTCGAACATTATTACGATAAGCATAAGACGAAAGATGTCTTGCATATCAGTGACTATTGCTCGATGCACCAGGACTTCGGTTTCAAGCTCGAAAAGAACAAGAAGGTAATGGAGAACCTGGTCCCAGGCCAGATGTTTGCCAAAGGTACTGTCATCGCACAAACCCGTGCTGTTCGTGAAGACGGAATGTGGGGTGGCGGTGTAAACATGAATGCCATGTTCATGTCGATGCCTGGTACTATTGAAGACGGATTCGTGTTCTCTGATCGTGCATTGGAGAAGCTCAGTCCCCGCATCTATAACGATGCGATCGGTAACGCTGGTCGTAAAGCATTCTTCCTGAACATGTATGGCGATGAGAATCTCTATAAGCCATTCCCAGACATCGGTGATAAGATCCGTCCTGACGGTGTGGTCTTCGCTCTACGGGATCTTGATCCAGATCTGTCTCCAGCAGACATGACTTCTCGGGCACTGATGACACTCGACCGAACATTCGATCGGGCTACTATCGGTATCCCAGGTGCAACTGTAGTTGATATCAACATCTATCGTGATGATCGGGTTAACCCATCGCACACACCACTCGGTATGGATGAACAGCTCGTTAAGTATCACACGGCGCTGTCGAACTATTATCGAGAGATCATGAAAGTCTATCAAGGACTCTATGGTCGTTGGAAAGAATCGCTACGGATCACTCCAGCATTCCACCAACTGGTAGTAGAAGCTCAGATCCATCTACCTGTTAAACAAGAACAGCGTAAGCTCAGCCGGATGTATCGTCTGGAGCCATTGGATGAATGGCGTGTAAGTCTCACCTATGAAGCTATCAAGATGCCTGGTGGTGCTTATAAAGCTACCGACTGGCACGGTGGTAAGGGTGTAGTCTGTGAAGTGAAGCCATGGCAGGATATGCCAGTAGACCAATGGGGTAACTATGCCGACGTTGTGATCTTCGGTGGCTCTACCATGCGACGGTCGAACTATGGTCGACTGTATGAACAAGGTCTAGGTGCAGCTGCACGAGATCTGGTACAGCGTCTGCGTGTAGAGAAAGGCCTGGATCGTCATGAGACTCCAACTGAAGCCCAGTTGAAAGCAGTAATGGCAGATCGGGAATGGGTTGACTATGCTTTCAAAGAGCTGATCGACTTCTATCACATCGTAGCGCCATCGATGCCAGAGATCTTGCTGGATCAACCTGAACCTGCACAGCATGTGTATCACGTATTGCGCGATCAGTATTATCTGTTCACCCCGGTAACAGATCAGGTAAGTCTGATGGAGTGCGTTAACAAGATCACGAACTCTCGGTTCTGCCCGAACTTCGGTCCTGTAACATATCGAGATCAAGCTGGGCGTGTAGTGACTACGGTCAAGAACGTCTTGAGTGGTTATCTGTATATCATGCTGCTGGAGAAGATCGGTGAAGACTGGTCCGCTGTAGCTTCTGTGAAAACACAACCATTCGGTCTGCCATCGAAATTGAATAACTCTGACCGGGCATCTACTCCTGGTCGTGAAACAGCTATTCGTTCTCTTGGTGAATCGGAAACCCGCTCGTATAACTCGGTAGTCGGTCCAGAGCCTACTAACGAACTGGTAGATCAAACCAACAACCCACAAGCGCACATCGCGGTAGTTAACTCTATCCTGACTGCGGACATGCCAACCAACATCGCCAGAGCAGTTGACCGTAAGGTAATCCCATTCGGTAACTCTCGACCAGTTGCATTGCTGAATCACTTACTGGAATGTCGAGGTCTGCGCCTCGTCTATAAACCAGACTCCGAAATCCGTTACGCTGCTTGAGGTATTAATGAATCATTACAAAGCCCGTGACTTGCTGAATCTGTCTTATGAACAGCTATGGGCACTGCCCTCGGAATGGCACGTCATTGAGTTTGATGATGGAAAGCAGTTACTAGCTCGGGATCGGATCACTAAGCTGTCCGTTCTGAACTGGTATCCGCTGAAAGCGTATCCAGATGTACCGATCTTGAAAGAGTATCACATGGGTTCGAAGCGAGTGACTGCAAAGTCACTCATCACCCACCTGAACAAAGTCATCTGGGGTATTCACGATCATACCAACGAAGAAGCTGATCCAGAGCACCTGGCTCGGTTAGCAATCGAAGCAACTAACTGGTTGTATAACGAATGTACGGTGAATCTATCCCCGTATGTAGCAACGCTGTCGATGTTCGATATCGCTGAAGTATATAACCACCCAGCAATCCGGGAAGCAAACGAGAACGTAGAAGAATCCACCTATGGCATTGAATCCGTCGCGTACAAAAAGATCGGTGCAGCGTTCGATGACATTGCGAACTTTCGTGGTAACTCCATCATTGAAGGTTATCGGTCTGGCACTCAGAAGCTGGAACAACTGCTGCAAGCATTTGGTCCACGGGGTTATCCGACTGACATCAACTCGGACATCTTCGCACATCCGGTAACAGTTGGCTATGTAGATGGTATCTGGGATCTCTATGGTTCCATGATCGAATCTCGTTCAGGTACCAAAGCGTTGCTCTATAACAAAGAGCTGCTGCGGGTAACTGAATATTTCAACCGGAAGTCTCAGCTGATCGCTCAGTATGTACAGCGTCTCCACAAAGGTGATTGCGGTACTCCAATCCTCATCGACTTCCCGGTCCTGAAGAACACACTCAAAGCTCTGCGCGGTAAGTATTATCTGCGTGAAGATGGCGTGATGGATTGGATGCGCGGTGATGAAACGCACATGATCGGTAAGATGATCAAGATGCGTTCGGTACTGGGTTGTACTCACCCAGACCCGGCCGGTGTATGTTCTCGTTGTTATGGTCGGTTGGCATTCTCGATCATGCGTGGGACTAACATCGGTCAGGTATCTGCCGTATCGATGGGCGATAAGATTACCTCATCGGTATTGTCCACTAAACACACCGACGCAACCTCTGCGGTAGAGCAGTTCCAAATCACTGGTGCCGTAGCACGATATCTCCGTGATGGCGATCAAAGTGAAACGTTGTATTTGAAGAAAGACTTGGCTAACCAAGGATATAGACTAATCATCAAGACAGCTGAAGCAACATCTCTAGCCGACGTACTGATGATCAAAGACCTATCGGCATATCCAGCTGAAAGTGCATCTGAACTGACACACATCGGTTTGATTCGCACTGTCGAAGGAGAAGATCTGGGTGACATTCTCCCAGTGTCGTTGTATAACCGTAAGGCAAGTCTCTCCACTGAAATGCTATGTCACGTACAACGAGTAGGCTGGATCACAGACAACCGCGATAACATCGTGATTGATCTGACAGGGTTCGACTTCGAACAACCATTCCTGACGTTGCCTTATAAGCACGTGAACATGTACGAGTTCATGAAGCGCGTACAATCGTTCCTGCACTCCGGTGACAATGGCGATGGTTCTAAGTTGTCCTCAGACAAGGTTGGCTTCACTAGCAAAACCTATCTGAAGAACTATAAAGATCCAGTCGATGCTATTGCTGCATTCGCTGCATTGATCAATGAGAAGATTCGTCTGAACATCGTTCATTGTGAAGTTCTGGTATACGCTATGATGATCGTATCGGCGTCTGCTAAGGATTACAACTTGCCAATCCCAGGTATCACGGGTTCATTCGAGAAGTATAACAAAGTAATGGACAACCGTAGTCTTGCTGGCAAGCTGGCTTTCGAGAAGCAGCATGAGCCACTTAATAACCCAGGCAGCTTCCTGTATAAAAACAGGATCAACCACCCTTACGATACAGCTGTAATGGGGGGTTGCATGTCCTAAGCGGAGGACGAAGTTTGGAGGGCTTCGGCCCTCCATTACTCGTTAATTTTTTTATGGAACCACTGATTACAGCCGAGAGGTATACCCATGGGGTACGCCTATCTGGTTATTCCAGGGAGACACTGTATAAACTACAGCGCTTCTTGGATACGTTACTGTTACGGGAACCAACTAAAGTCCAAGGCCGTATGGTCATGGTTACTAAGAAGAAGTACTATGGCATAACGGAAGACAACCGAAGCATCTTTATCCATCGAAACTCTTACCCCGCTCTGGTTAAGCATCTAGCAAATGTACAAATCCCAGAAGAACGGATCAGGGTAATTGATATCGTGGTGCCTACTGCTGCACCGGCTAGGTTCGTGGTAAAAGAAAAGTTCTCAATGCGGGACTACCAGGAAACAATCCTGGAAGATATCTTGAGACCACATCTCCATTCGGCTCGGGTAGACCTGCAAACGGGTAAAGGGAAAACGTACACAAGTCTGGAAGCTCAATCGTCTCTGGGGTGTCGTACCGTTATCATGGTTCCGCCTAAGTACTTCGGTATCTGGGAAGAAGCATTGAAAGACGTCTACGAAGATATTGACTTGCGTTACGTTCGTGTGAGTGGATCTGCAGAATTGCAAATGATGATCAACCGTGGCATCGAGAATGACCTTGATGGTATCGATGTTATATTGATCTCTAACGTTACCTATCGTGCGTATATTGATACGTTCGAGCGCCTGGGTGACAAGATCGACACTGTTGGCTATAATGCTCCTCCGCCTCGTTTCCACGAAGCGTTGAAAGTAGGCTTGCAGATCAACGACGAAATCCAAGAAGACCCAGGTCTGTTGTTCCGTACGGACATGTACACCAACGTTGCAAAACAGATCTATCTGTCGGCTACTCCTTTCACGGGGAATGACTACGTTACAAAGATGATCGACTTGATGCTCCCTCCAGAGACATGCTGTCGGTTACCTAGTTACGATTCGTATATCAACGTGGTTGGTGTGCTGTACAGCGAGCCTGCAATTCAGTCTCGTGATTATCTGACTCCGTTTAAGAACACGTATAACCATGCGCGTTACGAAACGCAGATGATGAAATCGAAGAAACGTCTGGAAGCTTACAACCTGATGGTTTCTCGAATTCTCTATGGTCAGTATATCTCGGATCGTATTCAGGAACAGAAAGCCCTAGTACTATGTGCTACGGTTGCTTTCATTGATCAACTTGTTAAGTACTTGAAGGTTAAGTATCCCGATATACAGATCAATGAACACGTAGCTGGTTCTCCTTACGCACGATTGATGTTGAACGATGTAACGGTATCGACTATTAAGTCATCCGGTACTGGTGTTGACATTCCTAACTTGCGTGAAGTGATCCTGTTACAAGCAACGGACTCGAAGAAGGATAACATCCAGATCCTAGGCCGCCTGCGTAAGTTGAAGCTGTTTGCTGACGTGGTCCCACGTATGACATACCTGGTGTGTCAACACATCCCACAACACGTCAAGTACCACAAGAACAAGGCTGACCACTTCGCTGGTAAGATCTTGAACATGGTTCTCAGAAAAATTAGCTAGTCCTTCGGGGCTAGCTTTATTCCGTCTAGAGGTTTAAATGCAATACGCTTACTTCGCTTTTCTAATAGCTATCGTCATAACGCTAGGTGCCGTCTGGTACCGTGATTGGAAGTATCCATTCATGCAGCGTACCCCACACTGGACAAAGTCCCTGTCGCACAAGATCGCTAAGATTGCATTCTGTGTAGCCTTGGTGTTTATGGCTACCTTCCTTTATATGTACTTCAAGGAAATGATTTAAATAATCTAAAGGACTATATTACAATCGTGAATATAGTCCAACATAAGGAGCTCCATCATGTATTGGGCACTCGTCTTCTTTGGTCCTGTTATACTCATGCTAGTTGGCTTGGGTGCAGCAGGTTCAGCTATTGCAATGATCGCTGATAAACCACGTCGTACAATGACCTGGATTATTAGTCCGGTGATGGTTGCACTGGGTGTTGGCATCTTCTTCAGTGGTATCACACTGTTTGATTTCGTACTCACAAGTATCAAATAAGGAACAATAATGCTTTTCGCAATTATGACATTATACGCTGCCTACCGTGGTATCTGGTGGATAGTTGACTGGCAACAAGGTAAGTTCACTGCTACTACATTTTCATGGGCGGTCAATTGCGTCATGGCATGTGTTGCAACAATTTGTGTTGTTGCAATTATCTTCTCGACCAGTATCAACATGACCGCAGGTGAATCTGGTTTTGGTATTAACATCGTCTTCGCATATGAATTAAAAGCTAAGGAGTAATCATGATTACCGTTCTAGGCATGCTAATGGTTGTACTCGCTTTCTGTTTGCTGTTAGCATACCTACAAGGCTATCTGTGGCACGGACTGCCAACAGCTATACTCTGCGTTACCTTTATGGTTATCAGCTGTGGTGTGCTGGTATACGGTCTTGAAAGTGAGACTCCAGGTGGCCTCTATTATAAATCCGATCACCCACAGCTAAAGGAGGTAAAAAATGGAATACTTGTCCGTAGTTGATTACTTTCATGGTGCTGGTGGGATGCTGTTGATCGGTATCCTAGTAATGGTTGTCGCTTTCGTAATGCATGTTAGTGAGAACAACATGAACCATGCAGTTTATGAGTTCGTTGCTCTCATTTACATAGGTGGGACCTTAGGGTTAACCTTGTTCTTCATCGCAATTCCTACACTCTGTTTTATCCGTCCAATCTTGATGTGTTATCGGGTGATGTAATGCTTTTGAATATGGCTACATTTGTATTGATGCTGATGTTTTGTCTAACTCTGCCTGGTGGGGTCTGGTTAGTCTATCGTCGTGAGTATGAACCTGAATTCATAACACGGCATCGTAAACTACTATTGTGGATTCTCTCCACAGTGACTATCCTTACGGTGGTATCAACAGGGATCTGTATGTATGAGATCTCTTTGATTCAGGAACGCTTACTTTTACCATAACGGCATAAAGCCTCCACCTTCGGGTGGAGGCAATATGTTATTTTTTTTTTACTTCGTCTGACGATTCATGTCCCGAATATCTCGATTCATATCACGTAGAGCCCTGCTCTGCTCATCTACCTTACGCATCATGTCTGTTTCACCGATCTCTAGAATGAATGTGGCTTCGTCATATGGGAGTTCTTTAAACTCGTTATAACTAATACCCCACTGTTCTTTGACATTGTAACGAACATACTTGCGCATTAATGAACGTACCGATCCACCTTCTACTGTATCCTCTTTGTCGAACATACGAACAACATCTAGAGGGTGCTTAGGGTGATCAGGTGGACGAATACCATAGTCGTCCAAATAAGCTTCGCGCAGAAGTATCTCTGCAGTCGATGGTCTTATGGCTCCTACCTCAGCATAAAGCTTATCCAACTTACCCCCACGGGGGCGACGCTGATGGCCGAAGCTATACTGCGTCACGTGCCCATTGGGATCAGACAGATCAACTGCCAGGCGTGTCATCTGTGGGTCTTTGTTCTTATGACCTACTGGTTGACTTTCTGGCCCGCCAAGGTAAAAAATGTCGATACGATATCAAGAGGAATCAAGTGATCGAAACGTTCATGGAACTTCTCGGCCATTGCTGATTCACACACGGAACAGTTCCACGAAGGAATAGCAACCATGCACAGGATAGTATCGTCGATGAATTGCAGTACAGCTGCTTCGAAAGCAGAAGCGTACTTCTTATCCGACATTACGTTGGACAGGTATTCATCAATGACTTCTTCGTTCTCGGTCAAGAGCTCTTCAGTAGAATGAGCATCTTCACGTTGATAGATAGCGTCTACCCAATGAGAGTACTGTCGTGCGCCCGTGATAGAGCCCAGGCGATCGATGTAAGCATTACGGTTAGCGTCACCAGGGGCTTCGTTAAAAGCGCTGTGTGAAGCATCTACTACGCCGTCAATCCATCGGTTGCCAGCATCCCGTCGCTCAGCAATCGAAGGTACACGGAGACGAATGCCAATATCATCAAACCATTTGATAGGCTTTCGACCCAGAGTGGTGTCTTGTGCATATTGATCCAATTCCTCTGCGCGTAATTGACGACCGAATCGAACGTGTAGTAAATCTTTCTGACGTTCTACGAGTTGTGTGATATCGAACCAGGTAAGCGAGAACATGTCCAGCTTAGCTTCTTCAACATGGGTACACTTGGATGGATCAGCGATGCAGGTATGGCGGTAGTTAAAACCACCTGGATACATAGTCGATGCCAAACCGTGGTGCAGAATCGGTTCGTCCAATGCAGACAGACGGTGTTCGATGTCACCAGGAGAAGTAGCAGCCATGTTAGTGTGTGTTACACACTGCAGAGCCAGATCCGTGAGAGCGTTGTTATAAACAGCAATCCGGTTAGAGAAACCTTGCCCTTTGGTAGCACGACCCAAACGAACTGCAACGTTCTGCAGTCGTTGAATCATGTTGGCTACTTCTGTGTTAGTCGGAGTACGCAACCGAATCCAGATACCAGTGTGAGGCATAGGGAATTCATGAGTGGCACCCATACCCGATTTACGGGTAAGATATGCGAGCATATCCGATTTAGCAGGTTTGTCTGACAGTTTGATCTTCGGACGGGATGGACCGATCTTACGACCGTTGTGTTCAAAGAACTGTACCCATTCAGAACCTTCGCGATGCGTAGCACGACGCGGTGTGGTGTTCATGTCGACGTGTTCGATAGCGGACTGGAGTGTCTCCAGCCAATCGAGGTCGCGTTGCTCTGTGGTGATCTCACCGCCTTCAATGTCCGAGAACAAGCGGTTGTGTACACGCAATACTTCTTCAAACGTTTCAGGGTTTTCACGCATGAACGAAATGATAGAAGCCATTGCTGGAATCTTTTCCGAATCAACTGGACGGTCGATACGGAAGTTTACTTTTGGTTGCTTGGGTGTGAACGGTACCAAGACCTCTTCATCACCCGGATCAACTGGATCGTCATCACCATCTGGCGATGTAACCGGAGCAGGGACTACCGGATCGGTAGCCTCTACTTCAATAACCTTTTGCTCTGGTGCTATTTCATAAACTGGAGCAGCAACAGTTTGCGCGAAGTGAACGGCTAGTTCAGCAGGGATCTCTTCGGCGAATTCTTCATCATCTTGAATATGTTGGGACATTGGTATTACTCCGATGCCACCTGACCAGCTGCGAATGTTTTGTACAGGATGTCTGCGCCTACACCGCCTGCTTCCAGGATGGACATTTGCTTCATCAGCTCAGGGCCGACTTGGGTTTCCATTTGAGTTTGAATCTTGCTATACCCCATGGTCAGTTCAGCAACCAGGGTCTGTTCATCTTCAGTTACCGCGCCTTCTTTACCTTCGTGTCGTTTCGACAGAGCAAGCAGTACAGAGGACATGGTGGCCAGGTCTTCTTTCAGAGCGTCGAAGCCCTTTGCGAATTCCTCGTAGTATTCACCCAGTTTGGTACGAACCAGTTCTTCTTCAGCAATAACTGGCAGAACAAACAGCTGTGTGGTTTGCAGTGCTTCACTGTTCAGCAGGAACAATTGTTTCAGGATCGACCAGCCTTCAGTAGCGAGCAAAGTCTGTGCTATAAAGGATTGGGTTTCCAGAGCTTGTTCTTTAGTCATAGCGTCACCGATTTCCACGTTGAGGGTAGTACCTTCACGAGTAACGGATTGAGCAGGAACGATCACTTCGGACATTGGGAGATTCATGTTGTTTCCTTAGGCAAATTTGCGGATTGTTAACATAGTATCACCCACTCAGTATTTTACTTCCAAGGTAAAGATCAACTCATAACGCAACACTATGTTACTAAAATCAAAGGAAGAGGGCTTTTTAATGCAATTCATTATAGACAGTGTACTTACACCACTGATCACAGAAGAGCGTAAGGAGACAATCCTTAGCTGTGTAGCATCACTGGAGTCACTGGACTACCAGGCAGCACTGGATGAGCTCCACCAAGTTGTAGAGATGTCAGATGGCACTGTAGATAATGCGACTATGATCGCACGTATTGACGATGTGATCTGGAATGCTCATGAAACTATTTTCAAACAACATGAAGTACAGGTATCGATGGAGGCTTCACAAGAAGTCCGACAATCTATCGTGGAAGTGTTGTCCAGTTTCAACAAGTATGTAATCCCCGATCAACTATTAATGTTGTTCGAAGGTGGGTTCATGCCAGAAGAGATACTAGCCCATATGTGTCAACTCTTTACTTCGGTGAAGGTAGATGAAGTGTGGCCAGAGATCAAAGATGTTTCTCCTAACCTCATGCGCACAATGCGGGATGAGATTGAACGACAAGTTCGTTATCGTGGGTTAGAAGACACTGAGACTTCCCCAGTACTGCGTGTCAAGATGGTTAACGACTACATTCGTGTATGTGGTGCAGAAACATTCTCTATGCTCTTAGACCTGTCTAATGCTGGTGTCCGTATCGGTACCCGTGAGATCGGTCCTCTTATTCAACAATCACTGGAAGCTCTGGATCGTAAAGAGCCAGAACACGCAGCCCTGGAAATCTTTGGATTAGTATTGATGTCTAATACTCCAGTCGCAGAGATCGAAAAGAAGGTACGTGATTTGATCGGTGATTACACAGATAACAACATGGACAATTCCCGAATGCTTGAATCTGTCAAGCCTTTGGTGAAGCTCCTTAGCGAGTACAAAGAAGATGCAAATTCGTGAGTACTTCATGAAAGGTCTAGAACTAGGCCTTCATAAGAAACGACAATGGATGAACTGTTTGTTCTCAGTGGTGTACAACATCAACGAGTTCGAGCACCACTACGACTATCGACTTTATAAGGACGAACAAGGTTTATTCTTTTTCGTTCCTGGTTCCAAAGATCAGAAGGATTATATCGAAGGTTGGAAAGAAGACGTAGCGCTGCTGCACTTCCGGGACGAGTTCATCCTACAACCCAATGAGCTAATCAACTATAAAGGGCAGGGGCCACTAAAGACCTGTTATGGTAACGTATTCGTTAACCACCTGTGTCTGATTCTACCGTTCGGTGATATCTTCGAATTCCAAGACGGGTTGTTTAACCTGGGTAAGCTGGAAGCCGAGATCCTGAAACGAATGATCGATGATCCACCGGGTAACGAAGATCCCACTATTCGTGCCACTGACGGTAAGTTGTACGTTAGTCAGTACTTGATGTTCTCGGAACACATCCTGACTCTTCCAGCTTATTCCGACGGCTTGGTTACAGCTACGACTAAGAAGTCCCTAATGGCTTCTCCTGATCGTAACCGCGTACGCGATGCTTGGATTGCACAGAACCCTGATCGACTAACTGACCCTGCCGCAGTAGCCGAACTCAGTAACGTACTGAAGAAGCTCGATGACGAATATCTATCCGGTGATGAATCGGAAGAGTTCTATCGTTCTAAGAAGAAGCTCGAAGGTGCACGTAAGAAAGTACATTACATGTTCGGTGCTGAATCTGCATTCTCTGATGGCACTAAAGTAGAGCTGATTGCTAAGTCGTTGGAAGAAGGCATTGACATGGATAAACTTCCGGTCATGTTTAACTCTCTACGAGCTGGTTCTTATAACCGTGGCAAACAAACAGCATTGGGTGGTGAATCGACTAAAACGATTTATCGGATGGTTGGTACTGCACGAATCGTTGAACACGACTGCAATACCCATATCGGTGTTCCTACTACGTTGTATCCATTCATTGCTAAAGACCTTGTTGGTTATGGCATGGTTAAGGATGGGAAGACCACAGTACTTACGCCTGAGTTGATTCATCAGCTTATGTTTAAGACTGTCGATATCCGTGGCCCAATGTCTTGTAAGACTGGTCGTGATGTAGACAAAGGGATTCTCGGTAAAGGTAAGAACGTTTGCGCTGTATGTGCTGGTTCTGCTTTGGCTGAAAACCCTAACGGTATTCCTGCAGCTGCTGCTGGGGTAGGTGGACGATTCCTCTCCCTCTTTCTTGCAAAAATGCATGCCACGGTACTCCGGACCGTACAGTGGGATATGCAAACTCGCATCACCTAAATAAAAGGGGACTTCGGTCCCCTATGCTCTGATCTATAATCGATGAGGCTTTACAATGAGCAAGAACATCAAGCGGCAAGCATTTCAAACTCAACCACTAGTGAAACCAGCCATGCCCTTACCAGTAACAGAACATGTCGATCCAACCACTCTCCCAACTGTTGATACCAGTGCAGTTGCAGATATAATGGAACAAGCACTGCCGGAACTTACTTCCGAGGAAACCAAATATGAAACTACCGAAGCGGCGCCAGGGGGTGATGACTCACTCGCAGTGGAACAAACCGATAGTGGAAGCAGTGAAACGCCGGCGGAGCCAGAGTTCGACTACGCTGGGTTCCGACTCTCCCATGGAATCCCTGATACTTGGACAGATGAACACATCGACGGATGGATCGTCGCAGGTGGAAATGTCGTAGAGCATACCGAACGTGGTAGTATCGTAGTCGACGTTACTCGTAAAGAACGCGAGATCTCTACTTGGGGCGTTGATGAAATCCTCGATGCCTTCGAAGGTAAACTGAATGGCGTAGACGAAGGTCAATACGGTGCACTGGCAAAAGCTTATCGCCAACTGGCTCCAGTAGATGCAGCTTGGTCTGTTCGTGATCTTATCGACTTCCTCACCCAAGGTCTGGAACCATCGAAGACTACTAACGGTGCTTGGAAACAAGACGTTACTCGTGCACGTCGCCCTGCTCAAGATTGGACTACCCAAGAACTGGTAGCCTGGGCACTCGGTGAGATCCGTGCAGTTGGTGAAGCTACGGATCAGAAGATCGCTATCGAGATGAACAAGCGTCTGGATCTGTGTTCCCAATCGAACAAGCCAGAAGATATCATCCGTACTTACCGGAAAATGCAGAGCAATTCTGTGAAGGTCGTGGGTGTACAACCTACTGCACCTACCCCACAGGCTACGCTTCCAGAAGCAGAGCCACAAACAGAAACACCAATCCCACAAGGGCTGAATGCAATGAATGTAGCATACCTGAAAACACAAACTGAACGTTACCTGAAAGCCTGTGCACCTAACACCCCGATTACTCCTGAGATCGGTGCTACTGAACAACGTCAACTGGACAACCTGTTCCGCTATATCCTGAAACTGGATGACCCAGCTGGATTCTGTGGAGCAATGGGTTACTTCCGTGACTTCTATGCCAAGCATCGTGATGGTTTGTTTGAACCGACCTACGCTAGTCGTTACACTGGTTCGCTCCGTACCGAAGGCGACCTGCAAGAAACACACATCAATCTGCTGGCTATTTTCCACGTCTATACCGACTTGAACAAAGCTGCACGCAAACAGATCGATCTCCCATTCCTACTGCGTAAGTTTCCATCTGATCGTCAAGCCTGGCTGCTGGAATTCTTCCAACGGTATTGCTAACATAAGTGCCTGCCTTTGGGGCAGGCTTTATGCCGTTATCTTTTGTATATGAATAATAAATGAGGCAGATATGTTCGAACTTCTCTTATCAACGATGTACCTTATCGAAGAAGAGGATGACCACACTTTACCATTTCCCGAAGGGACTCCATATAAAGGAGTGGTGCAGTCAAAGAATTTCATTAATGGTACATCCTTAGCATCTCGATTAGATTTGATTGAAGGTATGCCTATTAATAATGACTGTGGTTGGCTTCACTTCGTTGAGGATAATGGATACAACATTTATATCGCTAAGAAACCACTGCGATATAATGTCACATGGAATGGAATCAATGCTGCACAAACAGGTAAAGAACTTACCATTGACGGTAAGACATTCGTGGTTGAATTCATGTCTGGCATGAAAACCAATGGGTTAAGTGCTGTCCCTGCTAACGCTGGTGGTGCCTGGAACAGATACATTTACAATCTTTACGCCGGTGAGCGTGCAGCTGAATTACCTGTCTCTCGATTGAACTGGGGATCATACACCGAAACAATGTTAGGTGTTCCTCTAGAGTCTTTAGGAAGTGTTCCCAGGGCATCCTTTAGCTTGGTTAAAGAATCTGTAGCACAGGGTGGTTATGCTACCCGTGGTGTCAGTTATGTTAACGCGAGTGTCCCTAACGTGATGGGTGTTTGGTATGGTATTCCGACTGATCCAGGTGAGCATTACGCATGGCGTCCAATGCTGGTAGAAAAGGGAACTGTTCCCCCTGCACCAGTGACACCATTCAAAGGTGAAATCACTCAGGCTGACTTCATCACGTTCGATGCATTGGCTACAGCGGTAGGCATCACAACGGGTAACCCACTCAATATAACAGCCCCATGGTTGAAGATTGTTGAGAACGGTAAAACGTTCTATTGGCCTAAAGCTTCTATTCGTGGCAGTGTATTACGTGAAACACTTAATGATAGTAATTTGGTAACTGGTGATACAACAACAGTTATTGGCGGACTCACTTACAAGGTGCGTCTGATTACCGGTCGAGCTACATCAGAATCTGGTGACATCGGCGGTGAGTGGTTGGATTGGATGACTAACCTAACTAATGGAGAATGGGCATTCTATACTCCAGCAGATTTCGTTACAGGTACAGGTGGTACTGGTAACGGCGAACTTGTCTTGGTACAAGAACTGCATGCTAATGGTAGTTGGGCAACTAACGGCTATCCTAACTTGTTAGACTCTGGTTGGTATCAAGCAGCTAACGCTACCCATGATGGTTATGGCTGGCGTCCAGTATTGGAACTCGTTCCATAACGGCATAAACGGCTTCCCTGAGGGGAAGCCAATATGTTGTCTCAGTACTTGACGTCCATTTTAAGGATGTGTTTCTTCAGTGCAGGGCAATAGATGTCAACGTAATAAATATCTACGTCTACAGTGATCTCCATGTTGCCATGTAGACACGGCGCATGAATTGTAATCGCCCCGGTAGTCTGCAGGGACATCTCACATTCCCGGTTATACAACTTATAACTGTTGTATAGTTCTTTTGCTTTCTCACGAGAGTGATAGACAACAGCACATGAACTATGTCCATCCCAACCTACATGAGAAGCAAAGTCTAACAGACCACCGAACTCTACATCAAAATCTTTCATTTAGTAACTCACAAAGGGCGCGTGCTTGTGATATATCAGTGGAGGCAAACTTATCAGACAACGTGTAGTCCATTAATGCGCAAGCTTCTGAGAGCTCACGCATGAGGTCCGGATTAAGATCCGCCCAGATGGTCCATAGCTTCTTGTATTCGCCCCATGTGTCAATAGACTTGTCCACAGGGGGCTTTCCTTTACCTAGCTTCCAATCACTGGAGCCAGGGGCTATTCCTTTCACGTCACATTGATAATGTGCTTCGATGGTGCGTCCATCTGGCATAAGAGCGAACATCGCAGAGTACCGCTTATCTCCTTGCGATGAACACTCATACCCATCATACCGCTTCCACTGATACAGTCTTCTTTTCAACAGGTACCGATGCTGCAATAGCTTGATCCAGAGTTGGTTCAGCCATACCGATGTCTTGCATGAATGCCAACAGCATTGTATCCAAACGAGGAGCTGACATGATCTTCTGTGTAATCTCAACACAGTTGACTCGACCAGCTGTCAAGTTAACACCAGCTTCACGACGCCACAGTTCCGACACACCTTGAATCGCTGAGAATTCCATTACCGTGGTTTCACGTGCAATGTTCAGAATCTGCGATACGTTAGGATAAGTCGATACGATGTCCAAGTCAGCTACGTGAACGTAAATCAGCGTGTGGTAGTTTGGTAGATCCTTAACACACTTAATACCGTGTTGCCCTGCCATAAACGAAGGCAGTGTAATAATCCAGTCTCTATGCGATACCACATACTGGTCGAGTTCATGAACCATCTGATCTGAAGACGAACCGATTACTTGGCCACGTTTCAAATACCAGAAGTGCATGTCATCGACAAGACGCTTAGGGTTAGATGCGAAGTTCTTATAATCCGAAGACTTCGAGAACAAAGTAATCGAACGACCTAAGTCATTGATCTTCTCGTCCAGTTGTTCCAGACGCATGCTGTCGATGATGTTGTAAAGACCATATTTGATCTTGTGCTTGGTTTGCATCTCACGGTGCCATTCGATACCGTTGAGGTTAGCCACTGCCTCGAACTCCAGCTTACCAAAGTCAACCTTCAAACAAACAACATCACCAATCTTCGCTTCATCTAAAGTGTGAGCTCGCTCATCATTAATGAACCAGTGTGGAAATGAACCCGGTGTCTCATTCAGTTTCTTCTCACACTTCTTCAAGAATGCTAAAAGATCACCTTCTTTCTTCAGCTCGGTTTCTTCATTAACACTAAGCTCTTTACCCAAGATGTAGTTCAGGGCATATGAAGCTTCTTTACCCTTCGCCAAACGCGTTACACGATACGTTGACATCGAGTCGATACATTGGAACGTAGCTGGAGCTGTAATCCAATGCCATTGATCCTGAGGGCCACGAGACTTCGATACACCCGAAGCCGTAGTCATCATTGCAGCATCTTTCTTGAAATGGAAATGACGATAGTTCTTTGGTACGTCAGCATCCGAAAATACATCTTTCGGATCGATACCGTAATCATCCAGTGCTTTCAGAATTCGAGTCATGTCGAACTCCATGTTCCAGAAAGCAAAGAAATCAGGCTTCCATTCATGCAGTCGTTTAAAACACTGAATCACAATATCAGCTGGAGTCTTAACAACTTCAACTTCAATCTTGAGATTACGGCCATGCATCAAAGCTTTCAGCTCTGGGATAGATTCCATCTCACGGTAAGTCTCACCCACCGGATCAGCAATATCATGAACCCAGTCACCTAGATAAGCCAGATACACATTCTCTTTATGTGTAACAGACATACAGATGATCTGACCATCCTTATCGGATTCGTACACGTTAGTTTCGATGTCACCACCGGCTACCGAGTTACGAGAGATCAGACCTGGATAACGTTGCTGATAATCATTCTTTAAGCAGCATGATGAACTAACGTCAGAACCGTACAGGTATGGACTACGTGATAGGTTACGCAGACGTGGATTAGGGCCTTGTGAATAGTCCCCTAACGTCTTAGCGATATTACGTGCTAAGTTTACCTGAGTCGACTTATAACGCTGTAGGTTCTCAAGTACCTCATAATCTTTCTTCTCGGTATGGTTACGACGACCCTTCTGAGTAACAAAGTAAGTACGTTCATAATCCTCCCACTTCACCAGACGACTAAAATTCTTGCCGCCCTTTAAATGAATTACTTCTTTAACAAAGTGAGCATCATGTTGTTTGCCGAACTGATCCGGTACGTACGTGATGTGCTTTGCTTCACGCCCGATAACGTCTTCCGGATTAAACTCAATCGCCGACATTAGATACTCCTTGAATATGGGTTGAACACGTAGGATTAGGAACGCGAGTATTTCCTCCAAAGCCTTATCTTTATGATTAATCAACCACCCATGGAAGCGCACCATGTTAAGACAAGTAACAATCGCGAATGAGGCCATCTCCGTAGATGTGTCCCGCGAGCTGGGCAAAATGATCCTTGCCCAAGTAAAAGAAATGCAGGAAGAATACGGTCGCTCCAGATCGTTCTCCGGCAAAGATGCAATCGGTAAACTGAATGACATTATCAACTCGACAGGTATGAAATTTAACCTACGTGTTACCAGTGACAATTTCCTGAATGCAATGTTGATCGTACCGGCCTTTGAAGGTCATCGTGGTACAGGCTTTACAACACGTGGCCCGTATACCGCATTGATTGCTGGCGGCCTACAAGAATTCATTAAGATGGATTTGGAGAAGTTACAGTTCTCGGGTAAGATGATCGATGATCACCCAATGGATCTGTATGTAACAGGTGCATGCTTCGATATTAACCGCGCAACTGCCGAAGAGACTACTGGTCTGCTATTGCATGAGATCGGCCACAGCATCGACGTATGGGCTACACTGGGCGACTATATCTATCTCAACTACATGTTGACTGAGGGTATTGATGTACTGCTGGGTAATAAGCGTAACGTACAGAAACTAGAGATCCTCGATCAGAACTGGTTAGAGAAGAATCTTGATCCTGTAGAACGTGATGCCTTTATTAACCACCGTACTGTAGATGGTGCACGTCGTGCTATTATCTCAGCTTGGAAGAAAGCCCCACGCGGTTATCTGTTCGAGAACAACATGGCCTCTCACAAACGTGATGAGCAATTCGCTGACTGGTTTGCTGCACGTATGGGCTTTGCTCGTGCGCTAGTTACACTCAACTACAAAGCAGATAAAGAAGGTCAGTGCAATGCCCTGCGGAAAAGTTTGGTATCTGTTAACGTTGCGCATCTAGCAACGATGGTTGTCTTCTTACCATTCACCATTCTCTGGATGTTGATGGTGGGTGAAACCACCGAACTTGATTATGGCGCTCGTTATGATTCGCCATTTGATCGTCCTAACCGACTACGTCTGGAATTGATTGCACAACTTAAGTCGATCAAAGATACTTCGCTACATGCAGGTATCATGCGTGACATCGAGATCATTGATGACATCCTGAAACAGTATAACAAAGATCGTACGCTGATGGATTTTATGGCTGACCTATCGTCACCAGTAAGACGCCGTGAGAAAGATCAACTGCGCCATGAACAGAATTTAGAATCGCTACTCAACAATGATTTGTTTGTAGCTGCCAAACGTTTCAACTCTTAAGGTAAAAGACAATGAGAACTGGTTTCCTTATCGCGCGCATCATGAAAGAACTGAGCGCACCATCCAACAACGATCGTCTGGCCCGTGCCATGTTCGTTGCCTCCGCTGTTGGTTATCACGTGCCACTGTGCATGGATAAAACTGCAGCCGAATGTGCCGACTCGCACATGAAAACTTTCCGTGACATCTGTGGTTCTGTAAATGAGAACCTGGCACTGGACACCAAGAAAGCACAAGACATTTTCCGTGAAGTTATCCGTATCCGTTTTGAACTGGTTAATGGTGTAATCGATCCGGCCATCGTTCAAGCTGCACTGTGCTCTAGCTCCGCTGAAGATGGTCTGACTCGTCAAGAGTTCGCCATGTCCGAGTGGTTGTCTTCGCGTCCAGACTTTATCCGTTGCCAACTCGAAATTGCTGACGTGCTGAAACAGTCTACCGCTGAGGATTGATGATGGTTGTCGCAAACGGAATCCCTCGCATTAATAAAGCACATGCTGAGGCACTAATTGTTGATGAACATGTTCGCTACATTAGTGAGACACGTACAACGATTTGTTCAGTCCGTTTGATAAACGAACAGACAGTCACTGAGTTCGCTACTTGTGGTGTGGACCAAACATTCGACCCCATTAAGGGTCGAACTATTGCCCGCAAGAAAGTACTGAACGAAATCATCAAACACGAACACTACCTATTACGGCAACGTCTCTACGAAGCCAAGAAGGAAAAAGAAAATGGATCAAGAACTTGAGACTGGCCAACCCGCCACCTTTAAGGATATCTTTGCTGAAGCCACTGATGGCCTGCAGCAGATTGCACCAACCACTACCCCTGATGAGGAAGTCTCTTCTGATCTGTTAGAAGATCCTATCGATTACCCAATCGAGAATCAGGCTGAGATGGTTACACTGATCGAAGAGCCTGCCCCAATGACAACAGACGTTATTGATGGCAACCTCCAACCAGAACTAGCGATCGCTGTAGAAGCGATTAATGATCTGCTGGATCTGCATAGCACTATTAAAGTACACGGTGTTAGTTCTCATGACATGGCTGGTCTGGTGACTATTCAGAAGCGCATGATCGACAACAACATCGCTTTACCTAAAGCATCCTTAGAAGAGTTCACTGGTTACTTTACTCCTGAACGCTCTCTGCTAAACCAAAAGGTCAGCTTGGAGAACATCGGTAAGGTTATCCTGGACACTATCAAGGCTTGGCTGAAGAAACTGATTGACCTGGTCATGTCTGGTTATCGTTGGGTTAAAGGTCTGAAGCAGAAACACGCTGTGCTAGATGCGCAACTGGTTAAAGCTCGTGACGTACTGATGAATGTACGTAAGATCTACATCAAGATGAAAACTCTGAATGGTGTACTGGGTAGCGAAGCAGCTAAAACAATGGCCGAGCTATCGGATACCATGTTACTGACTTCCTCATTGGAACGTAACCGTGTAACACTGTATGGTTTCTCTGATGACGCAGCTCTTAAGCAAGTGAAAGGCTTGTTCGAAGAAGCTCGTACCACCAGTAAAGCAGTTGCTGCTAAGATCACACAACTCGGTTCATTGATGGGTAACCAAGAGACTCCATCGGAAGATGATCTGAATACGTTGCATGATGTTGCTCTGGTATTGAGCGGCACTGAAGAAATGCTAGCTATCTCTGATGATCCTAATTATCTCCTGACTAACCTCGGTAGTGACTTCTGGGATAAAGTAGAGAAGTTCCGTAGTGCCCAGATTATCGACTTCGATGACATGGTTAAACATTACGGTTCTGCTGCTGATGCACTGGCTCGTATTCGTTCGATCAAAATCGAAGACCCACAACAAGCAGAATTTGCTCAGTCGGTTATCGATTCTATCACGACTGCGGTTGGTCGGTTGAATACTATCATTAGTTTCTTCAACACAGCTGCCCAGTCACAAGTACGTGCCGCCAAGACTTATCGCGAGTACTACTCTAGCGCTATCGAGATCTTGCTGTTGGACTTCAAATCTAAGTCTCCTTCATCGGATTCTGTAAAAGAGATGAAGAAGATGATTGCTGAACTGCAATTGTTGAAATGACATAAACGGCTTCCCCTAGGGGAAGCCAATATGCCGTGTTATTCAGAAACTTTGTGTTCCAAGAAGTTAACAGTTACGTCATCTTCAATGGTCAACAATTGGTTAGCCAATACTACCATCTTCTTACGGATAGACAACCGTACAGCATCGTCTTCTACCGTGATGATAGGATAATTCTCTGCACCACCCAAACCACTCAGTTCGTTAGCCAATACGTCATCACCACTAGTGTCATCCAAACGGGTAACCATATTGGAACGCGAGATTGTCTTCAGCGAGATCTGATCATCCAAGATTTGTTTATCGTTATCAATCAACGAAGGACGAATTGTAGAGTTAGTGTAAGCAGCAGGTTTCAACCAGTGGGTAATCGCAAAGGCTTGATCGATCTGAATCGTGGCACGTTGACCGTCACGTACACTCACCACCGTATCACCGAAGGTTTGTGTTGGGTATACGAACAACTTAGCTTTCTCCAGTAGTCGGTTACCAATCTCTTCGATGTCTGAACGCAACCAGCTTACGAATTCCATTGGGATTTCTTTGCGGTATGATACAGCTGCTGTTTCAGTAGCGAAGTAGAACAAGCCATCGACCATCAAGATAGTTACTTCACGCAACAGTTTACGTGGAGCTACCAGGACTGGTTTATCATTCAACATGACTGGATCATACTTCATGTGAAGCCATTCTTGCACACCTTCTGCATTCAGTACAGGTGTACCTTTGGCATGGATCAAGTTCATAATGACTTCGCCATTAGGGCCGATGTCTATGACAGTGTTACCATTCTCATCTGTTTCGTAAATGTTCTCAGTCCAGATCTTAGGAACGTTCTCAGTCCATTTCTGGTAGTCTTCCTCACCCAACACAGAACGGTTACGACGCCAGATACGCGTCATGTCATAGCCCAGTGTAATCTCCAGCCGTTCACGGGTTACCAGCATCCATTGGTTAGGCAACAGATGTGATTCAACCATGGCATCGATCTCGTTAGGCATATACCCAGGAGTCATCGAATCTACAACCAGAATCGAGATATCGAACTCGTTAGCTAGTTTGGTCTTGAAGTTAGTTTGAGCCGAAGAGAAGATCGACATGTTCGTAGTGAACAGCTCACCACCAGTATCAAGATCGTAACTGGTATCGATATTGAATTCGAATACCCGTTCATTATTCTCAATGGCTACTTGGTGACCATTCACGGAAGCGAAGATATTCTCGCCAGTAGGACGATAACCAATCTGACAAACAATCTGCGAGTCATCCAGTGACTGGAACTGTGCAGATGAACTCAAACGAATACGTACCAGATAACCAGTAGGAGTCCGAGAGATTTCATAAGCATCTACAGTTGCCTGTAAGTTCGAGGTGTCGTTCTCACCTACGAAAGTCTTCTCGGTGATGACAGGACTATCGAGGTAATAAGGACGGAAGTCAAAGTTACCATCAGTAGCATCCATCACATAGTGGAATGGCGAATACACAAACCGCGATTCGTTAACCAAACGAGAGATGTCTTCTGGATCGGAAGCAATGATGCTTGCAAGTTCTGAATCGGGAACCATAGAAACTTTACCACTGGCGAATCGATATAACATCGACGGCAGGATAGTAATACGTTCACCGTTGTCTGCAGTATGTGCAGAAGCGGCAATAGATTCCATGTTGATACGTAGCTGAGACATTACACAACCCGCACCAGACACTACGTCAAGAGCTTGAGGCTTACCCAAACGGCGAGAGGCCAGGAATTGTCGATCGGTAATGTTGTCGATGTTGGATACCAGCGTGTACCCACGTTGATCGAGTTTCGCCACCATCTGTACATCAGTAATGGGTAGATCCGGATCGCCCATTGTGTTGTCAATGGCACGATCTCGAAGAGTAACGAAATCCAAGGCATTGGCCCCACCTGTCACGCGGTTAAGGTTCAGTGCTTGCTTGATACTGAATGTGTTAAGTGGAGATACGTAAGTAGTGTCATCATCGATAGGGTTAAACATCGCCTGGAATTGATCAGGACGGAAGTCGGCCATCGATACATCTAATGCACCTTGTGAGGTATAGATGTCAACTCGGATCTTACCTGTAGCCATACCAGTGTTAGTATAGACCGTAGGGATAGCTACCTGTAGTGATTGACCAACCACACGCAGAACAGCAGTAACCTTCAATGGGTTGTATACTTGATCAGTGTGAGTAGTTAGGATTTCAACCCAAGGGGAATTGGTACCACCATCATTCAGGTATACCCGAGCAAAGTAAAACTTATCACTGAAAGCATAAGCGTGTTCAAACAGAGTCGCTGGGCTTAGTGCATCGGTATTCGTTTGAATACGGAATTGCTTAACCGGGATCTTCAGACGAACCACTCGGTTCCGCTGCATGCGCAACATGTCCCACTTAACTTGGTTGGTCTTCAATGTTTCTACAGGAGATACCGAAGTGCCATCGTAGACGATCTGTAAGCCACCATGACGTAGTACCCGTAGTTCAATCGGATATTGCATAGTGAATGGAATCGTACCACCCAGGAATTGAGTCAAGCGAGGAATGACTAGTTTACGTGCACCTTGATCACCATAAGGAACAGCTTTCTGAATGATCTCTTCATAACCGAGATACAGTTGGAACTCAGTTGTTGCAGGCGTACTGAATCGACCGATGTAATCATCCGACGACATGTGGTAATAAGTCTCTTCCTGGGTCAAAGCCATCCGTGCGTTTAGTTTACGCATCTGGGCTTCCATCTCAGTAATGGCCATGGTCACACCGAGCGTACCGCATTCCATAGAAGCTACGAATGGGATAGTCGCATCAGGGACATCGTAAATACCTTTGCCTTGGAGTTGTTGATCGAGTTCCTCCAGAGCAATCTGCTGCATCTGGCTAGGGTTACGTCGAGCATTATAAATCCGATCTTTATATTGACTCATTGTGGTGTCTCTTGAGTAGGATTCTGGGTAGTTGTAGGAGCCGGAGCTTGTTTAACGTTGCCCGCTTTCAAAGCTTCGTATTCATCCTTAGGTACCCACCATTCCAGTTCCATGTTGATTGGATTGATACGGGGATAAGCCCGATAGTTGAAGTATGCTTTCTCCCAAGGGAATAATAGATGCATCACGTTATCGCGATTGTCATCATTCATTGCCGGGTTAAAGTCTTGCTGTAAATCGTTAAACTCAAAGATCAGAATGTGGTCGTAAGTAGTAACACCATTACAACGGTAACTAAAGTTTAACTGGCTTGAGATAACTTGTGAACCTGTTTCAGAACCATCACCTGTGTAGTTAGCAATCTCACCGGTAGGAGCATTCTCAGGGGTAGCTGCACCACAAGCAAAGATACGTGTAACGTAAGTACGAGTCTGGTCCATAACCAGTCGGTAGATCCGAGTATCGTAATCACGTTCATTCATCATTACCAATTCTGGGTAAGGCATCGTACGACCTTCCTTACCTAGACCCTGTGCCAACAACCACATGTAATGCATCAATGTTACAGGGTCACCTTCAATGTTACGATACGTCGCTTGGAGCGTAAACGTTTCGTATTGGTATGGTACGTCATCTACATAAGCCATCGAGTCACGGTAGATACCAGCGGTGGTTGTAGACATGTTAATAGTGAAGTCTGGCCAACCATTTAAAGAAATAAGGTTGTTAGACAGAATGGGAATAAAAGGAGACAGTGGATCGACCAAAGAACTTTTAAGTCTGTTTTCTACTTGAGTAGCAGACCATGGATCAAGCGTTACCCGTACTAATCTTTCAAGGCAATCTTGGTCTTCCCGTAACAACATAGACAACCTTCGGTCAACCATGCAGTTATCGTATGATAAATTGAACAGCGGTTTCGTAAAGAACGTATAACCATGGTTCTCAGTGTTTTGTAGGAGCGGAGCATTTCGCCCTAAGATGTTGATGCCGAACGCCGCGTTGCTCAGTGCCTGGTTGCGTGGGACTTGTCCAATATTTTGTGCAATTTTCTCGATGTAACTATTTACTGACATTTTAATACTCTCTATTTTCTAAAAGGAAGAGACACATGGTAGCTCCAGTTTTAGCTGCTGCAGCCGCAGTCGCTACGTCATCCGCTGCTCAGATCGCCGGTAACGCGCTGATGCAGACTGTATTAAACCTGGCTAAGAATGGCCTGCAAGTTTCTTCGCTTGCCGATCTTACCAAACCAGCACGTGTAGAACCGCTAGCAATCGTTGACTCAACTTTGATTGAACAGCCCTACATGGTTTCATTACTGAAGCTGGCAACATCTAATTTTGCAGGTTACTACCTGCAGGCAGTAAACATGATCCTGGGCGTAGGCCGGATCGATACCCTTAAGGTATTGGACTCTCTAAACCCTGATCGTACCCTGGGTTTCGACATCAGCAAGATGTCGACTAAGGGCACACCTAGTAATGAATGCTACGTTGCTTCTGCTTATGATCCTCGCGTCTATGCTAATGGCTTACCTTCGCTCGAAAGCTTCTCTCGCCGTATTCGGCCATCACTTCTGTTTTCATTGGAAGCCTATGGTGATGAAGACATCAAGAAAGTTGAAGAGTTCGCAGGCAAAGCAGTAGACGCCGCAGATAAGAAAGCCGCTGAAGCAGCCAAGGCTGGTTGGGGTGAAGGTACTGGTTCGCCTAAGAGCGGAATGTCGGCTGGCGATAACAAGATCCATGAGATCGAAAACCTGGCTGTTGGTAAACTGTTGAACGTCGAAATCACTGACGGTACTAAGACAGCTAAGCTTCCAGTTCTGATTCGTATGATCCCGGCAGCTGTTCCACCTGCGTCGTTGGTTCATATGTTTAGTGCTGGCGGACGCGATAGCTGGGCTCAGCGTATGTTCATGGTACAAACTGGTCAGATCAAATTCTGGCGTGACTTTGTACTGGGTCAGGATATGATCGATGAGCATTTCCGTGCTTTGATGAACGATAAGTCTGGCGTGTTCAAGATGATCACTGACCGTCGTCGTAATAACTCGCAGAAAGCTTTGCAGACTGGCCGTGTATCGATTGCTGATGCTTCTAACGTTGCTATCGTTTCTACCGAAACCCTGAAGATGGCTACCGGTAAGTTGTTCGGTAAGATCGAACAAGAATCCGTACGTAAGGCTATCTTCGATAACAGCTACCTGCTGATGCTGATCGTTGTTGACGAACGCTGGCAGCGTGTGCAGATCTGGCACCGTGGTGTTGATCTGGCTACTACACACAAGTTCGATGAAATCGAACGGATGGAAAAATCGAAAGGCCCTGACATCACTGAAATGTTCAAGATGTTCAGTCGCTCCATGCAAACCAATCTGTAATAAAGGACAGCCACAATGAGACTGCTCGAATATGTCGGTTCCTTAGCTCCATTCAAAGAGCGTAAGGACCTGCTTAACCAAATCGCTGACCTGGAAGATGAATATGATTCCACGGTAGCTCCCCTGCTTTCTGAAGTCCGTGACCTGATCCTGTCTGTTGAAGTTAAATCCCAGATTGGTCAGAAGTACATTGGTGCGATGCAACGTGCGGTTAACTACCGTGGTAACTTTCTAGAACTGTTCTTCAAGTCGATGGAAACCGTTCGCGGTAACCTAGGCATGGTCGTACAAGAAATCCGCCGTCTGTTTGCTTTCCAGTTTACCAACACCAATCTGACTATTAACCGTGCCAACATTCTGAAGTACGTTGATGCTCTGAGTTTTTACATCCGTTGGGGTCGTAAGTTCATGTTGTTCTTGGTTACTCAAGAATCGCAAGCTCGTGGTAAAGCGGCACCGTCGCATTGGTCCCCTGCTGAAACCGATTGGGTTCAGTCTAACATGGATCAATTCATCGGTCTGTATCCAGCAATGATTCTGACTCCTAATGAACTGAAACAAAAGTTCAATCAGGCTTCGGATGCTGAGATCAATGCAGAGACCTACGATCTGGCTACCCGTTCGTTGGGTGATGCTAAGATGGACCCACTACGGATGTCTGGCTTCTCCCCACAACAGAACCCGTTCTTAACACTCGGTAAGTATATTGCTGAATGGCGTATTGCTCGGTACAAGGCTGCTCAAGAAGAGTACCATGCACTGCAACACCGTCTGTTGGAACTACGTGGTCAACTGCAAGGCGATCCAGCTTCTCCAGTTCTACAACGTCAGATCAAGATGTACGAAGAGCGTCTGTCCGAGTACGAATTTGACATCAACGCTACCGAAGCGGATGCTCGCGGTTAAGGGGTATCACCATGGGTACGAATTCAGTTAAAATGAATAACGAATACTCTGGTGGCCAGGCACAATCACAACGTCGCTACATCACAAGTGTACGCGACGAACGTGTGCGTGATCTGTTCCAAGAGTATACCACTTTCCCTACACGCGCTGTGTGCTGGGAATTCCGTCGTCGAGTAATCCTCGAAGCGAAACGTTTGTTCGGGGGTAACTATAACTGGTTCATCCTGCAGGACAATAACGCACAACGGATCGACTGGAACTACAAGTTCCTATTGGATACCATTCGCTTCATTGCCACTGGCCGTCGTGAACTGAGCATCCATAGCTGGCCGATGATGTTGTCTGATGAACCACCTACCGGTTTGCAACTCATCGGTGGTCGTTCTGATGTGCAAGACCTTTTCAAACAACTGGCACTGTCTACCTCTATTGAAGCAATGCTTCAGTCCTGGTGCATGCAGCCAAAAGGCTTTGACGATTTGATGTTCACCTTACACATGCTGTTTGGTAAAGCAACCGTCCGAGTCAAATAGGAGTCAACAATGGTTGGTGCAACCAATGCGATTGCTCCAGAGACCCCTAAATCAGTCGACGGGGTAGAACCCGTCGATATGATCGCCTCGCTCGAACATCAGTTCGATTCTCTGGAAGAACGCACAGAGGCAACGCTACGTAAGTTAGCCCAAAGCTTGTCCTTCGGTGTTGCGTTGGAAGCTCAACGGTTAGACCCCGATGCTGGAATGTTCCAATATGCCCTGGAAAAGTATTCGACTGTAGCTCCTAATGAGTACCTCTCAATGGAGGACATTTCGAATGCGTCTAAGAAAGTATGGGACAAATCAGTAGAGTCATTAAAGCAACTACAAGCTGAAACAATCGAGTATGCCCGAGTGATTAACTTAGGTAGTGATCGATTGGTTGAAAAGACCAACATGTTGTACGAGCAATCAACTGCGATTAAAACCCCTCCTTATAAGACCGAGTTTACTCTGAAGTCCCCTAAGAAGTTCGTGATCGATGGCCGATATGAACCGAAGGATGTCACACGAATTATTTCGTTGGCTAACTCGGCATTTGCTTTCCACGATAAGATCTTTATCCAGTTCATGGAAACGGTAGCTAAGATCTTTGACAAGCTTTCATTCAACAGTGACTTCGCTGAGGAAGAAGGTATTGACTTTGCTAAGTTCTCTACGATCTCTTGGATGACTAAAGCTGAGCCTATCGAGAAAGATGATCGTTTCCGTGTGGGTTCTCCTTTGTTCCGTACTCCTGCTGTACAAGGCAATAAAGCCCTGTATGCTTCGGGTCCGGGTGAAGCAAAAGAGAATGAACTACAGAACTGGACATATCTGGTTAATACTGTTCGAGACTTCTCGTTCCGTTATTACACTGTGCGTGAACTCAAGCCTGCTAACCAAGAAGCTCTGATTGTTGAAGTTAAGTCTATTGACGATGTACGTAAACGACTAAGCCAATTGTTAGCTATCTCGAAACGATTCCAGTCACGGAAAGGTTACGAGTCTAAGCTAGCCCAAGCACTCCGTCGGATTCAGATCACAGGTGAGAAGGTTCGTACTAAAGCTGGCCAGTTCAAAGTTGAAGAAGAAGATACACCCACGGACGATAAACCAAAAGACGACATAAAAGAAAAATCGACGAAAGGGCGTCCACCTATCTCGGATATTATCCAGTCGATTACTTTGATGATTAACAACGTCGCTCGGATGGTCACTGATTACAACAACGCCATGGCTGGTATTCTTAGGACGCTTGGTGGATTAACGTATGTTGCTGAATTGGAACTAAGGGCTTTCCAACCTCCACTTCGCAAACCTACTCCAAATGAAATTGAAGGTACACCAAATGCACAACCTCGAACTTGAACGGATTCGACTGCAGCGTAAACTAAGCACGCTGGGCGAGATGTTGGTTTCCCTAGAATCCTATCAGACTCTTGCTAAAACAGGATTGTCTAAACAAACGGCAGCCGTAGTACAACACGACCTGTTATGTATCGCTCGACACATCGGTAGCATGATCGTTGTTTCTCAAGAAGATGCAACCCAGATGGAAGACATAGCTGTTCAGGCTTCCAAGGAAACCGATAGCAAGTCATTAGGCGATAAGGTATTGTCTGCCATTAAGACGTTTAAAGAATGGCTGGTAAAGGCTTACAAGATGGTTAAAGACCAAGTAGGTGCTTTGCTTACTTCCTTTACTGCTCTGCGGGCTAAAGTAGATGTGTTACGAGGTGCAGTTAAGGCAGTACCTGAGAACAAGACTGAAGTTCATATCCCAGCTAAGCTCGCTAACCAAGTGTCTATCTCCGGTGATATGGGCGATGGCCATTTCCAAGCTCTGCGTAGTATTGCTAACTTTGGTGCAGTCGCTTATCCAGAAGCGATCAGTGAGTTCTACCAAGAGATTGCTGCCGTAGTGAAGAACTTCGATCCAGCATATGAAGCTTCTGGTATGGTCTCTGCTATCGAGCAGGCACTAACACCATTGAACTTCTCTAATGTCGATACTGAAACTTATCCTGGTAACGTAATGATCAGTCATGACGAAACTGGGTACAACTATACCGTCGCTGAAGTTGAAGCACGTATTGTTGAAGAAGACGTAGTCCGCCAAGTTCGTAGTTCCGCTGAACTTACTGCTGCTCTTAATAACATCGTGCGAGTCATTGAACTAGCAGAGAAGATTGAAGGCACATCCGTACAGATTGAAACAGCTATTGATAAAGTAGTTGAATTTTCTGATGCTCTGGTCGCTAAAGTAAAAGACCGAGACGAAGATCATAAGAAGAATGCCAGTGCCATGGTAACGAGTGTATTGGCAACTACCTCAAAGGTATCCACTAACACAGCGGGTATCATCCGTTATTTGGGTCGTGTATTGAGTGCACACTTGCAGATCATCGACCATGAAGTTAAAACCGCAACCAATTCACAGCGAGCTTAGATATGACATTCGAACAAGATTTCCTCCAGGTTAAAGGTATCACTGGTACCGAAGAAGTTTTTGGTACTGTTGATCCAGTAACTGAAGAAAAGAAAGATATGGTGCCGATCGACATGCTCGGTGCTGAGATGGGTGAGATTCAACATGAACTCGAAAACGTAGAAGATGCACGTACCTCTTTGGAGGCTTACGACAAGTTCTTGACTCAGGCTGGTCCTGATGGTATCTCTCGTCAAACTGCAGCCGCCATGTATATTGGTCTAGCTCGCATTGACCGTCAACTGAACCAGCGTTCTAATCTGGTCGCTTCCATGGAAGATAATGATCTAGCTGAAGTAGACAACCGTAACAAGATGGCTGTCGCTAAAGGCGTCGATAACAAAGGTATTGCTGGCCGTGGTCGTCAACTCTTCGAGAAGCTGAAAGAGATTGTAGCCAAGTTGATGGAGAAACTTAAGAAGGCTTGGGCTTTCTTCACCAGCAAAGTTAAAGAAGCGAAAGACAAAGCCACAGAAGTTGGCCAAAGCCTGAAGACCTGGGCTGGTCCGAATGGTCCTAGTGGTGGTCGTAAGATCGACGTCTCCGGTGAAATTGCTACGTTCGTATTCAAGGACGGAAAGGTAATGTCTCCATCTGAACTGCAACCACTTCTGAAGTTTGCTTTCGAAGAATATCCAGGCTTCTTGATGAAGCAATTCGAACAAGTCAAAGCTGCTGTTGCTAAAGGTGGTGACTATCCTGAGGTCGAAACCTTCTTGGCGTATGAAGGTGCGCTCCCAGATGGCTGGTCCATTGAAGATGATGGTTCGAAACGTCCTAATCCAAGATACGCTGGTGAATCCAATGCTATTGTGAAACATCAGGTTCGGGATAAGTCCACTATCGATAAAGCGATGCATGAAGTAATCGCTAACTGTGAGTACATTGGTTCCAAGATCAATGAGAATTCTGTTATCGGTAAACTCAGTAGCTCGATGCAACAGTTGTTTGATTCTACCCCTGATGATGACAGTGGTATGGAGGCATGGAACTATCTGTTGAAAGTTAACGGTAAGTTTGCTGCCGCTTCAGGTGCCGCTGCTGACCTGGAACGAGTTGGTACTTTGGCTAACCTGGCACATACACGGCTTGCTGGTCTGGAAGTTGGACAGAAAGTAGAATAATACTTGATCGGGGCTTGTCCCCGATCTTATGTATCTTTTAACCTGAGGAAACCTGCCATGTTGAATGTCAGAAAATATCTCCCTTCTATGGAAGACTTCGATAGTCTCCCAGATACCCTAGCAAACGACATCTCCACCGATGGTGAGAACACATACGTCGCAGGTATCCCAGAAGATCTAATTAAACCTGCTGAGAAAACTGAGCAGGATGAAGAACAAGAAGCATCTGTCTCCGGTATGGTCCATGCCCAGAAGGTTGCCCAAGACACTCGTGAGAAATTCGAGGAGTCAGATGAAAAGAAATTTGAGGAAGAGCATCCAGACGAAGAATCTACCGAAGCTGATGTAGGTGGTGATGCTAATACAGATGACGAGTCTCAAGGTGCGGAAGATGAATCTACTGATTCAACGCAAGTTGAAGAAGAGACACCGAAGTCCACCGATGAAGAATCAACTGATGACGATGAGGATGATAAAGAAGCCACTGAAATTAATTATGCCATCGAATCGTATTCGAAACTATTGATTAATGCTGGTAACAATCTTTCCCATCAATCAGTAGAAATGTTGACCGTAGGTTTGGTGCGTCTCCATAAACAAGTAGCTGTTCCAATGGTATCGAATGAGTCATTTGAATCTGGTCCTGTTGCTGCTCGAACGATGACCTCTGCTGAATCATTTCTTAAGCAACTACAGCTATTGAAAGAATCCCTTGGATCGACTACAAATCTATGATCCATTTAGCTCTACCCATTTCATTTAAAGGAACACAACATGCTTAACCTCTCGACTTACATCCCTTCCCTGGAAGAATTTGAAGAAGTTCCTTCTCCGTTGATGGATGGTGACGTTGCTCCTGTAGTAGAGGGTGGAATCGTTGGTCAATTGCCAACTGAAGGTTTCCCCGTAGAACAATCCGTAGTAGAGCTGCCACCTGCACTCGACCCAACACCACTGCAACCTTTGGAAGCAGGTATTATCCAGGAAGAAGTAATCGCCGAGAACCTGGACGCTGAAGCTGGTCAACTGATGGGGGCACAAATTGCCCTGGAAGGTTACAGCAAACTGCTGCGTAGTGCCGGCAAGAACATGACTCGACAATCTGCAGCTTTCATGGCTGTTGGTATGCAACGTGCAAACCGTATCCTCGGTGTAACTGCTCTTGGCCTGGAAAGCGATGACTCCGGTACACAGGTCATGGCTATGCAAACATCTAAAGTAGATGAGAAAGGCCTGGGTAGCAAGCTTAAAGAAGTGGCCGGTAAGATCTGGGAATGGCTGAAGCAGAAGTGGTCTCAGTTGGTTGCATTCGCTCGTAAGCTGTCCGGTAATAAGGAAGCTGAGAAACAGAAAGTAACTTTCCTGATTGCCGCTACTAAGCCTGGTAAGACTGCTCAACTGGAAGCACCTAAAGGTCTGAAAACTGCCCAAGTACTCGACGCGATTCATGGTGAAGAGAAACGTGGCAAACCAGTAGCCAAGACGATTATGCTTCCAGCTGCTTTAGCTGAAGGTATGGTATCTAACGGTAAGCTCGATCTCAATCTGGCCACCATTAGTCAACTGCGTTCGAAAGATGGCTTGGACTACGTTAAAGATTCCGTCGCTATGATGAAGGATCTTAAAGAGTTCATGTTGAAGATGACCAAGGACACCACTCCAGAAGAAGCTGCCGATACCGTTAACGACTTAGCTAAGAAGCACATGAGTGGTAAGAGTGCTAAACTCGTATTGCCTGGTGGCGTTGGTTTCGAACGCAGCGAAGGTAAAATTACTTTCACTCGCTCTGAACCAGGTGAGTCCGAAGTTACTCTGCCAAGTCTGCCTGAAATTGCACAGTACTTGGAAGGTCTCAACAAGATTCTGAATGAAAATGATCTTCAAGAAGAACCAGCATTTGATGACCTAGAAAAAATGATGCAGTTCTTTACCGGTGACGAAGCGGAAAAAGCTGACCAACGTCTTCGTGCTTCTGGTAAGTCTGATGAAGACATGGATGCCATCAACCGCGAAATCGGCAAAGTACTTAGTGCTTTACCATTGGCGGATAACATCAAAGCTATCGTAACGTTCATGATGGCCTGGCGCCGTGCAGCTGTCGCTACAATGGACCACCTGATTGCAGCTCATGGCGGTATGGATGGTACCATCTCGCAAGAAGACTATGAAGCTCTTCCTTCCCGTGGTCTGTCTGTGATCCCTGGTCAAGCAGGTGGTAAGCAAGGCATTGGTGCCGCTGTTAAAGCAGCATGGGCTAAGACAAAAGAATTCTTTGCACGTCTGTGGGCACAGTTCTCGGAATGGGTAGCTAAGATCTGGGCACGTATCTTCGGAGAAGAGAAGAAAGTTGATATGCTGTTGCTGACTAACGAAGCCATCCCGGAAGAAGATGGTGCACCAAGTGGTCAACCTTTGGCTCTGCCACCGGGTACTGGTTTGAAATCTGTTGCTGCTGCCAAATCCTTGTCTGGCCCTAGTGCTCCAGGTGAAGCACCAGTCGATGTTACACCGGAACCAGTTGTCGAGACTAGTGCTTCATTACCTGCCGGTTTCATTTATACTGATGCCCTGAAGAAACTGAAACTCAGTTCAGGTTACGCTTTTGAACCGACCATTGAGGAATCCCTCATTACTTGGTTTACCGGCACCTATAACCCAGCTGTGATCAAAATGTGGCGTGACGTTACTAGCATGACTAATAGTAACTTTGACGTTGGTGCTTTTGATGCCTGGGGTAAGGTATTGACTGACATGGCCGCTAAGGTAATGGCTGGCGCTCCGGTTGGAGAAATTCCAGGTGGTCAATCATTAGTACTCAATGAAGGGACAATTGCTTTCTCCTTCGGTGGTGGTAGTGGCACTGATTCTGAACCAGTTAAAGCGTTGAACAAGCGTCAGATTGCACAGATCTTGGCCCGCCAGAAACGTGCTTTCCGAGGTCTGGAACTTGCACAGAAATCTACCGATGAACAAAACCGACTACATGAGCAATTCTCTCAGGTAATCGAACGTCTGATCGATAGTGCTGATGAAGCGAAAGGTCAAGAGTATTCCGCATTCTACACCGCCGTTAATCGACTGATGTGTAATACAGCGGTGCGTCAACTGGCCACTACAATCGGTTCCCGTTTTACTGCGCGTACCGACGTTATGGATGAGATGATCGCAGCTCGTGCTAAACGTGGCTAAATAGATGGGAGCCTTCGGGCTCCCTTTATTTCGATCTGTCCAATGCTATGTTAATTGCAATTAGCACAGAATAAATTCCTTGAGGAACAAAACATGAAATTGTCGAAACTGCTTAAGGCCATGGAAAACTATGAGGAAGCTCCGATTTCGGAGTCCGTAGTTGCTATCGCTGAAGGTAACACCGTTGATCCACAAATCGTAGATATCCAAGCGCCTGTCAATGAGCCTTCCACCATCCCTGATGCTGGCGAGATGCCTGCAGGCGTACCAGAAGTATCGCCGCTACCAATTATCGAAGAAGCGCCAATCGTCGCTGCGCCGATCCCTGCACCAGCTGCAATCGAAGGCGAAGGCCCTGTAATTGCAGAGATGCCGCTGGAAGCTAGTGGTCAACTGATTATCGAATCCCCTATGGATCACGATAACACCATGGACATGATGGATCAGACTATCGTTGAATCCACGGCGATGGGTAATGACCTTACTGAAATCGTTGAAGTACAAACTGCTTTGGAATGCTACGCTAAGCTCCTGCGTCAAGCTGGACCAGATGGTATTACCCGTCAAGCTGCTGGCTTCATGCGTGTAGGCTTGGAACAATTCCAACATGACGGTCACGTCGATCTTTCTGGTCTGATCGGTTCCATGGAAGAAATGGGCGATGGCGAGAAACAACACCTATTGCCATCCAAAGTTAAATCCGGTGGCATCGGTGATAAGATCAAAGAAGTAGCTGGGAAGATCTGGGAATGGCTGAAAGGTCTGTGGGAGAAATCCAAGACGTTCGTACAACAGCTACTGCAAGGTGTTGTTGGCCTGGAACGTAAGCTGAACAAAGCCAAAGAAGCTGCTGCGAAAGCCGGTTCTACTGCCGGGGGCGAATTCCAGGTACCTAACCCAGAACGCATCATGATTGGTTCGAAGATCTCGATCAATTATCCAGGTGAACTGAAAGCTGTTACCATGCTGGCTTGCAATGTTTATCCTGAGCGCATGACCCAGTTCTACAACGCTATTGCTTCCGCCATCGGTAACTTTGATCCAGCTCATGGTGATTCCCAAGAAGTAATGGGTTTGCTAGAGAAAGCGAAAGAAGTTCTGAATGATGTTAAAACATCTGACCAAGTTCTTCCGGGTAACGTTAAGATCGATGTTGGCGATGACGGTATCTCTTATGGTATCACTGAAGCTGGCGATTCAGAGAAACCTGAATCAGTAACTTCGAAGGCTCGTTCTGGTTCGACTATCCAATCTGATCTGACTACCATGTTCGCGGTGCTGGAAGGTCTGAAGGGTTATGGCAAGCATCACGAAAGCATGGCACAAGCTGCTGGCAAAGTTGGTCAAGCTCTGGAACACCTGAAGAAAGCTTCCGCTGGTGAAGGTATGGAAGACGGCGCTGCTCAGACTGCATCTGATCTGGAATCAGCAGTAGGTAAGCTGTTGCACTCGGCTAACCCACGTGGTAATGAGATCGTTCGTTATCTGGCACGCACCACTTCGGCTTACGCAGATGTGATCCTGGCCGAATTGAATGTAGAAGGTACCGGTTCGGATGGCGGTAAGCCTAAACAACTCGGTAACGATTCGAAAGAAGTAGCTACCCAATAAAACAATGGACGGGGCCTAGTGCCTCGTCTTATGTTAGGAGGTCCTATGGACTTTAAAGAAAAGCTCCAGCGATTGGAAGAACGTCGGGGTGAATCAAGTGCAGAGTGGATGGCCAAATTACAGAACACCACACAAGCCGATGGCAATGAAGAGATCCTGCGTTTAGCTGAAGCTCTCGCTAATGCAGATGAGACAATGTCTGAAGAGATCGTTGACTTAGTGGGTGGCTTAGAAACTTATCGACCTTATGAATCAATTGGTGACATTCCATTCTTTACAACTGGGCTGGAAAATGTCAGTGATACCATCGTAAGGATCTTTGACCGAATCATTGCTTTTATTAAGCGATGGATTAAAGTGTTAGCCGATGCTGACTTTAAATTATCTTTGCATACGGCTTTGCACAGTCACTCGTTAGAGAACATCCGTACAGCCATGCGTGCAACCAGTCGCCCACCTAGGCAGAATCCACGATTCCAAGTTTCCACCCGTATTCAGAATCTGTCTGTTAACTTTCGTCCGGTATCAACTGCCGTGGCATTGATTAATGCATTGACTGTTCTGCGCACTGTGGCAACTGCTTACTTTGATGTCCATTCGGATAAAGTGTTATCTCAAGTTCGTCGGGTAATGGAAGGTGTTTCAGAACAACGCAGCTCGGATTACTTGGCTGACTTAATGTCAGTATCTAGTCCATTAAACATCACGCAACAAGCTATCTTCCGGCCGCAAGACTTACATGTTGAATCCCCACACTTGTTGGGTAACCATCGATTCGTTATCACCAACAACAATGCTGCATCGAATAGCCCAACTGATCGTGTACAGGGCGTTCGTGTTAAACTGGAACCTTCTCAAATTACTCCAGCGGAAGCTCCTACTTATGTAAACTTCGAATACTTCGATACTAACATGATGGAAGCAGTTCTAGTTAAATGTGATGATGTCTTGCGTGTATTGGCTGAGTCTAACAATGGACCACACCGACATTCCCGTAGACAAGCTATGCAAGGCCTTCTAAGCGCCGTGGAGCGTGTTAACGAAGAAGTGCAGCGTAACGGTGTGCGTGATGAAGAAGACGCCCGTAAAGTGGTTGCAGTGCTTGAGTCGTATATCTCCTGGATTGCTGATCCTTATACTTCGTTCTATGCATATACCCTCCGTAATGTGCGTGCTGCTCTTAATGTGTGTGAAGCCAACATTGCTTAGTTTTACGCAATCTTGTGAAACGACGTTTCGTCCAAAATTGTCGGGCTGTGCCAAAGGACGAACGGCATAGCCACAAATCAATCCTGTACAGGTAGAGAACATGAATATTCTGAATTATCTAACTCCTTCATTCGAGGAGTTTGTTGATGCACCAGTCGGTGTTGATCAACTGGCCCACAACTCTGCTGCCACTCCTGGCACCGCAGAAGTTCCAGGTGTTGCACCCGTAGCCGATACCCAAACTGATTCGCTGGAAATTCCTGAATCCGTAGGTCCTGCTCTGGTAGCAAGTTCTGATGAAGTACAAGCTGCTACTATCGTAGAAGACCCAGGTCATTCCGAAGCAGAAGCTGCTGCAAACCAAGTATCCGATGCTGATGCCTCTGTAATTGAACAAGCACAAGTTGCTCCTGCTGAAACCGGTTCGGCTGATGCCGGGGCCGTAACTACTGATGAAGGTACTGGCGATGTTTCCGAATCTACCGAATTGGGTGGCGATGACACTGGCGCTGCTGACAGCGTTGGTAGTGACACTGGCGACGCTGATCTGGGCACTGATGCTGGTGACCTCGGCGATACTTCTGGTGATGCTGGATCGGATGATCTTGGCGATCTGGGCGGTACCGACGAAGGTACGGCGGAAGTCGGTGGTGATGCAGAACTGGGTAGCGAAGGTGAAGCGGACGCTGGCAGTGAAGCAGATCTAGGCGACGCTGCTGCCGAAACTGGCGACGTAGGTGAGACTGGTGATGTTGGTGAAACCACTGACGATACCACAACCGAAGAAGATGGTCTGGGCGATGCTGGGACTGAAGAAGGTGGCGAAGATGGTCTGGGGGACGGAGCTGAAGGTGATACCGAAACCGGTGAAGCCGAAGGCGAAGAAGAAACCGAAGAAGCGGGCGAAGCCGAAGGCGAAGAAGCCGGTAGCGAGTTCGAAGAAAGCACCGACGAGTCCGAAACTGGCGGTGACGAAGAAGAAACCACTGAAGAAGCCGAAAGCGAAGAAGCTGATGCCTCCGAAGAAAGTGGTACTGAAGCCGATAGTGATGAAGATGACGGGGTGGAAATCGATATCCCCGACGTAGATACTGAAACTACCGAAGATGATGCTGAAGAAGCCGAAGAAGAAGCTGCTGAGAAAGTAGCTGAAGACGAAGAGCTCGATGACGAAATTATCGACACTTCTAAATCCGTTGATGAACTGGATGAAGACACTGTTGCAGTCGAAGAATTCATCGGTGTTCTGCAACACGGTATTCGTACTAAGCGTTTCTCCGCGCAGACCGTAGCCTTGGCCCAGTCACAGCTGATGAAGCTCTCGAAGAAGTGGGATAGTGAAGCTCCGTGCATTCCTTCTATGGAAGACTACTCGGAGAAGAACCTCGACGCTTACTACACTAACTCGTTGGAATCTTTCTCTGGCTTCCTGAAGAAGATCAAACACGTTCGTGATAAGTTCCTCGATCAGTTCGCCGCAAAGATGAACGACAAGATCCACCTGAAAGCAGTTGAGACTCAAGTCGCTGCAATCAACAAAGCTCTGGATGTTCAGATTCTGCGTGTTAAAGAACTGAAGCTGGAAGAAGCGGTTAGTGTTAAGATCCCTGCAGTTCTGCGTGGTGAAGGTGGTCCAGTGAAATCTGTTACCGCTGAACTACAATGGCTGGGTGATGTAGCTAGTATCTTCGGTCATGACAAGACTTTCTTGGAAGGCATCTCGAAACTGATCAACCAAGCTGTTAAAGAAGGTGATGCACTTAAGTCCACTGCCACTCTGAACAAAGCACTGAAGCTGGCTCTGCCATCTAAGTCTTACCCAGCTTCGATCTATCAAGGTTCTAAGTTGGCTTCGTTTAGCTTCGAGAAAGTAGACCGTAAAGCTTCTGGCTCGATGGTTGAAGACATGAAGACTCTGGCTGATCGCGCTATTCCTGAATCGAAACAATTCGATGTAGGTATGGGTAAAGGTCCAGACACAGCAATGTTGAAGAAAACCGATCTGGTTAAAATGCTTCAGCTGGCTAAAGTTCTGATCGGTCTGTCTCGTGGTACAGCTGCTGCCGCTGGTAAAGGCATCGTTGAATCCATCGGTGTTGTTAACGCATCGAAGTCTGAACTGAACCAGAAAGATGATAAAGCAGGTGATGGAGAAACTCGTCGTAGTAACGATGCAGCTATGAATCAACTGGTGCATCAGTTCTGGGTTGCCCTCTACAACTCTACCGAGAACTACTCTGGTTTCCAATGGCACGTTATTCTGCTTGCAGATAACCTGGTCAATCTGGTACAGAAAGTCAAGTAACAACATAGACGCCTTCCCTTCGGGGAAGGCTTTATGCCGAATCTTATGACTTTCAAAACTTAACGAGGGATTACCATGCCTCATGCACTAATGGTTCTACCCGATACGTACGATTCTGTTATTCGTCGTGTTGCCGTAGATCTGACAGAACAACTGTCAAATATTATCGATATCCCTAAGAGTACCCATGTGTATCTCCCAGGTAACTCTGATAAGGTACCGCTAGACAAAGGTAACTTTGGCGCTTGCTGCTCTAC